TTTTATTGTTTTTACTTTTTATTGTTTTTACTTTTTATTGTTTTTACTTTTTATTGTTTTTACTTTTTATTGTTTTTACTTTTTATTGTTTTTACTTTTTATTGTTTTTACTTTTTATTGTTTTTACTTTTTATTGTTTTTACCATTTTTATACAACAAAAATATAAACAAATTCATATTTAAGAAGAAGCAGAAGCAACTGCATCAGAGCTTACAGAAGAAGAAGAAGCCTTGGCAAAGTGAGGAGACATGTAACGCTGAAGGTTAAAGTAAGTCAACTCATCACCCTTCTTGAGCTTTAGAAGAGAAGTAAGCTTCTTGTCGGGATTGATCTTACGACCATTCTCCTTGTCCTGAAGATTATTGGTGCGAATGTACTTGTTGATCTCGCGAGTAACATCAGTGCGAGCCATTTCAGAACCCTCGGGCTTGCCAAGAAATCCGGCGAGCTCATTAGAGATCAGAGTGGGCTTTACGAACCCAGACGGAGCACGATTTCCGACCTTGCGCTTCTTCTTTTGGGACGCCTTTTGAGCATTCTTCAACTCACGAGCAGTCTGACGCTCAAGAAGACGAAACTCGCTACGCAAAGCAGTCCAAGTAGCATGAGCAGCTTGAAGTTTGTTGGAATACTCAGCATACATACTCAAAAGAGCAGAAGTGTCAGGAGAAGAAGAAGAAGTAGACACAGCGGTGTCGGCAACTACAACATTTTCAGGAACAGAAACAGACTCAACAGGAGCCTCTACAGTTGCAACACTCTTGGGCTTTGGAAGCCTCTTGGGAGCAACGTCGGAAACAGTAGCGGTAACAGCGGGTTCAGCCGAAGTAGCGGCGGCAGTGGAAGTTTTGGATGTCTTAACCATTTTATCTGATTATACTCATATTAGCAGCGTCCTTTTAAGTAGCTTTCAATATATATTATATATTGTTAATTATTATGCATGTTTTTATAAAATAACATGATAATAAATGTTATAAAATGATGAATTATTATTTATTAAAATATTTAAAATAAAAATTGATTTATTTTTATACTCTAATGATACTCTAATAGAGTATCATAGAGAGCGTGAGAAAACCAGCCGAATTAAAATGTCTACTGCGAGAGAAAATCATTACAATAACGATAGAATGAATGAAAATGGAAATACGGTTACTTTGGATTTGCGCGTTTCATGTGATAGATTTGGGAAATATCAAATGAAGTATAAGATCAATCGTGATGAATATCATGATCCTGAAAACAATACATATTTCAGAACATGTTTCGGACATGAAAAAAAAACAGCCACATTCTCGAGATTAGAAAGAGATTTGTGTGATGCAATGATTGCACACATTCACGAAGACCTATTGCTAAATGGACAAGAAGAAGAAGTTCAAAAATTGTGTGAAGTTTCAAGCAAATTTCACATTCACGGTCACACAACGCGTTCTCTTTTATACCAACAATCAAACGCCCCTCATGCTGATCATGGTGGTTTAATCTACATTTGCTCTCATTGTCCAATGTAAATATAAATATAAATATTTAATGCTTAGATCGGGATTTAGATCGGGACTTGCGTGAATATTTTTTTGCGCTTCTTCCTTTTCCTCGTCGTTGTCTTCGTTTTCTACTGCGACCACCCATCATTGCATTTTGACCTTTTAAAGATGCGAGCTTGTTACTTTGGTTTAAATACTCACCATACGCTTGATTTGCCAAAGAGTTGCCCGCTCTATCGAATGAATCGCCACCGCTTAATGATTCAGGATTAAGTCCAGACATTTTACCGCCAGTTTGACCGGTTGGTAAACTGCAAGCAGTGCACTCGCTACTTCCTCCTTTAATACTTCGAGATCGCCCTCGTCCTTTTTTTGCCATCTTAATATATATTATATATATATATATAAATTTTTTTAAAATGAAAATAAATAATTAATTCGCATTTGATTGTAAAACGTGTGAAACGTGGGAAATATAGTTGTTACGCAATAATAAAATAAATATTCCTAAAACAAGAAAAAAACTAATCAAAAGGAATAAAATAGATAAATAAATGTATGGATATATTTCTTGTAAAATAAGTTGAATTACTGGTTTAAATAATTGTTTCAGCTCATTTTTTACGTCTTCGCGCTTTATAATATCTAAACAATAATCAATTGCTTTATTTTTAAAATGGTTATTCATATTTGATTCAGACGATGAAACCATATTTTTTATTATTTATTTAAAAAATGGTTGTATTATTACCATAATAAGTTATTATTAATTACATTTTAAAACGTAAACGTAATATTTTTTCTTAATTTTTTTCATTATGTTTGATGATTCGATATGCATTATGCATTAGTATGACTTCCATGACGATTTTTTCTTATTTTGTTTGTTTCTTATACTATTTACATTTTTTTTATGTTTACTTACACTTCTTCTGTATTTTTTTGTATTATTTGACTTTAATTTTAACCTTGAGTTACCACCACCACTATATTGAGCGAATTCACTCATATATGAGTCAGGAAACTGTCGACGTGGATCACGAAGGTATTGTCGAGCCTGAGATGCATTTACGGCGGAAGGAGCTACCATGGGATGACCAGCAACAACAAGACCAGCATTAGTAAATATTTCATTTGCTTTTATAACACCGGGATGATTCGCAGGTTTTATAGATAAAATATTACGTATAAGCATACCATCGCGCAATTCAGTTAAAATTTCATTTTTTATTCCTTGAGGCGCAGCATCATATGCTTGAACATCACTTAAAATTAGATAAAGTATTCTATTTTTTCTTTCAACAAACTCAAGTAAATTTTCTTGTCTTGCTTTATAATAATCTTTCTTTAAAAAATCAAACACCATATCTACAAGTCCAGATCTCGCGGTTTGGGGTGTAAGTAAATTAGTTATAAGTAGAGAATAACAACGAATCGCATCATTTATCGGACTGGGCGGATTATTAACATAAGCACATGTTGCAATGCGTTGAAATGCTCCTGATTTATCTGATCTTGGATATGAAACCAATGCATAGTAAAAAAGTATGCGCGGGCAGTTTGGCGAATTAGATTTCACGATATCAAATAAAGGGTGTCTGTAATTATGTATATCTTTATAAAACTGGGTTCCTCTTTTATATTTTAATAAAAAATCCTGATATTCGCGTTGTAAGGCTTGTGTAGGATTTATTTCTATTTCCTGTGGTGTTAGCGGAGGGAAAGACGTACACGGTGGAAATTCTCGGGCTGCCGCCATATTTAAAAAGTAAATGAATAATATATGTATATATATTATTTTTTTTTGAAATGATAAATATGACAAATAAAAATGAAATACACAGATGCAACTAAAAAATAATTACAGTTTTTAAATAAATATATAAAAACTATTTTTTGATATATACTATTACTATATTATTTTTAACAAAAATTATATAAATTACAAAACAAAATGGAAAACGTATCTATTCTATCCTATGATGACAAAGAATTAAATTTGCATACAAATGTCACTCTCTCTATGCCGTCAAGTGTACAGGGTGGGTCTTATTTTACAAAAATACATTATACGAAACGTCCGCTGTATATGCAGTCTCCTAAATGCATTTCAAAGCAAGGAGTTGTTTCGGTTGGAAAGAAAATGTACATTGAACTTGTTATTTCCAATGAAAAGGATAGTGAATTTATATCTTTTCTTGAGAATCTTGAAAAAACGTGCATTGATATTATTTTTGAAAAAAGACACATTTGGTTTACAGATGAATTAGAAAAAACAGATATTGAAGCTGCGTTTGCGTCTATTATTAAATCATATAAACACGGAACCAGCCATGTACTTAAACTAAATATTAACAATAGTAGTCATACAAAACACGGCATCGGAATTGGCGGACTTCAAACATGCTTTGTTTTTGATGAAGAAAATAACACGTTAAAGTTTGAGGACGTAAAACCGGAAACACCGCTCATAACAATTATTGAGTTTGAAGGTATTAAATTTACACAAAAAAGCTTTCAGTTCGAGATGAATGCTCGTCAGATATTAATGATTGACGAAAAACCGATATTCAATTCATGTTTAATAAAACCGAAAAAAAATAATGAAGAAGATGAAAGTGATGAAAAAAAAAATGATAGTTGCGGTGGTAACGTGGAACAAATTGCTATTAGTGTTGTTCATGAACCCGATGTCGATGTTACAAATACTGAAATACATTGTGACAATGAAGTGCATAGTAAAGTAAAAGTAAAGGAAATAGAAGAACCGGAATACGCAGAAATTATAAAGAACGAAGAATGTTTAGGAAATTTAGAATTAAAACAAGAAAAAGAAGAAGAAGTAGTAAAAGATTTAGAAATAAATGCAGCATCTGAAAACAAAACTGTGACTAAAACCACAATGGGTGATGAAACACAACCAGAAAACAAAAATGAAGGTGAACTTGAACTTGTTGAAATAAATTTAGATGCTCCTCAAGAATTTGATGCTGGTTTTGAAAAGATGAAACTGCAGAATGCAAATGAAGTGTATTATAAAATGTATAAAGATGCAAAAGAAAAAGCAAAGTCTGCAAAGAAAATTGCAGTTGAGGCATATTTGGCCGCAGAAGAAATTAAATTTACATATAATTTGGTTGATAATGAGAGTGATAGTGACAATAGCGACAGTAGCGACGACAACAACGACAATGGTGAAAATGTGAGTGAATGTGAAGAAAATGAAAATGACGACGATGGCAAAAATGAAAAAGAATGAAAATGAAAAAATAAAAAAGATTAAGACAGTTTTAGAAGAATAAATAAAAACACATGATGATTGAATTATTTAGCCATTTTATGAATTAAATAAATATAAAATTATAAAAATATTTTATCATTTAATTTATATAATATATAATATAATTAATAATGCTTGAAAAATTACAACAATACATGAAAAGCCATCAAGTGCTTACGATTATTGCATCGGTTGTGTTAGTTTGGGCCATTTACAATTATTCAGGAAATAAATCGATGTTTCCTGAGTACATGTCCACTTCCACCAGTTCCGGATCCGGATCCAATAGAAGAAACAGAGGAGCCGGTCGAAATGGGTCTGGCCCCGGTGTTCCAATGCCGGTTGACGATAGTTCTGTTTACAATCAACTGGACTCTGTTGCCGCATCTTCTTCCAGCAGCATTGGTCTTCCTCCCAACTGTTCCGGCCAACCCAATATTAATCCCGCCGATCTTTTACCCAAAGATAATAACAGCTCTTGGAACTTGAAACCGATGGGTTCAGGTGACTTTCTCGGCGTGAACCTTTTGAATGCCGGTTACTTGATCGGCGTTGATACTGTAGGAAGCTCCTTGCGAAATGCCAATTTGCAGGTTCGCTCTGAACCCCCCAACCCCCAACTTCAAGTCAGCCCGTGGATGAACACCACTATTGAACCCGATCCTTTCCGCGCTCCTCTTGAAATTGGCTGTGGGCCCAAACCATGCTCTAAATAAAATAAATGTTATTTATTTTCCATAAAATTACATAATATATATACATACTACATTTATAATTTATATATATATATATATTACCTACTATTAAACATATGAAAACTAAAACTAAATTTAGAAATAAAAATAAAAAAAAAACAAAAAAATATAGAAAACGAATGATAATGCGTGGTGGTGTCGACTGGAGGATTACACCGCATGGTGAAATTTTTTTATTCAAATTATTAACCCTTGCTCCATCAGTACCGCATAGATTTAGGTATCTCAGAACATTATTACCACAAGTCATGGAAATTTTGTCAAAAAGGGTTTTGTCAAAAAGGGCATTTACTTTTGTAGATGCATACACTGATGTGTATGGATTTTCATACAAATATACAGAAAATTTGCATAAACATATACTGTCAGAGCATGTTAGTACACATAGACCAGATTTAAAAGATGATAGTATCCCTCCTCCGCAACGCACGGAATCAGTTTTAGACATTTGTATATGTTTTCAACCATTTAATGAATTTCGTCCAGACGTATATTACATGAAAAATTATGAATCAATAACAGAAGGATTTGATGCTGAATTACATTTAATAAAAAAATTAAAAGAAATGTTATTAGACTTCGACAAATACATCAAGTATGATGAATTAATTGAAATTGATTATAGTTTAAGTCGTATTGGCATAAAAAACCACAGTTATAGTGGTTTAGAAATTTTATTAAATTTTAAAAATCCAGGTAGTCATGAAGAAGTTGTTTTTCAACCTAAAGCTCTTAGTTTATTTGATAAAGTAAGAGGAAAAAGTAGGAATTCTTATGATGAAGAGAAACAAGCAGCAATGGCGGCAGCAAAAGCAATTTACCCAGAAAGAAGAGTGAACCCTCACTTAAATGGACCACCAACTTTTAATTCACAAACACGTGAATGGTACGTACATATAGCACCTTATATTACTGAAATTACTACAATGCTAGATGGTATAAAACACCAAGTCTCACTATTAAAATTGTTAAAAACAGTAATTCCAAACATTTTAACTGTGTATGAAGAAGGACAATTTCATTCAAATGAGTATAAAAGACTTCCAATACAACTCATTATTGATAAAGGTAAGGATGCATTTTTAAAAAGTTTAAAAGAATTTGAAAGAAGGATTGATACCGCCATCGCCGGTAAAGAAAGTGTATTAGATATTGATTCTACGACTAACATTACAAAAGCTACAATACAACATATGCGGCGTGAAAGCAAACCTCCACCTCCTATTTTACCGTATCGCCCTGATCAATTTGACAAGACAAAAAAGACAAAAGTCGCAGATGATATCTCTCTCGGCATCGCTATTGATAATACTACTTCCCAACTCACTCCTAAAGATAGAAAATTTCTTCTCACGAGCCAGGTTTCTGGCATGCAGACACTATTGAGAAAAAGACTCGGTATTGAACCAGACGAACCACTCCCGCCTCCACAACTGCAAGAACAACAACAACAACAACAACAACCTGTACAGGAACTACAAATGGAAGAAGTAGATTGATTAAAAAATGAAAAAAATGCACTTAATTTTATTTATTTATGAAATCATTTATAAATAAAAATATTATATTTTAGTATATACCTGTTACTTTATTCGCAATACTTACTTACTTAGTCTATAATACATATTCATTCATTTTTGTTTTATGGAAGAATCAGGATCAGCATCGGCAGTAGATACATTTGAAACACCTGCACCCAGTTCTTTTGATGATTATTCAACTGGACCTATACAAGAAGAGTCCAGTTATAGCATATGGTCTGTAATATCATTCATACTTATTATTTTAATTATATGGGTTCTCATTTTTAATTTTTTTAATTTAGGAAAAATTACAGACTGGATTGAATCCTTCTTGAAATTCATAGGCTACTCCACCAGTGAAACAATAAAGACAACAGCCAGTGTCAGTGCAGCGGGTATTACTGGCAGCACAAATGCAGCAGCCGGAACACTGGTAGGAGGCGTTGGTCTTTTAGAAAAAGGGCTGAACTTAACACCCGAAGAGAAAGCGCGTGCACAAAATCAAACGCAAGCGCAAGCTACCGCACTGAATCCGCCGCCCCTTAACCCGAACGATGTTCAAAAAACGGAAGAGTCTGCGATATTATCGAAAGGGTTGGCGAATTTAAAACGAATTGCGCCACTACCGGATGACGCAACCAGTGTTACACAAACGGGCGGACGTTCCAAATCTGGATTCTGCTATATTGGCGAAGACCGCGGATTTAGAAGCTGCATTCGAGTCGGCGAAAATGATCAGTGTATGTCTGGAGACATTTTTCCGACAATGGACATTTGTATTAATCCCAATTTGAGAGCATAAGTTTATAAACATAGAACTCCGCATTAGTTACTTGGTTTATACAAGATATATATGTATTGATACTCGCGCTGACTTTTAATTAAGTCGTACTGTCCCAACATTGTAAATCCGGCATCTTTGGCTTCACTAATAATTATTTTCTGTCCGGACATTCGCAGAGACCTTATATTTTTTCGCACTTTTCCTCGACGATCTTTCATGGTTTCTGTAATTGTAACAATGTCGCTTCTGCCACTTGCCTTTTCTTGCTCATTTTGTTGATTATCTCCTTCATCAAATTCAAATTTGCTTTTGTAGTCGAACCCTTCAAACACAACATCGGATGTAGTAATCCGCTTCTTAGCAACCGACTGTGGAGAGATCAGCGTAAATGGTTTGGCGACAGGCACAATCGGATCAAACATATGACGATTCACTAAATGCAATATAAGGTAGCCGCCAGGTTTTAACCAGTGATAACAGTTATAAAATAGGGTGCGACGATCCTTAATGTAGTAAATCGCAAAATCAAGCAATAAAATTGCTGTGGCATATTCTGACGAAAAACTCATAAAATCCAATGGATCGCCCTGGATGAATCTACAATTTTGATGCCGTTTCGATGCATAATCTACCATTGCCTTGGACTTATCCAAACCAATAACATTGCATTCACAGCTTTGTTGAAGTGCCGATGTATAGCTTCCCGTTTTCGAACCAATTTCAATAACAACATCCTTTGAAGTCGGATGTATTTCATTTAAAATAATTCCTACCTCATAAGAGTTGTACAATTTTTTATAAAAAAGCTCGTCATAAATTCCTACATAAAACGGGTCTTCAAAAACCTCATCATTTTGTTTCAATATAAACCGGGACTCCTGTTCAAACCCTTCGACATTGGTTTTATACAATGTATTGAAAAAATCAACTGCCCATATTATAATGATTGCAACTGCTAAAAATATTATAAGAGTTGCCCAACACGGCATACCGTTTATCTTTGCTGCAAGTTCATCAATGAACTTTTTATTTTCCGAGAGAATAATAGCATTAGAATTCATTTTTTTTAATTAAATAATGTGTTAAATATGTTATATTTATATATTATTTTTATTTTATAGATACCAATAATTATTTTATAGATAAAAATAAATTTATTACAAATAATATTTTTATAAATAATAACACATTTACATTATGGCAAAATTTGACGGAGAGATTAATGATATTCGACTCATTACAGAATTTAAAGGAACCACTTTTTCAAAATATAAAAAATCAGATGTTAGAAGCGAGCTCATTAAATGTATTATTGATGGAAAAATTGAACCCGCATGTAACTGGAGCTCCGAGTTTGTTTGCGCAGGACAATTTCTTGATTTGTGGGACATTATTTTAACCATGGTTGGCAAACACATTCATTTAGCAAATCCCAAACTACCCATTTACGTTGAAATGCGCTATGATGTGTTTAAACAAATCATGTCTGGCGGATATGTCGGAAGCGAACTTTCTCTTCGAAATAATCAGAAAATTCGCAACCTGTTTGCAGAAATCATTTGTGTATTGTGCTTATCCAATAAAAAACACAGTTTTCAAACGGTGGATATTCGAAAAGATGAATATGAAATAACAACGCTGTCTACAAAACTAAAAGCTCCAAATGTGGAATATGTCAACCAAGTGTTTCAAAAAGATGACCCCAAGGAACTGTTCATTGCTTTAAATGAGTTTGCATACCATATCTCAAATGATTCAAAAAACAACTTGTTGGCGTGTTATTGGCTGGAATGGATACTTGAATTTAACACTGTGTGTAAAAATAAAAAGGAACCGTGCAAATGCGCACGACGAGCTTCCATGCCGGTAGAAGATAAACATCAGCTCGACCCTGTTTGGATTTTATGGGAAATTATTTTAAACCACGTCAACGCACCACATTTCAATTTACCGAAGAAAGCTGTTATCATAAAAGTAATTAATAGTTTATTACACTTGTATTGTATTCGTTTTACTCCTGGGTCAAAAAGAAAACGACGATATTTGTTGTATTTTGCAATCTCACTCATTACTGAATCATATTCAACAGATATAGAAATTATTACCGCGCAAAACAAAGACCTAATTGAAGTTGTTACGCAAAAAATAAACTCAGTGTATAAACAAATTAAAAAAAATGAAATTGCGCCTGCAACCGATTATTTAATGCACAATGTAAATCGAAGCGATTTAGAAAAAACAATTGAGAAAATCGAAAAACTCAACAATTTGCAGTTCATAACAAAAAAATAATTATAAAATATTATAGGTATAAAAAATAATAAAAAGAATATTCATATTATAATAGTAAAATAAACCATTTTCATTCAAATTCATTAAAATATTCAATTCATACATATAAATAAAAATGTCTACTACCGGAAACGAAACCAGAACATTGGTTGCACCTGCATCGCCCTCTCAAAAAAAATGGTACGAAGATGACCCAGTCCTTGTAGAAGAACAACAAAGTCAGTTTAGTCGAGCCGGTGTTGGATTTGACGCCATTCAAGTGAAAACACAAGACTTGTATGAAATTGGAGTTCTTAAACTGTTTATTGAATCGGAAATAATGAAAAGCAATTCGGGTGCTTTTGAACCCGGTTTTAAAGAGTTATACAAAGATTTACTTTTTACATCGGATATTGAATTTAGCGAAACTGGATTTGTTTCCGGATCACTGGAAAATGATAAAAAGAAAATTTTTTTAAACCGATCCGAGTTTACGAACTATTTGCTTCGTCTTCCGAAACCGATTTCTGACACAGTAACACCATTGGATGAAAAACAAGACATGAATGCATATAAGTATTTACAAGTAATTGGTACCGAACTTCAAGATAAAATATTATTTTTGTGCGATCGTTTCATTCAAGAGTATAATCAACAATACAGACAAAATGCAAACGACATTTCGCGAATACAAAAAGAAGTCAGCGATTTAAAACGTTTGACGGGACCAGGTGTTAACGCGGGTGATATTCAGAACCGTATTACCGAAAAGGAAAAAGAATTAGTCAAGGCAAAAAACATAAAAATTCAACTTGAAACAAAACGCGTTAACTATAAGAACGCGTGCACACTTCTCTCTAATTCCACAAGACGAAGTCAATACAATGCATCACTCGTTGCCGCTTATCCGGCATTAAAAAACGATGCATCTTCATATTCCACTGTCATGCTCGACTGGTTTAAATTTAAGCACAATGGGTCCAATTTTTTCAAACAGGTTTGCGGAATGTATAAACCAATCATTCCAAACAACATGCTGACTACACGACAGAAAATACTTATTTCATTACAAGAAGTTGCCACCAAAATTGGAAACATATTTCGACCGATGTTTGAGTCTTATTTTTTCAACGAACTTACTACAAATGTTAGGCGATATATGAGAATTATACCAAATAATACCTATTCGAGTTATTTGTTTGAACTATCCAACGAGGTTACCAGAAGAAGTGATTCTTCAAAATTTTCATGGTTAAACATCAACGCCATGTTTTCAAAGATAATAAAAGAAACACAATTTGCAAACAATTTCGATAAAATAAGACTTGAGAGATTGCAATCCGTATCACAACTCATGGCAAATTTTAGCAGCGAAATTCTAACATTTTTTTCTTTATTTAAATTTGAAAAAAGTATGAATATATTTAACTCAAAGCCAAATGATAATAAGAATGTATATGAGCGCGCAGAACAAGATGACGATTTTTTCAAACGTGCAGAAAATATAAACATGTTGTTTCAAAATGTGTATTACTTGAAAAAGATTTTAGAAATGATTTCAAACGAATTAAATCGAGTTGGAGGTTTAGTCGGTCTCACAGCTCAACAAACTACCCTTGTAAGACAGTTACAAAGTCAACTTAATGATATAATTCCAACGATTGTTAATATTTTGTTCCCTACATTAAATATTTATAAAATTAATGTTCAAAGATACGACTATGAAACGCTTCTTGGAGAAGCATCACATTCTGGATTTGTCGAAAATATATTTTCCGGAAAGGTTGCATTCATTTCACATTTTCATAAAAACAATAAATTTTTGGTATCATCTGAATACATTCAAAATAGTCCTGTTACAATTACAATTCCTGATGGAAAATATACACTGGAAACGCTTGCATCCGTAATTGAAAGTGAGCTATGTAACAGTTGTAAATGGTCAAGGCAAAGGCAAGCTAACTATGATGATGAAATGTTGTGGAGGTGCAAGTATGATAATAAAAATTTCTTACAACTTGGTTTATATTTTCCAATTGATAATATGAATAATTATCCAAATATATTATGGTATTCATTTATAATATCAAGCACATTAAATACTGGCGCGCGTCAGTATACACTTTACATACCAAAAGGTGAATATAAAAATATACGTCAAGTTTTAGATGCCATGCAAAGTACAATCAATGATTTTATAGGCAAGTCAAATGAATATGTTATCCAATTTCAAAGCATATTCACAATAACACTTGAACTTAATCCTGCGACAAACACGGAGTGCGTAAAGTTTGCACTGAAAAAAAAAACACCAAGTGACCCAAATGAAGACTTGACAATTATCCTTAATGCTCCTTTGGCACAGTTATTGAGTAAGAACAATACTCCTGGTTTTATTCCGGTCAATATTAACGTCGAATTAAATAACAATATAAATAATCCGATACATATACAAGTTAATAATATATTCGCAAATTCAGAAAAAATATTAACGAACCCCCCGTCCAAGCTACAACTTTCAAAAACAATAACAATTGATACTGCAACCATGATTGATGGAGAGAGATATGACGCGTCAGATATTTTTGGAATACGTCGCCAAGCAAATCAAGCAATTGAATCACTCCAACTTTATCCAGATATTGTAACAAACTTTTTATATATTTCAAGTGACTATTACAAAGGTTCGCGTATATGTCACAATCAAAGTGCAATATTCCAGTCTTGTATTTTTTTATCTATAATTTTAAATTCACAACTTGAATTAGCAGGACCAGCACCAGCTAACGTGATGTATAACAATTTAAATGATTTCGGAAGACTGAATTTTACAAGCAAGCGCATCAACGATGATGTAACATTTATACCGGTGAACATGAAAGAAATTGAAAAAAAAGCAAACGCTTCCGTCGCAGTTGAAGTTCAAAATGGTTTTAAAAGTGATATTCTTGAAAAAACGGGCATTTACATGAGTAACCGTCTTCTTCATCCAAAGGTGCCAGTCATTACTCCGGTTGATATTTTAAACAGCATATTATATAGATACCCGTGCATCCCATCTTCTCATGTAAAACGCGCTCTAAAAGAAGGGTCTCCAGAGTTTGACGAATTTATTGAACGGCGTGTAAATATTCCCGAATGTAATGCTGTCATTTGTTTGGGTAAGGGGGAAAAGGGGCAAATGCCGTCATTTACATTTAAAAACATTCTTAAAAAGTCGCTAATGTATGATGAAAGTGACGATCGACGAAATAAGTTGTTTTGCGATTTACATTACGCGCTGTGCGGACCTGTTTATGTCAATGTAAACCCCAGTCAAGAAATAAATCAACTCACAATTCTTGACGAGTTTTCTTTTGAAATGAATCGACCAATGGTGTCTATGCCTGGAGTTAGACCGCCAACATATTCAAGTCGTCGTCCGTTTAGCGTAAAAGGAATAACGCCATTTTACGATTATGAAAAAGAATATTATAAATATTTAATTTATGGCGAATACACTATTAAATCAGATGGAGGTGATAGTTACACTCTGGGATGTGTTAAATATTATGATCCAGGTAGCAAGATTGGGCCTGGACATGACTTGAATGCATCCGAATTATACGATGTCATAGTAACATTAAATGATAATTTCGTATCTTCAACGATACATAAAATGATATGGTTACCAAGTGATCAAGAACACCGTGTTGACAGATTTATTATTATTGGAGAATTTGAGAGAATAACCTATTTCAATAAATATAAAACTATAATCGAAAACAAAGATTATAGTGCCGACGGAATTCAAAAATATAGAATTTGGTCATTTGCACACACGTATCCTACTCCTACTTCTCCCCCAAATCCGTCTTATTTTTCTGTTAATCCAGAAATTGAAAGTACGAGTTATCGTCGTTTAGATCGCCGCATCAGAGATGTTTTAACATTTGATGCCTTTTACTACATCTTCAATGTTGTAATTACAATAAATGACCAAGGAGAAGCCTTTATATTTATACCATACACCAATACAGGAGTCGTGCTTCCGAATCCAGTGCCAAATGATAGAGATTCGGCGGGAAGAGACGTATATTATAAACCTTCGTGCAGTGCAATCAGTATGAATAAATCGCTACAAAATATATGTAAGTCTCATCGCTTTTATCGTATTATGGAAAACAAATATCCTAACCCCGCAAATCCTGCAATAAACGCGTATGCAACAAGTAAGGTTGCTAATTCTCAAATAGAGTATAATTACTTGCAAGGTCGAAATCCAGATAGTAGAAACCATTTACTTTGGTTGGGTTTAAAGGAACAAACAATAGTTCGTAAAATATTATCATGCAAACGAATTGACAGAGCAACACTTTCTACTTATGATTTAGTTTTACCCATTACATTTGAGGATGGAGATTCAATTGAAAATATTAGAGTGGATATTAATAACCCGGAAATTGTAACTGTATTTGGAAAGTTCAAAGCAACGATATCAGATAGACTGGATGTAAAACCAAAAAAGGTAATTCAAAACGTAATGGTCATTTATACAAATTTGCAAAATGCGGAACAAAATGATTCAACATATGGAAATCCGGCATCCTACTCACTTGGATACGATAATTTTAAAGGTATTTCTATCAATGAAAACGAAGAATTTGTATCATTTTATTCCTGTATTGATGGTCTGGTTCCAGCTTCTATTGACAAGGGCACAATGCAACAAAATTTTGGAATATTAACAGTGAAAAAAATGGAAACGAGCGAACCTGTTGTCATTGGGTTTCACAATGCCGCACTTTCAACAATGTCTGATAAATCGACTGTAAAAGAAGGTGCGATTCATGTTCCATTTACACTTTGTTATGACTATAATATGTGTGCCGATAGTTTAAAAATAGTATACGACGAATTTGCGCGCCCGCCTGTTCCGCCTGAAACAAAAATAGAAAAGAGCGTATTTAATCCTATGACGTTTTACACGTCGTATATGGATAGAGAAGAAGGGTCAAATAATCATTTTTGTAAGGGAGTCTACGCACTCGTTCATGCAAAAAATCCGTTTCAGTTTTTTTCTTCACCGTCGAATGTACACGTGTTGAATACGTGGGGAATTGATTTAAGCAGTAATGAAACACTTTTTTATAAACGACTGTATGAAGCCAGTAGAACAAACACCACAGTATTTCAATTTAACATAAAGACGTATGAAAAATATATGAATGATATTGTAGACACGATTCTGGGTAGTGCAAAGGCGTATTATGAAGACAAAATAAAGTCAACTTTTTACACATACGGAACCATTGACGGAAAACCACCCATCGTATTCAAACGAGATGGCGGCACGAACCGAAATATCATTGTTGGAGGTGGGAAAGAAGAAGATGCAAAACAAATGCTGCTTGCAACAGAGTATGTTGTAAATGAAGACGCACAAAAAAGTGATTTAAAAAATAGAAAAAATGTAATCCGTAAAAAAATTGTCGAGATTCGCATTCCAGATATTATGTTGAGCGACTATTATACAGGTGTTCTTACAGAATCAAATAGAAAAAATGTAAGAATGATATTTGTTAATTCTGTTTTCAACTATTCAAAACAACTCGTTGATATAACTATAAAACAAAATGAAGAGGTTAAAAAAAATAAAGGCGCGGACAACAATGTCATCATCCTGGATGACTATCATGTCGTACTTTGTTCTAAAAATGAGACGATTCGAAACCGGTTTAATGAGTTAAAGGCTCTCGACACATATGTGTCAGCCGATTATTTAACTCTTTCAGGTGATGTGTTTGATTTTGAATTACCATCTTCTTCTAATCAAGGCGACAAACAAGTTATTGTCGTGAATGAGTGGAATGACAAGGGATGTATTGGAGACTATGGCGCATACGCTTATTCTGATGCTGCCGCCACCGGTTCGCTCACTCCAAATCAAATGATGGTATCAAAAAGCAGGCAACTAATCACGGAAGCCACCGCAGAAAAAGAAGCAACTACAAAAAGTGTTCCAAAGTATCCAAACACTGCCTTTTTATTAAACCCTTTTTTTTCATATTATACGCTGGATCCTTCCAAATGGACGGGAATTCCGTCTTTGAAGGCAGGCGAAAGTAGTGGTCGTCGCGGCCAACTTGGTGGTGCACCTCCACTCTATCCCAGATCCAACTATGGTATTCCAGATCCTTATTTTTTACAGGGACAACGACAACTACAAGCACCGTTTGGAGCATTTAATACATTTAATCCACCATATGAACAAGGATACGGATACGGATATGGTCAGCCGAGAAATTATTATGGCCAGGGCCAGATTGATAATGGTGATGAAGTAATAAGAATGAAAAGGAAAGTGCTCGAGTCAACGGACGTTCCATCAAAAAATTTGAAAAAGATCAACATCCAAACCATGCAAACAGATACGCGCTTCAAAAAAATCGTGCTATGGCTATTCGATTCCAGAGAGAATAAAATGTTAATGGTAAAAACATTAATTGGAAATAAAGTGGTCTTGTCTATCCCTGTTCAAAATCAACAAGTTGGCGCAATTCGCGCAAGCGGTTATTCCCTGTTGCAACAACTTTGTAGGCGTTTATTCAATCAATCCGACATTATACAAAAATGGACACTGGAGGTTTCATATGCATATAATGATGACGCAAATACGGACACCATTGGTATTTTTATATACAGTGCAAAATCATACGACTTACCAAGACCGACGCTTGAACTTATTTATGTAAACATGCAGGCAGTTTTAAATTTAACGAAGGGATCCATGATTGTAAAAAAGGGGTCACAACAAACGGACGAGAGTCAACTGGAGATTAATTCGCGAGATGTTGCGCTTGTCGGCGAAGTGTTCCGTGTTGTTCCATTAATACAAGGCGGAATCATATCGTCAACGTCGAAAGAGTTTAATCAAATTGTTGCCAACTTGGTAAGTAAAATGTCGCATCAACATGTACGATCGTCGATTTCGGAAAAAAAACGCGGAGAGAATGTGGAAAAAAATATACAATTTTTAATCAATTTATTTTTTTCTCAAAACAGCATATTCTTTTTACGAGGTCAGTTGAAATATTATATTTACTCTTCTCAACGAAGTTGTAAAATATTTACGATTGTAAAACAGCCCGGTTACGACGACGACAGTTATCTGACTTGTTTGAAACTGTTTTTACAATCGGAATATGATTACAAACAAAAATTAAGCACATTTCGTGTGGGTTGTTCTATGAAGAAGAAACTCATTGCAGATAATTTTACAAATGTATGGGACAGCTTTTGGAACGACCTCATTGAATCACAAGAACAAGTGAAAGGTGCAAAACAGATTGAAAGTGAAATTGGAAGTATGGAAACAGGTGAAGGTGAAGAGGGAGAGGGAGAAGCAGTAGATCAACAAATAAAAGAAGTGTCAAAAGAAGATGGAGTTAGTGCTCCCGTTTGTTTAAAAGGTGCTTTACCCACGTGTAAAAAAATGTATGATGTTCAAGAAGACTGGAATGCGTCGAGTTATTATCCGTTGGCATATGATGGCGTTTCTTACACACTGGATCCAAATGAAAACCCGTATGGATTCAATAATGAATACTATTATAACTTGGACAATCTTCAAATAAGTGGAGATAACACATTTTATGGGTTCAAGTGTATGAAATATAATGGCGATGCTAAAAATCCAATTTTATATTTGGGGGGTAAAATAAATTACAGAGGAAGTATAAAGTCAGCACTCTATGAAATGTTGTTAATTACAAAAAAACTAAAACCCATACTCATCGCAGATAATGTTGACAGTGAATTTTTGTGCATCGACATGGTTGGAATGAAACACGTAATGATTGGCGGAAAAGGATTTAATAACGTGATAAAATATGTCGACGATCCTGACATCACCCCAACCCCAACTCCAACAATTATCCCTCTCGTTATTATGAACATCGAAACATATGATGTAACGGTTCTTTATGACAATAATCCGAGAGTAGCAGTACCAATAATCGTTGATAGAACCGATGATACAAGCATAACCAAAGTATGTATTTGTAAAAATAGAAGAGTCATTGATAAAACACAAAAAACCTCTTATTATGAATATGTTGGACTTTTTGGAGGTGATATAAAGATTGAAACCGCGGGTGCAGGCGCAGACCCAAATATAGTGAACCTTGGGTGCGTAGTGATAAGAGTTCCAATCGATGATTCGAATCCAAACTTTCAACTGTCTGCAAGAATGTACTGCATTGACTCAAAGGTGCAAAACGGAGTCGGTACTGTAGCTGACATTATACCTGGGTTAAGATTAAACTCATTATCAAGAGATCAAACTGTCAGTGTAACTTCAATTATTTGTAGTGAAGAGGAGAATGATGAGAAAGGAAAAGAAGATGGAGGTGCAAGCGCAAGTGCAGATGCAGATGCAAACGTGTCGAATAAAACTACATTTTATGTTGGAGGATATTTTAATGCATTCAGTTATATGGACCATGTTGGATTACAACAAGCAGAAGCGGCCGTTATCCCCGGAGGACCAAGAGTCGATGAAAATTTGTTTATAAAACGCGGTATGTGTAATTCTATATTGAAATTAACAATAATAACCAATTATAATACTGCTGAAACTGATTATCGACACAAGTGTGTGTTTCAACCAATTGAAACAAATGCAAACAAGAACAATATTATTTTTAATGCATCTCTCGCATTGTATAAAAAAGATTCGTCTTCACAACCATTTTTATTGGCATTTACTGCATTTGTCGATCAAACAACAAATCCTGCTACCATTAATATAAATACAAGAACAATTACAACAACGTTGAATGCGTTTGATTTAAAAACGAAATTAAATACACAAGTGATGATTCCAGTTCCAAATTCACTAGTCACCGGACGTATGCCTCCCATTATAAAAAGTCAATATGAATATCAGTGCATTGCGGTTGTCCAAGATGCATTTTCAAAAAAATATATTGCTGTTATGAGTTATACGATGCGCAACGGGGCGAACAGGTATGCTTACTCATTTACATGTGAATTGAATATGGAAGCTCCTTTTAAAGTAATAGAGTCGAAATGCAACGACGAAGCGGTAACAAGTCATCATAATTCAGTTACTGACATATGTGGCATTGAAAATCGAAATGGAAACCAAATTGATGTTTACGTTGCTCATGAAAATATTGGCATCGAGGCGGATAGACCAGAAGATCAAATTTTATACCCATTAACAGTGAAATCAAATTATCAGCAGATTGGAAACTGGAACTTGGGTTTTATAAATGGTGAGTCTGAATCTGAATCTGAAATTAAAATATTTTGTCGATTTATTGATTCGATAATGGAACTAAATAAAATATTCAAGGAATATCCATCATTAATGCTATTTCTTCAAAATATAGATTATCGAGAAAAAAATCAAAAAATAACCAGTAGTGTTTTGCAAAAAATGTATTATGATTTACAAACAAAAACAACACTCGATGATGCAGCAGGAAACATTGTAGAACCTAAAATAATAGATTTACAATATATGTGTAATAAAATATCTTTTAATCTAATTATTATGTTACAGGTTTGGAATGTTGCAACAACTGCGACAAGTCACTTTAACAACAACAGCAATAGCAATCTTTTCAATCAAATAAAGTATTTCTATGACTCTTTGATATTTTTATTGATATATTCAGGTTGCATCAATTTAGCACAGAACCTATGTGACAATTATGTGAATCTTGTTTTAAGTGATGCAAATAATGGCGAAGGTGATGTACTGACACAAGAGAATTGGAAAGAAAAATTTTTGAAAACGTTTAGCACGTTTGATACTACTACATCTACGCTTAAAACATTTTTTAATGAAAAAACTGCATTTTTAGATCAAGTGAGATTGAATCAAGATATTGTAATTTGTAGCAATCCGGAAACGTATACTGGAGTTGCGTATATGAAATGTCGCATTGATAAAAACTTGGAGACGTTGACATCTGATACCAAACAAAAAGCGTTACATAATAAAATATATAAAAGCAATGAAACATTTTTCGATGCAAATAATGATTTTTTTACAACAAATTTGGCGAGCGATTCCATCAATACAATCGATGAGATTAATTTTTGCAGTTTTTACAAGTTTCAACGATTGAAAATGGATAATACTCCATTTAGAACAAATTTTGGAGGCATGATTGGGACAACTATATACGCAGCTGTAAACATTGATTCGAATAAAAATTTTGAATCTTCCAAAGTATTCGAGTTTTTAAGGCTGATAATTGCTTATTTCAAACGACTGCCGTCAGGCGCGCCCGTCATAGAAACAGGAATTGGCGGCCCGATTCAACGAGTTGTTTTTGGAGGAAATTTTGGATGCAACTTGTTGCATGATGCTCAAGTGTGTGCACAGTTTGCAAAAAATGGAATGAAAATTTATACACGACCGAACAATTCAAATGCATTTACAAGTGTTACAAACAGTTCAGGAAATCACATGTTCGTAGTAGATGTAAATGTAATGAGTGTGTCTTCTTCTTTATCTGGAGGAGGGAGAGAAAAAGTAAAAAAACGTCTAACAATTGGAGAAGTAATACAAACGAATCAGGATAATATTAAGGAACAACAACAACAGAATAGAATGTTAGTCATTGTAAATCACAAGAAAAAAACAAAACGCCGTTATATAAACTAATTTAACTATAAATTAAACAAATTAAAATAAAAAAGTATTTATAATATATCATATATATTATAAATATCTGAATATCTGGCTTACATACTACGCAAACGTAGAGAGGAAAAATGCGTTTTGAACCTACAACAGACAAAACAAGTAGTCGAAGTGTTGTTTTATTAAAAATAAATACAAAAGAAGACGATTGGAAAGCAAAACTGCCAATAAAGTATTATTTTTATAAAAAACGTAATTTTCGTGACGACTATCATGCAAATATCAGAGTTTTCAATTTAATTGAAAGAAAAAAATATGCATGTATTGACACAGATAATAAAGAAGCATACGATTTTGTAATTACGATTATGAAAAAATATAATATTGATGTGAAACAAAATTGTTATCCATCTGTAAGTAACTATTTTCATCCAACTGTAAAAGAAAATTCTTATAAGTTTCATTTCTGGTTTCAGATAGACAATTCAGTTAACCCTTTGTCGCATATGCATGTAAATGGTATGTTATTAGACATATGGTGTCAAGATTCAAAAGCAAGACTTATTTATGAAACAAATGTTACAAACATGTATCTTGATGATTCTAAAACATATCCTTTACTGTCTAAAGAAATATACTGTGATCTATTAACTACAAAAAAAGGAATATTTGGTAAAAATGAAGTTTCTACATGTATGTATCATTCTACCGGTTGCATCACCACTGTCCCTACTAATAACAGCACCAACAACCATAACAGCCAAGAATATTATACAGTAAAGTTAAAAAATATAGATGATATAAAAAATTTTAAAAATATTAAAAATAATTTACATGAATTTAAACATGAAGCAGATGGAAATGTCCGCGTTTTTAATTTGGCGGATAAAAAAAAATATGTATGTTTTGATACAGATGATAAAAAATCAAATGAGCATGTTGAATCTATTATGAAAAAGTACAATATAAAAGATAATTGTTATCCATCTATAAGTAACTATTTTTATCAAAACCATGGAGAAAATCGTTTCAAACATCATTATTGGTTTGAAATAGAGGAGGCTGTTTCAGTTACAAGTCATATACATATTAATAATACATTATTAGACGTGTGGGGTCCAAACGGTAATTATACACGTAGTAATTGGATTAAATTTAGGAACAACTGTGATAATGATTCAAGAAGATTAATATACGAACCAAATGTTGAGGGCATGTGTTTAGATACTTCAAAAAAATACCCAAAACTTACAACTGAAATTTATCATGCCGTAATGAACATTAATCAACATAGAGATTTATTTTCAAATAAAAAAAAAACAACTTCATGTATATTTCACGATAACTGTATAGCATTTGAACAGTTTAAACATGAAGAGGAAAAAGATTTTAAACGCATTGGTTATAATCCCATGTCTGATTATCATTTGACATTATTAAAGCAGTATTTAAGTTCAAGTAAAAATATTAATTCATATGCATACATTTGTTCTGATGAATCTTATGGAGTGATTTGTTGTGTAAAGACAAATGATTCATCTGATCCCCTCATTGCAGCAATAAGAATGCGAAAAGCGCCACATTATTTAGCACTTCCGAAAGGACATCATACAAAAAAATCTGAAAATGATATAGAGTGTGCAATACGAGAAACGCGAGAAGAAATAGGAATTGATGTTTCTAAATACATTAAACCGGACTTACATACAAGTGAAAAATATACAATTGCTACACCAATGCGAATCGAAACATGGAAAGCGCATAAGGACTATCCGGATGAGTCAAAACGTCCGTTTTGTGTTTATTACAAAGAAGTTAAATATTTTATGGCTGTGTTACCAAAAGCTTTACAATTAAAACCACAATCTGAAGAAATTTTAGAATGCAACTGGGTTTCATTGTCTACATTGAAAAATGAAATGCATCCAGATGCAAGTAAAACATTAACACAATTTTTTAATTGTAAAAATGTTAGTTCAAATTTAACTTTGTCAATGTTTGATAATATAAAATTAAATTCATTCAACATTTTTAAAAAAAAACAACAACAATCAGAGATAACGTATAATCGAAATGTAATTATTTGCGATATTGATGATACTTTGTTGAAAAATGGTATTCATCCAATTCAACATACCATTGACTATGTAAACTCGTTAAACACTGACGTAGTTATTGTAACTGGCAGAGAGTTAAAGCAAAGAAAAAAAACTGAAAAGTCACTAAAAAATGCTGGTGTAAGATATAGTTCACTACTAATGAATCCCTATTCATGTAAAGAGATTAGTAAATGGAAAGCAGAAAATGCCGAAAAACTAAAAAAAGTAGCAATATTAGCCATCGATAACGATCCAAAACACATGGCTGTTTATTCTAATGCCGGCATCAAATGTATTCATCCAGAAAGTTTGTCACACAAGCCTGAAATAAAAAAAGGACTTTTTGACTTTTTAAAAAAAAAATAAAAATATTACCAAATAATGTGTGATAAATCATAAATTGATTTTTTATTTTATTATGAACATGATTTACAGAGTTAGTTCATTCCCCCGTCGTTTTTACTTGAATGCCAAGACAATTGATATCTTTTTCAACACTCGCACTTGTTTATCATGAACAAGAAAAACAACAACAACAACAACAACAACAACAACAACAACAACAACAACAACAACAAGAATTGTTGGTTGTAAAAAAAAAGTTGAAAATTAAGCCAAAAGTTCCAGAATTTTCCATTCCAGAAAACCAAACACAAACACAAAGCTTGTCAAAAGAAGAAGAAAAAGTAACCAAACAAAAAATTATAATAAAGAAAAAGCATTCTTCTTCTTGTTTGCATAATAAAAAAGAAGAAGAAGAAGAAGAAAAAAATGAAGAAAAACAAGAAGTCGTGAGTACAAAAACAAAAATAAAAATAGTAATAAAAGCAAGAAAAATGCACAAATATTCTGACATTGCACCACCCGCAACAAGTTATTATAATGTCTTGAACGATATCTACCAGACACCTCCTCCAAACTGTTGCCGATTCTTTATTGAAAACAGACATTGCTTTCTTCGTCAACGCGATAATGCATGCATTTGTCCAAAGTTTAGAACCGTGATTGGTTTCTGGAATGAAAAGGTTGGAAAAGAATGCAAACTTTTACCCATTGAAGATGAAACGGTGTATGAAGAAGAAGCAGCAACAGTTGATCCTCCTCGAAGCGAAACCGCCCCAGTTCCAACATCGCCGACAAAGATGGCCACATCGACAGCAACAACGGCAACACAATCGCCATCAAAAAACAATAGCTCTAACTCTAATCATGTGATCACACTATCTAAACCAAAATTCGTTTCAGATGCACAACGAGCGCGCATTGCATCTGAACCTGTTGCCCTTCTTCGTGAAAAACTTGCGAAACAATACGGAATGAATTATAAATGCCACCTATAAAAACTATACGATGCCTCTATAATTTTTGAAATATCCATCTCCACCATGATTTATGCAATTTTGTTTCTTCATCTTCATCTTCATTTTCACATCGTTGAATGCACTTATCACATTTGAAAATTGGATCACTAACACTTTTTTTTAAAACAAGTTTTGATTGTTTACAAACATTACATGAAAATGTTTTAATAGTATTACTTTTATTTTCATCCAATGATGTCACCGCGTTGTATTTGCAACCATATGCATCATACGCATCACAATAGTCATAAAATTCTTTCATAATATAATATATATTTAAAATATATTTTTATATTATTTTTTAATTAATATTTTATATTCATTAATAATTTTTTATATTTTTTCATTTTTTATATTTTTTCATTTTTTATTTTTTAAATAAAAAAATAAAAAATATAAATTGAATAATTTAAAACTATAATATTATTTTGTAGATTTGTTCATTCATATCAATCATCCATCAATAATGCCCCCTAAAGTTGCTTCTGCATCCGCCAAAGGTAAGAAAGGAAATAAAAAATCAACAGCATCCAGTGCAATTGTCGCTCAACAGTCATCACAGGGCCGAGCGACCATTCCACAAACCTGCAAACTCAATATCGACCAAGTTCTGAATTGTTCTGGAGGATACGTGTGGAAACTCAGTACAATTGAACACGTCAATCGCTATCTCGTCTTGGGTGGCGCAAAAGACATGGGAAACTACTACAAACAAGCCGATGAAGTCAGTCACGAGTGCGCTCTGTCTGTTTTACAAATGATCCGCGATCCAGATCCGTCGCAGTTCATCCAATTATGCGATCTTTTGAAAGCAGTTTCGCTTGGTGGACGTGCTCCCAAACAAGAACCCGTCTTGCTTTCCGTCGCCGCCGCAATCGTGTTTGCGAAAAATGCCAAAGAAAAAGAAATCGCATTTGAAACTGCAAAAGCATGCATTCGTATTCCCACACACATGTTCATGCTTGCCGGTTTTGTTCGCGACTTGTCGATGGCCAAGCCGACAAACAAGGGAAAAGGATGGGGAACTGGATTCAGAAGAACCATGGCGCACTATTACCTTTCACACACGGGGCGAGAATTGGCGTTTCACATGACAAAATATCAAAATCGTGAAGGGTGGACGCACGCCGATATGATTCGAATGCTACACATCAACCCGACATCTCTTACCGATGATGGTGCGCGCCTCATGTTCGACTACGTCATGATGAAATACGCCCGAAAACCAAAAGTGCCTTCTGAAAAAACGCTTGCAACTCTTGCCTCACAAAAAATCGTGATTGCGCCCAATCCATTCAAACCCCTCACAAAAGCAGAATTTGTTGAAAAACTGAACGCAATTTCAACGCCCCTGATTCCCACCTCTGCTTCAATCGCTCTTCCTGTTGCCACCGCTGCTCCTACACAAAAATCGGGCGCTCAAACAGTTGCTTCGAAAGTTGCAGGATTCGTTTCAGCACTAACATCAGTCATGCCCTCATCTGCTGTCGCCACTACTACCGTTCAAGCAAAACCCGCAGAAGACGACACATTTGTTGTGATTTCAGGAGAAGATGATGAAGGCGGGTCGAGTCAACAAAAGAAAATGTCATCGCAGTCACAACTTCAACAAGTTGCATTCCTTTTGAAGCATTTGCATGCACTTCATGAAGCCGGAGAAAAGAAAGACATTCCACTTGCATGCGCACTCATTCGTTCCGGTCGATTGGTCCGCGAGCATGTTCCGACCACATTGTTTGGAAGCAAGGAAATTTGGTTGACACTACTTGAAACCATGCCTCTTGAGGCACTTTTACGAAATCTCGGAAAACTTACACAAATTGGCGTGGCTGCAGAGAAGCACAGAGAAATCGTGGCGCGTCTTGTAAATCAGACAGAAGTGTTGAAGGCGCGCATTCATCCAATCAAAGTACTCGTTGCTTCAAAGGTTTACAAGAATGGCTGTGGTGACAGTGGGTCGCTTACATGGACTCCGAACGTCTACATTAGTGTCGCACTTACGGATCTTTTCAGGCTCTCATATGGAGCAGTGACACCCACTGGAAAAAGAATCATGCTTGGAATTGATGTGAGCGGAAGTATGAGCACACCGGTTCTCGGTTCCAAAGTGTTGACTTGTCGTGATGCATCCATCGCAATGGCGCTTCTCTACCTTGAAACTGAAACAAATGTGAGTGCGGTTGCGTTCTCAAATGAACTCACGGACTTGATTGCGCCTTCATCAAGAAATCGGCTGACACGCGGGATGACGCTTGACCAAGCTCTTGCAGCAACAAATGGAATGGCATTCAGTAGCACAAACTGCGTTCTTCCCATTCATCATGCAATCAAACACAATCTCCAAATCGATGCATTCATTATTCTTACGGACAATGAAACCTATGCGCCAAGTGAGCATCCGCAAAATGCGCTGGTCAGGTACCGCGAACTCACAGGAATCACAGCAAAGCTCATTGTACTTGGAATGACCGGAAACTGTTTCACAATTGCAGACCCGACAGACAGAAACACGCTCAACCTTGCCGGATTCGACACGTCCACTCCCGAAATTGCATCAATGTTCATGCGCGGCGAAATATGAATAAGTCGATGAAATATATTATTAAAAAATAAAATAAAGTAATATAAAAATATAAAAATAAAAAAAAATATTTAGTAAAAATACATGGTTAAAAGTCCTTGCAACAAGGCAAAAATAACCATTGTAACTATTATTTTTTTCCAGTCTATTATCGTCGGATTTGAGAATTCAAATTCTGCATTTGATGTTTTCCCGATGTTATAGTGAATCACGTTTTCAATAATATTAACAACAGCAAAAACAATGAAGGATATAACAAATAAATGAAACATATTTTTTCCATGGTACAACTTGTATAATGTTTCAAACATGATTTTATTATTTATATATTTTAATATTTTTTATATTTTAAAATTTATTTTAAAATAATTTTTAAAATATAATATTATATTATAATATTTTAATTTAAAAATGGGATCAGCTATTTCGTCGGAAGAAAAACCAGAAAAAACTTCTTCACTCATGCAACCATCCCCTATTCCTTCTGGAACGGGTGGTGCCAAGCGTAGTGCCAAGCGTAGCGCCAAGCGTAGCGCCAAGCGTAGTGCCAAACGTAGTGCCAAGCGTAGTGCCAAACGTAGTGCCAAGCGTAGTGCCAATCGTAGAATGAAGGGTGGTTCATCGTGTATGAAAATGAAGGGTGGAAAACGCCATAGTCGCAGTCGTCGTTAACAAAATATAATCGCTAAAACTTCCTGGATGGATGATACTGGAATAAATACAACTGACATTACTTCATCTTTTGTTCCATTTTTATCCATAAAATCATTAAAGTCTTTGATATTGTCTTTAGGAAAAATGAAGGTTGTTACACCTCCATTTATCCCACCCATTATTTTCAAATCTAATCCGCCAATTGCAGTCACACTTCCTTGCAAGTTAATCTCTCCAGTAATTGCGATGGTGTTGTTTATTTTTTTACCCGTTAAAATACTGTAAATAACACATGTGATTGCGGTTCCGGCAGACGGACCGTCCTTCGGTGTAGCACCTTCCGGACAATGAATGTGAATTCCTTGCATTTTCGTTTTTGAAAACTTTTCCAAATTTCCCTCCACCTCAGCTTCAGTCAATAATGACCATGCCAGCGTTTTTGCAACATTCATACTTTCTTTCATAACGTCGCCCTGCATACCAGTAAGTTTCAAATCAAAAAATCGGTCACACGGAAAAAGATGGGCTTCAATCGGAATAATACCGCCTTGTCCTAATGCATTTGCCCAAAGTCCGTTTATTACGCCAACATTAGAAGTCGGCGGAATTTTTTGAATACGAACTTCATGTCGCTCTTTCAAAAATTTCAGTTTGATTTCTTCATTCGTTAACACAATCGGAAGTTCTTGGCATGTTTTATTATGAATGTGTTGAATGTTTATCTCTCCGACAATTTCAAATAATAGTTCTTTTAATTTTCGGACACCCGGTTCACACGTGTAGCGTTCAATGATGTATTTTATATTTTCTTTACTAAAGTCAATTACATTTTTATTAAGGCCCATTTTTTTATACATTTCCGGAAGTAAATACTCGGTGCAAATGGTTACCTTCTCGTCCAGTGTCATGTGTTTAAATTTTATTCTGTGAATTCGATCGAGAAGAATTCTATCCACTGCTTCTGGATTATTATACGAAAAAATAAATAGAGCTTTTGATAAGTCCAAATCAATACCACTAAAATACTTGTCTTGAAAACAGTCATTTTGCGTTGAGTCTATCAAATGTGTTAAAATACCAATGATTTCACGCCCGTGTTCTGTGTTACTTATTTTATCCAGTTCATCAATAAATATAATTGGATTCATACACTTCTTATCCATTAAAACGTCAACAATTTTTCCCCACGTCGATCCAACATACGTGTAATTGTGTCCTTCTAAAGTGCTTCCGTTACTTGAACCTCCCATGGCGATGAATGCAAATGGACGACTCTCTCCATTTTCATTGGTTAAGCACTTTGCAAGCCCATACTTTGCCAAACTCGTTTTACCGACACCTGGAGGACCCTCAAATCCAAAACAGTAGCCGCTTGATTCGCCAGTAATCCATTGTCCAATAATGCGCTCTATTTGGCGTTTTGCAGACGTGTGTCCATGAACAGCAGAATCCAATGTAGTGCGAACATTTTCAATATAATTACCAATATTTTCAAGCGTTTTTAAAATGTCACTGACGTTACTATTTATATTATTTATTATCGTTATAGGTGATGTGCATTCTAATTTACAATCTGATATTATCTCTCTGAACAATTTATCAATATTTTCAGTTATGAACTTCGCATTTCCATTCGAACTGGTATTACTACAACCTGCGTCGACGCATTTAAATTTACATACACTATATAAAAGTTTAATATAACTATCAATGCTTATTTTTATAGATGTTATTGTTTTTGACTTGTCGTTATTTTCTGTGTTTATTATTTTCGAAGGAAAAAATAACTTGTATTTTTTAATAAACGTTGTTATTTTATGTAAAATCATTGTAAGATCACTTTTTCGTTGTTTGTTATCTAAAATGTATTCAATAAAGTTATCAAGGTAAATCGGCCCAATGTCTTCAATATTTTCATTTATTTTAAGACATGAGTTTTTTATTTCAAAAATATTGTCACACGATGAATTGCAAATGGTGAATGTGTTATTTACATTTATAGGGTTGTTCATATTATTTTTCAAATACATGTCATAGTAATTTTTTTTTACTTTATTACATTCTTCCATTATAACTTCTTTTATATAAATACCAAATGGAATTTTTAATAATCCTTCAAGATACTGACGCGCTTTTGTAGTTGTATCATCGGATTTTGATTTTATTTCACGCAATTTTACCATACCTTTTTCTTTTACAGTATCGCTTGCTTTTAATAAACATATTTGTTGCTCCAGTGTCATGTTTCCTGAATCATATTTTGATATTGAATTTGTATACGAAACGGTTTGCTTCATTGCATCTTTAAAATACTGTTTTGCATTCCACGGCAAACTATTAAAAAGAACGATCTGGTCATTTGATTCTACTTGTGGATTTAATTCATTTGATAACATGTCATATAATAAATAAGATAAGTATCGAATATCGTGCTCATTTGACTTGTAAAGAAACTGAATAATAGTTGAACGTTGTGAATATAAATCTGCATTCATAAATTCTTTAATGAGTTGCGAAGTTTGTTTTTGTTTAGAAGTGGTAATAAATTGAACACTCGACAAGTATTTTGAATAAATTTCATCATTTGAAAACACAAGCAACTCTTTGAGAGTAAGCGATTTCATGTATTTTGTAAATGATTCTGTCATGAACTCAGGGTCTTTTGGTGCATTTTTCCATAATTCTGTTAACTTATTCGTTATAAATTTAAAAGAACTACACTCTAAAAGTACATTATCAACAAGGCCTCCAATAATTAATGTTTTTTGTTGAACATAGTTATGAATGGCAACCTTTATTCCAAAAACTCGACTGTAAAAAATTTTACTTGTTCTTGCCATATCAAAACAATCCAAGTTTAATGACTTTTCTACAATCACAAAATCTTCAACAATTTTATTTTTTTGAATAAGTTTATCATTTGTTGCACTTTTTTTATCATTTTTCCAACTTAGCGACTTGAAGTTTATAGGATGAAAAAACATTTTTAAAACTTCAAATTTGTCATGGTTCCATTCCTTTTGCATTTCAATTTCTTTAACGTTTAATAAAGGCGGTAATGTAAATATGGTTTTCATATAGTTTTTTCCAAATGTTACTTCAAGTAAATCATTTATATTACAAGATCCGTAATTCCTAAAAATTGAAGATAATTCATTTTTTATTAATTGTAATTCTTCAGTTATTTCCATTACTGATTTGATATGAATATCATTCTCAATTCCTTCTAAATTTTGATATATTTTTTCTAAGTATTGAATGGAAATAGTTAAATCATTCGATGTTAAAATGTCTACAACCTTATAGTTGTTATATGATAATATTGTGCGTTCTATCATTTCTTTTAAGCATTTGATTTCAAGGCAATTTTCTTTTTTTTCGTCTATAGGTGTTTCCTTATAGTCGATTATTTCTTTTTCTTTTCCTAAATTGTCTTGGGTTGCTATTTTTTCATTTTTAGAATTACTTTTTATTTTCATATGTATTAATTAAAAATGTATTTATTTTATTTATGTTATAATTACTCTTATTATAATTAAATGACTATATCAGTAATTATTTAAATATATTATTATTTTATTTTTTAATAATATATTCAAAGTTATTAAAGAGTTATATAAATAGTATATAGCATGCATTTATAAAACAATGGGAATTCCTTCATACTTTTTACAAGTTGTAAAAAAATATAAAAATATTATAAAAAATACTACATATTTGTGTGGAAATGTGGATAATTTTTATGCTGATTGCAATGGTATAATTTATGATGCAATACGACATATTTCATTTACAAATAAAACAATTGATGCATACGAAACAGACGTTATAGATGCCGTGTGTACTAAAATCCAGTCGTACATTGACACATTTCAACCTAAAGATAAAGTCATCATTGCATTTGATGGTGTGGCACCGGTTGCTAAGTTGAATCAGCAGCGCGAACGACGTTACAAATCGTGGCTAACAGGTGAGCTTCAAAAACGCATTGAAAAACGAAACGCATCGAAAAAAGCGACCTCTGAAAATGTAGAAACTTCAACATTTTGGAATACAAGTTCAATTACACCCGGAACCGCATTTATGAAAAAACTCAACTCGCATGTCACGGATCATTTCAAGTCAAATTCAAAAGTGCTTGTTTCAACAAGTGATGCATTCGGAGAAGGAGAGCATAAAATGTTTCAACACATTCGAGATTTTGCTGACGAACACAAACATAAAACCACGATTATATACGGACTTGATGCGGATTTAATCATGTTGTGTCTAAACCATTTGCACATTTCTGAACGCATATTTTTGTATCGAGAAACACCCGAGTTTATAAAGTCCGTCGATAATACATTGGATCAGGCCGCTGATTATTACATTGACATTCCCGAACTTGCGCAGTCCATCATAAAGTACATGAACGGAATGCATGAACAGCAGGATCAAGTAAGTGCAAAAATCGAGTTTCAAAGTGAAAAATGTAGAATATTCGATTACATATTCATATGTTTCATGTTGGGAAACGACTTTATGCCGCATTTTCCTGCACTCAATATACGAACAGGCGCAATCGATACGCTGCTTGCTGCATATCGTCAAACCATCGGTTTAAATCCAGGCGAATATATTATTTACTCGGATTATAAAATCAATTGGGTAAATTACAAACGCTTCATTGAATATTTAGCGGACCGAGAAGACGAACTCGTCCAAAAAGAATACAAGCGTCGCGATCGAATGCAGCAACTTCAGGCCATGCACTCAAGTGGGTATAAAAGCACCACGAGTAGTTGCAGCGACATTGTGAGCGAATGGACTGATTCTGAGCTGCCAGCCAGTATGGACGAATTCAATATGTGTCCCATGAAATACAGAGAAAAAGAAAAATACATGAATCCGTTTGCACAAGGTTGGGAACACCGATATTATGAAACCCTGTTTCACATGAAAATCACAGCATCTCAGTGTAAAAATATTTGTACCAATTATCTTGAAGGCATGGAGTGGACATTCAAGTATTACTCATATGGATGCGTTGATTGGAGATGGTCCTACAAGTATCATTATCCACCACTTTTAAAAGACTTATGTCAGTTTATTCCTGATACTCCATATCACGATTTCTTACAAGTGGTGGAACCGGCGCCGATTCGAGACGTTGTCCAGCTGTGTTACGTTCTTCCGAAACCCAGCTTGCACCTTCTTCCACGCCAGGTTCACGAAAATCTGTCAAAACATCCAAATTTCAGTTCCATGTATGCCACAAATCATCATATGAATTGGGCATTTTGTAAATTTTTCTGGGAATGTCATAGTGAAATGCCAGAGCTCGATATTCGTGAGTTAGAAGAAATTTGTTCTACTTATTGAGTAGTATATAGTATATTTTGGTTGCTATAATTATTAAGTTAAAAAGAATAAAAAATGTGAAAAATTGGAAAATTTAGCAAATAATAAAAAATTTATATATAAATATCAGTATTTATATATAAATATATATATAAATATAAGTAATATATAGATATATAGATATAAAATGTCTGAAGAGTCGCGCGTAGTAAATTTCACGGGGAATCGAGAAGTTTTTTTTGAACTTTTAAAGATAAATCCGGGTGTTTTCGTATTCAAATTTGGTGCTGAATGGTGTACCCCATGTAAAGCCATAAAGAAATATATTGACGATGTTTCGCTGGCTCTTCCAAATAATGATACAATATTCATTTATAATGTGGATGTCGACGAATGTTTTGATCTCTACGCCTACTTGAAACAGAAAAAAATGGTATCCGGAATACCTGCTCTTTTGGCATACAAAAAGGATAATACGTACTTTGTTCCTGATGCTTCGATTTCGGGAACAAGTCAAGCTGATTTAGAGCACTTTTTTAACACGTGTTTAAAAATGTTGTAACTTTTATAATAAAAAATTTCTAAAAGTTTTTTTTATAAATATAGACGCAAAATGTAGAAACGAATATTTAATAAACGCTCATCGTTTTATTCATTTTTATGACAGTTTTATATAATAATCGTCATAAAATGTTAATAAACATATTTCTTTTTTATTTCAAAATTTCGCCATTTTTATACACATTGCATTTGAATTTTTGGTTTGCAGGACGAGAACATATTTCCGCATTTGCAGGCGCATTGTAATACAAAAAGGACGGCTTATTTGCCATAAGAATGGATGTAGAAAGAATGCCTACACCAGCTCCAATCATGGTGCTCAAAAGAATCGCGTATCCATTTGTGCACTCATTACTCAACATTGTCACACTATCAATAATATAGAATATAAAGACAATGGTCAATATATTGTAATTCATTGAATTGTAGAACATGGGAACGGCTAAATAAACAAAAATAAATGCTAAAACGGCACTATTCATCGATGAATTTGCATACGATGTGCCGGGAATGTTGAACACGTTACATATCGGACTTGTGGGAGCAACCAGTTTCTCTCCAAAAGTAGCAAAACAAATAAAATATATAATAATTAGAGTGAATAGCGCGGCAAGGTATATAATTCCTTTGATGTCTGAATTTGAAATACTTAGCAGTACTAAAAATGCAGATAGAATAAGCGAACTAGAAACGGAAATAATTTTAAAAATATTCGATAGATTCATGTCAATAACAGCCATTTTATCAATTGCGCAAATATAAGTTATAAATAAATTTATAAATTAATTATGTATAATATCTAATTGTATATATATTGTTGTAATATAATTAAATTTTTAAAACAGATATTTTTACTTTTACTACTTTTTTACAATTTGTCATGGGCTAAATTTTGAAGAGTTTGCTGTTAACCATTTTTTAAAATCTGCTGTTGTGTTTGTCTTATGGAATGAATTTGTTATCAATTTTATATTATGATTTGGTTTCGAAAATACTATAAAAAAATTTGAAATAACATTTCTCGTTACTGCACTATCATATTTTATTACATATTCATCAAATGTAAATATCTTTTTTTTATTTCGAATATTTATCTTATTATGAAACTGAATGAAATACATACACAATTCCTTTTTATTTGTTATTTTAGATTTATCTAAATGCTTTAATTCTTTTTTAGCGTGCTCGCTACATTCGGGACACGGAAGGTTATGACATATTGATGTAAAATGATCAATAAGTTGATCCTTTAATTCATTAAAGTGATTCGGTTTTAATTTATATGAAAGTGTATGAAATAAGTACCATACTGAAGGACCCCATACACTTTTTGACACCATTTGTTATTACTATTGTTAAATCTATTTAGTTATTATATTTTATAATCTATTTAGTTATTATATTTTATATATAATAATATTTTTAAAGAATTTAAACCGTATACATAATAATAAACATACAACATTTTTATAATAATGCAGACAAATAAATATGTTATAGATGGAGATTCAGATGGTGTTATAGAGTCTAATTTTTTTAGTCAGCTAAAAAATATGTTCTTGGAGTGTAAAGATGATAATAACGACAATAACAAAAATGAAAACCAAGGTGATTGTTGTTTATTAACTAAAGAGCCACTCCATCCGATTCACATTGTTTTGGAATGTGGTCACAAATTTAATTATGTTCCGATTTATCGCGAGATTGTTGCACAAAAAACAATGGGAGTCTCTTCTACTGGTTATTATAATTCACATTCATTAAAAAAAAATGAAATCAAGTGTCCATATTGCAGAAACATTCAAGACAAACTGTTACCATATTTAGAGTATGATGGAGTAAAAAAAATACAAAGTGTAAATCATCCAGAAAAAATGTCAATGACATGCCAGCCTTGTATGCATTCTGAAACAAGTTTACATCCTAAAAAAAGCAAAAAAGTAACATCGTGTAAACAACATGCTGTCGAGTGTCATAATGGAAAAAATGTTTGTAAAAAACATTATGATCTGGAACTGTCTTTTGCTACGCCACAAATGAATACCGTTATTGAGCCGTGCCAATTGCATACATCATCATCATCTACACCACTTTTATCAAAATGCGGCGTAATTTTACGCTATGGAAAAAATAAAGGCACTCCTTGTTCAAATTCATTATCATGTCGAATCCATAAAAAAGTATAGATAATACATCCTTCAATAAATTACAATTCTATATTTTTACAATTTCAATAAAATAATGAAATTATAAAAATACATAGAAATATTATTATATTATTATATAGTATAAACTATACAATAATATAAATTAAAACGATATCCAGATTTTTTAATAGCTTACTGACAAATATAACAAATAATGCATATTATGAAAATATAGCTGACAAGGCAATGAATATAGCGCACTATATTTCTGAAACAGGTAGTTACATTCGTGGAAATAAAGGGGATGGTTACAAAGATAATAGTAATAATAACATCTCGCATTTGAATCATAGCATCGACTATGAACCCGTTATGTTAGTTCGAACGCGGTCTAATTCCATTTTTTCAAATACATCAAATGACGACGAATATGATTACGACATAACACCGATTTCGATGAATTCTAATCTCACACAGTATTTAAACCGTCATGAAACATACGAGTATAGTGATTGGAACCAGTATGGGATTTTACCATCTCCAAAGTATTTTGATAAATTAAATGAAACTATGTGCAGTTTATGCGGAAAAGATGATCAAAATGCATTGCATTATAAATATTTTAGCGGATGCACAAATGAGTGTGAAAATTTGGGATTTAATATATGCTGTTTGTGTAAGATGAAATTCGAACTCGTCATTAAAAAACGAGCTGAATTAATATGGGATTTATTAGACAATAAAAATATAACATATATATGGGCTCCAAGAACTCGACGTGACCCTTTAACAAACCAGCGGATTTATCATGGGCCTTACACATATGAAAAATGGCAACCCGTATCAACCTATGTTAGCTATATGACAGATAACACGAAGGGATATCCTGGTCTCGAAAATACGCCATTCATTTTATGTTCAACGGAAAATATTTATGAACAAAATATTAAAAAGTTGATTCCTGTAATTGATATTTTAAAATCTAATTATAATGCTTGTATCCGTGGCAGATATGACGCAACATATGATCCAAATATAGATGATCCGGTAAACACGTTGGAACTACCTCCTGACGCTAAAATTTTTTTATATTATTGATTATGAATTATATAATATTACGTCTATATTTTTATCTCATCTAATTATTTTTATCTCATCTATTATTTACAAAAATCATTTTATAGTTTTGTGTTTGAGGAACAATGTCATGTATTTTATAAACGGGACCTTTTGGACCAAACCATTTACTTGGAGATATCACCCGTTTATTTGGATTTGAATTTATGTAGGATGCCCACCAACTGTAACTACTGTTTGCAATAATATTATGATCACATGCAGACATCAACCAAAACCCGTACTCATCATCCTGGTTTGTGATAATGTATTTATTCACAAGATTTTGAAATAGCGGTTCTTTTTGAATGTAGTCAATGTCATCTGAAAAAATTAAAAATATGCTTTTTTCTTTTGAAAAGTGAGTTATCGCTTCTTCATAATACGCAAGATCGAGATTCAAATGAATATCCGAAAGTGCCAAATAATCGGTTCGTCGAATATGAATCGATACAAAATCGAAATCTTGGATTATTTTTGATGGTGGTAAATTGGATTCATTTTTAACAACTATAGTTTTTAAACACTCTGTCAAAAAATTATCAATTTCATCTTTATAAGGATTGTATAACATGTTTATAAATTCGGTTTTATATGCATCGAAATATTTAAAAGATTGAAAGTATCCGTAAATACAACTATGGTTTCGCCGATCAATAGTAATCGAGTCATAAAAAAAATATGGCTCTCGAAACGTTATTCCACTTTTTCGATGATTCATACAATCAATGTCAAACTTTTCAAACATTTTATAGTATTGAATCATTCTTCGTTTACTGTCTCTCCATATGGTTGCATTAGAATAAAAACGCAGTTTGACTTTATACTTTTTTGACAGCGCGAAACATGTCGCGACAATAAATAATATGTTCCCTAATCCGCCCATGAGGTGTGCGGTTACCTCTTTCTGTTCTTGCATTTTATTTTTACTTTTCTTATATTTATAATTTTAAATTATATTGTAATAATATTACTACACATACAATTAATATTATAATACTAAAAAATGATTTTAAAGATTAAAAATAAAATATAAAAAAGTTAAATAATATGCAAAATAATATGGATACAAACACGAGTTGCGTGATTGGACTGTGCGTTTATAATAATGAACGCGGACTTCCAAGTGTTTTATCAAACATTGTTACAATATCTAATGCGAAACTATTTGATAAACTTACAATCGTTGCATTTTATGACTCATCTTCAGATAAGTCATATTCTATATTAGAGTCATTTAAAAAACAATATTTTCGTTTTCATTTTGAAGAGAGTAAAATGATAGAAACAATTATTCTAATAAATGATAAAAAAAAAATTACAATGAATTTGGGAACTGCAAGCAGGGTTACAGATAATTCGAGAACTATGCGAATAGCTCATGCACGGAATCAAATTTTAAACTATATGCGCTTGAAAAAAAAAAATAGTAAATATTTTATCATGATGGACAGCAACGAGTATGCATGTGTTGGACAAATTAATATAGACACACTGCGCGATGCTTTACAACGTTCAGACGAATGGGATAGCATATCGTTTGATAGAGAAGCAGGATATTATGACTATTGGGCACTTTCATTTGATCCATACATTTACAGTTTTTACCACGTTCAAAATCAAACCGAGACTCTTAATCAAATGGTTACCAGTTTTAAAAAAAAATTGAATGAGTCTCTCCAAACGCGCAGTTTGATACCAGTATACTCTGCATTTAATGGATTCGCCATTTATAAGACGGATATGTTTTTAAACTGTAGTTATAGTTCATTTGTTCATATTGATCTATTTCCAAAAGAATTACTTCCTGGCAAATTACGAAACCATTTCAAAAATGACTGTGAGCACAGAAAATTTCATTTGGAGGCAATAAAAAAAAATGGTGCCAGAATTATGGTAAGCCCTTTATCCATCTTTTATAAACTGTCGGTTCCAAATCCAAGTTTACGCGGTCCCGCATAAATACAAATGTAATTTTTATTACACATTCACTTTTTCATAAAATTGTAGAAAGCTTTTCAATTTGATCATTTGTCAACTTATCAGGGTAAACAACTTTGAAAATAATAATCATCGCACCGATTTCCCCATCAACATTTTTCATTCCGAGTCGCTGTATTGTTTTTGATACATTATCTTTCATAATCGTTCCATCTTTATGTTGTAAATGAAACGTTTTCCCATTCAGATGTTTAATTGAAAACTCCAGTCCACAAAGCGACTCTTTCAATGATATATCTTTTTCTAAAATTAAATCTAATCCGTTCCTTTTAAATAATTCATGCGGTCTTATGTTCACAATAATATGAACCATTCTTCTTTTTGATGTTGTAACAATTATAATTTCTTTGTCATTAACACCAGGCGGTATTTTTATATATAATTCTTCTTCTCTTATTTTAACACTGTGTTTTTCAATCCCACTATATGCATCTTCAAGGGTAATATAAATATCATTTTTCTCACAATCATACGGATGTTCTTGTTGTTGTCGAAATCCTGGTATATCAGATACGTGTACATGCTCTATATTTTCTGGATGAATAATGTGAATACCCATACCCATCGGCATCGGTATCGGCATCGACATCGGCATCGGCATCGGCATTCCATTACCAAATTTTATGAATGATGAAACTCCTGGAAAATTACCAACGTCATGAAAATTAAATGGATTGTTGTGTTGGGCTTGATGTTGTTGGCCGCCGACATGTGATCCAAACATCATGTTAAAAATATCAAATGGATTTATATTTATATCAAATGGCATTGTTCCTCCTCTCATATTACCTCGAATGCCCATATCATACATTGCTCTTTTGTCTTCGTTTGAAAGCGTCTCATAAGCGCTTGCAAGCTGTTTAAATTTAATTGTAGATTCTTCGTTGTTTCCATTTTTATCAGGATGGTGAATCATTGACAATCTTCGATATGCTTTTTTTATTTCTTCAAAAGATGCATCTCTTTCTACTTCCAACAAGTTATAATAGTCTTGTTCTCCTGCTTCTTCGTTTTTTTTACAAGTACGACCACCACTACCACTCGAAAAATTAAAATTCATTGAATTTATTCAAATAATTATTTTAAATCAAATTATATTAAATAGTACTCGTTTCATTTTAAATAGATATAAAATTTAAATATAAAGTAAATCAATTGTTTATAATTTATAATATTAATTCAAAATGAACTCTTGCATTGATAATAATTCCATAACAACAATTTATCAAGGTGTAAAAGAAGAATGTATTGAAAATTTTCATTTTCCATTTATTACCAAATATCAACCACATAAATTAAATGACTTTCAACAACTTGATCAACATACAATAAAACTTGTGAAATCATTGATCAATCTGAATAATTTAAACATACTTATTGTAGGAGATTCAGGAACAGGAAAATCTTCAATCATTAAGTCAATTGTAAAAGAATACTTTGGAAGTGTAAGTAGTCATAACCATGAAAATGTGTTGGTTTTAAACAGTTTAAAAGAACAAGGAATTCAGTACTATAGAAATGATTTAAAAATATTTTGCCAAACATGCAGTTTAATAAAAAATAAAAAAAAAATAATACTTCTTGATGATATTGATTTGATTAATGAACAAAGTCAACAAGTTTTTCGAAATTATATGGACAAATATAAGCACAATATAAATTTTATATCATCCTGTACAAATATTCAAAAAGTTATCGATAGTTTACAATCAAGAACTATCATTATAAAAGTTAATCCAATCTCATACACTTGTTTGCATAAAATTATAACAAAAATATCTTCAAGTGAAAATTTATTATTTACCACTCATGCTGAAAAACTTTTATTGCAAATTTGTAACAATTCTATACGATTTTTATTAAATTACTTGGAAAAATTAAAAATATTAAAATTACACTTAGAAAATAATTTACAAAGTGATATTGTATTTGGAATAGAAACAATTCAAGAACTATCAACAAATATTAGCTACACAGTGTTTGATGAGTATACAAATTTTATTTTACAAAATCAAATGATAAAAGCTGTTAATATATTTTATAAACTACATCAGGAAGGATACTCTGTGATGGATATTTTAGATAATTATTTTACTTACATAAAAATAACACAATTGCTCAGTGAAGATATTAAATATAAACTTACAATACTTATCTGTAAGTATATTATTCATTTTCACAATATTCATGAAGATGAATTGGAGTTAGCTTTTTTTACAAATAATTTTATCAAATTGTTACACATATGATAGTTTGCGTATAAATTATGATTAGTTTAGTAAGTTAGTTATAAAAATTTTGATATAATTATTTCTTATAATTATATATATATATATTAAATACTTTTGTTTTTCATTTAAATTTTATTTATAATGTCTCAATTATTTAAAAATGAAATATCAATACATGTTTTGTTCGCATTTTTAGATAAGTTGCACTGTCAAAAAAATAATTCTTATTATATTGTTGATAATATCGCGTATAAAAGATCAATTTACAATAATTTGTTGTCAAGTTTTCTAAATGATCTAAAAGATTTTTACTACTCTTCTAAATACAAATACATTGATTGTAACGTTATGAACTATAATAAATTTAATACAATTATTCGACAAATATGTAAATATACAAATACTCATTATGAAAAACATTTAAGAAAAGATTCATCGAAATATAGCGTTATCTATCATATTTACTTTGAATCAGAAAATTACAATCCTAATAGCAGCAATAATGTTAATGGCATTACGAACATTACGAAAAATGATTAAAGTCAATTGTTTTTTATATGTGTCCAATTGAACGCACCAGTTGTCCAGGGGGGCCGTTCCATCCACTCTGCATCGTCATCATTGAGCCATCCACAACATAAAGTAGCGTTGTTATGATTCCAACCGTTTTTCCCATTAAATCTTTAATTCCCATCGTTATTTTTTGAAACTCAATCAACGAGTTCAAAAATACGCTAAAAATTCCTATTACAATTCCTTTAATTGAATCTCGAATGTAATCAAACATGTTTCTAAAAAAGTTCAAGCTTCCGCTAATGTCACTTAAACCTTCTTCTGCAATCGATGTCATGTAGTTCACTGGTTCAAGTAAGTATCCCATGTAGTCACTCTGCATATTCTGAATGCAGTATGTGAAATTTTCAGAAGTGTCGTGACCAAACATGCTGGCAAATGGCATTACCGTTGGATTACATCGATATAGCGACCAGTGATCCTGTATATATTTTGTTCCAATCACTAAAAATGAAAGCACATATAGTCCGATAAATACAATAATAATAAATATCGCTGATAATAAGTCGCTCGTTTTCATTTTTTTTTCTTGATTGTTATTACATATATCTAATATTATTATTCTTTTATTTTATATTTTATTTCATTATAAAAATATAAACTATATTTAAGATGATGCGGGTTTTGACACTTCACTGTCAAATTTAGAGTTTGCTAAAGTTTGCGCATGATTTCCCGCAAGTTGATTTATAATACCAGTCCCTATTGGACTTGCCTGTCGAAATGATGGTATTATCAACCTGTTCCCATTATTTACAGTAGAACCACCATGCAATGACATTTTTCTAAGCCTCAATTTTCGTGATTTCTTTTTTAAAATACTCTGTCTAAATTTTTTTGAAAACCGTTTTTTCATTGCTGATTTTCTACTATATTTTTTTGACCTCTTCATTTTATTTTTTTTATTTTTTCCACCGCCAGTTTTCCCTCTGGAAATATTAACAAGACTGTGCTGGTATTCGTTTCGCGCGGCACCAGCTTTAAATGCAGATTCGCTCGGATGTGCATCATTAACAGGATGTGAAATAACAAATTTATTATCCGATTCATTGGATGGACTTACAGGGGATGAAGTCGTTGACATTTTATTTCACTAAATTTTATTTTATTATATATATAAACTATATAATTATATATATAAACTATATAATAAAATAAAATAAAATTTGTTTTCATTATAGTATGTCATTTATATTTTGATTCGTAACCTATTTAGAATATTATTGTTAATTCATATTATTAATATTACATATATTATCCATAATATGAATCCTGCAGAGAGAATCCAACTTGAAAAAATGATTCAAGCTAATGGCGCCGTTGACAACACCGAAACCATTCGCACTTTGAAGCACAGCGACCGAATCAAAGATGACATTCTAACCATGGTAAAACTCAAAAAAGATTACCAACGTTTATCCCAATCCAATCCCACCCAATTCGATAACCTTTGCGTCTCTCGATGTTCCTTTCTTTTCAATAATTATACCGATATTTTCAATCGCTTGAAAAAAGATGAACTCGATTTAAACATCATGGGGCAACTCCTCATGCTTCTGAAAATGATCGAAGACGAAAAAATTGATCAGCACACTGCATCATTCGAAGTGGGAAAATTGCTGAAAAGCATTTACATCGACAGCGCTCTCAAAAAATCACAGCACCTTGACGAAAAACACAAACATCATGGGAATAGTGCTAATAAACATTTACCTGATAAGAAGATATCATGGACAGAATACAAAAAAACAATGATGTAAATTACTTAAAATCTCTAAATCATGTATCTATAAAATGTAAAAATGATATAAATATATTTATTCACTTGATAATAAATAAATATATTTTCGAATAATGATTGAATTCATCATTCTATCTATACTTACGTCTTTACAATTCTTTTTTATTGCACCGCTTCTCATCGGCCACTTGTTTCGTGTTCAAGGTTATAAAATTACAGACCAAACTGAATGCAACACTCTTATAAAAAAACTAAATATAAAACGTTCCACTTTTATTCAAAATGAAAAACCATTTGGATTTTTTTATGGAAAATGGTTTTTCGGTTACATATGTTCACAAGAGTCTTCGACACAACAAAATAATAGTCAAATCATGTATATTATTATACGACGTGCTCACTTTGAATCCATAAAAAAGTGCAATGATGTTGAAATAAATGAAATTGGCGAAGAAGTAAGTCAAAAAATTATAAAAATACGCGAACGACGTGGAAATCCATGGTGGTGGGAATACACAGAACGCCAGTACAATGCCACAAAATATTTACAAAAAGAACCTCGAGACTATCAATCTGAAATTATCAAGGACATGCTTTCCATCGTCGACAGTAAAGCTTCCAAAAGTGGCACATTTTTCATTTATGGCGAACCGGGAACCGGCAAGTCGCTTCTCACACTTCTTTTAGCAAAACAAATTGGCGCATATTATTGCGATTCTTGGAAACCCACCGATCCAGGCGACACTTTATCCCGAGTTTATAGCGCCATCTCACCCGATGAAGAAAAACCGTTGGTTCTCGTATTAGAAGAATGCGATAAAATTTTATTCGACGTCCTTGACGGAAATATTGTTCAGCATAAACACATTCTCATTCAAGTTCGAGAGAAAAGTGACTGGAATGGTATGCTTGACAAAGTAACAGATTTAGGATTTTACCCGCACACCATTCTCATTCTAACGTCAAACGTGTATCTCGATAAAATCAACGAGAGAGATAAGTCCTTGTTAAGAAAAGGAAGAATCGACAAGGCGTATCACATTTCGTTATAATAATTTATATAAAATTAATATGCAACTCTGTTATTTTGGCATACCAAGCCATTCCAAAAATGGAGGAGCAAAAGCAAATCCTAAAAATAATAAGATGAAGACTGTGGGTTCTGACATGGTGTTGTTAATTTTATCACGTTGTCAAAAATAATAGAAATATACATTTTTCAATTTTTATATATTCTATATACATTTTTAAATAAATTATATTTTATTATTTATTTAGAATTTTTTATCATGTGAATATAACAATATTTACTATTATTCACATGTCGATTAACTATCATTCAATATTTTACAATGAAAATGAAAATAATAACATAAAGGATAGATTTTCTCCTACGGCATTCGCTTATATTACTCGACTACAACAACACGTTCCAAATATCGACATTCATTTTTTTGGAAGTGTTACAAATTTTACATTTTTCAAAAATAGTAGTGATGTCGACTGCTGCATCGTTTATCCCGATGAACACACAAAAAATAAAGTAATTCAGTTTATAACAGAAGATTCGCTACATTTCGATATTAAACGTATCACATTTCAACAAGTAAAACTCAGTCATCCAAATTATACCGATGAATATGGCGATGTTTACTGTATTTTTTTCAACGATGGAAGTAAAATCGACTTCAATCTTGTGCCAAATAAAATAGGACCTATTTTGTCATTGCAACACAATATGAATGTCATTTTTTTAGTCGCATTATATATTCTGAAGTGGCTTTTTTATTATGCAAACCTTATTTCAAAAGATGTATTCATTTACATCAAGGCAAAAATGTTTAAAATTTATCACTATATCCATAACATTTCCGTGGTTCGTTCTGAAAAACAGGTTATTAAAAATGTGTCATAGTTCAATCAATCATATGCTGCATTATAACCGATACTGCGCTGGCGTTCTTAAAGAAAGCGTCCGTGCCATTTCATCCCGGTAACAATCAAACGCCAACGTAAAACTAAAATCATTACTGAAATCTACCAGCGTTCCATCATGATACCTAAATTTTACTTTAATTTTACTCAAACGTTCCAACGGCGGAAAAAATGTAGTCAAATTCTGTATGAGTCCATTTCGCGAATCAAAATACTGCGTATTCGGACATCCGAGTATCGGTATCTTTGCAAAAAAAGAATTCACCATGCCGTTATACGTGTTGTTCGTTAGTCCGTTTGTATTATGCGGATACGCTTTTAGCTCGTCCGCCTGATTGCACTTATCTAACTCCATGTAAAAATTGGTTTCCCCAATGACGTTAATTTTATTCAGCGCATTTATAAAGTATCCGCTGCTTAGCCAATTAAAATTTGGATCTGCACTATTCAAATATGTCAATTTTAAAGGATCTGTTACCGGAAGCGAAGAATACTTTTGTTTCTCAAAACCTAAATAATATGGAAGTCCCCATTTTCCGTCTTGACAGAGCGGTGTGGTTGCACCCTTGCTTGTAGCGTTCGATAACCAGTATTGTGACCCGCCTTGTGAACATTTCACATCATATTCAATAATCGCATCAAAAAGTAATTCAAAAGAATCAACTTTATTTCCAAACTGTAATTTTTGTGTGACTTCGTTGTATACAACAATAAAACCACTGTATCCCGATCCCACCGATAAGTTTAATTTATTCGTTAGTTCATTTGCGAGCTGTTTGGGTGTATAAAATCCTTCTGTAATTGTAAGCTCGATAGGAGAACCCGAAACTCCGACCGAAAATAAAAATTTCGTGTTAAAATAATTATTTTTAAAGGTATAATTATTCGATGGAAAATTGCATTCTACAAGACGAATTGTCTCTACATTTAGTAATTGTTGCGGCAACGTAATTTCAAATTGTGCGCGATTTTTCCACTGACACTGATCTCGATCTTCCGATGAAATGGACACAAGTTTACGATCCAACATGTACGTCTGCTGTCTCGCAACTAATGGGTGCTCTGTATTCGTGTTAAACATTCTTTTCTTATACTTTTCTTATACTTAGTATAACATATTTAAATATTTTTAATTCAAAATGCAAACATTAATTAAAAATATTATATAGAATATTTTTTAATTCTCGGTTTTTTTTCATTTTTATATTTATTGACATTAAAAATATAAATTGAAAACTTGAAACCTATTCTTAAAATCATCATGCAACCTATCAATTACAAGTCACTTACAATCGATTATATAATGGCCGCCGCAACTACCGCTACTGTTAAACAATCAACACCCCCCTCAAATCAGGCAATGATTCAGGGTCATCTCTTCAATCCAGAAACCGATACTAAATATTCCAAATGCAAAGTCAACTCGACTGGAGGTAAGAGTGTTGGAATCTATAACTCTCAGACAGGTCAATCGCTCTACATCGGAACACCGCTCCTCATGACTTGGGGACTTCAGCAGTACACCGATGAAAAGACCGGCAAGGTTTCTTATGAAATGTCGCTTCAGTTTCCAAATGATGACTTCGACAATGATGAAACGCGTGGATTCCTCAAGGCGATGACTGCTCTCGAAGCCAAACTCAAGGCTGATGCACTCACAAATTCAAAGGATTGGTTCGCAAAACCAAAGATGACTCCTGATGCAATCGACGCCCTGTTCACTCCCATTCTCAAGTACCCAACAGACAAGGTGACATGTGAAAAGGACATGTCAAAGAAGCCATCCATGCGAGTCAAAGTACCCTTCTGGCAAGGAAAATGGGAAGGCGTCGAAATCTATGATGCCGACAGAAACTGCATCTTTCCTTGCACTGATCCAAACGTTTCTCCTATGGACATCATCACAAAGTTGTCACACATGAAGACAATGATTCAGTGTGGTGGAATCTGGTTTGCAAATGGAAAGTTCGGAGTCACTTGGCGCTTCGTTCAGGGTATGATTCAACCTCGTCTTTCCATGCGCGGAAAATGCCACTTGTCGCTCACTTCATCTGAATCTACTGTCGATTCACAGAGGTCAATTCAAAATGATCATCATGAGGAGGAACAAGAAGTATTCCAGCAGAAACAACAGCAGTTCACTACGGAGACTGTTGACTCGGATGATGGCGGCCATGAAGAAGAGGATGATGATTCCGTTCCTTCCCGCGTACATTCTGTTCCCCTTGTTGTAGCAGCAGCGACACCCACAGCCGAAGCTCCAAAGAAGAAGATCGTGAAGAAAGCCGGTGCTTCTTAAATCAAATTAAAAATATCATGTATAATGTAATTAATGTGTTTGTGTGTGATATAATGTAGTGCAATAAAAATAAAATGAAAATAAAAAATATTTTTTTTAAATTTAATTTTTACATTTTTTACAGTGTAGTATAAAATATTTTATGTAACCGTTACTCTTAGTTCAATTCTATACATTGTATATATTTTTTTAATGCATATGCATAAATGTATAAAATATATATATAAAAACTCAACTACATATAACAACATGTAATAATATGTTATCTAAAACCGTGCCTTCCAAATCAAAAGCTTGTTCTTTTATAAAAGTTCCAACAGACACACTGTTGATCGTCGAATCGCCGGCGAAGTGTTCCACTATTTTAAAATACTTGGGTCCCGGTTATCGCTGTATCGCAACAATGGGGCACATGCGTTACCTCGATGGATTAGACGCAATCGATATTAAAAATGATTATAAACTCAAATTTACAATCATGGAATCAAAAAAATCTCAAATCAAAAAAATAAAAGCCGAAATAAAATCCTCACTAAAAGTTGTCGTCGCAACTGACGATGATCGAGAAGGAGAATCAATCGCATGGCACATTTGCGAACTGTTTCACTTACCCATTGATAAAACAGATAGAATTATTTTTCATGAAATTACAAAAGATGCTATCGAATACGCCATAAAACATCCGATACGCATAAATATGAGCATCGTTTATTCTGCTCACGCCCGTCAGATATTGGATTTACTCATTGGATACAAAATCTCTCCGCTTCTTTGGAAACACATCGACACATCATCATCTGACAAAACTTTATCCGCCGGTCGTTGTCAAACACCCGCTCTACGCATAATTTATGAATGCGAATTAGAGAGATTCGAAATATTGAATAAAAATAAAAATGATATTATTAGTCAGAATCATGAACAATGTATTGAATATTCTTCTTTTTATTCGGTAGTTGGTTATTTTACAAAGTTTAATTTACCATTCTCTCTAACCTCACAATTTGAAACTCAAAAAAAAAATGAACTTGATGCATTTCTCGAAGCCTCCATTCATGATAATACGCAGTTTATTTTCAAACGTGATTCACATACGCCGACAAACCATACGACAAAAGCACCTGAACCTTTTACAACGAGTCGTCTGCAACAAACGGCAAGCAACGAGCTCTCATTCTCTCCCTCTGAAACCATGGAAATATGTCAAACCTTGTATGAGCGCGGATTCATTACATACATTCGAACCACTGGGAAAAGCTATAGTGCTGAATTTATAAATCGCTGCGCATTTCCATTCATTCGAGAGAAGTGGGGCCCCGAATACATAAATACAGTAAACACAAAAATAATTACGTGTATCGAAAGTAATACATCAGCACATGAAGCAATACGACCCACTGATATTATGCGATTCGCACTGACTGGTGACTATCATCCAAGAGAACAAAAAATGTATAAATTAATTTGGAAAAATACAGTTGAAAGTTGTATGACAGATTATACTTATTCATCTTTCGAAACTGCTGTAGAAACAAATATTGTAATAAATGAACCGTATATGGAAAACAGAGAAGGATCCATTTCCAGATTTTATACATTTTTACATACGTGTGTAAAACCAATTTTTTATGGATGGAAAGCGGTTCAAAAATTTATGGGAAAACAAGTAGAAGAACACGGTATCAATGCCATGGATTATCTACTTTCTATGCGAAATCACTCGGAAGTTTCATGCAATAAAATCGAAACAAAAGTTTTGTTTTCTTCAGGTGGGTTACCGTTACGTTATACAGAAGCCCGTCTCATTCAATCCCTTGAAGAAAAAGAAATCGGTCGACCATCCACATTTTCTTCCATTATTGAAAAAATAAAAGAACGTGACTATGTCAAAAAAGGTAATGTCAAATGTGAAAGCATTGAATGCGTAGAACACACAGTTTTATTTCCAGAAAAGAAACTATTTCAAAATATAGTAAGCAGAGATTTCGGAAATGAAAAAAATAAATTATGTATCACATCTCTAGGAAAATCCGTGTGTAATTTTTTAATTTCACATTTTCCTCATTTGTTTTCATACGAGTATACAAAGCAAATGGAAGCTAAGCTCGATGACATTGCATCGTCAACAAATGGGTCATTCGATATTTTAAAAAGAGTTTGTGATGAATGTTGTAGAGAGATTGGAGAGAATATTCATAAATACAACTCGGAGATACAAAATAATGAAAAAATAATTGTAAAAAATGATGAGGGGGGTAATCGCGACTATTCAGTAAATTCCGTTGATGAACATGTCGTTGGAGTATATGGAGGATTTGACATTCTATTAAAAAATGGACGCTTTGGTAAATACATTGTATGGGGTAAAGATGGAATTCATCGAAAATCAATTGAAAAAACGCAGTTACAACATAAACATTTTTCTTCTATTTCTCTCGACGAAGTCATACGCTTCATTGAAAATGATTCACTCGATTGTCTTGGTTCATCAAAATCAAATTCAGAGTCGGAAATCATTCGCGTTATAAATGACGATGTTAGTATTCGATCTGGCAAATATGGAAACTATATTTTTTATAAAACACCAAAAATGAAGAAACCTAAATTCATTTCTCTTAAAAACTTCAACATGAATATTTATACATGTTCTGAAATCGAGTTAATTGCACTTATAAATTAATTTTTTTAAAAGATATTTATTTTATTATTATTTTAATAAAAATAAAATAATATATATTTATTTATTTTTATTTAGGAATTGTGAAACATATATGTATTATAACATAATAAATAACTATTTTTAATTAGTTTTTTTTCTATTAATAGAATATAATCAATTGTTAACAATGAGCATTATTTCTGAAACCAAAAAAAAAAGTAAATCTTCATCGAAAGGTTCTAAAATGAAACAAGTTAATAATTCCGAGCCTGATTCTCAAAAACCATTGAATGAAGAGCCATTGAATGAAGAACCATTGAATGAAGAACCATTGAATGAAGAGCCAGCACATGAAGAACCAGCACATGAAGAACCATTGAATGAAGAGCCAGCACATGAAGAACCGGCACATGAAGAGCCAGCACATGAAGAGCCAGCACATGAAGAACCGGCACATGAAGAACCAGCACATGAAGAACCAGCACATGAAGAGTCAGCACATGAAGAGTCAGCACATGAAGAGCCAGCACATGAAGAACCAGCACATGAAGAACCAGCACATGAAGAGCCAGCACATGAAGAATCAGCACATGAAGAACCAGCACATGAAGAACCAGCACATGAAGAGCCAGCACATGAAGAGCCAGCACATGAAGAACCAGCACATGAAGAGTCAGCACATGAAGAGTCAGCACATGAAGAGTCAGCACATGAAGAGCCAGCACATGAAGAACCAGCACATGAAGAAGAGTCAGACAGTGATGACAGTGGTGACAGTGATGACAGTGGTGACAGTGGTGACAGTGGTGACAGTGATGATAGTGATGACAGTGATGACGCTGACAATAATGTTCACAGAGCTAAAGATGCTAAAACTAAATCCATGTTTGCCACATATTGTGGTATCAATACATTTTCGCATTCAAAGTATGATTTCAATATTACTTTCTATGAAGATGATCATGTACTTGTTAAAGATAAATTTAAAGAGGATAATTTTTATACATTGTATAAATTCCAACAGTTATCAGATTTTATAAATAATATCAAAGAAGATATAATAGTAAAAATTTCAGGTTATAACATATCTCTTAGTTCACGCGGAATGACCGAAGGAGTTGCACATTTTACTTACTGATTAAAATTATTACTATCTATCGTATTAGTGGTATTCCGAATATAGATAGATAAGAGAGAAATTGACTTTAAACAAAAATAATAAACAAAATCATTTTTATTTATTATTTTGATTTTTTATAGTTTATTTAAATTTTTTAATATATATATATATATATATATATTAAGCAACTTATGTCACGAATAAATAGAGTCCCGCTTACAAGGCATAAGCGAAGACCATTAGTAATGTTAACAAGACCTAACTCTAACTCTAACTCTAACTCTAACTCTAACTCAAACACAAATACCAATACAAATGATTACCCTGACACAGTTAATATAGAAGACATAGCAACGCAAGTGTCTTCAGATCCAAGTAAAAGTGTATGGATTATAAACAAAGATGTTACAATTGGTCCAACACAGTCTTTGGGTAGTGATAGAACTTATACTTATATAACCTCTTATAAATTTACGAACAATGGACAGTTTCTTAACGGTGGAATATTCATAACAAAAAATTCATTTATAAATAATGGCAATATTGACAATAATGATGCAGTCTTTATTAATACAGGAGATTTAGTTTTTAATTATAATCCTCAAGCTGTTTTTAATAAAGGAGGAATTATTATCAATAATGGCGGAACGTATAGTGGAAGGGGTAAGGTTATCGGTAATCCTGTTCAAACTATAAATTAAATGATTTTTATTATATTTCGATATTTCGAATAAATAAAAATCATTATTTGATTTTTCTTTATCTCTCTACATTTATTTTCTGACAGTACGCATCTGTAACTAACAGTTTGACTGGGTCAAATTTAAACTTTATAATAAATTGTAGAATCCCAGATGAGAGAGAAATTGATTAAATATAGACAATAAATAAGGAATAATGATTTTTTATTTATTATTTATAATTGAATAAACTATTATCATTTCAGTTTCAGTCATTTTCTGTAAATAAGTATTCATCTTCACTCGCGTGATTCGCATTTTCACCGTCATTGATGTCATTGATGATATACTCTAAATTTTTGGATGTATTTGAATTTGTATTCATATTTACACTTTTTCCGCCAATCATTTTTTGCACCTTATTTGAAATATAATGTAGCGGAACTTTTACAGTATCATAAACGTTATTTACAAAGTCAATGTGTTCACCCATTTTATCACAGTTTTTTATAATGGTAGTATCCATTTTTTGTAATATGGTGTCGAGTTTTTCTTCTATTATCTCGACCTTATTCTTTAAATTTGCAAGTTCAATTCGAATACAACTCGAACTACAATGACACGAACTGTATTCGTTTTGAATACTTACATTTGCATTTAGGTTTGTATTTCGAGTGAAACTCGCTAAAAATTCATTTTCTTCATTGCAAATATGATGATCCATTCTATGATTAAATATGTGCTTAAATATATGTATAAAGATATTAAAAATTTAGCATTTATACATTTAAGGAAAGCAATTCAATATTATTAAAGATGAATAAAAATTATGTAAACTGCATTGGTGGCGGTTTCAAAGAAACAACGAGAGAGGTTGGATATGTCATAAAAAATGAACAATGGTGGGCGGATTATGCCGATAAGTTGGAGTGGAATCAAAAAAGCGATGGATTTTGGTGTCAAATATATAAAAAAGAATATAAGCTAATTTGATTTTATTTAGATAATAGATGATAGATGATTATTATAAAAAATTGATTTTTTATAAACCCAAATAAAAAACCAATAACAAGCGCAGAGCATTCAATACACTCGTATGTTGATGTCAACATTTAAAGGTATGATTCGATCGTTTGGAAACCGTCTCTCATCGATACATAAAGCTCGAAACAACGATCTCATCATGGGTCGTTGGAAACCAGAATATGACAATATGGTACAGTCAAGAAAAGTGTACTGGGCAAACATGGATCATTGTGGTTGTTGTGATACAAAGTTTGTAAATGAAAAAATAAAAACGAATATAATAAATGGAAAGAAAATAGAAGATTCCGATGAATACATTTTACCTTATGTTATCATGATGTAATTAGTAAATATACCTTTCATTTTTTTTTAATGTGTTAAATAAAGAACCAGTTTCAATACAAGAAAACTTACAACAAGTGAAAATAAAAATGAGACAGCTCCTCCATTTCCGGCACCCACTTCATTATAAAAAGGTTGTAAATTATCAAAAATATTCATTTTATAGATGAAAACATCCAGCGCATAACCAATGATGTACGCTATAACAAAAAAGGTAAAATATACCATAAATACACTAAAAAAATATGTTAATGATTTTGTGTCTGGTAAATATGTGTTGAAAATAATTTTATACAACATGATTACTATGACCGTTGCAATTGCTACAGTTAGTCCGGCATAAATTCCAGCGCCAACAATTGTTTTTTTTTTGAAATAGGGTAAAAGCGATTTAAATGTCTTTATTCTCGAATGTTTTGACAAGTCATTTAAAACATTGTCAGAAACATATGCGACACAAAAATTAATAATAACAAATAATATTGCGATTTGAATATTATTTTTCATTTGTTAATTATACATTAATATTTTATAAAAATTTTAAAAATAAATATATATTATAAATGGAAAATAACTTATTTATTATAGGAATAGCAGGTGCATCCGGAAGTGGTAAAACACATTTAACGAAAAAAATAAAGAACAAGGTTGAAGAATTATTTTCCATAGGATGTATAGAAACTATTTCCTGTGATAATTACTACTATGAAAATGATGACATCGTTAATAAAGATATTCCGTCATCATTAGAATTATCTTTATTAGTAGAACATATTATCAAATTAAAAAATTGTGAGACAGTAGAAATACCAGAGTATAATTTTATTACACAAAAAAGAATATATAATAATGATAAAATAATTGATGGTTCAAAAATTAAAGTTTTAATTGTTGAAGGATTATTTGTATTCTATGACGAAAATATTAGAAACTTATTGAATCTTAAACTTTTTACTTATTTAGATGAAGATATTACACTGGCAAGAAGGATATATCGTGATACTTGTGAAAGAAATAAAACTTTTAATAGTATAATTGATAAATATCAATCGTTTGTGAAACCTGCTTTTGTAAATACTATTAAACCTTCGATTATACACGCAGATATAATTATTTCAACATTTGACACTACTAAAGATGCAGTATATTTGGATGTTATAATACAGTACATTAGATGTAAATTAAAAACTCTTTAAATTATTATTTCTAAATGAATCACTATATTCATTTTTTCTGAAACATCATACATATTTTCTGTATTTATCATTGGAATTCCGCATTTTTTTAATGTAATCGTTTGATGCGTTTTAAATTCCAATGTATTTACAGGAATATCAAATGATATTGACTCTGCAACCATAACGGTTAATTTTGTTTGATTAAATAAATTTTCGACACGCGTTCTTACATGAATATAAATGTTATTTATTTCATCAATATAAATGTGTTCTGGTAAATTTGGAATACATTTTACAACCAATTCTCTTTGTTTTTTTTTATCAACTCTATTCAAATCGTAATACAGTTCAGTATGCCATAATGGAACATAATATATTTGTTTTTCATGTTCTATAATTTGAATATTGTTATCACTGAAAAGTTCAGAAATTGTGGGTTGAATAATGATAATATCATTTTCCTGTAATTTTTTTTTTATGAGTTCGTGTATCATTTTTAACCGTTCTGCACCAATTTCTAATATACTTGAATATTTTACAATTAAATGATGTATAAACATCAGTGATTCGCAGTCCATATGATCAAAAACTGCAGATGTCAATGTCGCACACTTGTTCATAAGTATTTGTATGACAATATTGAGACCAACAATTTGTGTATTTGAAAATTTATTCATAAGAGAAGTAACAAATTTTGAAAATAGTTTAGAATAACACTCATTTTCATTATCAAACTCGTTATTAACATTATCTTTTTTATTGTTACTATTTGTTTCACTCGAATTATATACACCATGCAAGTATAAATATGCTTCATTTATTTCTTTGAATTTTGCTGTTGATTCGTTAGAATTAAAATGTTTATCAGGGTGATGTTTCAAAGCAGCAATCCTATATTTTTTTTTTAAATCATTCACTGTATAATTTTTACCAGGAATCAAACCCAATACGGTTTGGTATTTTTTTATTTTTATGGTTTCATCGTTATTTCGCATCCGTGATTTCATATTTATGAATATTTGTTATTAAGTTATATATATAATTTTCTAAGTGGTAAATCGGTCTATAATTATTATTATAATATTGAAATGAAGTATATGTATGAATAAAAATGTTTGATAAATTCATCATATTTAAATATTTGTGTTTTATTAAACTATTTATAATGAACCATATGCACTCTCCTAAATCATAATTATAAATTAAAATTTCATATAGCGTTTCCCTTATTAACAAGAATGACATTTTATTTGGATCTTTTATTTGTTGAATTAAACTATTGCATATTTTCTCATGAGAATTTGCATTCATTACATTAAATTGTGGAAAAATTGCATTGTAGATTTCATTTTTATTTTTACTACTTTTTTCGGAAACTGAATTGTCTGAACTATGCTGCTGCGGTAAATAGATTGAATTATTTTTTAGTTTTAGCTGTTCATATTCATTATTTTTTGTAATGCATTTGTTATAAATTGTTCTACATGGTTTAGCGACATGTATTATTTTACAATTATTTATTATGTTATCTGGAATAAATCCTATGTGTTCTGTTACAATAATGTAATTGAAACGTATAGAATTTGTACATTGCATATAACTATAAAAATTATCAAGGAGTTCACTATTTATTTTATGAAAGTTGGTGCAAACAATGATTCCAGTTTTATTGTGAGACAATGAGGAAGAAATAACATCTGTAATTTGGGTATATATTTCATTCCAAAGTAACTTTGCATTGCAGCCGAGTAAAGACATGTCAACTTCAAAATGAATATCGCTCATTTTTATAATGTATTCTTCTTTTTCATAATTTATAGTTAATTTTTTTTCATATTTCAGTTCACTTCCACTATACCTTCGTATACATGACAACACTTGTGTATATTTACCAACTCCACTCGCTCCATAAAATATTAAATTTTTAAAGTTATGAATTGATTCTGGAAATTTTGAATAGAGTGCATCCAGTTTAGGATGCATCGATTGTTTTTTATATTTTTGTATGTAGTCATCAAAATGATGTAAATATTGCATTTATTTATTTTTAATATTTTTTAACTAATATAGTTTTAACAATATGTTTAATATTATTTTTATTCATATTTTTATACTTATATACATTTAAATAAAAAATATATTTTTATTTTATTTATATTATAAAAATTATAAAAATAAAAAAAATGAATAATTTAATTTCAAATATGGTACGAAATATTGAATTCGATTCGCCGAAACATATTGACCTTATTTTGAGTGGAGGAGCATTCAATGCAATTTATTTGGTTGGTTGTTTATATTTTATAAAAGAAATGGAATATCAAAATAAAATCATTATTCAAAGAGTATCCACATGCAGTGCAAGTTCTTTTGTTGCTCTTTTTTACTTCACAAATTGTTTAGAATTTTTTGAAACAAAAATATACAATACGATTGTAGAAAATTTTAAAAGAAATAAAAAGTATCTTTTTTCAGACGAAGATGTAAAGAGTATGTTTGATGTAATAGAGAACCACTTATATGATGTCATTGGTCTTACAGAATATGAAATTTTAAAAAAAGTTAACTATAAACTGTATATTAGTTATTTCGACATAAAAAAATGTAAACGGGTAGTAAAAAAAAAATATAAATCATTGCATGATATTTTCGAAACCATAACAAAATCTTCACATATCCCATTTGTTACAATGAATACTATATTATATAAAAATAAATACATGGACGGATGGCAACCTCATATATTTACAAACGCTATAAATAATGTAAATGATAAAGAAAGTGGAAATATTTCAAATTGTAAAACAATTGAAAAAATGCAATTATTTATTGATTTACTCGGTAAAGATAAAATAAAAGACTGCATTGTTTTAAAAAATACTAAATCTGTTAAAGAAAAAATTATGAATGGAATACTTGATACGTATTCTTTTTTTTATCAAAATGGAAAATGTGAAACATCCATGTGTGGTTACATAACTATTTATAATTTTTCTTCCTATATCAAATATTATTCCCTTTATATTTTTTCATATGTACTTTGTTTGCTTTTATATTTATATGTATTTTTTTTGAAAGTTCCCTTATATAATGCAATGAATTTTCATTTTTTTAAAATAATGTTAGACTTTTTTATAAATATATATTATAGTTGCATTGAATATATTTGTTTTTAACATGGTTTATGAATACATGTATTGATTATGAAACGAAAATGATTCATGAATAAAAATTTAAAAAATTTAATTTATAAATATATATAAAAAATATATAAAATGATTTATATAAAATAAAGTATCATTTTACATTTTATTTTATTATAATTATTAATTATGAATTTGGTATTTAGACCATCTACAAACAATGATGATTCAGATGAAGATAATGCATTGTCAATTTTTCATTCAAAATCATTAATAAATTATGATTGTTTATATTTTAGTGAACCCGTTCAAAATACGCTGATGAATGATAGTTATTTTATTCGGATCATATATTCTGATAATGATGTATCATTGTTTGGATTGATGATTCCATTGTATTTTAGTGATATTAAAATTTTGAAATCATTTCACAAAAGTATAATCATGTACGATTTACGAAGTCATAGAGATATGATTACAAAAATTTCTGGTATTGAAAATTCATTACTTGAACGATACAATTACTTTTTAAAACTTTATAAAAATCGTGAAAAGTTGCCTGTTTATAATCTAACAAATCAACTAAATTCATGTAATATTAAATTATTTGATGATATTGATAAAAATTTAGATGAGTGTAACCTTGTATTAAAAATATCTGGAGTATGGGAAAATGAAAATGAAATTGGAATTACGTTTAAATTTATATTGTTGTGTTGAGTTTTTTTTAACAAATATAAAATTTAGTAAGAATAACTTGAACAATTCCAAGCGCGCACAAATTGAGTAGTGTTAGTATAATATTAAAATACATCATTCCAATTCCGGTGATTTTGTCTCGGTCTGACATGTTACATGCTCCTTGGCCGCCAAAACATTTCATATTTAAAAACAGATAATAAAATGTAATAAAGATTTGCATTAGCGTAAGCGATGTTGATATTGTAGTAAAAGTGTCATATTCACTTGATGTTACATTTTGTGCGCTTGTAGTGATGGTTTGATACATTAGAACTGCAACAACGCCACATATAAGTAGTAGTTGTATTAAACTGGGTAACACTGCTCCGCTAAAGAATGAAGCGCCTGAACCAGTGCTATAATAAAATTTTAGAACCATCAACATTGCACCAAAAAGAGATAATCCAACCAATCCTAATCCGACAAGTGATGCAATATTTGTATTTAATCCGTATTTGATTAGTATTCCTACAGCAGATATTGCTGCGCATACTTTTAGTGTGTATGATATATTTGAACTTACAGAGTTAGTATTCATTAAATTATATACAATTAAATGTCGAATGAATGATTTTTTAATAAAATGGTTATGTTTGTAATATTATTTGTCTATTATATATTGTAAACAAATAATAAATTTAAAATATTTTTTATTTATTCATTTAAAGGTAATTGTGCTAAATTTAGAATGAATTAAATAATTAAAAATAGTGAAATTAAAATCTAATATAAATTCATTATATTGTTTGAATAAATTACACATATGTCATCTTATAGCAATCTTTATAAATATGTTGAATGTTGCGATGGTTGTGGATCTGAGGGTGCGATGGGATCAACGGGATCAACGGGATCAACGGGATCAACGGGACCAACGGGACCAACAGGTGCAACAGGTCCAACAGGTGCAACAGGTCCAACTGGACCTCAAGGTACTCCTGGTCAATCTTCATCATTTTACAATTATAGAACAGAAATTTCTAAGCAAACACCACCCCCGTCTACCGGTAGAGTAGTATGGAATAACATCACTACGACAAACGCAACGAAAATATATATTTCTGTTTTTGATAATGGTGGAAATGATTTAGAAGTTCTCTTGAGTAATCTTGGAGTAGGTGATTCACTCATCATACAAGACCAAAGTAACTCATCAAATAAGCAAGAATGGGATATAATATCTCCTCCACCTGTTGTTACAACTGGAGTAATGGTAGAATACAATGTATTATTAGCATCTGGATCTTTTGATTTTAATACTTTACCAAATAATCATCCAATATTAGTAATCGCTTATGCTGTTGGTCCACAAGGCGCAACAGGTGCAACGGGTGACACTGGACCGACGGGCGCAACAGGCGACACTGGACCAACGGGCGCAACGGGTGACACTGGACCGACGGGTGCAACAGGTGACATTGGACCGACAGGTGCAACGGGTGACATTGGACCGACAGGTGCAACGGGTGACATTGGACCGACGGGCGCAACGGGTGACACTGGACCAACAGGTCCAACAGGTATACAAGGTCCTACTGGATCCGGTGGTATTATTTCAAATTATGGATCATTTTATAGTACAGTGACAACCGATCCAATTCCAGCATCTCCGCTAACCGGAAATGGTATTGTTTTAACAAATACTGTATTTGCAAATAATATTAGTATTTCTGGTAGTCGAATTATATTTGCAGAAATCGGTGTTTATGATATTCAATTTTCAGCACAGTTGGAACATGTATCAGGAACAAAAACAACAATTAATATTTGGTTTCGTCAAAATGGAATTGATATTCCAAATTCAGATACAAAGGTGGATATTGCAAATAACGAGTTTCTTGTTGCGGCATGGGATTTTATGGTGCAAATTACAGCACCAAATCAATATGTTGAACTTATTTGGCTAGCAAGTAATGGTAACACTCGTTCGCGATATATACCTGAACCCATACCTCCAAATAATCCAGCAGTCCCATCGATTATTGTTACTGTTACACAAAGTGCATATACACAACTTGGACCAACGGGTGACACAGGACCAACAGGCGCAACCGGACCAACAGGTGCAACAGGTGCAACAGGCGAAACCGGACCAACAGGTGCAACGGGAGCAACTGGACCAACTGGGACAATTAGTCCTTCCGGAACATTCACCGGAGATTACTTGTACTGGAATGCAGGCGCAAGTCCGGCGGCATGGACTGTTGGGAGTACAAATATAACATTAGGTCGAAATGCGGGTCAAACAGGAACGGGTCAAGGTCTAAATGCAATTGCGATAGGGGAGGAAGCCGGACAAACCGGACAAGGTCAAAATGCGATCGCAATCGGATATCGCGCAGGCAACACTGGTCAACGTGCAAATTCTATTGTAATTAATGCTTCTGGATCGGCACTGAATACAGGAACAACTGGTACATGTTTTGTCGATCCAATTCGCAATCCTAATACGAGTTATGATAATTTTTTGAATTATGATGCAAATACAAAAGAGGTAGTTTATAATTATTTTATGTTACCGGTTGGAACAACAGCCCAGCGTCCAGCGGGAGTTACAGGTATGATGCGTTACAATACTTCAAGCGGGTTTCCTGAATTTTATAATGGAGCAAGTTGGTTTAGTTATCAAATTTATCCAACTCTTACATTGCTGAATCCCAGTGGATCAAGCACTAACTATACTATAACTGGAAGTTCATTTAGTATAACGCCATCATTTACAAGTACGTCACCATACTATTATACAATTCTGGTTACTGGACCAGTTGCGCTAACCTTTACACTGAATGGTGCTGGAGGTGGAGGCGGTGGACAAGTTCCTGCATCTACTGGTGGTAACGGAGGTCGAACTGTAGGAACATTTTATTTACTACCAAATAACGCTTATTATTTGGTTATAGGTCAAGGTGGACTTTCACGTATTGCTAACGCAGGCCCGTCAACCGGTCCATCGACATCGGGAATTGGAGGTGGTGGATTGGCGGGCACACATGGGTACGGTGGTGAAGGTGGTGGTCTAACAGGTTTATTTTTAAATTCTATAACATTAGGTTATGAAACAGGATCTGGATCATATCCACCACCTGTTGTACCAACTCAATTTCCGGGTATAAATACGACAATAAACGCAGGTTCGGGATCTGGACCTCTTTTAATAGCTGGTGGCGGAGGTGGCGGATCATACGATGATGCTGTAACACCTGGTGGTGCTGGTGGCGGCGGTTTATTAGGACAAAATAATGGTATAATCGGCACAACAAGACTACCGGAAGTTGGCGGAGGAGGTGGAACGTTGACTGCAGGTGGTGCTGGTTCTCCTGGAACTGTTGGTGGTCCTACTCAATCAGGCGCCGCTCTTGTTGGTGGAAGCCCAGCTGCCTCAGGTGATGGAGGAGGTGCGGGAGCAGGAGGTGGTGGTTATTTTGGAGGTGGAGGAGGTAACGGAAATGGCGGTTCTGGTGGAGGTGGCGGTTCTGGATTTTATTCTGGAGTTCCGGGTTCATCTACAACTGCATTAGTAACATTTGTAGGATCAGTTACTGGAAATGCTGGCGCAGGTTCTGCTGGAGGAACAAATGCAAGTCCTGGTACAAATGGTTCAGCTACTATTACATTTTTCAGTTTTTAACAAGATTTTAAATGTTGTTTATTGTTTATTATGAAAAGAAATAACAAATTGTTGAATTGATATAGAAAAATAATATATATATAATGTAGATTTACGACCCCAACTTATTATTATTTATTTAATTATAAAAATGTCAGAACCATCGCCCAATGAGCTAATAGTTCCTCTTTCGCTAGTAAAAAAAGTAAGAAAAGTTATAATAAAAAAACCAAAAGTAGAAACAGTTGAAAATATAAAAATAGAAGATCCTCACCTTGTAAAAGAATGCATAACAAAAACTAAAAAAACCAAAACAAAATCGAAATTAGATAAACCCAAACCGAGCGAAATTTCATTTCATAATTATAAAATTCTTGAACATGAAAAATTCACAGATTACAAAGTTGCAGAATTAAAAGAAATGTGCGCAATCATTCAGAGAGAATTTGATTATAAGAAAATAAAATTGTCTGGAACAAAAGGTGAATTAAGACAAAACGTATATCAATTTTATAACCACTCGTTTCATTGTATAAAAATTCAACTAAAATTCAATCGTTTTTTGCGTCGAAAATTAAACAAACTACGAGGTCCTGCTTTACATAATAGAGAGACTTGCATTAATGAAACTGATTTTTACTCTCTTGACCCGATACGAGATATTCCAAACCATCAATTTTTTAGTTATGAAGAATGTTTTGAAACTGATTCCAATGGTGGTATAAAATTAAAGCCGAAACCATCCTATTATGGTTTTGACATCGCATCCATTTATAATTTAATACTCAGCGACAATGGTGTCGAAAATGAATATGCACTAAGTCGAAGACTCGTTTTCAATGAATCAAATAATCCGTATAACAGAAACAAAATTCCACATCATATTATTCGTGACATTTTAAAAATAATTAAACTGGATCGAATTTTAAGTAGGAAGCGTGGTATTACAAAAAATAAAAAAATGACTCGAAATCAGATGATGAATAATAATATATTATTTGATAATAACAATAATAATAATAGCCATGAATACGACAATAACAATTATGCTGAAGAAGGTAACAATGGTGCAAATGTAAACATGGGTATGAATATATCGCTGCCACAAGATGTTCTTACGCCACAACAAAGATTTCGTCAGCACGTATTGGGACTTTTTCAAATTATAAATGCGCTTGGTCATTATTCAGATCCTGACTGGTTTACCTCGCTTACATACAATCAGCATGTTACTTTTTTGAGAGAGCTTATTGATATTTGGAATTATAGAGCAGAACTTTCTCCACAAATGCGAAGAACCATTTATCCGCCTTACGGCGACCCATTTCCTCATTATGTTTTGGGTTGGGCGACGCATCAATTTTATATTTACTTGTCTCATGAAAATATTATAAATATTAACTTGACTGTAATTGAACGGTTTATTAATTCGGCAGTGGAAGAATCAGATCGGTGCCTGGGTTCAAATTTTATTTTGTGTGCTTTAACGCTTGTTAGCATTCCAGCTCGTGAAGCATTACCATGGTTATATCAATCTGTTATGCATGCATAGGATTAAAAAATTTTATATAGAGAGATGGGATTTTAGGATTTTTTATAAATAAAATATATTTTGTATATTATATATTTTATTTTATTTATTCTCTCTATTTTCTATTCTATTTCTTCTTTTAAAAATAAAAATAAAAATAAAACATAAATACAATCAATGACTTCAAATAACACATCTTTGCCCACCGGATCCGGATCAACATCTGGATTGACATTATTTGATAAACAAATTCAAAAATGGGTGGAATTAGATAATAAGATTAAAAAAATAAATGCGGAGCTAAAGTCATCGAGAGAATTGAAAAATGATTTGGAGACGTCCATTATGGAAACTGTAAATAGTAAAAAAATATTAAACACTTCTTTCTCTTTACCAGATGGAAGGTTGCGTTTTGTCGAGACAAAAACTACAAATCCAATCTCTCTCAATTTTGTTGAACAGTGTCTGAATGACTTGATACCCAATAAATCTCAGGTTCAACATATTTTAAAATACATAAAAGAAAAAAGAGAGATTAAAATAAATCCAGAAATAAAAAGGTATTATAACAGTTAGATTAAGTTAATTTTCAAATGTTAATTTGTTAATATAAACAACAACACAGTATAGTATAAAATCCGATACAACAACAATCCTCTTTTTCTTGATTTTTTCGCATTTCCATTTCTCGATTGTAATGTTCCATGGGTGTCATATAATGAACATTATAAGGAATATCGGGATAAACATACATTGGATGCGGTTGTTGAACGTACATGTGACTTGGATAATTTGGAGGTAATTGGTGTGTGTTTGTGGTAAAATCATCTAAAGGTGGAGCGGTTGCAACATTTAGATTTTGTTGAACGTGCGGGTTATAATATTGTATATTGTGTTGCATTCGTTATTATTAAATTAAGTATAATTAAATTAAATATAATTAAATAATATTCATTCATGATTTATTTTTAAATAAAATTAAATATAGATTATAGATTTCAAATAATCAAATCAAATAATAAAATATTAAATAAATATAGTTAATATATTATTATTACAAAATATAGTTCACATTCATTATATGCCAACTTCATTTAACGCAGCAAAGGATTTAGTATATACGATTAGCGGGAATACCATTTCAAGTGGTGGATATAGAATAGGTAAAATTTTGAATGGAAAATCCAAAAAAAAAGGAAAACAAGAAGGAGGTGGTAATAATCTAAATATTTATAATGAGGATTCTGGTATTCCGGTTGGATTGCTTTTGCTACAACGTCTTCATCTCGAACATGAACATCGAGATAATGACAATAAAGACAAAAATAAAGATGCGAATGATTTTGATACAACAAAAATAGATACAAATAAAAAACTTGTGTATGCCAGCATTATGGAAAATAATGACGATGAGGAGGGTGATAACAAAATTGAAAATATTGAACTTGTAATTATGCCGTCTTCAATTGGCGGGTTAACACATACAAATTGTTACTCAGAAAACCCGATTGAAATTTTTTCCAATGAAATTGATGATGAATTGTATGACTCTCTTATAAAAAGTGTATCCGAGTCAGGACATCAACCAAATGCAGTTACCATGGTAGAGATGGCTCCACTTTTGCGAAAAACAAGCACAACTAAAAAACAACACTTTGGTAAACATAAAGACGTTGAAAAGGTATTTCAAAAAAGAAGGACAAGAAGTAAACGACGAAGTGACTAAAAGTGAAAGCGACGATGACACTTTAAATAATAGACCAACTTGAACGACTGAATGGTGAAAGCATTATTTCAGGAATTCGTTTTTTCCAATACTCCACTCGTTTTTGATGTTCAATGTCTCTCATGCTTTGAGGGAATATTGGCGCGCTCTGCATTCTATCGGTTTCAGCGGCAGTGATGAGCGGTTTATAACCGTAGCAGTTTACGCCAAATTGAATATTTTTATTGTCGATGAATCCCCCATTTATGCCCGGTCGACCACAGTCGTGTTCATGACCCTTTATTTTTTGAAGTTTATCCCATGTTTCTTTTTGTGTTGGAAATAACGCCATTTGTTTATCAGACCAGCCATAATTGCACCATTCGCCACCAGATTTATATGCATTTTCAATTTGATCATAATTTGCAAGGTCGGCGCCGTATGCTGCACATACTGCTTTTGCGTCATCATACGTGTATGTATTATCAGGAATGTTAAACACTTCTTTTTTAATTTTAAGTTCTTGGACCGGTTCATCTTCGGGTACGTCCATTGTAATTTCAAGCTTTGGATTTTCTGTAAAAAAATTGATGAAACGAGTTGTCAAATTAACATTGAAAAAATATTGAAATCCGTTTAATAGAATTAAAACAATAAAAATAGACCATAACATGACTTCAAAAAACTTGAGTGTAACGCTTGTGGTTGAGCCAGCTGCAGCGCCTTGACCTTGTGAACTTCCGCTGCCTCCGCCTAAAATTGCGAAAAGGATTCCATAAATGATAATAATAACAACAAGGGTAATAAGTAAGTATATTTTTGTATCGGCTCGTAATTCACTATCTTGGCTCCCTTTTCCATTTTTTGTTACGATCTCTCTTAAATACACAGTAGGATCAACATTCATACCGCTAATAGAATTATAATTTAAATCCATGATGTTTTTTATAAATGATTTGAATTAAGTGATTGAAATATATATTATATGAATAGAATATTTACAAATAAAATTAAAATATTAAATAAAAGGAATAAATAATATTAAATTAATTATAATATAATATTATTTATTATTTTTCCTCTCTATCTCTTAAAAAAAAGAATCATGAAACTAAACTACTTATTAACCTGTTGTTTATTTTTTTTTCTGTAAAATAGACAGTATGGTGTGTTTCCAACGATTTCACTTTTGGGAATGGACACTTCCTTAACATTCGTATCATTGAAATTATACCATTTTGAATTTGCTGTTTTCACGGTGGATGTATAATGTCCAAAATTTTCATCTCCATGATGGTTACAAATACCGTACAAGTCATAGACATAACTTTCTTTATTGTATCCTTCTACATACTTTGAAAAATCGACATTTTCAACTGGAATTTTGATTGCTGTCTGATTTTTTACAAATGAAAATGTGGTTTCATTGAATTCAAACCGTTTAATATCTAAAATCATGACGTCCGGTAAACTCCAATACACCAACCGTTTATGAACATTTTGTTTCACTCCTAAACTTTCATTAAACCAAGCATTATCTCCATCTAAAATTTCACTCTCACAATTCAAATCAAAACATTCCATTAATGTTGTGCATTCATTATCACCTGAATTTGTCGATGCACGATCATCGTTTTTTCGAGCAGGAATTGGTAAACTGATAATCATATATGGTTCTGGTCGTATACTAAGATAATCATATTGGTTTTTAGGATGTTCCGGTAAAAGTGTTGAAACCTGAATGCCATAAAACATTTTAAATATTTCAGAGTAACTTGCTGTGTATGTTTTTTTTATCATTTCAAAACACAACTTTGCCATTTTGTCTTTTTTATTTTTTGGACGACCGTCAATCGTCATTGAAACTTTCCGTTTTAGAGCATTGTGAAAAATATCAAATAAAAATGTTAGAAACTCAGGCATGTCGTTTTGTGACATCGAAGCAAACATACTATTATTTTTTTTTTTAGATATACTTCGAATATCATGAATAAATCCGCCTGGAGAAATGGTGCAATTTTCACTCCACATCATTAAACGTAACTCATCCCATGAAATCAGTAACTTTGAATCTGGACAATCGTTCAGTTTTTTTTTGTATTCGCCACCATCAAGTAACTCATTCAACTCATACGTGTGAGATATAATTTGAAGCAAGGCGTTAATGAAACACGTGTTTCCCAAATTTGCGAGTCCAGTCAATCCCTTATTTTTATATTTTTCATAAATCTTATTACACGCGTGTATAGACTCGCGATCCATTGTTGTAAATATTAAATATATTATATAATGATCTATTCTTTAATACGTTTCGAAAAATTATATCAATAAATCGATCAATTTACTGTTACCGTTTTGAAAAACTGCGACTTCTTCGAGTTCTTTGGTTACGACTTCTTCGAGTTCTTCGGCTGCGACTTCTTCGACTTCTTTTTCTTTTCTTTTCTATTACACCGCCAGGATCATCTTCTTTTTGATCCCATTCTTCTTCTTCGACTTGGTCGATGATATCGCTAAGTGTTTTTTTTTTATGTGCTTCTTTCATAAATTTGGTTTGTACTTTTTCAAATCCAGTGTATTCTTTTGGGGAACGAATTCCCAGTTTTATTCTTTTTTGTTTGGCGAATTCGTCATCATCGTCTTCTTCATACGGATAAATGGTTCCAGTTTCACCTTTTTTTTCCCATTCGTTCCATGCTGCAGTTCTTGGTGTTACTTTTTTTATTTCTTCTCCGGTGGTTTTCACTTTTGGTGTAGTAAATTTGATAGTAGAAGGAACTACATCCGTTAATTCCATTTCATAGGACGGCCTTCTAGGAGGACCAATATTATATTTTTTTAGAATGGATTTTTTTTTTATAGGAACCCGTTTTGGACTTCCAATATTATATTTCTTAAAAGTGGTGTTTGGCATTATTTTATACTATGTTTATATTATTATTTTTTATTTTTCGAAATAATAATTTAATATTATATTACATTATTACATAAAAAATAAACATTATTCATATACATATATATACATAAATTATAGATAAAAATATGAACACTGATGTTTCAAATCATTCAAACTCGAATTTAAATTCTTCTGAAGAGGTGTATTTAAGTCTCGTGCAATCATATATTAATGCAACGAGAGAAATATTAAATGGGTATATGACGTTTGAAACTGGAATAACAAGATCGATTAATAGTCAAATATTTAGAAATTTTACAAGAAATTCTTTTTCTCAACCGTTAAGCAGGGGTGAGAGAACGACGGTTACACCACAACCCCCTGAGTCTGTGCAAACAGAGCCCGAGTCTGAGCCGATTCTTGAAACACCAGTAAATTTAATTCGAAGAGAAACACAACTTCCAAATACGCCAATTCGACCGACGCTTCATTTTCGTTCGACACTGCCATCAAGTTCAACATCGATGTCGCCGTTTCAAATACCCACACCCGTGCGTTTAACAAATCGATTGGAAACGCCTCAAGAAAGAGAGTCTCGAGAACCTTACACGAGACGGTTCGGTTTACCAGAACCAGAATCACAATCACAACCAGAATCACAACCACAACCACAAACACAACCAGAATCACAACCAGAATCACAACCACAAACACAACCAGAATCACAACAAGAATCAACCATCGTATCATCATCACTACCGACACCGCCATTTTCTTCAACATTTGTTAGATACAGGCTTCCTGTTGCAATTGGTCCGCCAAGAAGAGCAGCATCAACAAATACAAGTGCAAGTGTTTCTACTTTGACACGTGAAGTGCCAGTTCCAGCTATGTCACCGGAGAATTCGCCGCCACCACCTCCTTCATCTTGGAGGACTCAAACTTGGCAACAATTACGACAACAGCGACAGCAGCAGCAGCAGCAGTTGAACTCTTTGTCTCCCATACTACCCGTCGAACCAACACCTTTACCACCAGCTCCGGCTTTAGCGCCACTAACAACTGCAAGCCGTTTAATGTTGAATTTATTGGATACACCACGATTAAATGATACACTGGTTTATTATACTCAAATCATTGATAGAGAATTTACGCGTTCTCAAGAAAATACTCCCCTTAGTTATGATGCTATTCAGCAACAAACAAGAATTATTCCATACTGCACAATATCAGAACCGCTGAACGACATTTGTCCTATATCTCAAGTACCGTTTGAGTTAATTGATTCGGTAATGCAAATTAACAATTGTAAACACAATTTTAATCCGTACAGCTTACTTCGATGGTTTGATTCGCATTCAACATGTCCGATGTGTCGCCGACAAATTAATGTTAACGTGAACTACGATTACCGTAATGATGATCGCGAAGACGATGAGCAAACGATACACATGTATAATAATGGTCGAGAAGAGGAACCATATCGTTCAAGTACAGACTCAAATCGACACGATAGACATCGTTATGATGATGATGACTCTGATGTAAGTTCAGTTGGCTAAAATGTAAAATGTATCCAGAATTGTTTTTTTAGATTGATTAAATAAAAAAATTTAAAAATTAAATAATATATTCATATAGTATAGTATAGCGTCTAAACAACGTAGTTGAAAAATTCATGAGTTATGAGTATAATCAAGTAAAATATGAAAATATAAATGATAATGATAATAGTAATCAAATAAACGATATAAATGAAAACAATAATAATATTGAAATGAGCAACATAGATCCTTGGCGTTTTCAAAACTTGTATACAGATACTAAATACGTTTATGCAGTTAAAACCGATGAAGTAATAACATGTGATCAATTATTTGCTCGACAAAACAGAATACCGACGCATCCGTCATCGATACCGGTTGTCGTAAAAGATATGAGTCGACCATATACATACCATACCATGAAATCTTATGGACAAGCACAAGATAATAACTATTATGTAAATTTCGATGATCATGTTAGCGGCGGCAGAAATAACGATAATAATTATAATCATAATAATAATAATAACAATAACAATCATAAAACATTTGAAAATGAATATCCATCATTTGATGACTCAGGATGCGCAAAAACATACTTGTGTAGTTTACTTGCATGCATTTCATGTTGTTTATTTCAAATGAAACCGATATAAACGAATTCCCCTTTACATTAAAATTTTGGATATTTTTTTTTATTAGAATATTTATTCGCTATAGTTATAGAAAAAATGATTTATGATTCACAAATCATTGACGTGGGATAACGAATACGTGACTTGGATGTGCTTTCTGACAAACGTATAATTTCATATACCGACAGTGGTAAACTATTAATCTTTACAAGTCCAACAAACAAATTATAAACATTGTGAAAATTGTGCTGTTATATCCATTTGTCTTGTTTGTCTTTATAAATTGGATAACTTTATTCGATCTACATTTTTTTGAAAAAGTCCTTGATGCTCTTATTTTTATTTGCAGCATTCGTTGCTTGGATTAGAAACTCATCAAACAATAGCTCCTTCACCACAGTTTCTCGCAATTTTGTTATTTTTGTTTGTAGCGCTTCCGGGTTATCACTTCCAATCTTATTTGTTTCAAACTCAATCCTATCATTGAGTGCTTCTTTTCGACGTTTGAAACCAGGTATGTCTTCCAACACAAGAGCAAACAACTGTTGAACAGGTTTCATGATTTGATTTGTAATGTAAAATGCATAGTTTGGTTTAATACCATTTTGTTTCATATAAACGGGGTGTTCTATCTTGTCTCCTTGTAGCGCTTTTTTGTCCGGGTTGTGTATATACACAAACGGCACGCGATCTCCGACACTCGGTTTATTTCCAGGATCGCGCTGACCCATTCGATCTGCCAGAACTTTATGTGCAATTTGCTGCGGATTTTTATAGTTTGAATTAAGTGATTTGGTTATAATGAGTTTTTCAAGTGGTATTTTCTCATCAATCAAATCCTGCAAATAATTTTTCAAGAATGAAATGGCGCGTTCTGTATTTTGCTCTTTCATTAGAATATCAATGATTCCGCCGTAAACATCTTTTACAACGGGCGCATTATCGCGGCGTTTTAGCACAATTCCCATACTCTTTCTGGTTCCCTTGTTGGCATTTGTCTCATAGTAAATACCAACATACCCCTTTTTCCGTAGCAAACAGAATGGCATAATTGACTTTTCATACACAAGCGAATGTGGCGCTTTCAAAAACGATGACGCGAGTTCACCCACTTGTTGCGCAAGTTCAATTGTGATTTCGAGCGCTTTTTTACCGCGAATCGGTGTTCCATCCTTATTTGACAAGTTAAATGTAAAGAATACAGAATCAGTATTGTGTACAATCATGTTTCCAATTCCAGCTGCAAAATGATGATTATCGGTAGTTAGATCATAAACGAGTTCATTCTCTTCAACAGGCAAATGTACTATTTTTTTAATAGAGTTGGCACATTTTCTTTGGTCACACTTTGTCATTGTCATTCTATAAATATCCATCTTATCTGAACGCGTATTCAACGACGTTTTCCATCCGATGCTCTGAGCCAAAAGACAAATACAAGCAGCGCTAATTTGATTTTTTTGATCAATATAGAGGAACCCATTGTCACCTTCTTCTATAAATCCATTTTTTTCAAACATTCCATTCCAAAAACTTTCTCGAATTTCTTGTGTATTATTTAGAATAATTGATGGTATCATTTTTTTTTCATGATGATTTTCAGCAAATGATAATCCCATGACTCGAGCTTGTTCAATCGATATTGTAGAGTCTTGTTGTTGTATCTCTTCAAGCTTCGGTAACATTGAATGTAACAATTTTGTTCCGATTTCCACACTTTTTGGAGAAATTTCTTTGCCGTTTTCTAGAATCAATGAATGATCATCGGTTACATCAACAATTCCCGTGTGTGTAACGATTCTCATCATTTTTTTGTGAGGGGCAAGAACATGTCGTATTACACGATAAAGACGAGTCCAACCTTTTTCTGACCATGTTTCGATACCGCACATCATTTCGCAAACCTCCTTGGTTTGTTTCCCATCTTCTTTGCAATATGTCCAGTGATTAGAAACAGCTCCATATTTTTCTGCAAGCGATTCTATCGTAGAAACATCGATAATACCATTAAACCGAATATATACCGGAGTGCGACCTGATACACTGTCCCCATATACGTGTTCTGCGCGCGTGTTCACGATACCATAACTCGTCTCACATTCGGTATTTCCATACGTTTCTTCGACTACACGCTTGGCATAAAGCAGCAGTTTTCTTCCAGTGGCCGTAGTTGACGCAGCAACATCAATCTCATAGAAGGAACTTGTTTTGGCACCACATTGTCCATATAGTGAATTTGCCGTCACTTTATAACCAAGTTGGCGTTTATCCAATACATTCTTCATGAAATCGTCGGTTTGTTTGGCGGCCAGCTTGCGCGTAGCGCTTCTTGCAGCCAACAACTCTTCTAAAATAGAGGGCATGATTGCCTTTTCGCCCATTCCGCCGTTTCCGTCATCCTTCATTAACGGTTGTGCAAATCGACACACCTTTTTTCCGCTGACCGTCTTAATTGCTTTGCCCCGTTCATTCTTTTTCCACACATATGTGTCATATTCTACATCCACATACTCGTATCCCGGCAAATTGTCGTAAATAAAGTCACCCTTTTCATTGCGCTCACCCGTTGATTTCACCATGATTCCATTCAAATCATACTCTTTCGTCCAAACTTTGCTGTCGTGTGACAAATTCTCGCTAATCATGGAAGAAGGGTAAAGCGATGAATAATCGACGCATGCCACCGGATTATCCAGATACAAGTTGCATTTTGGGGGGAGCACGATTGCGCCATCATAACTTTCATTGCCGAGTTTTCGTTCCAAAACGGGAATAAGTGTATTTTTTTCTCTGCATTTTTTGGCAATAAAACTCGTCAACTTAATACCTTGGCCACGAAAGACGAGAAAGCTGATGGGAACGCTGCAAATGTTTGCCATTTCTACGAATCCGGTAAGCACATCAATTTTTCGCATCAAGTGGTGCACCAGGTTACAATCTTGAATACAGTATTTCGCGATGACTGCACGCTCAGATGGACCTTCATTCGTCATTCGGAAAATATCTTGCGGAGAAACGTCGTCCTTTGCAAGACCCCATCGTACTTTTTTCTCCATATTTGGCATTTCTTTACCTTCGATTTCAAATGTTTTCTTTTCAATATCGAGACGAATAATCTTGAATTTTTCACCGCCCTTGTATAATTCTGTTGAATTGCTGGTTTCTTCAAAATTAATATAGCTTCCAACATCTAAACCCATAACATTTCCGGTTTGAATAATGGTTATATCACGTCCTGACTCGCTTGTGCTATGTTGAATGCTTTTTACGCCATCGCCAATAAAGTAACCAGATACATAATCCAGCTTATACGAGGTCATATTGTAGTCTCGGCGCAAATAGTTGTACATATCAATTTGCAACCGTCCAGGCATTTTAACGTAGTGCAAATTGTGTTCTCCACTTGCAATCACAATCGTGCTTTCTTCAATACAAAGTTTATTTGTTTTTTTATCATACTGGCCGCACATTTGATCCTTGTTTCTTGAAAGTTTTAAGAATTCTTCTCCACAATTATTTTCAAGCGCTCTATGAAACATGAAATTATAATCAAAACCGAAGATGTTGTATCCGATGATAATATCGGGATCCTCGCGCTGAATGAGCCTTGTCCATTCTAATAACATATCATACTCGGAATCACATACTTGTATTTCAGAATTATGGAGAGCGTCGCATGTATCAATTGTTAAACAGTGATTCAAGTATGGGCGCTCATGTCCCGCTTTTAAAAATGTTGAACCAATGAATGTTACCTTGTCGCCTTCCACTTCTGGAAATACACTTGAAAGTGCAGTATTCAGATGCGTTATTTTCATTTCGCGCGTCATACTTGTAGATTGTAGTAGTTTCAAAACTGTAATTTCGTTGTCAACCAGCTTTGATGGAAGTTGCGACGGTTCGTACTTCTTGGAAACAACTTCCTCAACAATATTCATGGTAATAGTACCATCATTATCGCAGTTATTATTGTCATCGTTGTCATCATTTTCGCCGTCATCATCGTTGTCTTCTTCATTATCATCATTTTTGCCAAAACATTCGGAATTTTTTTTTCCAATTTTTTCAAACATGGCTTCAATTGTATTTGCATTTGCATATTTGTTTCCACTTTCATCATTTAAATTTTTTATTTTTTCTGAAATAAATTTTTCAAACATTATTTTGAACTGTTTTTCACCAATGCTCCTTTTTGTAAATATTTTTTGGACATTACCATCAATGTAGTCGTTATCATACTGTGTGCCGAAAAATCCTGCACGAATCATCTTTTCAACAAGTTGGTTTGTGATAATACCGTCATCGTTTTGAATGCTTAAACACACATCAATGATATTTGTTGCAAGCTTCTTGTATGTTTTCACAGCAAGCGGAAAATCGCCATGACTGCTGCTTGCTTCAATATCAAAACTGCAAATTTTGTACGGTACAGGTGTTTCTTTTGTGGGTTGAGGATGAATGTCTTGCATTCCAATAACAAATTCATACATGCATGATGTTGTTTTTTGCGAATCGAGGATTTCGGTTGCGCTGGATTTTGAGAATTCAATCCATCCCGAAGGACTAATCTCATTCATGTGAAAGAATCGTAGAAGCGGCGGAATGTTGGACTCGTAGATTTTTAGCGATGTGCCATTATAACTGTAACCGTCCGGATTCAAATCAAATGTGTTTTCGGAAGAAACGTACCACAGATTTTTCACCCTGTTCATAATGGATATATTTTTAAAATAGAGGACAACAAAGTTATGTTGTTTCCCACCATCAAATCCGTAGAGTTTTTTTCTTTTGACGATTGCACACTTGTCTTTCAGGATAGCGTCTTCGCTCAAGCGAAGCTGTCTACTAATCGAAGTAACAAAATTCTTTTTCGTGTAATCGTTCCACGCATCAGGTACCAAAACGTAAAAGAATGGATTCATGTCCTCTACAAATAAGGCGCATGTTTCACCCAGTTCGTTGATTCCAAACATTTGAATCACCATTTTTTTATTTTGGTTTGGGTTATAAAACGCTTGTTTATCGTCATCCAATCCTGATGTTGACACTTCAACACTTTGATCATAAATACTGAAGTCAAACAGACGGAATGACAGTGAAGATGATTCAGTTGTTTTTTTTTTAATTATAATCTTTCGTTTACCTGCTTGACCTTTTAAAGCTGACTGCAGCATTTATTAATATATCTTATAAATAAATGCTTTTATATGAGATTGTCAAATGTATTCATTTCAAAATCAATTTTTATTTTATAAAAAAACGAAAAATGATGCTACTTTTTTATTTATTTATTATTTCTTTATTCGAATTGAATTTTTCTTTTTATTTTTATTTTTATTGATTTTTTTATTTTTTTTACTTGTATTTTTTCTTTTGTTTTTAGAATTACGCTTTCCTCTTCCTCCTGTGTCAACAAATCTCCCTTCTTCATTTTCACTATGATACGGGTCTTCTTCAGAATCTCTAATAGTACGACATCCATCAAATATAACTAATTTATTATCTTCAGGATAATCTGTATATATTTTTTGTAAAATTTCGTCACAGCTTTTTGTTTCATATGATGGTGGGATGATTTGAAAATCAGTATATTGCGACAGTTGACTTCGTTTTTGTTCCATTCGTCTTCTAATATTGTAGTCTACCTGTTGTTTTCTAAGATGGCTCAATAACATTAATTTTCCTTCCATTTTTTTATCTTTAGAAATTGAATATTCATTCATAAATTCTATAATTCCTCCCTCATTATCCTCAAAATAGTCGAATGCAAATTTATTATTTTTATTTTCCCATTCTATTATGCAGTCATAATAATGTTGCAATTCCATTACATCTATTCCTCTGCATAGACCATCGACATCCGTATGGCTAATTTTTTCATCACCGTAATTTAAAGAAATGCAAAATAACATACGCTGTCTTTGGAGATTTCTCCATTCTTGTTCAAAAATCGTTGATTCACTTTCAAAATGTTTTTTTAAAACATCAAAACTTGACTCTGGAACCTGTGACTCAACACCAATAATTCTTTTTTGAAATTCTGTTGTTTCTGTATATAAATGTTTCATAGGATTTGGGGTTAACATTTCCATCGAAATATCTTTAGGAGACACATCTTCTCTTGTTAACATGAAAACGCCTTCTTTTATAAAATATTTTTGTTTTGATGATCCAAAAAAAAATTGATCAGTAACGGTAGTTTTTAAATTTCCGTCATTACACCTTACTCGAATAGAATCTTTTTGATCTTTATCTGCATATTCAATTTTTTTGTCTCGAATGAATCTTGCAACATCCATAAATGATCTTATATTAGAATTTGGATTTTGTAATGTTTGCAGGATATTAGAAAAAAATATAGAAATCCCCAAATCTGATCCAATTACAGCATCATTCAGTTTAGATAATGTCATAACACACATACGAGGATCTTTTATTTCAAATTTTCTCCTACCACACATACTGTGTCCAGCAATAATAAATACACGAGTTATTTTTTTATTCAACAGTTTTTCTTCTCTATACATTATTTCAGTTTTTCGAATCAATCGAACCATTTGTAATCGAGTTGGATCAGGATTTGAATTTATATCACGTAAACATTTTATGATTTGTTTTAATACAGTATTTTGATACGGTTCTTCTTCTTCTCCCTGAGATTGTACATGTGGTATGGACCATACAGTTTCATTCGTTAAACTATTTACATAGTAAGAACGTCCATGAGGGTCCGCGTGATTCGTCCAAGGATGAATTCTACGATCTTGGTCTTCAAGGTTCCAAAACGTTTGTTTCGTTTTTAAATTTACGTAATAAGGACGTGATTGAGACTCTGATGTTGGTGTGACTAACATTAACCAAGGATTTTCATTATTGTATATAATACGTTCAAGAATTGATATTATACGTTCTAAAAATGCGATAAAGTTTTTTGCGGTTATTCTTTTCAACTCTGGATCTATTTGAATAAAATTATCAGCAAAACTGTAATGTTTTAGTATAGTGAAGGGATTATGGTCGTCGTATGGTGGAACCTGATATATAAATAACTCTCCATAATATTTCGGCCTTGGGGTAGGATTGACAGGATTGACTATAGATACCAAATAAACGGGAACATTTAAATTCAATACGAAATGAATCAAAATATTTTCTCCACAAAATATTGGTAGAGTAACAGTTTGTCTTTCCATTTAACTAAATAGATATTTTTTTATAATTATTTTATATTAGATATTAGATATTATATATTATATTATAACTGTAATATAATTTAAATTATTGTATATACTTTAAAAAGTTATTAAAATTAAAAAATATTATATATAATATCGCGTACTGTGTGTATTATTTTTTTAAAAAAATGGAGCATTTAAATTTGAATAAAATATTAGACCGAGAATGTATTGTTGAAAAAATAAAAAATATTTTACAAGAGATTGATAAAACAAAATGCAGTGACAATCAAATAAAAAAAGGATTTTATATTTATGGTAATCCGGGCTCCGGAAAGACGGAGTTTGTAACTTCACTGTTAAAAACATTGGGATACGATGCAATTATGTACGATGCAGGCGATATTCGAAACAAGTCAATTATTGAAACCATTGCCAAACACAACATGTCAAATCAGAATATCATGTCTATGTTTGAAAGGAAAGTGAAAAAGATAGTAATTGTCATGGATGAAGTGGATGGAATGAATAATGGCGACAAGGGAGGAATAACACACTTGATTCATCTTATTCGACCAAAAAAGACAAAAAAACAAAAAATGGAGGAATCGTCTGTGAATCCGATTATATGCATTGGAAACTATCATACGGATAAAAAGATAAAAGAGTTGATTAAAGTTTGTCACACGTTTGAATTAAAAACACCAACGGATCAACAAATGAATGAAATTATTCGAAAACTAATGCCAACATTTGACGAAGAGCTTATTAAAAATATAATTACATTTACACAAGGCGATTTAAGAAAGGTTGGCACAATTTATAATATCTATAAACAGGATGAATTTTCCGATTCTATTAACGGTATATTAAACATAAATATCATAAAAATGATATTTGAACCCAAAACATATAATGAAAACAATAAACAAATTACAAAGAAACTATTTGATTTTAATTATTCTTTTCATGAACACAATACATTATTAAATGAAACAGATCGAACTACAGTTGGATTGTTATGGCATGAAAACATAATTGACATGATATCAAAATATAAACATGAAGATTCCATATGTTTTTATAAAAAAGTACTCGATAACATATGTTTTGCAGATTATGTCGATAGAGTTACGTTTCAAAAACAAATATGGCAGTTCAATGAAATGAGTTCTTTAATAAAAACATTTTATAATAACAAGATTTACCATGAATTCGGACCATTCAATAAAAAATACAAGTGTAATTTATCTGATGTTCGTTTTACAAAAGTTCTCACAAAATATAGCACCGAATATAATAATTCATTATTTATACAAAATTTATGTCAACAGCTTGGAATGGATCAAAAAGACATGTTTACATTTTTTTTAAATCTTAAAATGAAGCACAACTATAATGAAGATCAAATATTCGAATTTTTACATACATATGACATTGTCAAACTTGACATCCTGAGAATTTATCGTTATTTAAATAAATATTTAGGAATTGAAAATAAAGATTTGGAATCATCTCTTGTTATAAAGCTGAATAATGACATTGATGATAACTGTAATAATGAAGAAAATGATGAATAATTAAAATAGTTTATTATATTTATATATACATATATATATAATATGGATGATCTTATAAATAGACACGATACAAAACGTCCTATCATTTATTTGGCTTCGTCATACGGATTTTCTGAGCAACAAAAAAATGTATTGTTACCGGAATTTGTTTCTCGTATGGAAAATATAGGGATTGAAGTATATGAACCTTTTAACCGCAATAAAAATATAAACACATCTAAATCATTTTGGCCTTGGAATGTCGCAAATTCTAATTTTAACGACATTCATAAAGCTGATGCAGTGTTTGCAATTGTAAATGGAGCACCCCCGGATGAAGGAGTTATGATAGAGATTGGATACGCATTTGCACTAAAGAAAAAAATATTTATTTTTCGTGATGACTTTCGCATAAGCAGTGACTCAAACATTTATCCACTTAACTTAATGATATTTGGAACTTTACCAAAAAGAAAATGGAAACAATATTATTATACATCAATAAATGAATTATCAAATGATAACAAAGCATTGATGAAATGGTTAAGAAGATGGAAGAGAGCATAAACATAATTTAATTTCACCAAGAGAAGCTACATAGTATTTGATAACAAGCGGTAAATCATTTTCCAAGTACATTTCTATTTGATTACATAAATTTGTACATTTAATAAAGTATCCAAGATTCTTTAGAGAAAATTCACCCTGAATAATTTTATTTGAATCTTGTTTATGAATAAATTTCATACTATCATCTGATTCAACGCGACGAACTTCTGCTGTTGCAAATTGACCAGAACAACGAAATATGAGTTCGTTGCCAACTGATTTAATTTCTATTTTTTCTGAGAGACAAGACAAATCGCGAATAATCTTTTGAAAATCGGATGATGGTAAGTTGATCACTGATGAGAATACAACATTTGGTTCGACCAACTCTTCTGGATCCGGTTCAATAAGTCGCAACTTTTGTGTTTTACATTGTTTAATATCTCCATTTTCAAATTTAAGTCCAAGATAAGATACGACACCATCATTGTAATCCTTGTTTTCAATATAAATGGTAAGTGTATCATCGTTATCAATTGAGTTAATCAACTTGAATAAATGAAACATGTTTACCCCGATAATAATTTTATCCTTTTTACACTCGTACATTTCAAAATTCTCTGCAAGAAGGTGCAAATGTGCCAACATGGTATGTGACTTATCCATGTTAATAATTCGTATTCCATCCTTTTGAAAAGTAATATTTGTTTCGAGGAGAATATCTTTTAGTGCTGTCATCAATGTTCGAAATGGTGCAATTTGAACGGTTTTAATTGTTAACACATTACCAGTCTCTGTCATAAAATCTATAATTTACTTAAAAATTGTCAGTATAAATATTTATTATATATAACCTTTAAATACTTAATACTATCAATTATTTTAACATAATTATCATTTTAAATTTAGCAAATTTATTTAGTAAAAAAAATACATAATAAAAATATTATTATATAAGAAATATATAGAGAAATATCAGTTACAATGGATTCAAACACAATGAAAAATATTAAAAATAAGAAGAAAAGTAAAAAATCGAGAAAAAATGCTACACGAAAAAAATTAAAATATATAGAGTCTCTTGGAGGAGCAATACTTCCTTCCATACCTCCTCGAACATATTTACGAAAACAACAATCTGATGAGCCATTGTCGCCATCGACAGTAGTAGAACCAGCATCACAAATTAAAGAAATACAACAACAAGAACAACAAGTAGATGCATTGGCAACGATACTACCAATACAGAATGAAGTAAATACGGAAATACAAGAAATTCCAGTGGCGACAGATGCAAATGCAGGTGCAGGTGATGCGCAGCCAGCGGTTTCGACAACAGAAGTGACAGATGCAAGTGCAATTGCAAATGCAGGTGTGCAGCAGCCAGAAGTTTCAACAACAGAAGTGACAGATGCAAATGCAATTGCAAATCCAGGTGTGCAGCAGCCAGAAGTTTCAACAGATGCAATTGAAAATGCAAATGCAAATGCAAATACAAGTGGTGAACAGACAGACGTTCCGGTAGAAGAAGCAACAGATGCAAATGCAATTGCAAATGCAGGTGTGCAGCAGCCAGAAGTTTCAACAGATGCAATTGAAAATGCAAATGCAAGTGGTCTGCAAGTAGAGCCGAAAGTTGAAGAAGAAAAAGAAGACCCTATAAAAGCAGTTCTACTGGAACAACTAAAACAAATTGAAGAGAAAACAAATGAAATAAAATCCAAATTAATGACATCAGAAAATGCTGCTGCCGCAGGAGGTGGACTTAATAAAATATTGAAAAAACGAAAAAAAACATTTTATAAAAAATATAAATCAAAAATATCAATGAAACGACGGAATAAAACAAGTAGAAATAATAAATAAATAAATTAAAGTAAATAATGTATTTTACACAGAATGTAAAAATATACATTATTTTTTTCAAGAATATTTTGAGAATATTGTCAAAAGTTGATCAACATATGTTGTCTTGTTCGTTAAAAGTTTACACACACTGTCTGAAATTGCAAAGGATAATTCAATCTTACAAAAATTTTTTGAAAATTCAACACCAAAATCATATAAAATTTTATTTATTTTTATGATATCTTCTGCATCTAAAAATCGATGTGTTTCTTTTCCGAAATGATCTTCAGAATACTTTGATATGATGTTAACCAATTCACTTTTTTTTTCAGAGGTTAATTTATCTTTTGGTTCAACTAAGTCATTAATAATGCATTGTGCCACAGTTTCATGTTTTTTTTCATATAATCCTTTAAACAAATGAAAAATTGTATTTTGCATTTCTCTCGACATTTTTCCAACGATTCCAAAATCAATTATGCCAATTTTATAATTGTATTTTTTATCTTTATCTGTTTCATCATCACTATCAAAATCTTCACTGGTATCATCATCATCATCAATAGATGCGTTTGATTTAACTTTTAATTCTTTTATAAAAAACACATTTCCAGGATGAATGTCTCCGTGATATATGGAATCATAAAAAACGCTCTTGAAATTAAATTTGGCCAATATTTTTGCATAACAGTCTCTGTCTTCCGGAAAAATATTATATATTGTTTCTCCCATTATACGCTCCATGACAATAATATTCGGAATTTGGTTTGTAATATTAGAATAAACTTTTGGTATTTTGATATAGTCGAGTCCAGGCTTACTCCATTTTGAATAATACATTTCAATATTTTGCACTTCTTTATGAAAAGAAAGTTGATCAACTATACTTTGTTTATTTTCATTATAAATATCATAAACGTTTAAATTTTTTATATGTGGAACAATTTTTGTAAATGAAATAAGATGATTCATATTATGAATTGCAACTTTAATCTTGTCATCAATCCCAACCCGTTTGCATTTTATAATTACAGATTGTTGTTCACTATCTGATTTTAAAATACCTTCGAAAATAAGAGAAATTGTACCCGATTTTATCGGAATAAACGGCCTTTTTATTTCAATAGAGTATTTTTGCACGAGTTGTTCCAAAGAGTCAACATCTATTTCCGACATTGTGTATGGTGCATTGTCTGTAAACGTATTCAAGTATTGTAAAACGTCATCTGTTAAAAGTGGATGACTTGTTGTGCATACGGCTTGAAAGAATTTAGTAAAAAATATATTTTCTCTCGAAAATTTAAGAGCCAAGTTTTTTATATATTCATTATATGTATAATAATTACATTTGTATCGTATTGTTTCTGTTATTAAAATATAAACAGCCGATAAATAGGACGAGGTCACCTTGTATGCATTTTTCATAGTATTATTATTTATTATATTGTTTTTAAATTTATTCAACATTTTTTTTACCAATAGTAGTCATAAAAAAAAGTGTTAAAATACTTTTTAATATAAATATTTTATTTATTTAATATATTTATATTTTATTACTACTTTTTATACTTTTTCTTTAAAACAGTTGTTATTTGTTATTTGGTTAATTTATTTAATTTACTGACAATTATAATATGTGCCGAATATAAAATCGGCTCCCGGTAAAGTAACATTATAATTACCTTTAAGCGCGCCCTTACGCAAATGATGCATACGATGATTTGCTTTTAACCATTCATATAATGATATATTGTTAACCGGTATCATGCCTAATGCATGTTTCCATAAATTGCATCCAGGAATACCTTCTTTCCATAACAAATTCGATGATACATCGTGTATATCCGGATGAATCGTATTCCAAAATGAACTTTGATATAGACAAAAAAATGATACAAGAGTTATAATAAAATAGGCAGACACATTGAGTCCGGTTATATAACGTAATATAAAACATTCGATGCAACCTACAAAAAAAACAATAATAGAGCTATGCCATACAAAATATAAACCCAAATATTTATCCACATTCTCGCCATATTCGGCACTATTTTTTAATTTCATATCAGGTAGAGTATGAATATGATGAACAATATGATCTCGTGCAAAGGATGTTTTATCTTTATCGCCATGCATAATATATTTATGAACGATCCACTCGGTGATAGAAAACATACCGTACACAAGAACAATATATATAATTTCAGCTATCATTTCTAAATTTCTAACTTGTAATTTAATCTTAATTATATTTATATCTTTATATCTTATTTAAATTTAAATAAATAAATAAATAATTAAATAACTAATTATGCCATTCTTTCTGTAAACAATTTCAATCTACAAAACATTTTTTTTATCATGAGTGCAACAGAGTTTTCCATATAAAGAGGAGCACTTGATTTTTCTTCTTCATCACTTTCACTTTCATCTGATAATTCAAATGTAAAATCAAATTGCAAGTCATGTGCAGATAGAAAATAAATAATTAATTTAGAATGCGTCGAATGAATGCGCTCATATTTTTTTGGAATATGAACTGATTCAACTGCGTTATTGGGTTGAATATCTATACCATTAAATGTGCACATACCCGGTTCGAGTTGCATAGAAGATATCGTGTGCATGGCTTTTGGCGAGATTCCGAAATCTCTTCCAAATTGTTTGAACAATGTTATAGATTCAATGGTTGTTTCTGTTTCATTTATAATCTTGAATGTGTGAATAATATCGCGATTTAATTCATATAACAGCGTATAAAGTTTTAATCCGACAATGGAATGAATTGGAAATTTTGGATTATGAACATTAAATATGATTCTATATTTTTTACTATAATTATTTCCATTCTCTCTATTTTCTTCATTGAGAAGAACAACATCTTCTTTATTACAAACAATTTTTGAACTTGAGAATTCTGATGAAATTATAGAGGACTCTAATGTTGCCATTTTTAATATTTATTTACTTATCAACCTTAAGAGAGATAGAGAGATATTTTAAAATACTATTATGTAAATAATATATATATCTATCCTTTAATAAAAAAAATAAAAATATACGAGTAATAGACATTGTCGATTATTTATTTTACAGTATGAAATAACTTTTTTTCATTCCATTTTCATATTATATTTATTATTAAATTCCAAAGTCATACCTGTTAAATTCCTTCATAAATCGTGTAGGATATACATTAGTCCCTTTTGATTGTTGTGACTTTATAAATAAGTTCTTATCGCCTACGATATAAAATTGCGAACTACATCTTGATATTGCAGTATATACCAATTTTTTCGAGTTTTCATTGGTTAAACAAAATTCATGATCCCGTGAAACAATAAATATGATGACCGATTTTTGAAGTCCCTGCATTTTATGAACAGTGCTTGCGTAAAATGGTACAAATGCATCGCGAACGTCTTCCACACTCAAATTTGTTTCTTCACCGTCGTCATATTTTATCGTATATCGATATTCTGAATAATTTTTTCCATACTTTTTTATTTCTGATTGGTGAATAGTTCCCACATCTCCGTTTACACGTATATTTTTTTCATCTTTGTAATCATTCTCGGTTCGCATAACAAGATCTCCCTCATAGAATTCGTGTTCATGTCTATTTTCATATTTTTTTACAAAAAGTTTTTCACTGTGACCATTTTTTATTTTTTGAATAACAGGATTTAAATGAAAAACACCCTTATCTTTTTGAGCACACATGGTATGAATGTTTAAATCTTTATCATGTTCATATGATACATCATCACGATATATTTTTTTAACCGCTTCTTCGATTTCTTCCGCTGTTTTTGCTTCTATAAATATAGACCTTGAACCATCAAAATCAGATATTCCAATACCATTTGGCGTATTTAATTTATGAATTACTTCTTTTAAGTTACCATTTTCTTGACGTTTTATACTCGTTAATCGTATTGTATCAAATAACTCTGATTTAATAATGGATTCAAATGGTATTCCAGGCCCGATTGGCGGTAGTTGATGAATATCTCCAATTAAGATGAGCGAAGCATCAAATTTTTTGCAAGCTTTTAATAGTTGGAAGAATAAATTCAAATCAATCATAGATGCTTCGTCCACAATCAATATATCGGGTTTAAATGGTAGATCTTCTTTCATAGAATGATTATGATCTTTCTGTTTTTTGTATTTTAAATCCTGAACAAATGTGAAATTAATAGCTCGGTGCAAGGTTGAAAATATAATTTTTTTATTTACATCATGTACCGGATTATATTTGCATGATTTTTTTAGACTTTTTTGTGCAAGTCCTGTAGGCGCCATTACTGCAATATGAGCATTTCTATCTAATTTATAGTTAATAATACAATTTACAATAGTTGATTTTCCGGTTCCCGGCGGACCTGTAATATTTATAAGTTGTCCTCTTTTTAATTTGCATCCTTTGCGAATTGCCTCCAGTTGCTCTGGTTCAAATTTGAACGAATTATCATTGGAACAAGATAAATGAGCAGCGCCATGTGAATTATCAATCGACTCTTCAATATCATTTAAATTACTGGGATTATTTCCATTCTTTTGTTGTTTACTATAATGTTTTATATGTTCACTTATTTCTTTATCATCATCATCATCATCATCATCATCATCATCATCATCATCATCATCATCATCATCATCATCATCATCATCATCATCATCATGATCATCATCATCTTTATCAAAATTATAAAATAAATCAATCACCATATCTCCAATCATTTTTTCATGCTCTATAAATTCACTGGTTGTGTAATATTTTTTTTCCCCAAATTTAACGTCGGTCATGATTCCAAGCAGTATTTGGTTGGCTTGTGTTTTTTCGTTCATAAATTCATTTGAAAAATCAGTTAAAAGTTTATTATGGTAATCATATTGTGTAATATAATATTTGTTTTGTTTTCCGATGAAATAGTCATAAACCCAAGCCATAATTCGAATGTGTAGTTCTGGAACAATTTTTCGATCCACGCATATTTTGATTGCATCTTTATATGAAATAAACTGATTATGAAATGAAATAAGATTGAATGGATTATCAAGTATGTTTTGAAGTGTCTCCGGTAAGGTTTCAAAAATAGATGAGGTTATTCGAATGGAAGATTTTAACAGAATGGAACAAGGTTTTTCACCAGAATTATATTTTAGATAATGAAAGTATCGATACAATTTTTTGGGTCGTATTTTGTAATCCTCTATAATTGTTTTCAATAATTTTTCTATTTTATTGACGATCGGGGTGGTAATATGTTGTTTGTTAAGTTTGAAAATTTTAAGATATGCGTCAAGTAAACTGTCAACATCTGATTTCTTTTCTTCTGGTTGTTGTTTTTTTTCCTTCTTTTCCATTGTCGTGGTCGTGCTCGTAGGAATGGAAGAAGATGATAATGGTAATGCTGGTGTTGGCGTTATAACTGGCCTTACAGTATTGAATATGGAACGAATGTCACTGCGAGGATAAGCCATTATTGTGATAAAAGGGGTGGATGGAATTATATACTGATAAAAAAATATATAAAATATTCAATTTTTATATAAAAATATTTTATATTTCATATATATGTAATAATTTGTTTATTCGTTATTTTAATTGTGATTTTAACTGTGATATTATTTTGTATTTATATTTTGTTTATAGTCTTTATAAGATTGAATAATATGAATCGACGACATACAAAGAGGACACTTTACATTTATTAATTTTGAAACGCATGTACTGCAAATAAGATGTCCACATGCGTTAATTGAACAATCTTCTTCATAACATACACAACATTCTGGAACGGAACCTATGAATATTTTTATATCTTTATCATGATCATTATTATTGTGACGTATTTTTTTTCTGTTTTCAAGAACTCGATCAAAATAATAAAACATTGTTCTTGGTGCGAAAATTGTTGCAATGAGTAATATGATTCCGACGAAGAAATTGTAATAACTCGTAATACTCATAAATAAATATGGCATAAATCCGAATCCCATAAACTCATACATTATTTCGCAATGATTATTGTCTTGATTCATTGTAAAATAATGAAACACATTTTTTATAGAAACATATCCGATCAATGCAAAACTGATTTTTATCATATAAATACTGCGCTGAATGTAAATTTTATTAGAGTCGCGTTGAATGTAATAATTTTCAAAAATTTCAAATAAACTATACTCTTCCCAGTCAAATTGGTCATATTCAAACGTATGAAGAAGAGTAAACATGTAAACAAACAGCATTGTTGCAAATACAAGTGCACAAAGTAAAAGATAGTAGTCGCTAAAATAGTCATCAGAAACACTACAGTAAGACTTTTCATGTGTTGTTTCATTTGTTTCATATATTTCTTTTCTCGACTGAACCAGCAAATGAATAAATGAAAGATGTAAACATATTCCTAACATAGTAATCATTTTAATAAAGGTAAAAATAATACGCATGTTGAATTATTATTTTTATCAGTATTTATTTATTCGTTATACCAATATTACCTTTCATTTTCAATTTTATTTATATTTTATTACTTTTTTTTCTTACATTTTTTAAGATAAAAAATTTATAAGCATTATTTCTTCATTTCATTCCTTCGCTCATGTAAATATAATGCACGCATTTGACGTTTTGCCATGCGTTTTGTTAATGGGCGTTTAGAAAAGCATTTGCGTGTTCCTTTTTTGCATACTTTATACCCTCGATTCTTTTGTTTTCGAAGTGTGTATGGCATTTTTTCTAAATTTGTTTACTTGTTTGTTTATTGTTTATAATATGAAGTAATAATATTTTTTATTTATTTTTATTTTTTAAAACATTTTTTAGATTTTAATTATCGAAATGGTTAGGATTCAAATACGTTGAAAATGCCATATTTAACCATCTCAGAAAACTTGACTTGTAATCCGTGTCTATGAACTGCATCCATGATTTTATCTTTGAGAGAATCCTGAAACACAATAATTTCAACAAACGCTTCCTCTGCTTCTGGATCACGAGGCCAATTGTGTAGTTTATCGATGCATTGTTTGGCCCATCCCTTACAAATTGGCGCTATATCGGGTGCAAACTCGATGAGATATGAACCCTTTATCCTTTCCGTTTCTTGAAATGATCGTTCTATGTTATAAGGTTTTGGTTCCCAAAATATTGTAGACAAATGGAGTGCCGACCAAAATGCGCCACATCGCATAAATGTTCTTAACGGAATGTAAAATATAGGTTTCTCATATAATTCAGACCCTTTCGCATTTTTCATCGTGAGAATCGTGAGACCGTATTCTCCGCGACTCCAAATCAGAATGCATCGTTTATTATCATGTTGTTCTTTATCTTCTTTATCAGGACAAACAGTTTTCGTCTTCGTTTTTGTTCTTGTCCTTGACGACATTTCTTACTTGCCTTGATTTTTTGGTTTTTGGTGTTTTTAGTATTCTTTATTCTATTATATAAATTTCAATTTTATTTTTAATGATATATAATCTATTAATTATTTATTCTCTCGTCAATTTTTTTCAAGAAATCGTTACTATATACCAAATTTCCTGTCGGTTTATAACTGTTAATTGGTTTGTATTCCTTTTTAATAATAACATTTCCATTGGTTCCCGTCATGGATTTATTTCGGTTTAATAAGGCATGATCAAGGTTGCCATTATCAGAACTGGGACCTGAATTGGTAATGAGACGAATGCCACCACCACCGTCGGTTCCATCTGTGGCGTTTTCATCTTTACGATTTCCATGTTCATCGATTGCGATTCCTGTTTTCTTCTTAAACTCGTTTCTCACATAGGTGGGAATATAATGCCCCCAGCTTATAAAAATGAGATTGGGATGTGTATATCGCACTTGAAAATCGTTTTCTTCCAGTTTTGCGAGCACGTATGAAATGCACATGGCGCGATCGTAATTCACGTATCCCAACATGACTTCCGGGACAACGTACCAGCAAAAACTGCTATTTAATTTTTGTCTGGATGTCATTTTAATTTTTTCATGAATTCGATTTAATATACGGTTAAATATTTGCAACTTTTGTAAATCTTTTTCCTTCTTCTTGTCATACAATTCATCTAAATTTATTTTTCGCACATTTTCAACATCTTCGTCTTCTTCATTGCGTGAGTAAAATAAATTGTCCATATTGTATTTTTTTTTATTATTTTATATTTTAAATATTCTTTTTCTTTTTCTGTATGTATATTTTTATTCACAGATAAAAATATATTAAAAAAATCCAATAAATGAATGTAGAGAGAAATAAATTATATTAAAGATAAAAAAAATACAAAATAGAAAATATAAACCAAAGTAAAAGCTTTAAATGACAATTAAACATATTGTAATAAGCGGCGGTGGTCCTACCGGACTTTTATCATACGGTGCGGCAAAATATCTCGAACAACAACATTTTTGGAATATGGACGATATTGAATCAATCTATGGAACATCGATTGGTGCACTATTTAGTGTAATTCTCTCGCTTCAATATGACTGGGAAACGCTTGATAAGTATATTATAAAGTGTCCGTGGGATGAAATACTTAAAAAAAATTCAACGTTTAATGATGTGTTGGATGTTTATACAAATAAAGGAATTATGTCTGGTGATTTTTTTGATATTATCATGAAACCCCTACTGTTAGCAAAAGATTTGACACTGGATGTTACTTTAGATGAATTATATCGTTTGAATAAAAAAGAAATTCATATTATAACTGTTGAATTAAACAGGTTTCAAATCGTAAATTTGAGTTATAAAACGCATCCGTCAGTTAAAGTTATGGATGCGATAAAGATGAGCTGTGCATTCCCGATTATTTTTTCTCCAAAAATATTTGTTGAAACAGAATTAAATAAAAAAGAAGAAGGTCATGTTGAGGAGTGTAAGCGTGTTTGCTGCTATATAGATGGCGGGGTAATGTGCAATTACCCCGTAAATATTTGCATGGAAGACCAACAATGTGATCCTGACGAAATTCTTGGATTTAGAAACATATGGGAGAAGTATCATGAAACGATAGATGGAGAGTCATCACTTATTGATTTTTTGAAAATATGTGTCAAACAAATGATACGAAAATTAGAAAATGAAAAATCATATGTCAATATAAAAAATGAGGTTTCATGTGTCGGTGAAACGATTGATTATACAAGTTGGTTTGACTTGTGTTCTGATGAAAAAAAACGAATGCAATACATACATAGAGGGATGACGTATGCCGAACTATTTTTGCGAATGGCAAATAAACGAGAAAATGTAGGAGAAAATTAAAATAAATAATGAATATTTAGTATTTATTTCTTTATATATAATAGTAGATATTAGTTAGTGGTATATAACTATAAAAATGAATAAAACGAGAAAAAATAAAAAGAAGACACATATAGCGAAAACAAGTAAAGGTAATGAATCTCATAAAGAGAAAAGTAGTAACATTGATAAAATTATAATTGATGATAAAGTGGGTTGCATTACTGTAAATAATTCATTTGAAGAAAATTTTAAAAATTATTTTAAAAATAGAAAAGTGAAACAATACAAAAAAAATGTAAGAAAGTATAATACAATTGGAAAAGAACTTATTGATGTTTTTAAGAAACCAATTGCACCCAAAGAAATAAATCCAAAAGATGATTTTTATACGTATGTAAACTATGACTGGTTGAAAGAAATGAAAGATAAAAAAATGAAAAAATATTATACTCGCATTGATAGTTTTCGAACACTTCAAGAGAAAGTTTACTATCAACTTATTGACATTGTAAAGGCGTATACATCGGAACATTCAAGTCACAAATCGAAAATGATACGAAATGTGTATGATTCATTTTTGCACTCTGACGAAGCATCTTGTGAACGACACTGGGCTAAAATAAAGCAAGAACTGGAAGATATTTTTGAAAATAAAACATGCACCGATCTTTTGGTTTATATGAACCGAAATGAAATCGTGGCAGGATTTTGTCCCATTTCTTTTAGCATTACAACTGACGAAAAAGATTCGCAAATTAATCGGTGCCACATAAATGCACCATTTCTCTCTTATTATGATGATGAACTTTATCAGACAGATCATGATGATGGCGACGATGGCGACGAAAAACAAGAATACAAAAAAAAATTTAATGAGCGATTTAAAGAGTTTGTTTCAACAATTTTTCATTTAGCATTTGGGAAAGATGGTAATGACTTTGATCCAGATGACGTGGTTCGCGTTGAAAAACAAATGATCGATGCTATGAATTCGTATGATCCAAATGTGAAAGAAGCCGAAGATGGTTATAATGTTGTTACTGAAAAGGAAGCGCATGAAAAGTATCATTTGAACTGGAGTGAACTGACAAAAGGTATTGGATTTAAAAATGTGCCTCGTTTTTTTATTACTGACAATATGAATTATTTACACCAAATTACAGGAATTCTTAGAGAAAACTGGAATTCTAAAAAATGGCAAGCCTATTTTTATTATTGTTTTTTTAAACAGATCATGTCTTTTCATCGATCATGGCGACCGATTTATTTTAACTTTTATGGGAAATTTGTAAGAGGACAAACGGTTATGATGCCACAAGAAATATTTCCGGTGTTCGGGCTTTCCTATTGTTTCAACACCTTTTTAACAGAAGAATATATGAATAAATATGCAAATGGAGCATATATTCAATGGGCAAGTAACTTGGCGTATGATTTGAAAACGGTGTTTATGCGAATTATTGAGAGAAACAAATGGATGAGTCCGAAAACAAAAAAATATGCGCTGTTAAAGTTGCAACATATACGCGTAGATATGGCGCATCCACCCTACCTTATTTCTGATCCGGATATAATGTATTCTAAAATTGATGCATTGGGAAATATAATTGCGTGCAATGAGTGGCGACTTAAAGTCCTTATTGAGTCAGAGGGAAAACACTATATTGATTTACCAATGGTAGATTGGAACACGTATTACAGTTTAATTGGTAATCAAGCGTATATTGTGAATGCATTTTATGATCCTACAAAAAATAATATTTATTTACCGCTTGCCTACCTTCAAAAACCATTTTTGGATGGAGACGAACGTGGCATAGAGTATAATTTAGCATATATCGGATACACTATTGGTCATGAGTTATCACATTCTCTTGATGATATGGGAAGCATGTATGATTATAAAGGCAACTTGTTTAACTGGTGGACGCCGCATGATCATAAAATTTTTCAGTCCAAAGTGAATGATGTGATACGACAGTATGAAACGTTTGCAGCGCGAGATGGGATAAAAATGGACGGCTCTTTATCGGTTGGAGAGAATTTAGCGGATATTTCCGGACTGGCAATTATTCAAGAATATTTGAGGGACTATCAAATTACAGATGATTATATTATTCCAATTAAAAAATTATCATTTGAAACGTTGTTCATGTATATTGCATACCAATGGCGATCATATGTTTCGAAAGAAGCTATTCCAACCGAACTTAAAATCAATCCGCATCCGCTGGATAAGTATCGAGCAAATTGTCCGCTTGCGCGCTTAGACTTGTTTAAAAGCATTTATCAAATTAAAAAAGGTGATGGAATGTATTGGCATAGCGACACGATTTGGTAATTAGTTACAATATATTCTTTATGATTGTGAAAAATAATTCAAATTATTTAGGAATATTTTTTCACAGTAATTATTTAAGCATTTTTCACAATCATTATTTAGGCATTTTTTAAATAATAATTTAGGCATTTTCACAATCATTATTTAGGCATTTTTTTAAATAATGATTTAGGTATAAGTTTAATTAGTTTAGATATTTTAGATAATTCTCAAATAAAATATAGCATAATCAAATATTTAAATATTTTTTATATTTAATTATTTATAATTAATTATTTATATAATTCATTTTATTTTTTTTCTTTAGAGAGTATATAACAACAAGTATAAAATGGCAAAGCATTCCAGATCCAGATCTCATAGTCGCGGTCGTGGCCGCACTTCTCGTCGTGGTCGCAGTTCTCGTCGTGGTCGCACTTCCCGCCGTGGTCGTTCTTCCCACCGTGAGTAAATCTAATTAATTTTTTTATAATATTTATTATCTTAATCTTATTTATTGATATAAGATAATAAAAAACAAATGCAGAATAAAACAAGTTTGCGAAGTTTTAAAATGAAAAATGCAAATGAAGTCATTTCTAATAATCATTCTGTTACGACGTCAATTGGTGATGTCCCTATCATAACAATGAGCTTTCCAAGTTGTTCCGCGGAAACGGATTGTGTAGGATCTGTGTATATATCTATAACCAATAGTGATGATCCTTTTTTATATGTATATGTATCCAAACCTCTCCCTCTCGACGATAGTGTTAATATAAATAATATTACTCGACTTAAATTTTTTTTTAGTAAAATCACTTTTGGTATTACATATAACAAACAGGAAAGCGATATCTACTGGGAGGCATTTAAGGTTACTCAATATGCTGATAAACTTAATGATACGCTTATATCAGTAAAAAATGGATCATTAATTATTCCCCAAATAAAGTATGATAAACAGTATGGTAATGAGTATAGATTCTTTATATATTCTTTGAATGATGTGACTGTCTCTAACTTAACAATCAGTTTTCCAAGTTGTACCGCGGAAAATCAATGTGTAAGTCCTGCGCCTGCGTATATACCCAGTTATAGTGATTCGACAACGAAAATATATGTATCCAAACAATATCTCGATAGACTTAATAAAAATAATATTACTCAACTTACATTTAGTTTTAGTAATATCACTTTTGGTATTACATATAACAAAAAGGAAAGCGAGGGGTGGGAGGTATTTGATGTTACTGAAAATGCTGAAAAACTTATTGATACACTTATGTCAGTACAATTTGGATCATTAATTATTTCCCAAATAAAGTATGAGAATAATCAATTCAATATATATTCTTTGAATGTTGAGTTTAAATAAATTCTAATCCTCATACAGAAGATGCCAGAAAATATCAAGTGTAGAAATTTTGATTTATTATATTAACGGTGCAATATAACCCCTTCCTGCAGCTTGTTCGATTGTGTTATAGTTGACATCACAACCGTTATGAGCTAAAGAGTATGGAAACGGTCTTGCGCATGGTGGAGTCGGCAAGTGATTATTTTTTGCAACACCGCCAGTAGTAATGTATTGTCCTTGTGTGGTATAACCTCCAACAAATTTTGTGGTTGGGTTATAGAATCTGTATTTTTTCCCGCCGATATGATAAAATTTGCCTTGATTGCATTTACACACTTCTGCGTCTGCAACCGTTGTGTTTCCTCTTGCATTTGCTTGAAATTTGCATGATCCTGCCTTCCATGAGAGAGATTCAATATATTGTGATTGTGTATCCGTAATTCTGTAACTGTTGTTATCGTCTTTTACCCAGGTGTTTGGATATGCACCGTGAAGGATACCCAAATATTTTTCATTTAACATTCCTTTAGTATTTTTTGTTGACAGTTTTACAATGGATGAGTCATTGATTTTACAACAGTTTCCTGAATTTGCAATATATTGCGGATAAGTTCCACAGCATCCTCCCCACCCTACCGGCGTGTTTCCTCGAAACAGGGTGCGCGTTACATTACTTACCATGCGAAACTGTCCGACTCCTCCGATATTGCGAAGACAGCCGTTAAGCGAAAATCCATTATTTCCAACTCCGGAGATCGGATCCACACGCGGATTGCCTCCTCGAAATGTTTTTTTCTTTAATGTTGCTACCGACATTTATATTACATTTATATAAAATTATAAATGTAATTATTAAACTATTTCTAAAATAAAGATAGTAGTTTTTAATTATATGGTTTTTAATTATACGGTGATGAAAATTTAAATTCTTCTGTTAATTTTTTATGAGTTTGTTGAAAAACCCATTCTCCTAATTCACTGCTAACTCTATTTGTTTCGTATGTGTGAATTCCACCATACACTCTTGAAAGTCCGGCAGCGTCTGCCATTTCTTGCAATGTTCTAAATCTTAGTATTGTTTCTTTTGCTGGTGTAGTACCGGGTTGAATGGTGCTGCATCCTTTATCAAAAATGAACTCTCCAAGAGAAACTATTTTATTTGATATGCTCAATGATGGACATAATACTCTTTGATTAGGAATTGTTGTAATGCAACATCCATCATATAAAATAGGATTATTAAACCACCAGTTCAATATGTTTGCAGCAACAGTGGAAAATGTAGTGTGACCGCTCGCTACATCAGGAAACGGTGGCGTGACGAAATCAAATGGCTGAAAAGGTAACCACTGACTACCATTGATTTCAGAGGACTGATTAGAAGAAAGGGGTGTCCATGTTGTTATTTTCTTATCAGTATAATATTTTCTAATTAAATTAATGGGGCGTGCTTGCATATACGTTGACTTATAGTACCATGCACTTACACATGAATCAAATAACCCGGCAGCTAAACTAAAATACATTTTTAAGTCATTATAAATAGACTGTTTATATTTTTGAGATAACTGAATGGCAATGCAAATAAAAAATCCGGGAGGCGGAAGCACTTCTTCTGAAGATCCTGCAAAAAATTCAGCTATCATTTTTTGTTCATCGGTTAAATTCTTATAAAGGTCTAACAATAGGTCAATTTCTTTTTGTAATCCACCTTCCCATGTTTTTGATATTTTTGAATCAAGGTTCACAATATTTTCTGTAGGATTTACAGAGAAACCAGTATTTTTATAAAATTCAGCTCCTAAGAAATTTTGAACTCTAAAAGATAAAGGGTTATTTACATCGATTAGTGGTAGACCATTTTCTCCTTTTACAGTTCCTCTGGGTATAATAAGTTGTTCCCAACGGTCTGGATTTTCATTCGAACTTGTAAATGGTGTATTTGCATAATCGGCAGACATTCCGGTGGTATTTTTTGTTGAAAACATGGAACGCTGCAATTCTATTTTTTTCTCTGTAATATGAGATTGAGAATATTCTTGTAACGAATTTACTACTGTATTATCGAGATCGATTGGGGTTGTTAAGCCATAATTTTGCATACTGAGTAATTTTGCATCTGGATATAGCTTCAACAGGAAAGCATTGTGTGCAACGTATAAATAACATTGCAACATTTTTCTTTTAGTGATGGTATTTGATGAATCATTTATTGATTTTATTATTTCGTCGCGTGTTTTTAAATGAATAACTCTATCTTTACTTTCTACTCCATCTTTTTCAAAAAGTGTGCCTATATTGTAAAGCATTTGAAAATATGCATATGAAAGAACAGAAAATTTGGTTGGATTATTATCGGAATGAGAAATAATTTCTTGTATAAAATTCCATATAAACGTTGAGAGATTCATTTTATATATAATACATATATTTTTTTTTAGTGAAAAATTATAATTTAACTAAATATTTAAAAAAATAAATAGATATAAATAAATGCATATAAATAAATCATAGCATATAAGAATATACTAATAAATATAGTAAATGAATAAAAATGAAACGAATAGTTTTTATGTAGAGCAAGAAAAAGAAATGCGTGTAAAAAAGAGAGACGGAACATTTCAAAATATTGCATTTGATAAAATTTTGAATCGTGTAAAAAATTTGGGAAAAATTGCAGCCATCACTTCTATTAATTACTCGTCGCTGATTATTAAAGTAATTGACCAGTTATATGATGGAATACCCACCGCAAAAATTGATGAGCTAACAGCGGAACAATGTGCAACCTTGTCCACACTGCATCCCGACTATATAACACTTGCCAGTTATATTACCGTTTCAAATAATCACAAAAACACAAGCGATTCTTTTTATCAAGTGATTAGAACGCTTTATGAAAATAAAAATGGCAAGTATGTTCAATCTCCTTTGGTATCACATGAACTTATGAAGATCGTTACAGAGTATAAAGATGTGTTTGAATGTATGATACAGTATAAGCGCGACTACTTGATCGAGTATTTTGGATTGAAGACGTTGGAGTATTCATACTTGATGAAGATAAATGGAAAGATTATTGAACGTCCTCAGCACATGTGGTTGCGGGTTGCAATTGGTATCCACGGGGATGATTTGAAACGAGTCAAAGAAACATATGACTTGATGTCACAAAAATATTTTACGCATGCTACGCCGACGCTTTTTAATGCGGGGACGCTGCATCCTCAACTTAGTTCGTGTTATTTGATTGCCATGGAGGAAGACAGTTTGACTGGAATTTTTAATACACTAAGTGATTGTGCAGATATTTCAAAATGGGCAGGCGGAATTGGGCTTCACATTCACAACATTCGAGCCAAGGGCAGTTTAATTGCCGGAACTAATGGCGTTTCTACCGGAATTGTTCCAATGTTACGCGTATTTAATAGCACGGCACGTTATGTAGACCAAGGTGGGCGTCGAAATGGCAGTTTTGCAATTTATTTGGAACCATGGCATGCAGATATTTGCGATTTTTTAGAGATGAAGAAAAATCATGGTGATGAGGAATTGAAAGCGCGCGACTTGTTTTATGCGCTGTGGATTCCTGATTTATTTATGAAAAAGGTAAAAGCAAATGAGGAATGGTGTTTATTTTCGCCGAGCGAATGTCCTGGTCTATCTGATATGTATGGTAATGATTTCGATTCCTTGTATCATCATTACGAGAGCGAACAACGAGAGAAATGCAAAATAAATGCGAGAGATTTATGGTTTAAGATATTGGATAGTCAAATGGAAACTGGAACGCCTTATTTATTGTATAAAGATGCATGCAATAAGAAATCAAATCAAAATAATTTAGGCGTTATTAAAAGTTCCAATCTTTGCACAGAAATCGTTCAATATTCTGATAATACTGAAACCGCGGTATGTAATTTGGCAAGCATTGCTTTGAATCAATTTGTAAAATATGCAGATGAGGATACGAAACCCTATTATGATTTTGAAGCGTTGCATGCAGTAACAAAGGTTGTAACCTATAATTTAAATCGAATTATTGATATTAATTATTACCCTACAGAAAAAACAAAAAAGAGTAATTTTCGTCATCGTCCGATTGGAATTGGAGTGCAAGGTTTGGCCGACGTGTTTATGTTGATGAATTATGCGTTTGTCAGCAATGAAGCCAAGGAACTAAATAAGCAAATTTTTGAAACCATGTATCATGCCGCACTGGAATCATCTATGGAACTTGCTAAAATATATGGACCGTATGAAACGTTTCAAGGTTCGCCTGCGTCCAAAGGTATTTTACAGTTTGACATGTGGGAATACGATCCCGGTAGTACACGATATGATTGGCCCGCGTTGAAAGCAGTGATTATCGAGTGTGGAATTCGCAATTCGTTACTGATTGCACCCATGCCAACTGCAAGCACTTCGCAAATTCTTGGGAACAATGAAGCATTTGAACCAATTACAAGTAATATTTATACGAGAAGAACATTGGCAGGTGAATTTATAGTGATGAACAAATATTTGATCCGCGAGTTGATTGACATGGGACTTTGGAATGAGCGATTAAAGAACAATATTATTGCCAACCGCGGAAGCATCCAACATTTGACACAGCTAAGCGAGCATATGCGCAACAAGTATAAAACAGTTTGGGAGATGCCAATGAAAGACGTAATTGATATGTCGGCGGATCGAGCAGTATTTATTTGCCAAAGTCAGAGTTTGAATTTATGGATGGAAGAACCAAATTACAAGTCGCTGACGTCGATGCATTTTTATGCTTGGTCAAAGGGACTAAAAACAGGACTTTACTATTTGAGACGAAAACCAAAACATCAAGCGCAGCAGTTTACAATTGAGCCACCTTCAACCAATGCTGAAAATCATGATAAAAAGAATGACAACCTTCAATTTCATCAACATGAAGAAGAGATATGCACAATGTGTTCGTCATAATTTTTTATTTTACTTTATTACATTAATTTAAAAATTAAATTTTTAAAAAATTTAATTTTATAAATTATTATATAAATAATAAAAATGAAAAATAATAAACAATTAAACGCTAATAAAGGATTCTTTACGAATACCATTTCAAATATTTATAAACAAAAAGAGAATTACTCGCACATTCATACACACGTTCCAAGTGAATCAGTTCCATCATATAAAATATTATTACATTTAATAAGTGAAATATGGGATAAACCAAAATTAAAAGGGTTTAAACTATTAAAAAATTATAATAAATTAAGATTTTATCAAAATATAGAAAATCCAAAAATAATACTTGTTGGTATATATGATACGAATTTTGATTCTATATATGATATTTACACAATATGTATTCGAACTGCAATGTTAAGAGGTAGCGTGACAAAATTAAAACGGTACAACAATGATGTAAAAGATATGATAGAGTTCCAAAAAAAATATCCTACTGATGAATACTATTATGTTGGAACAGGGTTGTCGCTTGCCGGTGCTGTTGCTGATTTATTTTTAGAGTCTGGCTATTTACATGAAGCAGTGACATTTAATCCTTTAGTAGAACGTCGATTTATGAAGCGTTCAGATATAAAAAATTATCGCATTTATTTAGACGAGGATATTTGCTACTTGGCAGGTGGACAATATAGCTGTAATACAAAAATATATACTATAAATCCTAATAAAAAAATCTTTATCAATCCAGTAAAAGAATATAAACATTTATTTCATCTTCATACACTTAATAATATACGAAGCCATTCACTTCCACTTTTAAAAAAAATATTATTAAAAGAAGAAAAAAATAAAAAGGTACGTAAATTATAATTTAATTTAATTCATTCTATTTCTACATATTGGACATGATTGTTTATTTTGACTCACCCATTTTGATAAACAAATCAAATGAAATATATGATTGCAATTTGTTTTAATAATTTCTTGTTGTTCTTCTTGTTGTTCTTCTTGTTGTTCTTCTTGTTGTTCTTCTTGTTGTTCTTCTTGTTGTTCTTCTTGTTGTTCTTCTTGTTGTTCTTCTTGTTGTTCTTCTTGTTGTTCTTCTTGTTGTTCTTCTTGTTTTAAATCATTATAGTTCAATAAACATATTGAACAACAATAATCTGCGTATCCAGGAATATTTTTATTGATTACAGTAAACTTTATATTATTCTTCTCTAATATTGAACTTGGTGAAGCATCTTCGCTGTTTAACTGTGTTAAATTCCTTAAAATACTATTATACTCATTAAATAACTGTAATATAATATTATACATAATACCTTCACCATTATATATATTTATATAAATATAATAAGTGTAAATAAAGTCAAGATGATTAACATCCATGATATTATTATTGATATTGTTTTCAAGATCAATATATAACTGAATTATTGTATTTTCTAATGAATATCTATTATTATTTTCCGCGACTTCATATCCATGTTCCGCAACTTCATTTCCATTTTCCGCAACTTCATTTCCATGTTCCGCAACTTCATTATTAGTATCATCATCATAACTGTGATTATCCATTCTGTAAAAAATTATTTTTATAATAGTCAAATATTAAAAAAAAACCTAAAAAAATGATCTTGTACCATATTGATATCGTGCAATATTTTTTACATCGTGCAATTTTCTCTGTACATTCTTCGAAATTGTCGACTTTCTCTTGACAAGTCGTAGTTAAATGCTAATTTACAATAACAACGAAGGCATATTAGAACGTCTACTTTTGAATCATGTGCATTACGAGGTTTAATTTCAAATAAATTTTCATGTAGTTCAATGAGAGTTGGATACTTATAATAACTGGTTCCATCTTTTCGAAGTCTTTTTATTTTACAAACATCTACCGAATTTTGCATGGTGCAGAACTCTTTTCCAAAATGCAGCTGAATAATTGAATTGTCATTTGAGTCAAAGCCTTTATTTCGAATAGACTCAACAATCAAAAGTCGTTTATCGAACGACAAGTTGTGACCTATTGAGCAATCAGAAGTATGAAGAGCACGTTTAAATGCGCACAACGCTTCTGTGATGGGTATTCCACGTTTTTCAATGATTTCTCTCGTTATTCCGTGAATTTCAACACTTTTAGGAGTTAATTCAACGTCTTCTGGAATTTTTATAATTTGATCATATTCTTCAACCACTTCCTTTTTATCCGTATCATAGACCATAAAACTTAATTGAACAATGTATGGCCATTTGTCTGTTTCATATATGGATATGTGTCGCCCTTCAGGTAAACCGGTTGTTTCTGTATCAAAACAGACAATGTGCATTACTTATTTTGAGAAGTGAATGAATGAATGTAGACTACATTTTTTACACATGTCAGTTGCTTTTTCAATTTTAATAAAAATAATAATAAAGTAAGTAAATAATAGTTAAACAAAACGAATTTATGAATTATTTTTTCCCAATAAATATATATTAACACATATATATATTTATTACTTGTGATAAAAAAAATGAAAATAGATGGTGTTCATATTTTTATTATACTCATGTTGGCTTTAATGGGGTCTTCATGTTTAGGAAGTTTTATGCGCGAAGGTTATGAAAATAGTAATGAAAACAAGTATCCCGCTCACGATCCTGTGGGTGAAACATATCAGGATGGGTATAGCGACTATTATCGAGATTTAGACCGAGAAACAGTGAAGTATTCAGATTCACAGTTAGCAAAAAATAAAAGGATTGGTCCGCATCGAAGTAAAGAAGATTACAATGATGATGACAATGAAGACAATAATATCAACAGTTATGGAAATGTAAACAAGTATCCAGACGTTGAATATGATAACATATTAACGGGAGGTGGAGGTGGAAACAGGCACTTCAAGTCGAAATATGTATCGCGTTCTCAAATTCCGCCTGGTGATGAAGATTTATACATTTTGAAATCTCAGGTGGTGCCACCTGTTTGTCCGGCATGTCCGACTGTAATGGCATGTCCAAGCGAAAAACAAAAGTGTCCGCCTTGTCCGCCATGTGCAAGATGTCCGGAACCGGCATTTGAATGCAAGAAAGTTCCAAACTATTCCGGACAAAACGATTCATACTTACCGCAACCTGTGATGTCAGATTTTAGCCAGTTTGGCCTATAAATAAACATACATGGTTATGATTGTAGAGAAAAATAATAAAAAATTGTGAATAAATTTTTTATTATTAATTATTTATTTATATCAATAATATAAGGAGTATTGTATTTACTTAAGTTGGTTCAATCAATATGAACATGAATAATAAAATGATAACTAAAAAACATAAAAAAATAAATAAATCATTTAAATCTAAACCTGTAAAAAATAAAAGTATTATAAAAATAAAAAATGGATTAAAAACAGAAATGAATGGTTGGAAATGCATTACAATCAAAGGTGGTCCGTATGCTCGTGGATATGCTCATGGACAACTCGTTAAAAAAGAATTGGAAGACATTTACGCCATGTTGAAATTCAGTTTGTATGAAGATTATGGACGACCCATTGAAACCTTTATAGAAATATCAAATGATTTTTTTACCCCGCAAATAAAAACGAATTTTCCAGAATTTTACGAAGAGATGGAGGGGATTGCAAAAGGGTCTGGTAAAAGCATTGATTTTATTATATTGTGGAACTGTTTTGTAAGTTTAGATTACTTGTATGCGTCATTGTCGCAAGTATTAGAAGCTCGAAATGATAAAGCATTGAATGAAAAGTATGAAAAATTATTAGACATTCATCTCGATGGGTTAAAATCATGGTCATATGGATCTTCTCAACTTTCAAAAATAAGCGGGGAAGGTGGAGGGATTCGAAATCGGAATCGGACTCGTGTATGGAATGGTGCAGATGACCGCTGTTCTGCATTTATCGCGGTTGGTTCTTATACAAAAGACGGCAAGATTGTTTGCGCTCACAACACGTTTGATAATTTTATCGATGGTCAGTATTTCAACGTGGTAATAAATATTGTACCGTCAAGCGGTCATCGCATCATGTTTCAAGGTGCGCCAGGTTACATATTTAGCGGTACTGATTTTTTTACATCCAGTAGTGGAATTTTTGGAACCGAAACAACTCTGGGTGGATTCAATGCATATGAAAACAAGGATCCAATTTGTTGCAGAATTCGACAGGCCATGCAATACGGAAACACGTTGGATGACTATGTGGCGTATTTAACAAAAAATAATTCCGGCGATTATGCTTCCACGTGGTATTTTGGCGACACAAATACAAATGAAATTATGAGGATCGAACTTGGATTGAAATATGCTCCAGTAGAGAGAACAAAAAATGGATATTTTATTGGATTTAATGCGGCATATGATCCGCGTATACGAAATCTGGAAAGTGTGAACAGCGGATACGATGACATTCGACGACACCAAGGTGCGCGACGCGTTCGCCTGGAACAGCTCATGCGCGAACACAGGGGCACAATTGACGAAAATGTAGCGAAGCAAATTATATCTGACCACTATGACGTGTATTTGAATAAAATTAATTTGTGTTCTCGAACGGTTTGTTCGCATTACGAACTGGATGATCGCGCATTTATGTCACAAGCTGATCGACCCAAGCCATATGCACCACGAGGTGCTGTAGATGGAAAAGTTATTACCAGTGATTTGGCGCGTGAATTGAAATTTATGGGAATTTGGGGATCATCATGTGGCACACCATTTTACAAGGATGAATTTTGTGAACGAAATTTACAATGGGAATCATTGAAACCATACTTGCATGACAGAATTTCACAACCGTGGACCACCTTTTCGTCAGTAACATTAAGATCACCATCAAAAACATCTTATCATCGAAATAAAAAATATACACGAAAACGTTGATGTCGTTTAGAGATGAATCAAATGTAGAATAATTTTAGGAATAAAAATATATTATATTATTAATTATAAATTTATATAATATATTCTAGGTATATATTAATTAATAAATTATACTTGATTTGTTGCATTATTTTAAATAACAGTTCATTATAATTAAAAAATGTCTTTTAGCTTTCCATCTTATTTTTCATCGTCATCTTCGCCGTCTGATAGCAACAGTTTTTTTTCGAATTCATCGTCTTCTTCATCTGGATCTTCTTCACCATCCTATTTTTCCAGATTTACATCTTCTTTTGGTTCGTCATCTGATGTCTCAGGAAGTAAAGACTTTTTAGAGTCAAATACATTTATTGCAAAAACTGCATTCTTGTTGCTGGTAATTATTTTATTTTTTATTCTTTTACGGATTTGTATTTCTCTCTTGTCATGGTTGCTTGCTCCAAGTCAAAATATGACACTGGTAAGTGGGATTGCGGATGCAACCCAGTCGATTATAATTACTCAAGATCCGTCTTCACAGGCGTCAATGCCAATCATTCGTTCTGTAAATGAATCACAAGGAATGGAATTCACATGGTCCATTTGGATATTTCTCAAACCGGTTACAGCATCTTCTGCAAGTAACGTACAACATATTTTTAGTAAAGGTATTTTTGGCAACGGTTCTATAACCAGCGGTAATTGTTCTCCTTTTTCGAATAATGCCCCCGGTCTTTATTTGAGCGGTGCAAATACGCTTTTGGTTGTAATGGATTCTACAACTACGCCTGGTTGTGTTGTGGCTACAAATACTCCGATTGCAATTAATAATATGCCGATTAATAAATGGTTCAATGTTGTCATTCGACTTACTAACAACGACTTGGATGTTTATATTAATGGACGGTTGACCGAGAGAAAAACATTTACAGATAGCGTTCCAAATCAAAACTATGATGACGTCTATATTTGCCAAAATACCGGGTTCAATGGCTATATTGCTGACTTGAAATATTATAATTCATCTATTGGAACTTCGGAAATTAATTCAATCGTTTCCAGTGGACCTAATACAAGCATCAATACATCAAGTTTGAAAAACAATATGCCGCCATATTTATCAGGAAACTGGTATGATGAAAAAATTAGTTTTCGAATGGAAGATAAATAGTATCTTTATATTTTATAAAATTATTTATATAATATAAAACAAAATAAAAATACCGGCAACCCGTTTCGATCGAGTGACCTCGGAGTTATGAGCCCCGCGCGCTGCCTCTGCGCCATGCCGGTTTTTTGCTCCAGTGCCTTGATGCACCAATGCGATGTGATGTGATGATTACGGGGACTAGGGCTTGAACCTAGGACCTCGGAGTTATGAGCCCCGCGCGCTTCCTCTGCGCCATCCCCGTTTATTCCCCCAACATGTTTCGATCATGTGACCTCCGGCTTAGGATGCGATAACCATGATTCAATCGGATGTTTACACATCATGTTCTCGAATCACGGTGTTTACGGCGCTCTACCACTGAGCTATGGGGGGGTGTGTAGACGTTGCTACTACCAGCTTCTTTAAAGTTGGCGAATGATTTTATACCGGTAACAGGTTTCGATCCTGTGACTTCCCGCTTATAAGGCGATAACCATCTTCAAATTCGGACATTTGCATGTCATGTTGATAGAGGACGGTGTTTTTAGGCGCTCTGCCGCTGAGCTATACCGGTTATAAGAGCTCAAGTTTTTCGTCGCTTGCGCTATGACGACCAACTTCTGTAAAGCTGATGAAGGATGATATACCGGCAACCCGTTTCGATCGAGTGACCTCGGAGTTATGAGCCCCGCGCGCTAACCTCTGCGCCATGCCGGTTTTGGTGCTCCAGTGCCTTGATGCACCGATGCGATGTGATGAATTAGATACCGACAACCCGTTTCGATCGAGTGACCTCGGAGTTATGAGCCCCGCGCGCTGCCTCTGCGCCATGCCGGTTTTGGTGCTCCAGTGCCTTGATGCACCGATGCGATGTGATGAATTAGATACCGGAGACTCGTTTCGATCGAGTGACCTCGGAGTTATGAGCCCCGCGCGCTAACCGCTGCGCCACCCCGGTTTAAGATTTTATCTACCCCTTATAATTTTCTTTTAATTTTTATTGGTTTTGTTGAAGGGATAAATTCGCAGTATTATCTCAGGATTCGAACTTTTGACTTTGCACTACATGTTATGCGATTTGTTCGAATCGCGGATTACCAACTCGGCCATGCGCCGCTTTTGGAATCGCTGCTTGAAGTGAGAGTGTCCGAATGCATATATAAAGATATGTATATCCACACACATAGATACAGACAATGAAAAATTAGCGTCGCCTTACACTTTTTGTTTTTTTTAATACACTACTGTTTTTAGATGTTGATCTTCTTTTTTTTAAAACTTCGGTTGGAACTCTTTTTGATTTTTTTATTGTCGCTGTCTCTTGTTGAACATCATTATCTACTCCTGGAGATACAGATCTCATTTCGACATCGTTTCCTTGGTCCCCATTCTCATTTTCTTCTAAAGATATACTATTTCCCATTGATTTTTAGTACGTATATAAAATGTAAAAATAATATTTACTTACATTTTAAACTAATTTTTATTTTATATATAAATGTAACAAGAATACAAATTAAACTTGAAACGGTTGTGTTTGGGGCGGTTCAGGTCCGCTGTATTGCGGCCATTTTGTTCCACCTGACTTGTATGTTCTTGTTACTTTATAATTATACAATGGAACCAATGGATTATAACAAAGCTTTTGAACTTTTCCGGGAACATCAGAATCGCTTGTTAAAGAACAACTCACATTATTATTATTACAAATAAGAACATCTCCTACTCTTTGCAAGGTGCTTGTATTTGGATTCGTGTATCCGGTGTCATTTTGTGTTGCCCAGCAACGTTTCCGACCTGTGAGCCAACGGTTACTTGCAGCATTCGCATACTGTTGTTTTTTTGTAACATTGCTACTATTCGCCTTGTATTTTAAAATTTCAGCCTTTCTTCGTTCATTGAGTTTGTAAAAATCAGTGGAACATTGGACTTGACCAGGAGGACAAGGGCATACATAATTAAATCGCGACCAGATACGCGTCGGATTTGGATTATACACTGTTTGAGTAAAATAGTTGAACACGCAATAACTTGTTTTACAGTCATTTACTGAATTTATGTTACAATCATTGGCATTTGATGACATTTTTTAATATCTTTTATTAAATTAAATTTAAAATATAAATTAAAATATAGGTATATATAATATAATATATAAATTTATAACTTCACCCTTTAAAATATGTTAAATATTAGTTACATTGTTCCTCTTATTTGTTTTTGGAATACACTTACAAATGAAATATCAAAATATAAACAATTAGACGTATCGAATAATATCATTAGTTTAATCCACTGTCTATTATTTATGGTTCACCATGATAATCATTATAATGTAGAATATGCGGTACACATGAGCATCGGATACTACATTTATGATTTAATATATATTATTTCGTCTCTTTATAAGTCTAAATCAAAAGACGAATTTAATCGACGATATCCGTTCATTATTCATCATTTCATCGGACTTTATTTGTTGAATGCATGTATTTCTGATACCGGAGAGAGTAATTTTCATTTATTATATGGATACAATATTCTTGAAAAATCAAACATTATGTTATATGTGTCTTATCATCTACATAAAGAATATGCAAGCTATTTTCATTTGAATATTATATCAGAATTTTTTCAAGTATTATGGTATTTTTATTACAGAATTATTAAATTATCTTCATTTACATTCAACAATAAAACTCATTTTTTTCACTTTCGTTATCCAACACAGGTTGTTATTATAATATTGTATTTTATGGGCATTGTATGGAGTTACAAGTTGATAAAAAAAAATATAAAAAATTTTAATATGATAAAAAGACTTTATATCTCTAAATATAATAGTGAATATAATAAATAAAACAACAAATAAATATGAAATTATATTTTATTCAAATTTCATATTTCTCTATTTTCTCTCTTGTTTATTGTTTGTGGAACCCGTTTATAAATGAAAATATGTTATATTCTATAAGTTTTTCGTGTTTTCGTTTTTTTTTTAAACTGAAGATGTGAATATGGTTGTAACGACGCAGGTAATTCACTATTATGAATAAGCGCTGTTCCTGTTGCAACACAAATAATAACATTTTTCGTTTCACTTAATGTAACTTCAACACCAGAAATCATTGTAACTCCTGGATACATATTCATTGCATTTTTTATAAGTTCGTCAATTGCATCATTGTATACGTCGTCAACCTTTTTATTTATGGCATCATTTTTTCCTCCGAAAAGTGATGATAAATTTCCAATAATATTTCTAAATAATGAGACACCATGAACATTAATTCCGCGAGCAATACCCAATGGTTTATATTTGTTCACATCATATGTCATAAGCGTTGATAATATAATATTTGAATTATTATTTTGTTTTTCATCTACCATTTTTATATACTATAATTATAAAATATATTTAAAAATATGTTTTCATTATTTTATAATAGTTTATTAACATTTCCACTATGCATAATAATAAAACAATATGTTTAAATATGATTGTAAAGAATGAAGCTCATATTATCGCTTCTACACTTGAAAACCTTTGTCATTATATCAAATTTGATTATTGGGTCATCGTTGACACGGGTTCGACGGATAATACAAAGCAAATTGTTTCTAATTTTTTCAAGGATAAAAATATAAATGGAGAATTGCATGAAACGGAATGGAAAAATTTTGGATATAACCGAACTGATGCGTTAACAAAAGCTTTTAATAAAACAGATTATTTATTGATTTTTGATGCAGATGACCGAATCATTGGAAATTTTATTTTACCAAATGAACTTAACTTAGATGGATATCATCTTAAATTCGGTAATAATTTCTCGTATGTTCGACTCCTACTCGTAAATAATAGATTGCATTGGAAGTTTGTGGGCGTATTACACGAATATATTATTTGCACAAATGAAAATTACAGTTATACACATGGAAATATTGAGGGAAACTATCATCTTATTTCTGGAAAATCTGGTGCACGAAGCAACAATCCAAATAAATATCGAGACGATGCGCTAATTCTTGAAAAGGCATATTATGAAGCGCAAGAAAATAAAGATGACATTATGGTTCGGTATTCTTTTTACTGCGCTCAAAGTTATAAGGATGCAGGGAATATTGAAAAAGCAATTGAATGGTACAAAAAAAGAATTGAACACGGTGGATGGAATCAGGAAGTGTATTATTCTTATGTTACAGTTGGTGAACTCTATTCCAAAATGAACAACATTGAATCCGCCGTTTATTATTGGACCTTGTCTTATGACGTCGATCCAGAGAGATGTGAAGGAATTTATTATATCGTAAAACATTGTCGCGAAAAAGGAAAATTTCAATTGGGTTTACAATATTACAAGTGGATCGAAAAAAATAAAACGTGTAACCTTATTACTAAACTTTTTGTAACCAAAGACATTTATACACATTTATTAGACTACGAATTCACAATCATAGCGTGTTATGTAAATCGACATAGGGACGTTATTCCGTCATTTCACACTCTTTTTAAACATGCAAACACGATAACCATCTGTTTCAAAGAAAATATTGTTTATAATCTTCAGTTTTATATGAAATACATTGACGGCATTCATGAAAATGTAACATTTTTTTATGACTACCTCGCATTTGTACAACGAATTTATTTAGAAACTGGAGGTTTAAAACAACACATTGTTGATGTGACAGAGAATATGAAATGTAAATTTAGATCATTTTCAATAGAATATAATGGTTATGAAAAGCTGATTGCACATTTAAAAAAAGAAGCTCGAAAACAAAAAGGTGACGATGATGAAATAACTAAAAATATCATAAAGTATGAAAAATATAAACATTCAAAAAAAATATTATTTTACACTGGTTATTCGCTCCCAGACTACAGATGGAATAAAACAATGAGTTTAACGAATTCGATGGGTGGTTCAGAAAAAGCAATCATTTATTTAACTGAAAAATTTCCAAAAGATTATGATATTTATATTTGTGGAGATGTTGTTAAAGAAGAATGCGGTAATATTCATTTTGTAAATTTCGATAAACTAAAAAATATTCTTGATGAAAATGAATTTCATACAGTTATCATGTCAAGATACATTGAACTGATTGTAAATTATAAAATTAAATGTTACAAGTTATATATTTGGGCACATGATACATGCATTCGATCTTTGTCTGAAAAAAATAATGATGCGAATGAAATTATAAAATGCTGCATTGATAAAATAGATGGTTGCATTTGTTTAACCCATTGGCATAAAGAATATTTTTCTAAACAATATGACATTCTAACAAATAAAATTATTGTTATTAATAATGGTATTGAATTAGTAAACTTTCCGAAATCACAAACTAAAATAAAAAATACTTTTGTCTACACATCAAGAAGCGAGAGAGGACTACAACGAGTGTTAGAGTTATGGGAATCAATATCAGAAAATATTAAAGGTGCGCATCTTAGTATTTCTTCATACAATGCATTTCCCGATCCTAAAAATAACAGTGATACTATAATCGAATGTGAAATTAAAAAATATTCAAATGTTGTTCATTTGGGAAAATTAAATGAGAAAGAATTATATGATTTAATGAACATAAGTGAATATTGGCTTTATCCAACCAACTTTCACGAAACATCTTGCATTACAGCAATGGAAATGTTAAAGTCGCGCGTTATTTGTTTGTATTATTCAATTGGAGGATTGGTTGATACAATAAATGGTAACGGAATTCAACTTATAAGAGGTGAAGAAGTAAATCAAATTTCTAAATTAACAGAAGATGAAAAGCAGTGCATTATTGAAAATGGAGAAAGGTATGCCCATACTTGTTCATGGGAAAATAGATATAAGGAATGGGAAAACGAATTATTTCGTGTAGAATGTAAATCGGAACGTAAATTTAATATCTTGAATTTAATACTATTTTCAAATGAGAATTGTGAAGATAGAGAATATTATTTAAAAATGATTCAACTTCAAAAAAAATACATGAAATCATACAGTGGACATAATATTACATTTTACTTTTACTGTTATAAAGAAGATTTACGTGAAGAATATGTTATTGAAGATGATGTAATATATATAAAAGGCACTGAAACATATATTCCAGGAATTCTTGAAAAAACAATGAAAGCATTTGAGGTCACAAAAAATATAGAGTATGATTTTTTATTACGGTCTAACATTTCAACAGTTATTGACTATAGTAAATTGAATGAGATATTATATAAAATACCGCACGATGTTATTTATGCAGGCGGTTCTTGTTTGTTACATAATTGGATAGACGACAAATGTGGCATTCATAAAATATATAACATACCATTTATATTAGGAACATCTATTATTCTTAGAAGAGAAGGTGTTTGTAAACTTATAGAAAATAAAAATTTATTATCTGAAAAAATTATAGACGATTTTGCAATTGGTCTTTTTTTTAATCACTTTGGAGATAAACCATATGGTTTTGACAAATATTATCGTTATAATTTATCTTGTATATCGAATGATGTTATTTTTTACAGAAACAGACAGTCATATGAAAAAGATTATAAGAGAGATAATGACATTATTAACATGCAAAATATAATTAAACAAATTATGGAGAGAGAGAGTAACAATAATATCGATGAAAAAATTAAAAATCTTCATTCCAAATTAATTATAAACCACGGTACTTTTAATGATGAATTGCCAGAACAAAAAATGGTTGTTAGATATTTATCCGGAAATGAAAAGGTTTTAGAAATTGGAGGGAATATTGGAAGAAATTCGTTGATTATTGCTTCTATTTTAAAAGATAACACGAATTTTGTTACATTAGAGTGTGATGCAATTAGTGCAACCCATTTACAAGAAAATAGAGATTTAAATCATTTTAATTTTCACATAGAAAACTCGGCATTGTCAAATAGAATGTTAATTCAAAAAGGCTGGGATACTATACCGAGTGATACTTTACTGGAAGGATACACCCGAGTAAATACAATTCAACTGAATGAATTAATACATAAATATAATATTAATTTTGATACGTTGGTGTTAGATTGTGAAGGTGCATTTTATTATATTTTAATGGATATGCCTCATATATTAGATAATATTAAATTAATTATTATGGAGAATGACTATCATGATATTTCAAAAAAAAATTATGTGAATGAAGTTTTAACTAAAAACAATTTTTATGTTGATTATCAGGAGAGTGGAGGGTGGGGGGCTTGCTTTAACTGTTTTTTCGAGGTGTGGAAAAAAAACTACAAAAAAATATAAAATATAAAATTTACTATGTTTAAATAATAAAGGTATGTTATTATTTAACTATAATTTATGTGGTGTTGTATGCATCCTTCTTCATTTTTCAAATTCAAAAAATTAGTTGATCAACCTCAACCTGTATTTAAAATGAATAACAATAACAACGGTAAAACTGTCACGAATCAATACGATCATGACCATGGCCATGATAACTCTTCAAACAGCGTTTTAGATACAGATGTTACATCTATAACAAATAATCTGGAAGAATTCAAAATACTTTTTAAAACTCAGGAAAATGCATGTTATGAAATGCGATCAGAAAATACCATTTTAAAAATGAAATTAGAAGCGGCAAATGAAATGATTCAAATTCAATCAAAAAAAATACAGTCATTAAAAATGAAAAAAAATAAATTACAAATTGAGAATAATGTTTATAAAAATGTCATATACGCTTCATCCTTATCATACAATCACAGTAATCATAGTAATAATCACCATCGCCATAGTCCAAACAGTAACTGTAATGAAAATAACGCGGTTAAGTGTATTAATAATGAAGAATATGTTTCACACACATATCCGCCTCCTCCTCCACCCCCACTTCCTCTTCCTCCTCCAGTAAATAAAATAAAAGCTAATGGCAATTTCCACATGAATAATGTGTTAGATGAACTTAAAAGCAAAATTAAAAAAATAGATGAATAATCTTTTAATTTTTTGTTATTTTTTTAAATGATTTGATATACATATTTAATCATTTACAAACGAAACGAACTCTTGTTTATTCTTCTACAAGTTCATCTAATTCGGCATCTTCGTCATCATTTGGATAAATGATCTTACATCCACTCCAGCCGCCCTTTGCAACCTTTTTAAACTTCTTATCCATGTATTCGTGCAACTCTTGGAATCGTGGAACATTCTTGTCATAGTTGCTCGTGTACCATTCTTTGAACTCTTGATTCAGTTCGTCGCGTTTGACAGCAAATGCCTTGCCAGTCTTGTCATTCATACCAGGAACAATCTTGACCTTGTCGCGAATAAACTCAGACAAGTAATCCTGACTGTTTCTATACTTGTTGCTACTCAGTCGTACCTTTTCGCAAATCTTCACGATTCCACCTGTCTGATATGCCTTTGATACCAACATTGCCATAAACACGGGCGCCCAACCCTCCAACTTCTCATCCAAACGCTTGTCCATTTTAAACTGGTACGGCATATCAGGGTCGTCACTTTTCGGGTCGTCGCAAAACTTTGACTCGAAATCTACTTTACAAATGCGTCTCCATGTGCCATCATCGTTGCTTTTTACATCAAACATGACATTTGTGCAAACCACTAACTTAAATTGAGGAACAAATGTGATCATTTCTTGGTATAATGCACGACCTTGCACCGGATCTCCACCCGTAAGCTCTTTTAAAGGACCCTCGTTGATTCGATCTCCTTTCGATGGTTCATTCATAACCGCGTACCGCACACCCTTTAATTGCACAATCTCTGATGCAGTACCGCCAATTTTGTTTCGTTTTTCTGTGATCAATGTAATTGGCACAGTTCCCTTGTACTTTCCAAAACAATGTGACATGAGCTCAACCAGTTTCGACTTGCCATTGCTCCCACAACCGTTGTAAATGTTAAATGTCTGATCACGATTCACACCAATGAGACAAGATGCCAAATGTTCCCACATGTATTCGCGCAATTCTGGCGAAGGAAATAGCTGCGACATAAAGGTAATAAGTTCTTTTTCAATGCATGCATATTCAGAACATCCAGGAGAATACGTATCTAAAAAGTCGATATCGGTACACTTTGAAATGTAGTCAAACGGTTGACCAGGTCGAAACACTTTTTCATTAAAGTCAATAACGCCATTGTTGAATCCCATGAGATATGGTTTGGAATCCAGATTCTCGATAAAATCCTTATCATAAAACATTTCACGAACTTCACGCAATATATTGTTTTTTACACTCGTAGTTTTTAGCTGATTACAAATTTCCGTCATACGCTTCGAACGATCTTGAATACTCTTGAATTGTTCCGAAGTGCTATCATGTTCATTTAAACTATCCAGTAGTTTCATGCTTCGCTCAGAATAAATGCTAAGCATCTCAGTTGAAATAAGCCAACGAAGTGTGGTTCCAGAATCGCATTCAGACCATCTATGATCTTTGAACTCAAACCACGCATTGTGCTTGATGCTTACGCAAACAAAACGCCCTTTGAATAAATGAAACAACACGTTTGCAAGATCGACATCAGACGCTTCATTAATCTTTGTTTTTCCAACGTGTGTAATAAGCGTTTGGTCAATATAGTAATCAACTGTCTCTTCGCGAATCTTTTTATATTCAGTAGGATTATCTTGCTTCGACCAAAACATGATGGAACGTCTTGACAGTTCGCTTTTCCCAACTCGGAATTTTTGCCAACTTTTGAGATGCTCGGGGATTTTATAATAATCGAATTTTTCACTTTGTGCGCTGAAAAGCATCCATGTTAAAAACAACTTTTCACTTGTATTTTTTAAAGCCCATCCAACTTGAATCCACTTTTCATACGGCTCATAAAACTTTTCAGAAAGCGACATGGTAAATTTATGCGTTTCAACAACTTCGTATTCGCGCGGTTCAGTTGAACTCATAATAGATCCCACGGCATATTCGAGCTGTTCCCTATTTGTAATTGAACTGTAATCAACAACTGGATTCGACGACGAAATCATTGTTATATTAACCCGAGATGATGAAGACGAACTTGAAGATGCAGTTATCAAAGAAGAACAAGCTGCCTTTTTTGTTTTAAACATTTGTTCTACTTCTGCTTTATATGATTCTATTAATGGAAATGATGCATGTCCACGATACCGAGCGGTAAGAAGTTTAAAGTCACGGTCAAACTTAAACTCAGTAACTTTTTTTTCCGCAAATTCCCATTCGCCATTCGTGACGCCGAGCTTGAGAAGAAAGTGATACTTTAGCAAATATGCTTTGCACCCTGGTTTTCGCGAGTTATAAAGTTGCCATCCCGTCTTTCCGCTTGTAATTGAATTATCAATCACATCTTCCCATGAATTTGTAAGGGGGAGATCACCCCAAATCGATTGAAGCTCTGGTAATATTTTGGCACGAAGAAATTGTTGTTGCTTTCGTTCCATTTGAATTCCAATAATCATATGAATGCCGTCTTTTGTCATGTCGCTTTTGCAATTCACGGTCTGTTTCTCAAAAATAAACACAGGTATTTCAATTCCAACTCCAGTACCGCTTCCGCCAGAAAATTCCAGCATCTTTTTTAAAGTGTTCATATACAGTAATACCATATCAACAACATGGTCTTTTGAATGTTTCCGTTCTTCCACACTGACCTCATATTTGAAATCAAAATCAACAAGAATTGGTCCGCCATCTTCATGTTGAATTTCTGTAAGATATTCTTGCTTTCCATCCACAAATACATGATTATAATATTTTCTATAAAAATCGTCCAGTTCTGATTCTGGTATTAAATACGCACCACCCTTGATTCCCAATTCCACATCTTTTAGTCGCGTGTGTGTGCATTTTTCTCCTTGCTTTATATAAAGAGACGACAAGTATGATGCGAAATTGTAAGTTCCAGTTCCATTCGCCTTCGCCATGCTCATGGTTGCTTGTTGATATACTATAATGAGATAAGTTTAATTCAATTTTTATTTATTATACTTTTTTCAAAATAATATAAAATTATCCCTAAAAAATGATTTTTTTGTTTTCAAAAAAAAACCATTTTATTATTTTTGACAATAATATTTTAAATTACATATTTATCATTACTATATTATGACTGATTTTTTAATATTAATCCAACACTGAAAATAATGAAAGGAGAAATAAAAATTCCTGGGACAATTAAAATTCTCCGAATAGACTGCTTTAGCCTACGTATAAATACGCTGTTATTTTTGTCATATGCTTCTAATATTTTTTTAGCATATTTTGGCCGCAGCCATAGTTCCCTATATAATGCTTCATATGGCAAAATAAATGAAGGAAAAAATTGAAAATAGTTATCTTTTATTGGTGTATTGAATCTACCTAACAATGTATTTAAAAATTTTTTCGTATAATACTCGTTTTGTAATAACGCATTCACAAGTGCTGGCGTTGTTTTAACATTATACAAAATATCCAAAAATACAAAAAACTCTGCATCAGTTAAAGGTGTAGCTGGATCATTATTGTATTGAACTGTTGAATTTTTTAAATTTATTTTTGTAGTTACTGTGAAATTTGGATCGTTTGGATCTGGCTTTTCACTACGTGTAAGTACCTTTTTAATAGGATCAAACGTGTATGTTTGGTCGGTTATGCTCATCTACACAAAATGTTATTATATGTATATACTTATAAAATATTTTATTAAAAAAAAATTATCATCCTTGTTTGTAATATGGATTTTCATCAATTCGTGTCCCACAATATTGTACTGGAGATTTTGCATAATCAATGGGTTCATAAATTCCCGATTTTTTTGCAGATTCAAGCAGAAATTTAAAATTATCCCAGAATTCTTCCTTGTGTCCAATACTCTCTGTCATCAAATGTGCGAGTTCATGAATGGCGACAAATGTGAGCGTGCTTAGATCAATAAGTCGTGTCCCTTCTTTGTCTTCATTCAAACAAAATGCCATTTTTTCACCCTTGTTTTCGCTGTACGCGGTGTGTTCACTTGTAGGCAGCGTTTCGCTTATTTTATTTGGATTAAAATTTTCAACAAGGCGTTTTACGGCTGGATTTGATCGATGGGTTGACTCCATGTAGTCAACCAGTCGTTTCATATTTTTTGTTGCTTCTGCTAATAAATCGGCCGCCAGTTCAACTTTACTCCGTTCTCTCACGCAATACGTGTTACCATCTACTTTTGAGATAATGCATCGCAGGTTGAAGGAATCGGAGTCTTTATATATTTTTATCGCAAATAATATCATCAATAGAATCAACAGAATTCCCACATAATTTATTTTCATTTTATTATAATACGGATGTATCAATATTTAATTAATTTAATATAATATAAATATATATTTATTTTATATTTATTTTTACAATCCTATATATCTCTATTCTATTTCTTCTTAATACATACAAAATGAATTTAGATTCCAAAATTGTGCAAAAAACAATACAGTCGCTTTTAACCGATGTTGCGCTAACAAGTCCTGAAATTTCGAGCGTTGCATCACTCACCACCAGCACCAGAATCGGCATCGACGCGGATAAAAGCAAAAAGAATTCAATGATAACAAAAAAAAATGACCGAACAGATTCTGCGACATCTGATCCGGTAATTATGTTGTATGAAAAAATAAATGCTGCTTATAAAGAGTATTTGAATGGAAAAAATAGAGAATGCTTTACATTTCAGGAAAATACAATTGATATAGAATCGCAGATTCCTCGCCCAGAAACATTTTCCGATAAATTTCTCTCGAGAGAAATGAGAGAATATATAAAAAACGATTCACAAAAAACATTATTATTTCAATGTAATATTCATCAACGAAACATTCAATTATGTTTTATTTTGTTTAAAAAACATGTGGGTGCGAGTTGTTATGAAGATTACGCATTGTATTATAAAGCGTATGCACATCGCGTGTTTATGTGGTTACACATGATTTCTTCCCATTCGAAATGTGTCGAGTCACTCAATATTTATATTTATTTAACACCATTCAAAAAAATACTGCCTGAAAATAAGAGCGAAGTCATTGGCCCGGTGAATGCAAATACCGGATACACTTACCGCTGTGAGAAGAAAAATGAAATTGTGATTTATCGCGAAGAAGAATGGTTCAAAGTGCTGTTGCATGAAACAATGCACGCGTTTGGAAATGATTTTGATCTTGATTATCACGAAACTGTCTCGGACGATTTAACAAAAATATTTTCCCTTCCATCACATATTCATGTTCGCCTATCGGAAACATATTCAGAAATATGGGCTCGAATTATGAATGTTGCATTTCAAACCTATTTTAAAAAACCGCCGTTATTAGAGTCTCGAACTGCAAAACAATTCAAGAAAAATTTTGAATTTTATTTGCATTTGGAAAGTGTATTTTCTCTCTACCAATGCATTAAGATTCTGGATTTTATGGGCGTTAACTATGAGATTTTAATCGGAGACTCTGATAATTCTAAAAAAACGATGCGAACATTTTATAGAGAGAATACACATGTATTTGCATATTATATTTTAACGTCTATATTATTGCACGGTAATCATGAGTTTCTATTATGGTGCATAAGAAATAATGGACCCGGTCTACACATGTTTAAAGTAAAAGCAACACAAGATGAATTTATTAGGTTGATTTTATCATGCTATAAACGGAACGATCTTTTACAGAAGATCGTAGAAACAGAAAAAAAAGTGGTGAGAGATTATGAAAAGGCAAGTGCTTCGAACTCTGATCATCAGAATGAGCTTGTTACGACGCTTCGAATGACCATTGTTGGTTTCGATTGAACTTTATAATTGTTATGTTAAATTATTATATATATATTTGAATAAATAATTATTAAATATAATATAATAATATATTAAGAAAACGTACTAATGTCTACCATAAGAAAAAAAATTATTCCAACTTTATTAACAAGTTCTGCGGTGGCACCTACTAATAACGCATTTAAACAAGCCGCTGAAAAAAAAAATCCATTAGATACAGCAGCAGATTTAATCGCATCACGTTATGGTGTTTCCGATGAGAACATTCCACAAATAAGCGAAGAAAAATTTAAAAAAAACCGAGAGATTGGAAAAACGGTTGTACCGCTTAAAGAATATTTCCGTCAAAGTGCAGCTGAGTTTGAAAAACAAGAAATCGAACAAAAAAATATAAAAAAAAAGAAAGAATTTGTATTACCATTATGCGAAAGAAAATTAAATACATTACAAAGGAATATTGATGCATATATCAAAAATTGTAATCCAAATATTTCCGATGAATCGTTTATTGCTATGGTTCAGAAATCGCGAAATAAATTAAATGCATCTTTAAACCCATCTAAAAAAAAGTATCAAAAAAAAAGTAGTGGAGGTTACAGAAAATCAAGGAAATTAAGATCGTCAAAATCCAGATTTAGAAAATAAATAAAATAAATAAATATAAACATTCAACATTATATGATATTAGTCTGTATTAGTGTATTAAAGTAATGTGTTCAATTCATAAGAACGAACCGTGGAAATATGAAAATGATGATGTTGATATAAACGGGCTATTTGAAGTAAAAGGGTTTTATATAAACTTGGACCATAGAAAAGACAGAAAACAGCATATTGAATATCAGCTTGAGCAGCTACGAATAACGAACAATATTACAAGATTTAATGCGATTAAAAATGCAAATGGTCGAATCGGATGCAGTTTGAGTCACTTAAAATGTCTTCAAATGGCAAAAGAAGCCAATTGGGAGTGTGTAATGATTATAGAAGATGACATTTTATTCATGTTGCCAAATGATTTTGTTGATACTATAAATTCATTTTTTTCAAATAAAAAAAATAATTGGGATGTGCTTCTTCTTGCAGGAAACAATTTACCTCCATTTCAAACTAATGATAGTGTAAGTATTCGAGTATCTCACTGTCAAACTACAACCGGATATATTGTAAAACGGCACTATTATGATGTGCTTATTTCGAATATAAAGGAAGGCATTGCAAAACTGATGAGGGATCCGGAGAATCATTACTATTATGCAATTGATAAATATTGGTTACACCTTCAAAAGCAAGATCGATGGATGCTTTTGGTTCCCATCACGGTTGTTCAAAAACCAGATTACAGTGATATTGAAAAAAAATATACAGATTACCAACGTATGATGACGAGTTTAGATAAATCAGAATTTCGAAAATAAATTCGAAATTTTATAAAAAAATAATATATACTTACTTTTTAATATAGCCGAAACATATGGCAATATTTTTAACTACACGCCAAACTGTTTGAAACACCAGACCAATTTACAGTTGATCCGCATTTATTTTTTTTAGAAAAATCAAACTTGTCACATAAATTCGGGTAGTCGGTTATTTTAAAACTGGTTGTTCCTGAACATAGATTGTATGAACCTGACTTACAGTTTGTTCCATCAGATGTCCAGTAGTCCGGACAGTCAGATACAAATGGTGGCCAATTTACTGTATTGTATTGTGAAGAATAAATATTATAACCAATAAATGCAAGAACTGCAATAAATGCAAAAATTGCTATCCATAACACAATAGTTTGAAACGACATGAATGTAATAAAATAAATATATATATTATTTATATTATTATTTTAATATTATCTTACACAATTATTATTAATACAGTTGGAATTAATTATTTTTATAAATATAAGTATATAAGCATAAAAAATGAATCTGAATCAAAACATTCTTCCTAAACAGTTTTCAAATGGGCGACTCGATATTCAAAACCCTTCACCATCGGCACAATTTGCATTGTTTGATAAAATTCCCATTTCATCACAGTGTACGGCGTTTACGGATGCGATGACGGGAAACTGGAATGATACGCCAATGTCACTGGCGTTTTTTAGTGACCAAAATATACAGATTATACAAAACGGAATTCGAGCCGGCGTATACAATCAAAGCGGCGGTAAATATGACATTGGTCCACAAGACTGCGACAATTTAAAAATGATTATGCGCGGTATTTATTTAGAAAGTGCAATGAACCAGCCGACAAATATAACCGAACAAATTGAATCTTTAAATAATCTGGTTTGTAACTGGTGCATTCCGCGTCTCATTAGCGAGGCGCGCGCATACTTGAACTACAAGCGCGATGTGTCAAACATGTACACGCTCATTCCGCCACCCACATTGTCAACAATGAAAGGAAAAACACTCGAACTAAATCCTTGGTTTTAAGGAACTGGAAACGGTCGTTGTTTATTTTCAACCACAAGCGGATTGGGCAAAATAAACGGAATTCTCTCAAAATATGCAAGTTCTGGAAGTTGAGTGAGTTTGGGTGCAACCGGAGTTTGAGGGGTTACTAAATTGGTGGAATTGATGCCGAAAAGAGCGGACTCAATATCGACTGAATTTTTTGAAAATGCTTCTCGTGGCATGTGACTGGGCGTTATACCGACGGTCGGTAACGCATTTTTATATGCGGCTCCATATTGCGAATGGTTGTATTCGGTGTAACCAAAGATTTGGCGATTTTGTTTTTGTTCTAAACAGTAATCAGAGCTTGTATTTTTATTTCGAGTAGATGCCATGTTTTCTTTTATCTTATGTTTGTTTGTATTATTGGTATTAAAATAATATTTATAAATAAACTATATATATTATTTTAATAATATTTTTTAATTATTTTTAAATAATTATTTCATTTTGATATTTCTTTTGATAATTATTGATATCTATTTACTTATTAATCACTTTTTATTCTTTGAACCATGTCACGCTTCGACCTGTCTAAAATAGATCCAGTTGTATAATAGTCAATCAAACATTTATGAAACAAGTCAAAAAATTGGTAAGAAAATAGACACATGAACATTACTTCGTCGGATAAATTCATTTCCGCATTCACTTTTACACCTTCCTCCAGTATTTCTTTTATTTGACTACAATCTTTTAACTCGTGATATAATTCACTTGTCTTTTTATTGATTTCATTTTCATTAAAATGATACATTCCAAATGCTTGTAATAGTTGTATTTGATACATCAAGTTTCGATCGTCGTCATTGTCCATTTGTTTATATGTGCAAATAAAATCGGCATGATACATTAAAGAAATATTTTGTTGTAAATTACGTTATTATCTTTAACTCATATTTTTCATGATTAAAAAATAATGATATGAAATAAAATATAATTTAGAAATGAATCATTTTATTTTGTATTTTATTTTGTTAGATAATACTTTTGTAAATAGCTTAAATAGAATGGAATAATACATATAAATACCCAAAATGAGTGTATACGAAAAAGAAAAAGACAAATATAATGGCGATCAAGAAGATGCGTTGTCTTCATCGCAAGTGAAGGAATTTAGTAAATGGGAAGACGTAGAAGAATTGGATTCGAATTTGTTGCGCGGAATATATGCATACGGATTTGATAATCCCAGTACGATTCAGCAGAAATCGATATTATCATTTTTTGAAAAAAGAGATATGATTGCACAAGCTCAATCGGGAACAGGTAAAACTGGTGCATTTTCAGTGGGTGTTTTACAAAATGTCGATCTTAGTGTAAAAAAGGTGCAGGCAGTGATTCTTGCTCCAACGCGAGAATTGGCGAAACAAATTCATGATGTTGTTAGTGGACTGGGTGTGTTTATGAAGGCTCTTAAGATTCAACTACTGGTTGGCGGAACATCAATAGAGCAAGACATTTCCAGTTTGAAAAATGAACCGCCGCATATAATTGTTGGCTGTCCAGGTCGCATTCACGACATGATTCGCAGAAATCAGGTGAAAGGGAGTGAGGTAAGAATGATTGTTCTTGATGAAGCAGACGAAATGTTGTCTTCTGGATTTAAAGAACAAGTATATAATATTTTTAATTTTTTGAATTCAAATGTTCAAGTGTGTCTTTTTAGTGCGACGTTGCCTGAAGAATTGCACGCACTTTCTTCTAATTTCTTGAGAAATCCAGTAAAGATTCTTGTAAAATCAGAACAGCTTACATTGGAAGGGATTGTGCAGCATTTGATTGCACTGGAAGATGACTCGCATAAATACACTACACTAAAGGATATTTTTAATATGGTTTCGGTGACTCAAACCATCATTTATTGCAATAGCATTAAACGGGTTACCGATTTAACGGAGGCCATGATTCAGGACAATTTCCCGGTGTGTTGCATTCATTCCGGCATGGAAAAATCGGAGCGGGATGCAGCATTTAGAGATTTCAAGTGTGGAAAACACCGCGTGCTTATTTCATCAAATGTTACTGCTCGTGGAATTGACGTGCAAAATGTAGGAGTTGTCATTAATTTTGATGTCCCGAAAGATGTACACACGTATTTGCATCGCATTGGTCGTTCGGGTCGTTGGGGGCGAAAGGGTGTTGCAATTAATTTTGTTACCCGATGGGATATTAAAAAGATTAAAGAGTTTGAAGTATATTATAATACTGTCATTACAGAAATGCCGTCAATTATAAATATTTCATCTTAAATATACGGTTTCGGTTTCAAAAAATGGATTCGTAACAGAAAGTTTTTATTATTCTATACGGATAATAAAAACATAAATAAAAACAGATAATTAAAAACATAAATAAAATTTGTAATATGGAAAAAAAGGAAGATTTAAATGATATAAAGCTGGATACTACATTTCGTTTACCAATAACATATTTAGATAAAGACAAACTGCATGAAATTGATGCACATGTTATGACAGATTTGGAGTTGATTCATGTAAAAAGCGATTTAGTAACAGAAAAAAATGAAGACAATTCCGCGATAAAACAAAAAACCATGTACGAGCACGTGTTTCGTCCTTCCACAATATACGGAAAACATTTTTTAGATGAATGGGCTCGATATTATACTTCAGATGTAACATTTTTAAAACACTCACAAGTCTTGATAAAAAAGTGCCAAAATGGAACTGGATCCACATCCTGTGTTGAAACCTATTTAGAAATTCACAAAATTTGGACTTCGATTCAGGGTGATAAACATTTTAAGGACAAATTTGGATACATTGATATTGCCATGCTGGAACCGCTCAACTCGTCATCACTGTTTCTTCAAATTCTTTCGCTTCAAAATTTGGCGTCTCCTGTGATTTCTATTTTGACACCACTAATTATACTTATTATTCCTTTTCTTATATTGCGATTTCGCAGTATACCAATCAACTTAACGAGTTATATATCTTTCCTAAAAAAAATTGCAAAATATCACCCCGTCGGTAAAATATTTGAGAATTTTAGTTCTGTGCCATGGGATAAAAAAATATACATTTTTGGTTCCATTGCATTTTATTTCCTTCAAATTTACCAAAATATAATGTCATGTTACCGATTTTATAAAAACATGTTTTTAATTCATGCGAATATTAACGCATTTGCAAATTATATTAATAGAAGCATTGAAAATATATATTTTATGAATTCAATTATTGTGAAAGAAAAGTTGTCATCGTATCGCATATTTCAATTGGAAAATGAAAGACACGCGCAAACTCTTTCTGTACTACACGATGAAATAAAAAATGTCATGCCGTTCAAACTCACTCTTGCAAATGTGTCGAATATTGGAACCATTATGAAGCTGTATTATCGATTTCACTGTGACGAAAATGTGAAAAATGCAATCCGTTATACTTTTGGATTTAATTCTTATGTAGAACATCTCTCCGGGCTCGCAGATTTGATTCAAAGTAAAAAAATTGCCGCTTGTAAATTTTTATCGCCAACGTCGATGTCTTCCTGTAAGAAAACCTTTTTTAAAGCATCGTACTATGCGCCGTTAATGAATGAACGCGTTGTAAAAAATAATATTAGGTTGAATAAAAAAATGACGATTACCGGTCCAAATGCTGCCGGAAAAACCACGCTCATTAAATCTACACTTTTAAATATCATTTTCTCTCAACAATTCGGATACGGATTCTATAAAAAAGCAAAACTGGTGCCGTACGAGTTTGTTCACAGTTACCTGAATATTCCAGACACTTCAGGGAGAGACAGTTTGTTTCAAGCCGAATCGCGTAGATGTCGAGAAATTATTTCGTGTTTAGTAAAACATAAAACAAAAAGACATTTTTGTATTTTTGACGAACTGTATTCCGGGACAAATCCATACGAAGCCGTTGCCAGCGCATATGGGTTCATCAAATATGTAAACACGTTTGATAACGTGGATTTAATGTTAACTACGCATTATTCCAAGCTGTGCAAGCTTTTAGAAGCAGAGCGTGTTGAAAATATGCACATGAAAATTGAAAGGGAGATGGTAGAGGAACAAGATGCAATAAAATACACTTATAAATTAGGAAAGGGTATTTCTTGTGTAAAGGGTGGAATTAAAGTTCTCGAAGATTTAGATTATCCGATTGAAATTATTATGGATACAAAAAATATGATTCACGGTGTTGATGCCGAGGTTTAAACGTAATTCAACGAAACGTAATTCAACGAAACGTAATTCAATGAAACGAAATATTAAAAATTAAATTTAAAATGAAATAATAAATGCAATTAAATAATTTAATTAGTAAAAAATATAAAAATAAAAACAAAACTATAACATAAAATACAAAACATGTTAAGCAATATTTCAGATTTATTTACAATGGCTAGTTTAGTCATATGCATGCTTCTATGTGGAATTATATTTTACTATCTTCGCACTCGAATCAGCATGCTGGAACAATCTGTTGTGGACCAAGCGCAACTTTTGCAACAGGTGGTAACATCACTAAAATCTTCACAGTATAGACAAATGCAAATGAATACGAATGTGAATGCGAATAGTGCAAATATAGTTCCTATACACTCAAACAACTTGAACCAAAAATCTGAACTGAATTTAATTCAAGTGTCTGATGATAGTGACAGTGATAGTGATAGCGACAGTGATAGTGATAGTGGCGATTCTTCAAATGAAAGTGAAGGAAATGTTTGTCCGCTTGAAGACGAAGAAGGTTCTTGTAAGATTATTGATCTGTCATCAATTTCATCGTCTGCAAATTATTTGAAACCATCTCCTTCTGAAATAAAAGTAATTGAATTGACATCTAATATTCGTTCCAGTAATGATTACTCCAATAGCAGTGGAGACGATGATGATGGTGATGATGGTGATGATGATGATGATGATGATGATGATGATGATGATGATGATGATGATGACGGCGATGATAATGACGATAACGATCATGACCATGACAACGACAGCGATCATGAAAAAAATGGTAATGCTGGTAAAACGAATCATCACAGAGATAGTGTAAAAAAAAATGAAATTAAAAATAAGATTATGATGGAAGGCGGCGATGAATTGCAAAGCCAACATCATGATGTCAGTAATGCAAAAAATAAAAAAATGAAAAGCATTGTAATTGAAGACCCTATTAGTTCAGTATCTTTGGATGAATTGAAAAATATGCCAGTGAATTCATTACGAACTTTAGCAAAAACCAAACTTAGTAGTGTAATGGATATTCCAACTATTAATAAAATGTCAAAGAAGGATATTTTAAAAGCATTGCATGAATAAACCAGTATAAAAAATTAGTTTTCACATATATTTTTTAAAATTATTATTTTCTCACTTTATAATTAAATAATGAATAATAGTAATAAATCTAATAAATCTCCATCATCAGAAATTCCAAATCTGGATGGAAAAAAATTTGAAGTAACCGAATGGTTTATTCAATCTGGAATTCATAAAATTGATTCACCTCAAAGTAAAAGTTACACTTGTACGTTTAAACAAAGAGGACATTTCGTTTCTTCTAAAGATAAATTTAAAAATGAATGTTTGGGCATTTGGCACGACACGTGCAATGGTTGGCAATTGATTATGAGTATAGATAAAGAAGACAATGGTGTATTTTATTTTACTCCAACAAAAATGTCAGAAAATAATAATGTACTTGAAATGAAGGGTACTGTATTAAAATGTGGAACATTGCCAAATATTTTATTAAACACAGTAAACACAATATATGATATCATGCCACAGTATATAAAAAAAAATATAAACGAAGTTTACTCAAAAACATCTTCTTCTTTAAGAAAAAATACAAAACAAATTTTAAAGGTTGCGCATATGTCATGTAAACGAATTGAATAGTATTTGGTTAATATGTGGTTAATATGAATACAAATGTGTTTCAATTTTCAAATTGTAAATAAATATTGTATTTGAATGAACTAAAATAATTAAAATACAATAAAAATAAAATAAAATAAAATAAAATATATATAGGAATATAAGAACATAGAAACTAGTTATGAGCTGGGGAACTTGTTATTCAGGATCAAACAATATTCATTTCAACTATCCGCCAATCATGGCCGATGGTCGCAACTATGCCACATGGCAACCAGGTGCCGTTATCAACGAGCAACTACGAGAAAAAAATAACATTACAAACAATTCAGAATATCGTCAATATTTGATTCGCAATGCAGATGAGGTGATGCAAGCCAATTTAATTAGTGCATGCGATTCTTGTGGGTTCAACCTGGATTTGATCAGCAATCAGGGTGACATAAATAATGGAAACTACCCGAGACCGTTTTTGTTTTCTTCTCCGTGGGATAGAAGTCAGCCGTTTGGGTACGAATCCAGTGATTTGAAAAACTTGTACTTGTCCCGATACGAGCTGCAAAGTCGAATGATGGCGCCAGCTTTAAACCAAGAACAATATTTGACCGGCGGATTTCCAAATCCAAATTCTTAATGAAGGCTGATTAAGGGATTCTTTTATTTTTATTTATTTTTATTTATAAGAGAATAGAATAAATTATAAATAAAATATTAATAAAATAATAAAAATATAAGAATAGAATAAGAAGGAATAAGAAAAAATATTAAATAAAAGATTATCAAATAGATGTCGAATTATGCAAGTAATATTTTATTTTATGTTGCAATTTTATTTGTTGCATTCATGTGCATGCAATATAAAAATTCTGCACGAAATGGAGAGATTTTAGACGAAAGTGATTTAATTCGAAAATATTTACTTAATGACGAACACTATGATACAATTTTCAATAAGAAAAATTCCAAACCAATTATGTGGATTCATGTGGAATATGACGTCAACTCAAGGCGATGGTTGAATTATGGTTCCAGAAACAGCACCGAATTAAACCAGCCCTACATTTACTTGACGATACGAAGCATTATTCAAAAATGCAGCGAGTCGTTTCATGTATGTCTCATCGATGATTCGTCATTTAACAGGTTAATGCCCGGATGGACACCGGTTGCGCAAAATTTACCGTCTCCTCTTCGCCCACATTTGAGAGAACTGGCGTTTGCAAAATTGCTGGAAATGTATGGCGGCATGCGCGTTCCCCCGTCATTCATTTGTTTCCGCGATTTAATCACAGTGTATAATAATGCGCTACTTCCAGCATCCGCATTTGTAGGTGAAATGCGCGCAACTTCGTCTGTAAGTGCGGTCGCAGAATTTTTCCCGAGCACTGCATTCATGGGATGCAAGCGAAACAGTCCCATTCTTCAAAAATATGTCTCTTATTTAGAAGTGCTCATTTCAAAAGACTATACCAACGAAATGGATTTTCTGGGAGAGTGTGGGCGATGGTGCTATTCTGAAATTATAAATGGTAATATGAGCGCAATTACGTCAACCATGTTTGGCATTCAGACAGCATCCGGTGGTAACGCGATTTTAATTGATGATTTAATGGGAGACCAAGACATTGATTTAGATGCAAATGCGCTGGGACTTTACATTCCTGAACGCGAACTCTTGCGTCGAACAGCATTTGGATGGTTTGTTCGCATGTCGCCTGAGCAAGTCCTGGAATCAAACACGCTTATTGGAAAATATTTACTTTATTCCAATTCTTAAAAATTAAGAATGTATAAACTAAAATAAAATGAAATGAATTAAATCAAATATTTATTTTGTTTTAATACAACATATTTAGGGAAATAATTAAGATAAAATAAATATTTAATTATTTAGTTTAACAATTTTTGTGTAATATTTTTTTTTATTTCTAATAATAGTATATAATAGAATAATAGAATTAAAATTAAAAAATGAATGCAGGACAAATTGTAAATGCAATAAGCACCGATGCCGGTGAACTTGTGAACTTAAGAAATGCAATTATAAGGAGTGCAGTTGGAGATGGTGCTTCAGTTCAAGCATTAGGTGCAGCAATCGCTGGAGATGGTGCTTCGCCTCAATTATTAGGTCAAGCAATCGCTGGAGATGGTGCTTCAGTTCAAGCATTAGGTGCAGCAATCGCTGGAGATGGTGCTTCGCCTCAAGCATTAGGTGCAGCAATCGCTGCAGATGCTGGTTCGGTTCAAGCATTAGGTGGAGCAATCGCTGCAGATGGTCCTTCAGTTCAAGCATTAGGTCCAGCAATCGCTGCAGATGCTGGTTCGGTTCAAGCATTAGGTGGAGCAATCGCTGCAAATGGTCCTTCAGTTCAAGCATTAGGTCAATCTATTAGTAGAAATGGTGCCATATCGCAAGGGATTGTACAAGCAGGAGTAGCAGCAGCAGGAGGATTAGGAGCACTTGCAGCACATGCACCCATCGCCGCGGTTGACGATTTTAATAGTTTTAAATTGGTATCAATTCAGGGTATGAAAGCAGATGGACCTGTTGCAAAAGAAATTACTGTGGCGGATTTATTTCGAAGAGATCCGTTATTAAGGGACGGTGGTAATACAAGAGACTTGGGTGCTTTTTTACATATTTTTACTGCAAACGATATGAGACAGATGTATATGCAAATTGGATCAGTAGATACTCCACATTTACGATATGCAATGTCAGCATATATTGAATCGCCTGCCGGTAATCCCGGACCGCTTGCAAATGGAGTGTTGGCAGACGGTCCTGCTAAACAAAATGCAGGTCCGCTTGACAGAGCAAATTTGGCAAAGTTTTCATCAGGTTTTACTTGGAGTAAAGAAGCTAACCCGTGGCGAACACCTGATAATTTTATAGATTTTCGTCGTCTTAAACTAAAAAGTGGCTATGTGGCTACAAATAGAAATAATGCGGTGGATACAACTAATGATGTTTATGTTTATTATTTCAATAAAGTAGGCGCTACAAGTATGAATGATGCACAATTAGAAATTCCATTTGATACAAGTAATTTCATGCTTCCAAGCAAATGGAAAGTATATGCTCGTTACCCAGATGGAGTACTATTATATAAATCTCCGCAAGGTGTAATGCAAGCTGAATTTCCATTAGGAACGTTTTTTAAGTCAAGTAGTGCATCCCCTGTATCTCCGTTTGAGGCAGCCGCTCAAGCAGCAGTTCAAGCTGAAATAGTAAGAATAAACGGACTTGCATTATCTGTTGAGGAAACTCAATCAGCGATTCAATTTGCCGCTTATTTGGGAATAATGCAGCAAGTTAAAAATACGAGTCGAATTCGCGGAGGTGGTTATCATATGACTCGTCATCGTCGTAGTCGTATGAGTGCAAAAAAAAATAAGAAAATGACGAAGTCTATGAAAGGAAGAGGGCGGGGAAGAGCGAGAGCAGCGTCCATGTTAAAATCTGCAAAACAACGATATTATAGAACAGGAGGAGGAGTTTTAGGATTGGGATCGAGTGGACCACAACCTTTACAACGTAATTCACAACTTGTATCTCAAGCGTCTCCCGTTTAAAACAATCATTGTATTGTTATAAATTAAATTTACATTTTTATATGAAAAAGATAAAAAAATGTAATTAAATTTTAATGAATCAAAAAATTAATTGATTCGATTGGATTGAATGTCAGAAGAAACAATATAAATAGAGTTTTCGGTGATAATAATATACTCAGACTCGATTTTAAATATTTTTCCAATTGGACTCGTGTATTCCTCTTCACTTTTCACAAGAAGCTTCTCTCCATTTTCTTTGACACCAATAATAACTTTTTTTTCAATGGACTGCGTCCAATAGTCGAGCATAATGGGTCGATCTTCTACGATTGCCAATTTGGATGCGTGTTGCATGCACGTATTGGAAGGCAGGCGAAAACCGCCGGCAGTTGCGACGGCATTGTTATTAGCGTTAGCATTACCATCTGAGGAGGGTTTTCCAGAATTTTGGCTCATTTTTTCAATTCTATTTTTATATAAATAACATGACGATATTCTTTAAATACTTAAATTCACAAATTATAAAAATTAATTATAAATAAATCAAAATAAATGAAGAAAATGAAAATATTTAGTAGTTCATTTTTATTTATTAACCTAACTAATAATTATTTTTGATTAACTAATTAATTATTTTGTAATTATTAATATTTTTTATATTATAGTATAGTATAAAAATAGAAGTAAAATGGCACGAAACACTCCAAGAAGTCAAAATGGCAGATCGGCAATTGCTCGCAAGGCAATCTTTAGCGCAACTGGAACTACAAATGGTATGTATACAAACACGGACAACGGCGGCGGCATGCGCAAAGGCGGAGCTCAACCCTCCGGAACCGGATTTATGATTCCATTTGGACGCAGACACATGATTGCAGTTCCGGCATTAAATGCCAACTACTTGTTCAATTGGACACCATTTATAAATCCAGGGAGACGCGCTTACGGAACAAACTTGGGATAAGCGTAAGCGGGGATAAGCGTAAGCGGGGATAAGCGTAAGCGGGGATAAGCGTAAGCGACTTTAAGCGAATCAAAAAAACTATTTATGAAAAAATAATAGAGAGATTTTTTTCATAAATTGTAATAAAAATAATAAAAAACGAATTAGAAAAAAAATGTTGCTGATTAAGGTAGACTATAGAGAAAAGGATCTGATTGCATTGTTAGAACTAATGACAAGTGAAAACAATAGCGATTCAATAAAGATAAAAATCGATAATTTGAAAATTGGCGATGTTGCATTTATTGAAACAGATAAAGACGGGAATGAACTGGATAATGAGTTGCTACTATTTGAGAGAAAAAGTTTAAATGACTTGGCGTCCAGCATTAAAGATGGAAGATATGCTGAACAGTCGTTTCGATTAGACGGGTATCAACACGTTCACAATCATAATATTGTTTATATCATTGAAGGGGATCTTTCAAGGTATCGAGAGAACAAGTTTACTCGCATCAATAAAAAAACGATTTTATCTTCCATGTTTTCTATTTTTTATTATAAAGGATTTTCAGTTTCGAGAACAATGAATGTTTTAGAGACATCTGAACTCATTTGGAGTTGGGCGGATAAGCTGGAACGCGAAATGGCGACTGGAAAAAAGATGCCATATTATAGAGCTAAATCAAATGAAATTTCAAGTGAATCTGCTCAAACAAGTTCTGTTGATGTCATACCTAATCAGATTGAATTAGAATTTAGAGAGAATGAAACTGAAACTGAAACAAATACAAAAACAACTGATAAAAATGTGGAACAATCGTATGATTATTGCAATGTGCTAAAGGTAAAAAAAGAAAAAAATGCAAATATTACACCAGAAAATATTGGTGTCATTATGTTGTCGACTGTACCGGGAATAAGCTCAAAAACGGCAATTGCAATAATGAATGAGTTTAAAACGATTTCACGGCTTATAAAATCATTCGAACAAAATCCGCATTGTTTAAATCATGTATGCATTGAAACAAGTGGTGGTGGTAAGTCGCGTAAAATTACATCTACGTGTATTGAAAATATAAGAAAATATGTATTAAACATGTAAAAAATGCATTACATAAATAAATAAATAAATATATTTCAAGGAACGTAAATACTCACTTGATCGCCTTCATAGTATCCCGAATCAATTAAATGTTGTGTGAATTTTGGACCTCCCCAATTCGAATCCATCGGATTTGGACTCATGCCGGAATCTTGTTGGATGAAATTCATGAGATCGAGTGGAGTCACGTCGCCCATGTTAAAACCGGTTGCGTCAAAACCGGGATAAGAGTTTGTGTTGTATGGCGGATCATTTCGATTTGAGTCCATCAGCTTTGTAATAGGGGGTAAACGATTTCTTCCGGGAGTTGTTGTATCAATCATGGGCGGCAATCCGCCCTGTAAATCAACGGGTGAGGGGCGTATTTTATAAATGTTTTTACCCTGAGCATCATTCGTTTGTTGAAGATATAAGACCGGACATACAATTCCTTGACTTCGTTGCCATTTCATGAATTCTACATAATCTTCTAAATTGTTAAATTTAATCGGATTGACGCCTGGAACTTTAGCAACCTGTGAATTATACAAGTAGATTTCAGTTCCCTTTTGTATCAAAATATTTGGACATCTGTGGGGTTGATTGGTAACAAACCCTTCTTCCGAAACTGAATAATTTACAATGAAATAAAGTCCAAGTATAAAAACGACAATTGTAAATAGTAGTGTATTTGATATTTGGCTTGATATTTGTGGAATTGAAATGTTTACCATATTATTATTATTATAAGTAAAGAATAAAATATATTTAATTTTATATAAATATATTTAATTTATTACGTTAAAAATATGGTTAAACTTGCATACGATCCTAAAATGAAAAATCCAAAAGGGCCATGTGTAATCGTATTACATGCGAGTTGGTGCGGATTCTGTAAGACACTCATGCCCAAATTTGAAAATGAAATTGTAACATCACAAAACTTTAGCAAAGAACTTGGAGGCCTGCTTACTTTAGGTTCTATTGAAGAAGCGGAATATAACAAATATAACAATCACCCAGAAAAAAATATATTCGGCAGTATAGATGGTTACCCTACCATTCGATACATTCGTTTTTGTCAACACGGAAAACCTTTGAGGTCGTTTGATTTGCCGGGTGACACACCTCGAGAACCAAAAGATATTATTGCATGGATTAACGGAGCGGTAAAGAATGACGTTGTAAAGAATGACGTTGTAAAGAATGACGTTGTAAAGAATGACGTTGTAAAGAATGACGTTGTAAAGAATGACATTAATGACGACGCCGACATGGTAAAAAAACAGAAACACATCAGAAAATCAAAGAAACAAAAAATAATGATGAATGGAGGTGGAAAATATAGAAAATATAGAACAGTGCGTAAAAAATATAAAACTAATAAAAAACATAAAAAAGAGTAGCAAAATAAAAATTTTTAGAAAAAAAAAATATTAATATAATGTATAAAATGACAAAAGTAAAAAGATTTGATTATAGTTACTATGTTCCCTATGATCAGAGACCAGTGGCGCCATATAATTTAGTAGTTTTGAATAAAGGTGAAAAAGAAGATGGTCGTTTAACCATGTCATATAAACGCCCTTTATACAATGCTAAAAGTGATATAAAAAAAGGGAAAGAAGCTATTGGACAAGTAAGTTATTTACTTCATGTACACACTGTTAATATTGATTCAACTGGTACAAAAGGAACTATGAGGGCAGATTTTACCGCACATCATTCATTTACAAAAAAATATATTCAGAAGTCTACCGAGAAGTCTATTGAGTACGATATAATGTATACCGGTCAAGTTGAATGGTTACTAGGTATACGATCAGGATCAAATGAGATAATTGATAAAACCAAACTGGAAGACTACATGATTAACGTAGGCGATCTTGATACCATTTGTGCAGTAAGTGTATTAAGAAATGGAATTAAAATAAACCATGGCAATAATTTAGCTACATTAAAAAATGGAGGAGAGTATCGAGTCAGAGGCATCGTAGAAAAATACGATTTTTAAATCCACTTAATTTATTCATCGATTTATTCAATAATAATGTAAAACAATGAATAAAGAACATTCATAATATATAATATAAAAAGAAAAATTACTATAAAATTAAATAAAAACAATAAATGGAAAAAGAAATTTATGCCATCGCCGTATTTACTGATGTAGTCAAAGGAACGGTTAAGTTTAGTGAAGATATCAAACAAAATAGAATTAGAATCGAATTAAATATTACAGGATTACAACCAAAAAGCAAACACGGATTTCATGTTCATGAAGCGGGCGATTTAACCGACAAATGCACAAGCATGTGTGCTCATTTTAATCCCTTTGGAAAAAACCATGGATGTCCGGGGTTAAAAGAACGACATGTTGGTGATCTTGGAAATATAGTAACAAATGGCAAAGGGGAAGCAAAGTATGTGTTTTATGACAACGTAATAAAACTGAGAGGAATAAAGTGCAACATTATTGGTCGAGGGTTAATTATTCACGAAGATGAAGATGACTGTGGTACGGGAAATAATACAGAAAGTTTAAAAACTGGAAATGCAGGAAAACGAATCGCTTGTGCTGTAATTGGATATTCAAAAGATAATTTCAAGTGTTAAATATAACTTAACTTTTTTTTATATCATTACATTAAATTTTTATAATATTTTACTATTATATTACGTTTTTTTTATTATATAATTATTAATTTTTTTATTATTTAAAAATTGATAATAAAAACGATACAGATATATTATATAAATAAATATACGAGATACGACGGAATACGAAAGAACCATAATGACTTTTGCAAATCAAACACATTCATATTCAAATAAAATTGCACGACTCACCGGATTTGCGGCAGATGAAAGTCGCAACTCTGTTCAACAATTCAAACACGGTGCAGTATTATGTAAAGGAGGAAAAAAAATTTGTTGCAGTCATAACATGGATACGAGAACGTCATATCGAAGAAATTTATGTTGCAGCCTTCATGCAGAAATGGGCGCAGTCACCAAATTTTTAAACAGTTATATAAAGATACACTCACATTCAAGGAGAGATCCAGATAAAATCAAGCGAAAGCTGGGGAAATTTTCAATTTGTGTTGTAAGAAGTATTATTTCTGAAAATAAAATTCAGTGTGTAAGTAGCGCGCCTTGCATGGACTGTTTGAATAAATTAAAAACGGTTGGTTTAAAAAATATCATTTACTCCAACCAAGATGGAAGTATAACAAATGTAAAACTTTCATCATTTCATCCGTCGAATTCATTTGTCACTGCTTCAATGAAAAAACAAATATTTATTGAAAATATGCGCATTAAACCCTTGATAAGACTATGAATTTTACTTTGTATTCAATATTCTTCTTCTACAAATATTCAACTATTTTTTTTTAGAAATTCTTACATATACCGAAACTCCGTCTATGCCATTGGCTTATTCCATGCTGTTTGATTCCATCCATGTGTTTTTTTGTTCCATATCCTTTATTGTTCTCTAAATCATATTTTTCTTGCAATTCTGGATACTCTTTGCACATTTCCATGATGTATTCATCTCTCGATACCTTTGCTAAAATGGATGCTGCTGCAATTGACGCATACGTATTGTCTCCACCCTCAATCGTTGAATAATGTAAATGCGCAAGTGAAGACTGTTGTGGATGCGGATGCAACATGGGTATAAAGTCATTTCCATCAATCAGCAAGTAGAAATCTTCACTATTTTTATTTTTACCTTGGCTGACAACATCATAACACACCTCGCGAATAGCTTCATGCATTGTTTGAATTGTTGCTCTTCTTATATTCAATGTATCAATCACGCTATGTTCGGCATATTTAACACTCCATGAAAGCGCATGTGTTTTTATGTATTCGGCAACTTCTTTTATTTTTTTATCTGAGTGAAATTTTTTACTGTCTTTCATTTTTGAAAAATCAAATAGTGTGGAGTCTCGAGGAAGAATAACCGCCGAAACATACACTCGTCCGAACATCGGACCTCTTCCTGCTTCATCTACACCAATTTCTAAAAACGTCCCGCATTCATCTTCGTCGTCATTACTTTGAAAATATGAAGGGTTTAACTGTTGCGTTTCTTTTCTTTTTTTTAAAGGAACACTATCTACAATCGCCTCCATTTTCAGATAGAATGATGTGATATCTATATGTTTTCTATAATTATGAAAACCTATTCAATTTTTATTTTTATGTATTGTTTTATATAAAAATAAATGAATCTGCTACGAATCGAATCTACTATTGCAATTAAATGTTTTTATGAGTTAGTTCCCAATTCTTCTAATATATCCATGTTCTTAAAAATGAGTTTATTATTTACACTTGGATACTCTTTCGCTTTTACTTTCAATGTAGATAAAAATGTCACATTCGACACAATACTTTCCCATTTTTCATGAGTCGATAATATCGTTTTTCCATTGGTCAACAAAATAAAAATATTTTCATTTAATTCTTCTAATTCATTCATTTTATTTGTTTGTTTAATGTACGCACCTACCATCTCTTGTAGTTCTCTAATAATTTCAACTACACTATCTGATTCCAATATTTCTTCCTTCATTAAATTGATAATAAACATGCTCATTGCCTTTCTCTTATCATTTATTTTTGTAACCTCACAAAACCGGTTATAGTCTACACTTGGATCAACATATTCAACCTTTTTAAATAATCCCACAAATTCTGAATAACTATTTTCAAATACTTTCTTAAATACGTTGTGACATTTCATAAGATTTTTAAAAAGTTTTGCATAAAGTACTGAATAAAACATGTTGGAACTTGCAGTATTAAATATAGAATGCGCAACTTTATGAATATTATCTTCATTCATGTTTATATTTTCGTTTTCATTTTCATTTTCATTTTCATTTTCTTCTTTGATAATATTATTTACTTCAGAAAGTATTTCTGGTTCAATAACATCGTATGTTGCATCTGTTAGCTTGTTCAATAACGCACGAACAGTATCTATTCGTTTTTCGATACCCTCTTTCTTTTTTATTTCCGTTTTTTGAAAGGTGCGAATAAGACTCCAATCTTCATCGCTTATTTGCGATGGTTTATGTTTACTGCGCTTGTTTATGATCGAAATTCCGACCGAATTATGTGAATTTTGTGCTTCACATTGATCTCCTGTTCCTGCTCCAAATCCAATACTATTTACTTTTTCTCTCTTCGGAAAAATAGGCGTCTTTATATACGTGGGAGCACCAACTTTATCCGCCAATGATGATATAAGCTCAATAACATTACTGTCTTTCAAATCGAAGGAAAAACCTCCCATCAATATATTATTAAAATCCTCAAGGGTATACTGTTTTACTACTTTTGCCATAGTTTTTGTAGTCGGCTACTACTTATTATACTGATAGTTATTTATATCAGTTTATATATTAATATTAATTATTTTTTAAAAAATAATTCATAATAAATGTATTAAATAACTTCTAAATTTACCCAACTACATCAATCTATGTAAACTTCTAACAATAAAACCCATTGGATTATAACTATAAACACTTTCTAAACCAATGTGAGAGAGTCCATGAACTCCTGCTGCAATAGAGAAAAGAAGAACTAAATAAATTTTCTTTTCAGGTGTCATTTTTTCAAGATAAGAATAGTTGGAAACAAGAAAAAATAATGCTAAAACGACAAACATAATGTTTGCAAGGTGTGCATAAAAAGACAAACTCAAGAAAACTTCTGGATTCATTTTTATAATTAATATAATATATTATATATATTATATTGTTAATAAAATTTTATATAAACATTAAACATTAATAAAATTTTATACAAATAAACATTAATAAAATTTTATACAAATAACTATAAATAAAAGTATATTATATTATTAATTGTTACCATAATTACATGCTGCGTATGCTTTTTCGCGCGACATTTCGCGTGACGGAATTCCTCCGCGCACCCATCCATCTGCCGCTACACTTTCAACCAAATTTGATGGATTGGACACTGTAGAAGCAATAGACGGAATAAGCGGATAATTCAAATAATTTGAATAGCACTGTTCTGATAATAAATTCACACTTCGTTTATTGATTGTCACATCACCTTGAATGAGTTTTGATTCCAGCAACGGATTGCATTCTCCGCGTCCAAGATACGGCACAGTTACAAACGGTCGCTGATTTAAAGAAATTCTACATTTTGGACGCGTAAGTTCACTTCCATTCAAGAGCTGGGAATTTACATCGATATTGCATCCACCTGCACCGACCTGATGACCGCCTTCATAAAAAATTCCTGGTTGACTGGTTGCAAATTCGATTGGTCTGGACATTGTGCAGTCCGATGCAAAAAAATTTTGCAACATGTAGTTTCCTGAATTCAAATTCTGAACGTTTCGTTGACTTAATCCACATGTATCGTTACCAATGCGCGCCATATTGTCAAATACATAATCTTTAATGGTTGCCATATTTGAGATATATGTGTTTTTATATAATATATATATATGTATATATACATAGATAATATAAAAAAATCATTCTAAACATAAAAATGGATAAAATAAAAATAAAAATAATTTCTTGAATATTTTTTGTTGAAACTTCTTCTTTTTATTTATAAAATGAAATGAATTTTTAGAATAATATTAATTCATAACACTGCCTAAACGTGGATTGAATCTTTGGCAAGCAAATTCGTTGGCTTCTTTGCATGAAACCATAGACCCATAACAAAATTCTGCAAATGCTTTTTGGTCATTTGGAATAGTGGTGCTGGGATTGGTATAAAAGCTTCGCATGGAATCATCAAATTCGTATTTATCTCCTAAATCTGCAAATAATTTTTTTCGCAGCTTCTCAGCTTCTGTTAAAGTTCTTGGTTCAAAGTCTAAAACAGTCGCAACTTGTGTGCTATGATTGATTTCCTTTTCAACTTTGGGGTTATATGCTGGTGCTGCTTGGTTTCGTTCGGGATCATATGCTATTTCTGGAAGTAGCACATTCATCATGGGATTTGTAACACTCGGCGTCGTTAAATTCGGTTTTAATGCGGTATACATTTTTGAATTTACAAATCCTTCCTTCTTTTTATCATTTTCGTTATTGGTGTTAGTCTTATCATTATTATTTGCATTTTTCTTGGCATCATTCTTGGCATCGTACTCTTCTTGGTACTGCAACTTGTACATCATAATAAAGATTGCTAAAGTAATTGCACCTGTGAAAAGTATGTTTACATTTTTTGTAATTAAAAATCCTAAAAGTGTCAAAAGAATAACAATTCTCGAAATTGCATTCAGTTTTTGTTCAATGGACATGAGTGGAGCAGGCCATATATCCATCATTTCTTCCCTCTTAAATAGTACCGTTGGATCATTCATCCAAAAGGGTGTTGATGACAATTCTTTGTCCGTACTTGGAACAGGTTCAGGGTAACTATAGTTTGCCGTTATTCCAGTATTTGACTTGGTATTTAAATCATCATTTTTATTTGATTTACTTTTATCCATACTATTAATTGTGTCTGCAAGTGGAACATCAGATGCTGATTGTGTTGTTGTTGTAGTTGACATTTTATTTTAGGTTTTTTAGTAAATACAATGAAATGCTAATATATGAATAATTATAATACTTGTATATAATATTATAATTATTTATTATTATTTTTGTAGTCGAACTATTTTATTAACATGTCTCAAAGAATAATATTCATGAAAACATTATTTTCTTAAGTTCATTTATTCTTCTTCTTCTTTTTATTTAAACTTGAATTTGTTGGTCTCAATGTGTCGACCGGAGTTCTTTCCACAACTTCGCCTGTGCTAAAAACCTGTGTTACAGAAGCAGAAGCAGCAAGAGCCGCATCTCGTTGTTGTTGTTGTGCCTTCAACTTTTGCTGCATTCTCTCCTTCATTTGAGAAAGTTTCATGTTTCGTTGCAAATGACTTTGCATGGCTCCAATATTTACTTTACTTTTTCCGCCACCACCCATTCCACCCATCATACCGCCCATTCCCATTTTATTCAACATGTCCGCTAAATTATTCATTCCTGGCATCCCCTTCATTTTACCCAATAAATCGCTTGCTTCTTGCATGAGTTCACTCTCTTTAATTTCACCCGACTTGAATTTCTGATCTAATTTTGAACCCACATTTTTTACAAGCGACATCAATTTTCCAGGATTTTTAAACATTTTTTGAAACACGTTTTTAAAATCCAAATTCTCTCCATTCTCTCCTCCAAACTCCGTATTGAAATCCACATCTTTAGCTGTTTCTTCGGCAATCTCTTTGGCAAGTTTTCCAATTTTCCCGTTTAAAATGTGAGAAATGTGATCATGTATCGAGTCTGCATTTGCATTTGGTTCTGTAGTGGTTCCATCATCATTTCTATTTGCATTTTTTGCCCAATCAAAAAAATTAAATTCATTTGATCCTGGTTCTGAATCTGGCGATGCGTTTGCACTTGGTCCCCTTTCATGATCGCCTTCAAACATGTTATACATTTGCTGAATGGTTTCTTCTAATTTGTTGCGCAACTCATCTTCATTAATCGCTTCAAACAAATTCGCAGCATCTCCGAAAGATTTTCGGTCTTCAATATTGGTTATAATTGTCATTAATATTAATTGCAAATACTTCCAAATTGTTTCGCGAGTGGCGTCGCTAATCCCTTCCGTATTCCACAACATTCTAAAATCGATATTCGGTAAAAAATGCGTATTAACATTTGCATAGTCACTTGAATTCGGATCAAAAATTTTATCATTTTTATATAGAATATCAAAAAATCTCTCCGGATACACCCTTGAACAGTAATCATAAAGGATTTGAACTACTTTTTGAGTGTCGGATTCAGAGTCGGTAACATTTGAAGCATTGATTCCATTTGAATCCAGGAATAAACTCAGCGTGTTTTTATACTCTGGAAACGTGTTTGAAATATCGACAAGAAATTCAAAAATCACCTTTTTAAACTCGTCTGGAATTTGTTTTTGTTTTTTTGATGACATGGATTTTTTATAAATAAAAATACTATTTATAAAAATACTTGTAATGAATTATTTAAATAGTTGTAAACGATAATAATATATTATTTTTATCCATAATATAATTTTGCCAAATTGCACAAATTCTGAATATATTTCATTGACTTTTGTTGATTTTCTTCGCTCATATTTTTGACATAACCTCTCAAACGTTCAATAAAACTGGAAATACTATCCGTCATTGTAACATCCGCTGAATAATCTTTATTTATAAAAAAAGAAATGTCACCATTTTCAATAGGTTCTTGATAAGGTACACGAATACACATGTTCCAATATTCCAATACTAATTTGGGATTTGTCTTTTTAAATAAAAATAAAAGATTTTTCATGGTATTTATTTCATCATCTTCTGGAAATACACCTTGCACATCTTCAATAAATTCGTCAAAGTGTTTATTAAATCCTTTTACAATAAATGACTTTCCAACCCCAGAATCACTTGTATTTATTTGATTACCACCATTGTTATCATTACTACAATTTACGCGAGAGTTCATGTTTATTATACCTATGTGATTTATCTTTTATGTAACATAATTATATAGTTATATTATTTTTATATTATTTTTATAATGTTTATTTTTTATTTATTTATTCACGCCCCCGAGTTTGAGTGTATCTAACCAATCGTGGTTGGTAAGCGCAATTAAGATGTTGCAGAAAACTGTTCAGTGTTCCAAGTATGTTTGCAACTGCTGCACATGTAGACGAATTTCAAATTTGTGTCGTCATATCGAATATATAAAACAGTGCACGGTTTATCAAGTTCTCTGTTTGTTTCGCACTCGACATTCGGACACTTCATAGACTTGATTCGTGGAAGTGTAGGATCCAAGTGTGTGTATTCGTTTACCACGTCCGCTAAATGAACATCAGAGTGTTTGAAATACGTTTTTGATACGCTAACTGTCGACTCGGTATTTTTTTCTTCATTTCCACAATTTCTGCACTTGTGAATAAGAATCTTGGTTGTTGGTTCTTCAGGAGTAGAACCTGGAGCATCTCCCATTGTAATATAATACATGTTTTTACACATGTTGCAAAATTTCATTTCTTCAAGCGTTTACTTGACAATTGTAATTAATTATATGTTATAAATAAAATGCGTTTAAATTCAATTTTATTTAAAATAAAATAAAAATAATAAATAATAAACAATAACATTATTCTTTCAAAATATTATTTAAATTATTAAAAAGTGGAATCAACTCTTCGTAATTCACTTTAAATCCAAATAAATAAAGAGATGAGTAAAAATACTCTGTGTGTAAAACCTTTCCACGATTAGCTTGTAGACGCTGCATAATTGCATCTTTATTTTGAAAATAATGCGTCTTCATAATGGCATAAAAATGCTCGCCAAATTCTTGGCTCATCCCGGGTATAACTCGTTGCAAATTTTGAATGCTCGACACAAGTTGATAAATCGAGAAAGATAAATTTCGATACTCAATTAGCGAGTGATAATTTTTAAAATCTTTACTGGTTCTGGTAATACCAGGTTCATTTAGTATCGGTTCATTGTCCATTACAGAAACCAGCGTGAGTAACACTGATGAAATGGTTTGACATCCGCTCCATTTCTCTCCGCGCCACGTGTTTAAAATGTCAATGCACACTTTCCCTGTTTTATAAAAATTTGGATGAAAACGCGTGGTTCCGTCATTTGTACAATAGTGCAACACAGGCGGTGAATGTGGATAATCTGGAGGAAATGTGAATTTAAAAAAATAATAACCATTGCAATAAAGAGAGTCTTTGGGTCCGATTATGAGTGCCCAACCTTCCATCATATTGGTTTCGCTGTGCTTATAATAAATACCTTGATCGTGTAGCGGATTTATCATGATTTGCTGTATATCTTTTAGCAAACGTTTTACGGCATCTTTTGATATGATTATCGGAGAAATTTCTCTTGAATTTTCATTCGCAATTTTAGTATTCATTGTTGATGAAGATGACATGATTATTTAAATTAATAAATAAATAAATACTAACAATAATAATAACAATAACAATAGTAAATAATTATTATCATGGATTTATATTTATATTGTATTTATTATTAATAAAATAAATACAACTGTATAATTCATTGATTTAAATTATAATAATCACAGATAAAATATTAAATAAAATATTTATCATTAAATTATATTTAATATATATAATTATAAGGTATTAAGATTTTTTTTTAATAAAAATGTCAAGTAAAAAAAATCCCATTGAAGAAATATACAAGTGTAACATATTGAAGCAACATCAAAGTGTTGCGGGTGGTGTACCTTCACACATTTTTGTTTTTTATGGTACAAACGGCGGTGTTCATTCTGCAGAAGTTGAATCTTCACAAATATCATCAGAAGGTTTAACGCGTCTTTATAATGCTTACATTGAGGACGGTTCCAACACAAAAATGTTTGAAGACATTTTTAGCAAAATGGAACTACGAAATATTGCAACTTATGACATTCGAGTGCATATGGTTCCGTTTAAAATATATTCTGACGATTCTGTTGATGTTATAAAACGAAAAATAATGCTGGCTATAAAAAGTGTTCCTGACCTACTCGAATCCGGTTATGCATACGACGAATTGTTTTTGTTTTCAAAAACGCCGGTAACATTTGATTCAAACGAAGTGTACCATAAAATGACAGTATTCGAAAAGGATGAACACGAACGCAAACACGATTTAGACTTTCTAAAAACGTATTTAATGGGATTCACTTCCTCTGTAGGTGAAGAACCGCCAAGCGCTTCTGGAAATATTTTATCAACATTGAGTCAATACAACGGAAAAAACATGTTCAAAGATGTTCCGATTGGACAAAGCATGAATTCCAATATGTTTGTAAATCCATTTTTTAGTAACAATGTCGAAAACATAGAACTTTCAAAAATAAAATCAAAAGCTTATCCATTGGAGTTATTGCTGCATACAAAAAACATTGTTCACAATACACTATTTGCATGTTTTGCGAGAGATATCATAGGCTCAGAAGCAGAATCAAAATTAAGCGAGGACAAAGTTGCTATTATTTTAAAAGCGTATTTCCCTTTATTATATTCAGAAGGAATACAAACGTTGAGTAAATTTGAATCTGAGTCTACAAAAATGAAATTACGTGAAAAAACGGATGAACTCATAGATTCCAAAGAGTTTCAAATAAATATGAAACAAATACAACTGTTGTATGACATTTTTGAACAATCAACAAAACCAAAATTAAAGAATGAAGAAGCGGGAATCGTTGAAATAAATATTGAATTATTACCAGAAAGCGAATTTAATTTTCCTTTAGAACTTCTTTTTAAGTTATTTCATGCAACAGAACAATGCCAAGTGATCAAATACACTCCGCAATTTCAAGACGCTATTTTGAGAATGTATACAAAAAATCATACGAAAACAGGAAAAAAAATCCCATTTTTCATCTTACAAAATGAGTCAGAGCCCAATAAAGTGTATGACATTTTTATGAAACAAAAAAGAAGAGAGCAACAACTTAGTTCAAAAAATAGCCGCGTAAGCATTTATATTGAATATGATAAGATGGAGAAACAATACGGTATAAGAAATAGTGAAAGCATTGTTTTTATTTGTGATTTTGATGAACGCGGTCATATTTTCATTCATGCATCTTTTAAAAATGCATATAATGAGGATGCAGTTGATGAAATGATTCGCGCCGCAGTTTCCCCGCATATACGGTCTATTGTTGAATATTTGCAGCAAAATGGATATAAAATGCGCGAGTTTTATTCCATGTATGATGATAATGTGGTTGTACAAAATATAAAATATTTATTAATATCTAAACTGAATAACGCGGAACCGTTGATATGGAAACGTTTTTACGGATGCATGTCCAGCATAATGAAGGTCGTTGAGAACAATTGGAACTCGGATGAAAAGGGTGTAAGCATGCAATATTTACGCGTTCCAGATTTTGACGAAGCGACTTTGCGATTGGGGTATATTGAATTGCTTTATAATCTTGGGTTTCGAGAGAAGAGACAAGTGGTTGAACTACTTGTCTCAAATTTACTCATTTCGAAAAAAACAGCTGAAAAAAGTTATGAAGAATTTAAAACAAATTTTGAAGGCAAGTATAGTAAAGTATTGCAAAAAGAACAAATGCCGAAAAAGATTTATGTTCGAAAGTTACCAGGATTCAAAGTACATATGATGAAAAGTTTAGGTGATAAAAACAATAAAATAACAGTAAAAGTGTCTGGTATTAATAATATATACACATTAAATCCTATTCGAATCTATCTCGATTCGCTTCTTCATATTTTCGGAAATGATGAAAAATATTTACCTGTTCAACTCATAAAACAATTATGCGATATAACCAAACCCTCTATCTCAATTAAAAGATCGACACAAGAACAAGCGCAAATAGTAGAACCACCACCATCGCAAATAGTAGAACCACCACCATCGCAAATAGTAGAACCACCACCGCAAATAGTAGAACCACCACCGCAAATAGTAGAACCACCACCGCAAATAATAGAACCACAAGTAGAAGAGGAAGAAGAAGAAGAAATTGGAGATTTTGGACTATTAGAGAAGGAAGAAAAAAAAGAAGAGGAAGAAAAAAAAGAAGAGGAAGAAAAAAAAGAAGAGGAAGAAGAGGAAGAAGAAGAAATTGGAGATTTTGGACTATTGGGGGGTGCATTTGAATCGAATCCAGTGTATAAAAGGTTAAAAAATATGGAACCATCACTTTTTAAAGAAACGGCCGGATATGCCACAAAGTGTGGCTGGAGTGCAAGACGACAACCCATTATTCTGACAAAAGAAGAATTAGATAAAATCAATACATATGATGAACAAATGGGACAACCATCGTACTATGGTATTCCTTTGGAATACAGCAGTCAAGATGACGAAGGCAGTGACAGCGAAGGAAATGACGGTAATACACATTATTACATCTGTCCAAGATATTGGAACGTACCAGAAGAAAGATCTGTCTCACAAAAAGAAATAGACGATAAAAATCTTCACACACACATTGTAACAAAGGAAGAAGATTATAATCCAAATAATAAAGAAAAATACATAATTGACTTGACTTCTCCTTTGGAGCATTTTAAAACAGGAAAGTATACGCCATATTTGCCAGGATTTCTTAAAACACTCAAAACCAAATCTGGAAAGTGTTTGCCGTGTTGTTTCACAGGAGTAAAAGATAAAAAAAGTGACGATTTTAAAGACTATCGCGTTTTTGAAAAAGAACAAGAAGTGATTGATCAATGTAATAAAAGAAAAGGAAAAGAACATCAAATGCAACAAAAAACAACAACAAAAAAAGCAAACGATGTTGAAGATATTGAACATGAACAAGAAGAAATACACCAATTAGAAAAAAAAGAAAAAGAAGAACCTGCAAAAGAAAATAAAAAAAAATCAAAAACAAATGTTTATGTTTCAAAACCTGATTCTGCTTTTCCTCTTCAACAAAATAATCTCGGATTTTTGCCACATTCTCTCCAACTTTTCTTGTTTGAAGATGAAAATTATAGCAAAAAGTGTAAATCAACCAAAGGAGACATGTTGGTTGAAGATAGAGCATGTGTTTTACGAATGGGCGTTCTTGAAAGTAAAGATTCAAATTATAATCAGTGCTTTATTTCTTGTATTTCAAATATTTATAATTCTCTCCATAACACTTCACTCAAAGCTGATGAATTTAAACATCGCATTCTTATTCCAAAGCTCTCCCTTGATCATTTCATTTTTTATCAAAATGGAACACTTGTTGAAACATTTAAAAAATTTAAATACGTTGAAAAAGACCATTTATTAAAATATCGAGATAGTCCTTTATTTAAAAGAATATTTGGAAATGAGAGTTCGGACATTGATTTTGATGATGACGAAAACAATAAAATTGTTTTTTTTAAAACACTAATCATGTCGTATGAAAACTTTATTACATACTTATCTGATAATGATGTTGTAATTGATCACACATATTTATGGGATTACATTGCAGACTCTGTTTTATGGTCCGACTTTAAAGAAAAAGAAGAAAAACATCAACTACTGATAAGCAAACATGGCATAAATTTAATTATATTAGAATTATCTGAAAATAAAGAGGAGGTTAGTATTTTATGTCCCACAAACTATTATTCAAACTCATCTTTTGATTCAAATAAAAAAAACATCATCATTGTAAAGTATATGGGTTATTATGAACCACTTTACAGATATCTATATACATCAAAGCGCAATATTGTGAGTTCAATTTTATTTTCTTCTATGCATTCACCAACGATTGATTCCGCTTTTAAAGACGCGCTTACAAAAATACAAACATTTTTCAAATCCACATGTAAACCACGACAGCTTATAAAATCCATTATTCAAAATAAATCGTTTGATGAAATTGTTCAAATTTTAAAAAGTAAAGAAAAACCTCAATCCCATTTTCAAAACATAAAACAAATTGTTGAGTTCTCAGGAAAGGTAATTGGAATGCAAGTTACATATGTGTATAAAACCCGAGAACTTGTTGGAAACATTCTTTGTAACCCTTCTGGAATAAATACAGATCCAAATTTTGAAATTTATTTTATAAATCAAACTCCAACCATTTGGAAACCATATAAATATACAAAAGAATTCGCATCTTTTATTCAAAAAAAAACAAATAATGAAATTCCATGTGACCTGAAATTAAAAGTTGTCCAAGGTGAACGCGTCATTGGTTTTATGACAGAAACCAATCAGTTTATGCCAATTAGCGAGCCAGTTCCACTGAAAGATGATGATGAACTACAACCCATCGAACTTGGAAACAGTATAAATATAGACGCATCCATTCTTCCACAAATAAGCAGAACCGGATTTGTATTCAAGAGAGATGAAGAGAGAACCAACGATGTTGAAAAAATACGACTTGAAACAAATTTTTATAACGCCTTTCGCAATATCATCCGAATCCATTTGAATCGTTTTGAAATGATGGAAACACGAAATGCAGTTGAAATGCTATTTCATAGCCGATCTCGAATTTCTGATGAAGATCGGTTTAATATTGATAAACAATATCAATCGTATCTAAAAAAACTTGAACAAATGAAAAAACTCTTGCAAATACTGGGACAGCGCAGCATTCAATTTGTTGAAATGAGCCCATCATTATTAAAAAACATTTATGAAGAAAAATCTACGCTGAATTGTGTTACGAAGCGTGGCGCGTCATGTAAAAAATACGCATACTGTTTTTCTCTCGATACAGAAGAATGCGGACTCTATATTCCCAAACGCAACTTAGTTGACGGTTCAGATAATGAGAATAATTATTATGTCCGACTTGCAGATGAATTACTTCGATATAGGCGTATACGCGCATTCATGTTGTATCCAAACAAGTATTTGACATTCGATTCCATAAGCTACAATTTGAAAGAAAATGAAATGCTGTTACTGGATACCGACTTAGCAAGTTACATTTCTGAAAATAAACGCGCTATCGCCTCCAATGACTATATTGAATATAAGAGTTATTATACCAGTGAAGGCGAAGAATTCATCGATGATAGTGACGGCGATGATAATGATGAGGGTGGTGAACGCATTGATTAATACGAAAATTGAATCAAATAATTATAAAAAATAAAATAATATAATTTTTAATTTATTTTATTTTTTTCACATTATTTTCATATTATGATTATGACCCGATTAAAATCCCATATCATAATCCGGATCAACTGAACCAAGATTTGATCCTTGCACTTTATCCAGCGTGCTTTGTATCGTCAGCTTGTTCTTACTGCATGGGTTCAACGGATCCTCCGCCGCAATCTTATCCATAAACCCTTGTAACAACGCGTCCTTTTCTTCCTCTACTGTTTTATCCGCCGTCGCAACCTGCCCCATCTTCATGATTTGTCCCATATCCAGCATAACTTTGAACGCGCTCGTTCCAAAGTATCCCTCTTGTCCACACATGACATTCGCCGACACTCCGCGCATCTCATCTAATTCCGCATGTCGTGCAGCCTTCAAAAACATCTCCGGCGTCTCCTCAAACGACGCCTTCGCAATCGGTCCAATATCATCATTATTTATTCCGTGCCGAAAGATCGAAACCATTTCCGACTTGCATGTCATTCGGTCACACAGCAAGCTGATATGGTGATGATTAATATACGTTGTATCAAACGCTTCATACAGCTCGTTAAACAGCGCTTGTCGCGCAGCTTCAATACCAAGCACCCGATTAATCTCCTGAATGTCATTGCTAATCGTTCGTCGCGTGTCAATATTCTGCAGTGATAAAATCTCCATGAAATTCGACCCCACCGCATCTAATACCCACGTCTCCTTCTTTCGATACGTGTTGTTCTCTTTGGCAACCAAATCTACCACTTTACGAGCCAGCACCGTTTTAATGCCTTTAATTCCCCTCAAAATAATATTCTTCATTAGCGCATCCTGAAACGTCTTCAGCTGGTAAATTTTATCCGTCTGGTCCAGCGTCTTCGGATCTTTTTCCTTCTTCTGAAAATCCAACCTGATTCGAAACACCAAATTGTCGCTATTATAATCCGAATAAATACACGAGACTTCACTCTTATCATTCTTTGAATACACCGCTTTAATCGCAAAATGCACATCATCCATCGTAACCCGCTTCTCATACATGGATTCCCGATCCATCTCCATTCGTAAAATCCATTTCGACCGCTCCCGTTCACATTCCGTCTCGTCCTCGCCTCCAACCTCCTTCAACATCCGCTGAAACTCCGCGTATTGCGCCAAAATCAACCGGTCCGCAGTAATCTTTGTCTCATTCGGCGAATCGCTCGGATCAAAACAAATCTCCACACTCTTCACAATATCCTCCAGTCGCGTCAACTCGATAAACGGTATCATGTCCGCAGCCGCATCCTTGTTCGACTCCTCGCTCGGTTTCAAATAAATCGTCGTTGAAGGATTCTTCGTATTCTCTGACAACGACAGCAGTTCTTCAATTCGTGGAAGACCGCGAGTAACTTGTGACTTAGAAGCGTCACCAGATAAATGAAATGTGTCGAAACAGTTGACACCATTTAATACCGAAAATGTCCTTGTAAATTCTACAGTTAGGTCATAGGCCCATTCTGTCGGATTCGGTATTTCTTCAATGGTTACAATTTCATCGAAACGAACATCTCTGAATGGTGTGGTGATCTTGCAGATATCAACAAGTTTTCTACGATTTATTTTAGAATAAATTTTTCCATATTTATCTGTATATCTTGGAATAATATCTTTTGTTTCACTTGATACATCTAAAGGTTGCATTTTGAATTCATTGAGTCGTTCTTGTTTATGGGGAATTAACATTGGAATTTCATTTGCAAATATTTTTGTACCATCGGATTTGATAGTCAATGTATATCCTTGCAGAATATTTTTGGATCCTCTATTATTAGACAATTGAAGCTTGTTTGTTCTGATTTTCGTATATATTCCAAACCAGTAACATAGAATTGACTGAATATTTTCTAATAAAGTTCTTGATACACTGTATGCAGTTATTCCATGACATTTTTTACTTATACCTCCATCCCCCGCAAAGTATGCACTGATTAGACCCCTCATAAATTCTTTATTGCTGTTAAACAGGAGATAATTCACGCATTTATTTGGCGATCCTTTTCCGCACAAAATATTCAGAATGTCGGTTAAAACGATGGAATAGATTCTCAGATCGGACGATGTCCACCCTTCACCATTTTTATTATTTTGAATGTAAAACTTGGTTGTAATCTTCCATTTTTCCATCAAACGTTCAATTGGCGCAAAGAATTCGCGACAATTATTGGCAATTGAAATTTGTGTGGGTGTGGTGCACCCTTCTGCGCAATATGCGCCAATCAAGTATCCGAAATCGAAATCAAGCGGAATATGTTCGGGAATTTCACCGCCACCAATAAACCGCTTTTTCGGGTAAACAATTCCGGGAACGAATAGCTGGCGCGCAGATGCAACATTACCGGTCTTCTTGTCAATATGGGGTTCCGTCTTCATTGCTTCCAAGAATGTGTCGCTTCTATGATAAGGAACCGTAAAATCGATATTTGCATGTTTGGACCACCAATAATGTTCACTCGAATACGAAAGCGCCTTATGCATTTCACTTCCAAACGCGTATTCCGATTTTTTAAGAATAGTAGACAAGTCGAAATCGCGGACACTTTCCGGCATTTCAAATGCGCGAATATTTACAGGAAGATAATCTCCAACTTTGAGTTCCGAACCATTGGTCGCCACCAATTTATTATTATCGTCAATCGTCAAAAACGACTTGGCCTTTGTCGCAATCACAGACCGGCCATCTTTGGTCGTCACACGCAGCACCGTATTCGTTCCATCCAAATTTACAACTGGGTGGCGTGTAAGCGCCTCTACCCGCTTCCAGCTCGTGATTCCGTCTTCATCAATCGATGGGACATACACTTCCTCGTCATCATTCACGTATACCAGTTTTGTATTATTCGGATGATCCTCGCTCTTGGCCGCTTTCGGAATATAGTTATCAATATACTCGCCAATCTTGACAACTTGAATCGCATTATTTACGCGCAGTAATAGCTCGGTATCATATGCCACACTATTCAGCGTCAGCTGCGTTGTCGGTTCACCAATACTCTGAGCAGCAATCATGCCAACCATTTCACCTGGAGCGACAATTGCGCGCTTGTACATGAGAACCATCATTTCCGCCAACGCTACCAGCGCCTTGCGATTGAATCGTTTGACCATGAGCAAATCGCGCGGCGTCAACGAATAATAATACATGACTTTAAAGAGTTCGGTGGGTGGAGCATATTCAAGCTGTTCGAATCGCGCATACGTTTCTTCCAGAATAATAAATGTTTCCAGCGGTGTTACATCCACTTCTGAATTTTTATTGATTTTTTGCATTCCTGCCACATTCGCGACAATATGTGAAAAGGACAGCGGCAAATACGCATCAGTCGTATTCTTATTTTTGAATACTTTGACAACAATATCCTCTCGAATCTTCATGAGAAACTCGGTATATTTTTTGGATTTTTCATCGCAAAGTTTCTGCTGCTTCTTCATACGACTGAATGCGGCTTTCGAAAAGATGGCTTTGAGTTCGCTGTTGGTTTCAGAGTCGCCGCTGACCGGGACGTAAAAGTGTGCATACATTTCGTCGGGCGTCATTCCGATGAAATTCATATTCGAGTGTTCAATTTTTACCGTATCGATACCGTCTTCGCCGTAACTGAATTGAACAATGCGATTCTTATTGTTTCGGACCGTCATATCATATTCCACCTTGATGTCTTCCATACCCTTGATCAAGCGGCGCTGAATATATCCTGTTTGGCTCGTTTTTACGGCGGTATCAATCAAACCAACACGACCACCCATGGCGTGAAAGAACACTTCCGACGGCGTTAAGCCGGCGATAAACGAATTCTCGACAAATCCGCGCGCGCCAGGGCTGTCATCATATTTCGAGTAGTGCGGTAAAGTGCGGCTGTCGAATCCATACGGCACGCGCTTACCGTCGATGGTTTGCTGACCGACCAAACAAATCATTTGAGCAATATTCACTTTACTGCCTTTTGAACCGGCATTTACCATTGTAATAAACCGGTTCGTCTTGCTCAAACTCTTGAGACCGATATCACCAGCTTCACCGTTTGCCTTGTTCAAAATATTCGTAACTTGCAATTCGAATTCTTCCTCGTTTGTGCGCCCGGATTTATTTTCAAAGGTTCCAATGTGAATATTATCCATAATGGTCTTCACTTCCAACTTCTTGGTTTTGATTGAATCCACGATCTTTTCACTCGTCTTCTTATCTGAGATCAAATCGCTGATTCCAACACTGTATGCCGAGGTCTTCATGTATTCCGTAATAATGTTTTGCAAGTCGTCAATAAAACTCGCAGATGCAAAGTTTCCAAAATCGTTGCAAATGCGCTGAATCATGCCGCTTGTACTGGACGCCAAAACGCCACTGTCAATATGTCCGCGCAAAATTTCTCCGTCAATAATTTCAAGCACGTTATTCGATGTTGCGTAGTCGTCACTTCCTCCAAATTGTTTGGTTTTGTACTTCATACTGAGTGGCGGCAAAATCTGCGACAGAATCTCAAAATTTGTGATTTTCTTCTTTGGATCACTGAATAGCGCCGGGTTTACGTTCTTGTATCCCATAAGCAAATTCATCGCCATGCGTGCATCAAACCCGGGAAGTCCGCCGCGTGTAAACTGATACACGCCAAGCAGTGAGTCTTGAAAAATACCGATGATTGAATTATTCTTTGCAGGACTAATGATTTGATAAGGAACGGCGGCAAGTCCTTTGAGTTCGGCTTCTGCTTCATCATCTTGCGGCATGTGCAAGTTCATTTCATCACCATCAAAATCGGCATTGTATGGTTTCGTATCACCGATATTCATGCGAAATGTGTCGCCTTGCTGCATGACGCGGACAATGTGACACATCATACTCATTCTATGAAGCGTGGGTTGACGGTTAAACAAGATGCCGTCGCCATCCATCATGTGACGGTGCACAACATCGCCGTTTTCAAGGACAATAGTACTGCGATCCATGTATCTTAGCGAAATATCTCCACCCGTCTTCTTTTCCAGAATGTTTGCGCCGGGATAAATATCAGGTCCATTTCGAACCAGTTGTTGCAAAAAGTCGCGATTCCTATTATTTACAACAACCGGTTTTGTAATATTCATCGCAATTTTTTTAGGTACTCCAAGTTCGCGAATTGACAGATTAGGATCAGGAGTAATGACCGACCTGGCCGAAAAATCAACACGTTTTCCCATGAGATTGCCTCTGACACGACCCATTTTTCCATTTAGGCGCTCTTTGATTGACTTGAGGGGGCGACCAGATCTTTGTGCCACGGGAGCACACGACGGAATGTTGTTGTCCACTTGTGTCGCAATATAATATTGTAGCAAACTCTGCCAGTCGTCAATAATTGTGGAATTTACCGAGGGTTCATTCATTTTCTCGAGGAGTGTTTTATTCGCCTTGATGATGTTCACAATGGTGTGACTGATGTCATCTTCACTGCGTTGGTTTCCATCCATTTTAATTGATGGGCGAACTGCAGGCGGAGGAACAGCGAGAACTTGGCAAATAAACCAGTCCGGCCTTGAAAATTTCGGACTGAATCCCATGAATGCGACATCTTCATCTGATATTCTTTTAAATATTTTTAAAACGACTTCAGGAGTCATTTTCATGTTTAGTTTTTCTTTTCCAGCAGATTCTCCGACGCCTTCTTCGGAATCACCACCATCCCATTCGGCGTAAAGTGTGGCTAAATTTTCTTTTTTAATTTTTTTGGGGACGAGACAGCCACAACCATCCTGTGTGTCATCTCCACACCGTTTCACCTTGCTCGCCAGTTGGTGAACATGACTCCATCTGTCATCTGGTTTCATATCCATGCATTCTTTATTTGCTTCTTTGTTGATCAACAGTTTGCTGCATTTGATGCAAACACATTTCAAAAGTTTAATAATCGTAGGAAGATATTGATAATAAAATACGGGTTTTGCAAGTTCAATGTGTCCAAAATAACCCGGAGTTTTGATATAATCCAGACCATCCGTCGGACACTTGAGACCGGGTTCGAGTACACCTAACCGCGGATCAAACATGCCACCGATCACCGGAATGTTATTCGAATATGTATCTCTGCTTGTAATTTCTGCAACTGAACATTTTCTTATTTCTTCGGGTGACAAAACGCTAAATTGAATACCTACAATCTTTGATGCAGTTTTCTTCGTCCAATTTGGTTGTTGTGACATTGGCTGCAAGAGCTAACTATTATTTATTATAATTATATGTTTATATTGTTTTATTTCAATTTTTAAATAAATGTTTTTACAAAAATGAATTAATGAATTAATGAAATATTATTTCATATATTAATTCATTCTTTTTTATTTTTTTTATCTTTTTTATCTTTTTCTAATAAAAGTTATATTATTTATAAAATTGAAATAAAAACATCTATTCATATAATGTAATAGAACTGAGACAAATAGAATAGAATAGAATAGATATAATGCCACACAATCAACAGCAGAAGAATAGAAAATCAACTGGATCTTTGAATGAAAAGCCGGGTCTTCAATATAGGCGTTCGAAAAATGATGATGGAAGTAGTGACGGTGGTGAATTCAGTGACACTTCATCTACACTATCACATGGTGGTGATTCTAAGAAGAAATTCAAGACGGAAGAATTCGACAAGGTAGAGTACGCTAAGCTTCTCGCAGAACTATTCCCTTCTAAATATTCTATCAACAAGGCGCAAACGTTACAAACACACTCGCAATCACACACAAGAAAAGCGAAACAACTCATTCACTCATCATCTTCTGAAGAAGAATATGGGTCTGAGAAAAATCAGACGCAGTATCCAAGAAGGAGTGCGCGCTTGCAAAAGCTTTCAAATAGAAATCAAAAACAAGAAAAAAAAGAAAAATGCGATGATGATCAGGAAACTATCGTAAAAAAAGGCGCTAAAACATGTAAAAAACCAAAATACAATGAAGAAGACGACGAGGCAAAACTGCCTACTGACAAGAATGGAAATTACAATATTGTCATTAATCTTCAAGAGCCGCAATTTGATTATATGTCAGACCGATATGATGATGACGGAGAATCAGCATTTAATGACTCCGTTTTTGACGATGAATCGATTTCATCTGACCAAGAAGAAGATTCGAGTTGTAATAGTGATGATGACAGTGATGACACATACAGAGACAGTGACGATGATACAAGCAGCAGAAGTGGAAGTGAAGACGGATACAGCGATAACGAGGAAGAGGAGGAGCAACAAGAAGAAGAAGTTACCACACGCGGTTTTCGAAAGAGCTCGAGCTCGGCGGAAAAAGCAGAAAATATTAATTTTACAATTAATGGAAAGTCAGTATTTGGTGACGAAAAAGAAAAAAACAAGGACAAAGTATTTAAAAATGATGGTAGAAAGCATGACACTTCTCGCAATGAAGATGAAGACGAGTTGGGAAGTGAGGACGAGGCAACAATACAGACCATCAAACAACAAATGCAAGCAATCCTTGAACTAGATAAAAATAATAAGATTGCAAGAAAAACGCTTGAGCAAATGATTGAAAAGGAAGAAAAAATCAAAAGATTGCGAAAGAAGAAGAGCGTGAAACAGGTGAGAAGCAATACAAGAAAGTTCGGACGTTTGTTACAAAAAAAGAATTCAGCAAATGATCTCAAGTATTTCAAAAAGTACTTGACACATGAACAGCAAACAGAAGTGTTGAAAGAGTTGTCTGAACTCAATAAAATCATGTTGGTAGACAAACCGTATCGCTTGACCTTACTTGAGTCGAAGATTCCGCAGCAGTACAAGGCAATCGCACTAAAGCGCATTCAGAATTTGCGTTATATGGACACGTGTTCTGGCGAATACTTCAAGGTGAAAAATTGGGTTGATACTTTTATGACAATTCCGTTTGGCGTGCACAAGACGTTGCCGATTACAATGGATGTGGGTGTAGAACAGTGTCACACTTTTATGGAAGCGGCAAAAGATATTTTGGATTCGGCAGTCTATGGACTCAACGATGCCAAAATGCAGATTATGCAAATGGTTGGTCAATGGATTTCAAACCCCTCGGCGCTCGGTTCGGCGATTGCAATCAAGGGTCCTCCGGGAACCGGTAAGACGACGTTGGTGAAAGAGGGCATTAGCAAGATTTTGGGACGCGATTTTGCATTTATTGCTCTGGGTGGTGCAACAGACAGCAGCTTTCTGGAAGGACATTCATACACATATGAGGGCAGCACCTGGGGTAAAATCGTGGAAATTCTCATTCGATGCAAGTCGATGAATCCAGTGATCTTCTTTGACGAGTTGGACAAACTCAGTGATACGCCCAAGGGTGAAGAGATTACAGGTATTTTGACGCATTTGACGGATACATCTCAGAACAGCCAGTTTCACGACAAGTACTTTTCAGAGATCGCGTTTGATTTGAGCAAGTGTCTCTTCATTTTCAGCTACAATGACGAATCAAAGGTCAATCCCATTCTTCTTGACAGGATGTATCGCATTCATACCAATGGGTATGGCAAGAAGGATAAGACGCATATTGCGCAAAAATATTTGATTCCGAAAATTCAGTCGGAGGTGGCATTCAAACCGGAACAAATTATTATTCCCGACGAAACAATTGAATACATTGTGGAACATCACACGAACAAGGAGGACGGTGTGCGCAACTTGAAGCGGTGTTTGGAAATTATCTTTACCAAGCTCAATTTGTATCGCTTGATGAAACCAGGAAGCAAATTATTTGACAAAGATTCCAGTTCGATTGAGGTCGCATTTCCGTTCACAGTCACAAGCAGTGTTGTCGATATGATGATTAAAAAGGCGGAGACAAACAGTCCTCCCATGTTCATGTACACGTAATACATATACAAATAAAAATGTGTATGTGAATTTAATTACATAATAAGAAAATAAGAAGGAATAGTGAATATTTTTCATTTTCATAAAATGTTATTTATATTTTTTAACATTTTTTTGATTTTTTTCTGAGTTTTTTAGTCGATCTGTGTTTATATTTCGATTTAGATTTATGTTTTTTATAATGTATATTTTTTTTTGATTTTTTTCTTCTACCTCCATCTACTTGATTCATTTGTGTGTCTTCTTCTATCCACCTTTTAACCATGGGTTGATATATATGACGTTTCTTATATTCTTCTATTAATTTAGAATCGTGTTTTTTATATGTTTCCAATAGTTCAAGAAAATCATCAGTTAGTTTTTCTTGTTGAATTGAATCTTTATATGCTGTATTATATAATAATTGTTGATTCATAACATTTATAGGAGGATATAAGTCATATTTTCTTGCATTTTTTACCTTTGTTTTTAATATTTCAAACATATGATCATTAAAATGAGTAAAACATTTCATTATAAAAAGTCTTCGTTGATCATTAATCTCCGGATTAAGAATAATTTGTGACTCGATCAAATTCATAACTCTTGAAGATAAATTATTCTTATCACTTATTTTTTCCAAAACCGAATCCATTAATGTTTCAAATTTGCCAAGAACTTCATCTTCGTTATATGAATCCATATTAACAATAATGCCAAGAAATTCTGTTACAGCTTCTTCTAACGATAATGATGTCATGAATTATAATAATGAAAAGTATTATATATATATATATATTTAAATTTTAATTATTAGAATTTAAAAATTTAATTATATTTTTAGACTTTTTACATATATCTATAATAACAGGATTGATTTTACGCCAATGCAATAAAATAATGTCCAATAGAACTGATTACATGCAATCCAGAATGAAACCAATTGGCTCGTTTCTTTTTCTTATCAAAGCAGTATCTTTGAACTTTGTATCCATATCCATATAAAAAAATCGTGGTAAGAAATGTTATTATAATGATCATTGCCATTTTGACTGAAATAGAATCCCGTTTAGTAAAAAATAAATATCCGCCATATATCACCACTCCAAAAATACTTAGTTTATCTAATATGCAATTGGTAGCAGAAGGAGCAGAGTGGTACAATGCTGATGTAAGCCATAGACATAAAAACAGAAATGCGTAAAAGGTATATCCTAAATATAAGAACAGTATAACATTCGTTAGAAAAATAAAACTGGAGTAAAAACAAGAATTTAACTTATGTCGTTTGTTTGTTCTTTTTTTTTTCCGTACACCATGTTTCATTTGTATGGATGTGAAACTTGAATTCTCGTTCATGCAAAACAATACAAATGTATATAAATATATTGTATAAAATTAATTAAAAAATGTTCAACAATTATTAATACAACTCTCACTGTAAGCAATTCCCCACTTAATTGATTTTGCATTTTTATTCTCTTGTGCACTATTTGGATTCGGACTTGTGCGTAAAACAGATTTCCCTTTCAAACGAGCCAAGTAACGATCATAGGAGCCGTGTTTCATATCGACACCTTTACTTCCGCCGGCAGACATGCTTCCCGGACGCATCCGTGTGAGAGACCTTTTCGTCGAATTACCGTGAGACGGAACATTGGAGTGCGTTACGCCAGGAACTGCTCTATCACTCATTTGATTCCAGTTTACAAATGCAAACCGACTTTCAGGAGCTGTATAAACATTGAGCGAGGATTTATTCATCGTGTATTCGGAACATGGCACTCGCACTGTATTTTCAATTCGCTTTACATTATATTTATCATTTTGATTGCTAAATTTCGATCCACCATATGTTGAAAAGCTGGGAAAAGCGCCGCACGCTCTACATCCGACTGGTTTGGTTGTTGACATTTTTGTATTTTTTTATTTTTATTATATATAGTAATATATAATAAAAATATATATAATAATGAAACTCAAAGACTTCGGAATAATAATTAGAACAATAGGAATTATTTATCTTCTTTTGTTTATCATTTATAGCAATGTAAAATTAATTCCTTTATCAATTATTATTATGATTACTATTGGTTATTCATGTTCGGCTATATCTTGTAGTGCCAAGCTATTTGAGCCATCTATAAAACATCATAAAATTGTCAACTACTTTATTGCCTTATTAGGATTCATTTTTATTATTAAAACTCAGTGGGCCCAAGAGTTCGATTTCCACCTCGCTGGTTAATATAGTTCACTTGATCTTGGCTCAAACATGCGCATCCCATACTATCAGAATACGTGGATGGGCAGCACTCTGGTTTAAATTTATTATCGGCAAAAAAGAAGAGCTCGCCTTCAGGCAAAGGAACTGGAGTTCCAACATTGTCCTTATACGTGTTCAAGCGATTCTTGTTACCCATTCCGGATGCATACCGTTTGGCAGTTTGAACCCAACCCATTGTATACGAGTCGTCAATATTCAGTTCATTGTTGCTTAAATTCACAAATCCTTCTTTTTTATCACCATTTTTTTTAACACCAGCCTTTTTACTTTTATCGTTCATATCATTCGGCGTCATTCCTTCTAAAATGCTATATTGAAAACAATCACAAAACATAAATAGTCCTGCAATCATACCGATTACAATGCAAGCAATCACAATTTCCAGTCGTGCTTCATATCCAAAAAGTTTAAGTTCCATTTTTAAAATAAAAATAAATATTTAAAAAGAATATATTGGTTTAATTATTTATACAATTAGAAAAGATAAAAATAATTAAATAAATTCATTTGTTTCATTTGTTTCATTTGTTTCATTTGTTTCATTTGTTTCATTTGTTTCATTTGTTTCATTTGTTTCATTTGTTTTATTTTGTTTCATTTGTTTTATTTTGTTTCATTTGTTTTATTTTGTTTCATTTGTTTTATTTTGTTTCATTTGTTTTATTTGAAAAAACTTAAATTTTCCTAAATAAAAAATAATATTAAATTATTATACATCATAAAATCTGTGATTAAATATCTTGTTTTATATTTTTTTAATATCTTGTTTTTTTTTATTACTAAATTAATTCATTTATCCGTGTGGAACACCGGGCACTCCACGTGATGCGTGAACATTCAGAATATTATTCGAAAATCCAATCAAATACCCCATCGGAATCGAGATTGCGAGAAAAAATACAATTCCAGCAGCTGCTAAAATATCTCCGACGATCGGTATAAAAAACAATAATACAATTGCTGCCGCCATGGCAACCAAAAGAATAATAACAATTTCAAGAATAGAACCAATTAAGCTTTTGATCGACAAGTATACACCGAATAATGTGTACATCACAGCAGTAACCACACCATTTGATTTTCCAAGCATGGATTTTGCTGTAATTATGGTTTCCATGATCGGCGCCATAATATTAAGAATGCGACTCATGATATCGGATGTAATATCGTGAACCGAATTTCGTATTTTATCTACCAATTCACGCATATCATTCACAATGCTCATTATTTCTCCGACGATTGCAGTAACAATGCTTATTGTGTAATGCACAGGTATTAAAGCAATGTCGCTAATGTCGGTTAAAATATTCTGAGTGCATTCTGCAAAATTTTTTTCGGCGTATTCCATTTTCGACATATTGGCGGGTGCATTAATCATTCCGGCAAACGGCATAATATTCGGTTTACATTTTTGATTGTTCCAATCTGCGCGTATTTGTTCGATATTGATTTTAATATGAATATAGGTGATAACAAGAATAAATGAAATGCATATAATGATTGCCAAAAAAACATATTCGCCATATCGTTCTAAATATGTTTGATTTTCATAAATATCGGATATTTTATCAATCATATCGGACGGAAATGGATTGCTCATACCCATGTTTTTAATTAATTTTTATTTTTAAAAATTATTTAAATAAAAAAAAATAGATGGCTAATATTAACAAATATTAAAATACACGGAATGTAAATTTAATTCAATGACTATGAATATATTTTCAAGGGAATAAAAATTTATAATCATAATAATGATAACCTACTACAAAAAACCAAAGTGGAACAGTTACTATAACTGCAACGCAAGCTGAAACAGAACAATATACATCACTTACTAGAACTTTTAACCTTATTTTATATTAACGACTTGGTATAAATAAATGAACATATAAATTATATAAACATATAAATATAATTTATACACACCACAATGATTATCTTAAGCTTTGATGTCGGGATAAAAAATCTTGCATACTGTCTAATTTCAATTACTGAAACTGAAAACACCAGCGAAAACAATAACTGTAAAAATTTTATAGAAATCATAAAATGGAATATCATTGATTTATCTTGTCATCAAGTAGAAGGAGTAAATACAGAAACAAAGGTTTTAAAACCGTGTTTCAAGTGCAAAAAGACGGCAACCTATTGCACGCATTCAAATACAATGTTACCAGAAGATGTAAAAATATATTGTAAAAAACATGCAGAAGAAACGGGATTGCCAATCCACGTCAAACTTTTAAAATCAAATTCGAAAAGTGGACAAATGCCATACATTGTACCGCTTTCTAAAAAAAAGGTATCATGTAGTAAAATCAATATTGTCGATCTCGGTAAAAACATAAAATGTCATTTGGATTTTATTTTCGCAGAATATATGGATAAAATCGACGCAGTTCTCATTGAAAATCAAATTGGGAATTTGGCGGGAAGAATGAATGTGTTACAAGGAATGATTTCACAGTATTTTATTATGCGGAATATAACAAGCATTGAATTTATATCGGCAACAAACAAATTGAAATTATTTAAATCAATTATAAATAAAAATACTGGATTAAGCGATTGTGGCAATTTGGATAATATTATAGAAAGTGAAAAAAAATTATACAAAATGAGAAAGGATGCGGGAAAAATGGTGTGCAGGTCTCTCTTGTCGTTTTATCCGAAATTGAATGAATGGATAACGAAATATGATAAACATAAAAAGAACGACGATTTGGCGGATTGTTTTCTTCAAGGATATTATTATGCGCACCTGCATTATAATAAATTCGCATTTGAACTGGATGCATTTTTATCAAGTCATAAACTCATTTGAAAAAATAACAAAAAGTAATACTAAAAATCAATGATAAAATCATTAAATAATTAAACCACGATACATGATTAATGTATTCGGCTTTCATATGAAATCTATCAACATCTATTATTTTTACTTTTTTGGTTTGACCTATATATTTCTTATTATAAGGTACTAAAATGTTATTATAATATTTATCGTGTGCTATTAAATAATTATGGTGTTTTGATTTTTGGTCACTGATATATAATTCAATTGATTTATTTAAAAAATGAGCATTCGGTAAATAACTTTTATATAATTTTGTTAATCTTCTACTCCTTTCATTAACTATATTTTTATCTAATAATGGTAATTTAGCGGCCGGAGTTCCTGGCCTCGGATAAAATTTACTTATATGAATAAATTTAAATTTATATTTTTCTACTATTTTGATAGTTTCTTTAAAATCATCATCTGTTTCTGTTGGATAACCTACTATTATATCAGTTTGAATTGTTATATTAGGAACTTTTTCATACATATAATCAATCACACTACAAAACTCATTAATATTATATTCTCTATTCATTTCTTTTAAAACTTTAGAGCTACCTGATTGAAGAGGAATATGTAAATAAGAAAATACATTAGGATGATTTAAAAAGTTTGAAATAGATTCCAATTGTTTTAATATATGTGGCGGATTTGTCATTCCAAATTTAATCATTATTTTTTTATCCTTAGGTAAAATTTTAACAATTTCACCAAGTAATTCGGATAAACTGGAGCCAATATCCTTTCCATATGCCCCAGAGTCTTCACTTTCTAAATCAATCTGTAAAACTCCTTCATCTATTACATGTTGTATTCTATCTAATATTGCCTGAATATCATAACTGCCAACATGACCTCTGGCATGTTTCGTTTTACAAAATGTACATGATCCCAGACACCCTTTACTAATAGGTATAATTTCAGTTAAATTTCTGTCTCTCATTTTTGGTAAATCTAATCTTGGATTGCCACTTTTTCCCAATAATCTAACTATATTTCCTTTTAAAGTTTGTTCAACAACCTCTAACACTCTATCAATATTTTGAACACCTACAACTGAATAACCTTGAATATCTTTATGGTGTCTGTCACCCTGAGGCACACATCCTGCTAAAACAATATATTTGTTACATTTTTCTCCTAATTTAATCTCTTTAATAAAACTTGTTTCAGAAGGTCCTTTTACAGTGCAACTATTTAACAACCATAAGTCTGCATTTAGCTTATCTTTAGTTAAAATATAACCATAATTAGCTAATATTCCCATCATGTATTGAGAATCACTAACATTGTGAGGACAACCCCATGTTTTAACATAAATCTTCTGAGTTCCAGGAATAATTTTATCAGGTTCTTCATCTGTTAATCTTTTTTTAGTATCAATATTTTTAATTTTATTATTCAATCGTGCATTTTTTTCATTAATATCTGGTAATTCAAATTTTAAATCCTCGATGTCTTCTAAAACATTCTCTAAATGTTCATCTAAATCATTATCTATTTCTAAATGTTCATTTAAATCATCACATAAATCTTCATTGTCTAAACCGTTCATTATATGATATTATATTAATAATATTTATTATCTTAAATGTTTTTTAAAATATTTAAATAGACAGATAAAAATAAAAAAATTAAAAAACCAAAAATGAATTTAATATAATTATTATGCGTATGACTTAAAAATAAAAGTTGTAAGTTACATATTAATAAATAAAAGTAAAATTATGGAACCGGAAGTTATTGATTTAGGATCTTTGGATATTGGAGATGGTGGCGGCGGAAAAAAATCATCAAACTTTGGAGGAGGTTTAGAGCTGCTTATGAATGACAGATTTAAATCGAGCGGAGATAAGAGCGCATCAACAAATATCAACTTGGACGATATTACAAGTTTGGAAGATGATTTGCGCGACATGGATTCTTCAAGAAATGTAAAAGAAATGCGTTCAGATCTTTTTGGTTCAGGACCGTCCCATTCTTCTTCATCATCAACATTTCATGTGAATAAACATGATTCTTTGTCGAATAGTATTGGTGGCGGAATACACCTAAACGTTGATGAAAGTAGTGGTAGTAGTGGTATGAATAACGGCGGAATCGGTCCTTCAACAGCGCTGTTTGATGACGATAAGCCGACATGGGATGGATTTGGAAAATTTAGTAATGTTCCTATTCATCCCGACGTACTGATTGATTCGCAGCCACAGCTGACAAAAGAAGAGTTGCTTCGAGAGAAATTCAAATATATTAAAAAGCTGGAAGATTTAGAAAAAAAAGGTATTCGGCTTACTAAGAAGTATGACATGGAATCATCACTTACTGAAATGAAGGGTGAATATGAAACACATGTGGAGGAACGAGAACGTAGAAACAGTGTAAAATTTCAAGGTAAAATGTTAATGGCATGTATTACCGGTCTCGAATTTTTAAACAATAAATTCGATCCATTTGATTTGAAGCTGGATGGTTGGTCGGAACAGGTAAATGAAAACATTGACGATTACGATGAAATTTTCGGAGAATTGCACGAGAAATATAAATCCAAGGCAAAGATGGCGCCAGAACTCAAACTACTATTTCAACTGGGCGGAAGTGCAATTATGTTGCACATGACAAACACCATGTTTAAATCCGCCATGCCGGGAATGGATGACATTATGCGTCAAAATCCAGAACTAATGCAGCAATTTACTCAAGCGGCAGTGTCTTCCATGTCGAATGCCACGCGCGGAGGAGGAGGTGGAGGAAGTGGTTTTGGGAATTTTATGAACGATATTGCCGGAATGTCGTCATCACGAAATGCGGGCGCAACCCCGTTTTCGCATCAACCCCAATACAATCCAGCGCAACAAATGAATAGACCAATGCCAATGCCCACAGTACCACAGCGCCCGCCGCCCCCGCCCATTCAGACCAAGGGTGAAAACGCGCAACCACCGCCCCGGCGTCCAGGAGATCTCACAAACACACGACCGGATATTTTGATGGGTCGCGGTAATATGTCGCAAACGATACAACAGAGCTTGCGACCAGAAATGAAGGGGCCTTCTGATATTTCATCACTATTGTCTGGGTTAAAGACAAAAACGGTGACGGTTGATAACTCTGCGACAATGAATAAAGAAAAAGAGAAAGATGGTGGATTGAATGTTGGTACAGGTGGAAGCACGATTAGCGCATCGGATTTGAATGAAATGAAAAATGATAATTTCCCGAGTAAGAGTAAGCGCAAACAGAAATCGGAACGAACGTCAATTAGTCTGGATATTTAAATAATTGTTTTACATTTTTACTATAAAATAATACCCTTTAATTTTAATTCATTACAAATGATGGATCGCCCGTAATTTCGCGAAGAGCTTGGTTTATATATGCTTGTATCACTGCATCCGCCTCATAATAGTTCCAATATACATCTTGAAGTCCAAGTTTTAAATCAGGACATATTTTATTGCCAGTTAGAATGACATTTGAAAAGTGTGTTATAGTGCATTGGTAAGGCGCCGATGGATAGTCATTTTTTATAAATGTGCCTTTACAGTTTAGGTGTGCATATTCAGGACGTTTTTCTCGAATAAGATATGTTTTCCCAGGTACAAGGTCTATTGGATGAACAAGCTGGAGAGGACGCATTGATTTTTGATTTCACGTTATTGTTGCATATCATGATAATAAATAAAATAATATATTTCAATTTTATATTATTTTATTGCTCGTTAATTTTTATTCATTTTATTTATTTTATTAAAATCGCAAATGCAAGAACAGCTGTAGAAACGATGGCAAAACGTATACTATATAACATCGGTTTACTTATATAATAATTATCATCATGTGTTTTTTTTAAATCAATCTCTTCATAATTGTATATATTTGATTCATAGTTTGCATCTGGGTCATACACTGCATCAAACGTTGTTTTCCATTCTGCATTTATAAAATCATAAAATTCTTGCATGGATTTATATTTGGTGTAATCAGGATAATATACATGACTATAATGCACAAATACATTTACATTTTTTTCAGCAGTGAATTTTTTTTCGTTTAAAAATTTTTCTTTATTTTTTGAAATGATGAATTGAATGGGACAACTCTCTTTATATGCATAATAAATGACTCCTTTTTTTAAATCACAAGCATAATCTAATCCAGAGCGTCGCGTACCTTCTGGATAAACAAGAATATCATTTCCCGACTTGTTATTCAACTGATTATGTTTAATTAATTTTTCAAACTCATCAATGGAGGTTTTTCCACGTCTAAAAAAAATAATTACATCAAACAACAAATATCCATTTATATATGTATACAAAGGTAAAATATATGCAACCATCATTCTACTAATAAATTTACTACAATATTCTGTAACAATATTATCAATAAAAAAATCTGCAAATGAACGATGATTTGAAAAATAAATAATATTTTTTAAATGACTTACTTTATGTTTTGAAATCCGATATAATTTACAATTTGAACTATTTAACATTTTTAAATGTATTTTTGAACTATATTCTTTTTTTTTTTGAATGGTATAATAAAATAATGAAATGAACGGATAATATGTTGTTAACAAAAAAATTTGTTTTAAAAATTGTAATAGTTTAAACATTTTTTATAACTTTCTTTTTTTTGGAAATATATATATATATATATTTATATTTATATTTAATTTTATTTTATTTTATTTTATTAATATTATTAGATTCTTAACTTTCTTCTTGTTCGTCTTTGACTTCGGCTTCGATTTTGTGTTGAATTCATTGATTTTGTCATTGTACTCGTTATCGTATTATTTTTTGTTGGTGTTCGCGTTCTCATTCTTTTCGTAGACGTTTTATGATAACCTGTTGTTCTTGAGGGGGTAGAAATAACCGGCGAAATCCCTTGTAAAACTCGTTTTTTAATTTTCGAACTCAACTCTTTTTTATTTTGAATATAGTCCACTGCCTCGTTCAATACACTTTGAGCTTCTGGATCAAAATCATTTTCCAAATTTAAGAATCCATTACGTTCTTTTGATTCATAAAAATCTCCGCTGTGCACAATTTCATTCAATTTTCTACGCAACTCGCTGTTGTGTGGCGCAGATGAACGAAGTTGCGCAGCAACACCTTTTTGTTCAAATGACGTACCGCCTTTATATTTTCTAAAATAGTTTTTTTTATTCGTTCTATTTTTATGTTTACTCATACTATTAAAATTAGTTAAAAACAATATAATAAAATAAATCTATAATATACTAAGATATTAAAATAAATATTAATTAAAAAAATATTAAAAAAGTATGATAACTATTTTCTCATTTATACCTAAAAATTATGTTAAATATGATAACAATAATAAACCATCGATCTCTCTATTTTCGTCTATCAAAACTTCTATTTTAAATCAGACATATATTGACTGGGAACTCTTGCTTGTAACAAACATAGAAAATGTTGTGCTAAATGAAAATGGAGAGAATAAAAATGATAATGATAATAATAATAATGATAATTATATAAATGTAAAAGAAAATGATTCAAAAATAAAAATTGTTTATACTCCTGATTCATATTTGAATCTGAATACTCTTTTTAAATTAAATAATAATAATAGTAACGGTAATAATAACATAATAAATACACAATGTAAATACGTTTCATTTTTTGATATAGAACATGACATATGGAATATTAACAAATTGCAAATACAATATAATTTAATGGCATCGAGTGACTATGACGTCATTGGATGCGAGTCAACACATTCTACACAATCTATTTCTGCCGTTGTTCCGAGGGTTATTAAAAAAACAGAATTATCATTGTTTACAGCATGCCCTTTTTTATTTTCAACTGTATTGATGAAGAGAGATTTATTTCAACACTACGATGACATCATTTTAAAACATGAATATGAACTCATTAATCATCATAATTTTTCCATTATACATTCAGAAAATAATACCATAATGTCACAGTTTCACGCACTCCTTCTTTATCTAACACTTATTGAGCGAAACATATATTGCGTCTGTTACTCGAATTCAAATTCAACATCGAAAAATAGTTTAAATTCGAATTCAAATTCTGGTTCGTTATATATTGGGCGTATTTTTAATCACTGTCTTGTTGAAACTTCTTTACAATCGAAATTAGTATTTCTGCAAGAACGTAAAACATGTGACCATTTATTTTTTATGAATGCAAAACAATATTTCGAAGAGAGATTTATACGAATTCGTTTTTTTTCAGATTTTTGCAGTTCTGAAAATTGTAAAGAAGAGTATGAAGAAAAGTGCAGAACAATTCGAATGGATAACTATGGTCCAGAAAAACGCTTATATATAACATTAAGCCAAACATATACACACGCCATTTTATTAAATTGTCCTATCGTTTCCGACATATCTGTTCCTCCTGAACGCGTGCTCGGATTAGCATTTGAACCCATACCCTATTTACGACTTTCATATGATTTTATTCGGTTTGCAGAAAAGTGTGTGGGGCAATACTATATTGGTCATATCCATCCAAACTTAACCAGTACATTTTTCAAGGAGCATCATGGATACATGTGGCATATTCCTCATCCACAAATTCCACCGAGTTTAGAAGAAAAATATTATAATAGTGAAGCAAATCAACGAAATAAGATATCGATTATTGTGTCACATAAAATGAAGGCGCCTGGCAATGCGTATCGGCACAAACTTGCAGCATTTATACTGATAAACAATTTGCCAATTGACATCTGGGGAAATGGTACAGAAATACATTCAAAGCGTTTCCCAAATTGCAAAAATATAAAAGGTCCATTTAAAGATAAAGAGCCGTATGAATCATATTCACTAAGTATTTGCATTGAAAATTATCGACACCCTCATTATTTCTCAGAAAAAATTACCAACTGTCTCGTTTATAATACAACTCCTATTTATTTAGGGTGTATTGAAATCGATACATATTTTCCGGGACAAGTGATTCATTTGACTGGAGATTTAAAATATGATACGAATCTTTTAGTAAACATTTCAAAAAACCCGTCGGCATATATTCGAGGGATAAAGCATCATGAAAATGATAATGTATTGAATTTATTAAAAAATTTACCTTGGAAATAAAATGTTAAATATTGGATTTAAATCATATTTTACTGATAAAAAAAATATAAAATATAATTATAATAAGTAATAAAGAAATATCTATTTCTCTAATAAATCATGACATTGATACATTAAAAAATTTTGATAAACTCTATATAGAATGTTTAAATTCTTTAATTTAAGAAAAATATTCATTATATTGATAATAAAATTTTAACTTTATTTAGATAATAAAATTTTAACTTTATTTATATATAATTCTTGAGCTTCTTCTTTTTTTAATCCTTTTCTACTTTCCCATGCCGCCCATTTAGCTTTACCTTTAATATCAAACAATCCAGGTTTTTTCATATTACAGTTACCACATGTAACCTGTTTATATAATCCATATAAAAACAATAAATTTTCATCATCTAATGTATTTAATTTTTTTACACTTTCAGCCGCCTTATTAAAATTTTCTTCTAAAGACATTTATTCTATATAAATATAATTAAATATAATAAATATAAAATAATTCAATTATAAATATGTAAATTGAATTATTTTACTTTTATTTAAATATTATCAGAGTTCAGATTCAAGGATGACATCGACAACAGCAGGAGCAAGAAGAGCAAGTGGTTACACACTTCTTGTAACCCATCGAAACACATGGAGAATATATAATAACAAAAACAAAGAAAATACAAGACAACATTTGGAGCAGTATTACTTTCATGAAGATGCGTCGAATGAGAGAACATGCAACCGACTTCAAACATCGTTTCCATACCACCACTGTCTAACGAAGGCATCACACCATTCATCACAAACTGTTCTTGATGCCCAATGTTTGTACCCATATTTCAAAACAAAAAAACAAACAAAACAAGTAAACTATTTTACAACCCACATTGACTCTATGCGTGCAGTCGCCCGTGTTCATGAAAATGAAAATTCAAAAACGCCGTTTACAGAACTTACGGCATTTCAGAAAACTCATCTCATAGCACAGTCTGCAATGACAGGACTTCTTGTCTCACGTCTTTTTGGAATTTCATCTGCAAAGCCATGGACAATTCAATACTCAAAAAAACACGCAGACCTCACTGCGAAATACATTCACTCTGCATTAGCATCGGAGTACTTGATTGGGCGCAGATACTACTATAACCTCCCAAGAGTAATTCAAGATGATCGTTGCGTCGGACATGATTGCGATTACATAAATCTCACAGCAGAAGATGCAACGTTTGAAAAAATTCAAGAAAATCGAGCGCAACTCGTCGCATTGTATGCTTCAAACATTGCACGCCTCGAACATGCAATCAAACAGTTCAAGCGCGGATTTCTTTCACTTCAAACCATTCGAGAAGACCCCGAGTTCAAAAAACTGTTTCAAATGTTTTGGTTGCTTCAATCGCAATGTATGAAGTATCGAGGCGTTGTTATGTCGAATTTGAATGCTCGGCGGATACTATGTGAAAGAAACAATATCGCATTTGACAGCAAGTCTATAAGTATTCTGGCTTGCAATACTGTGTTTTCCTGTCAAGCAATTTTTCCAAGGTTGTTTGGATATGACGTTGCACACTTGTTTGACAATCGCACAGGATCTTATGCAAGGTATGTGAAAACAACAAAAGCCAAACAACTGGAGCTCTGCAGTGAAGGTTTGATTTCAGGATTACTTACCTTTGCAGCAGTTGAACCCAATATGGTTTCAGATTGTCTTGCTCCTCATATGGAGAAACCATGGCATTATCCTTATGATTTTACAAGCTATGCATTTCACATTCCGTCACGCGACACGATTTTTGGACCATTGGTTTTGAAACACCGCAGTCATATTCCGCGACATGTCAATATTGAAAGGACCTTCTTCATGACCGGAAATAACAAGGATTGTTTCTATCTTCCCATGCAAGAAGTGGTTACAGAGTTGCAAACTGGAAAAAAGGCAGCCAAAGAATCCTGGAAAAAAAACAAGACAAATTTCAAAGAAAAACGCTAAATACTTAAACACTAATTTTCAACATTAGTTGAAACGAATTCATGTGATGAATTTGAAAATGTTTTTTTTTATTTTTAATTTTTTAATTTATGAATTGTGATTTTCTCTCTATTCTCTCTAAATAAAAATTATTAACATTTTATAAAAACAAATCATTGAATCAAACGAATATTTATTTTTATACAATATTAGTAATTTTTATTTAGAGAGAATAGAGAGAAAATCATTTTATTAATATTAACAATGAAAAATAAAATGATAAATTATTTATTTTTTATTTATATACTTATATTAACGAATCAATGAATGAACATAATTAAACATCTTATAACAGTTGTATTCTTTATTATTGTACTTTATTCCGTTGGATTCATCTGCATTTTGTATCGAGATGCATTTGTAAATTTATCTCTCGAAGCAAAAATGAATATTTTTAAAAATTCAAAAACCATGTATTTGTTAACACCATTGCTTTTTTGGGTTGCATCTCGATCGTTTCTTTTTAAACATGCGAATGGACCTTTAAATTCTAATATTTATAATTTGTTTAATAATGTGGATTTTCCAAATTATTTTAAAACTGATTTTCCATTTACTTCTATTTTATCGATTATTGCAAGCAGTTTGATTGCGCTATATGCCGGCGGAGCGCTGGGACCAGAAACACCAATGATTTATATGTCGATGATACTTTTATTATATACCCATTCTCTTTTTAAAACCGTATTTAAAAATATTGCATCTGAATTAAATTTTGAAAGTTTACTGTATTTAGGATATGTTTTTGGAATTACACTACTTTTTCGTTCTCCACTCGCATCGTTTGTTTTATCCATTGAGAAATCGATACGCGAAGGGTCTTCGAATATTATCTCAAATGTTATTTATTGTTGTCTTGGTATACTCATCGCTTACAGTATTACGAATGACAAAACCGGTGATTTATTTCAAGAAGTCCCAGTAGAGTTCACCTATAATATTGTCCACATTTTTCAGTATTTGTTTTTGGCTGTAATTTGTGGAATCATTGCATCCGTGTTAATGAAGACAATGACGTTGTTATTTTATGGCGTTCAGCATCTGGTGAATAAGAGTAAACTGTTGTTACATGTTATTCCAATTTTCTTTGGATTGGTTGTTGCGATGCTGATAAATTATTCAGAAAATCCGACAAGAATTGTGGGTAGCGGAATTAATTTAGTGAATTGTGAATTAAATGATTCGTGCACTTATAATTTTAATACTCTGATTCAATTTGTTTGTAATGTAATTTTGACATTTATTTCTGGGTGTTCAGGCGGACAAAAATTTGTCTTCATGTCGATTGGTGGTGGAATTGGAAGTTTATATGATAATTTTACATCCGTTCCACATATTCAATCTATCATCGTTGGTATCACGGCATTTTTTAGCACGATTTTTGGAAGTCCAATTTCATCTGCATTGATTATTTTGAAAACTACAAACATGTCATATGAATCAATTCCAATGTTAATTGCGGTGTCACTTGTTGCGTATTATACATTTAAACATTGTGTTCGATAATTTTTTTTGATAAAAAAAAAATATAAACATTATATATAAAGATTATAACAAAATTTAAAATGCGTTCAGTAAAAAAAATGCGTTCAGTAAAAAAAATGCGTTTAGGAAAAAACATGCGCGTTATAACGATTTCCAGTATTGGAGCTGTCGTTGGACTTGTTAGTCTCACTTTTGATGTGATTTCAAAAATTGTTGACGTTACATTAAACATACTAAATTTTAGAAGATCTAAAAAAGAAGACGAAAATGACGAAGATGATAACAACGAAGATGATAACAACGAAGATGATAACAATGAAGATGGTAACAACGACGATTCAGAATAAAATTGTAATAAATATAAAATAATAATTATAAAATATATATGAAATATATATAAATGTAAAAACAAAATATAAATAATATTTATATTAAATGATTGCGTTAGGATGGGCAACTTTATATTCAATGATCATTGAAAATGAATCAAAAAAACATGAAAAAAATTGGTATAATAAAATAAATTCAAATAAATAAGAAAAATTATTGTTATTAATATTATTAATATATAAATATTATTAATATATAAATAGATTTCATAAATAATAGTTATAAGAAAATGAAGGATGATAATGAAATTAAAAGTGATTTTTACTCAGAATATATGAATAGTGTTAGCAAGTCAAGATCAACTACACAAAAACCAATTACCGAATCATTGAAAATATTGAGAGATGATATTGAATCTCTTCCTATTCTTCATCAAGTTGAAATTTTAAGAATTTTGTATAAAAATCATATCACGTTTAGTGAAAATAAAAATGGTGTATTTTTAAATTTATCATATGTAGACTTAGATATAATACATAAAATAAATGAGTATGTAACCTTTGTAAAAAATCAAGAAAATCAAATGTGTGAATTTGAAAAGAAAAAATTAACGCTGTCAAATCAATATTTCAAATAATATTAAAGAATTAGATCGAGATTAATACAATACCATGAAATTAGAATTAGAAAGAACGGTTGATTTACTTCAAGAGTATATCATACGGATGCCAATGTCATCAGTGCCAATATCATCAGAAGTAAAACCAATTATAAAAATAAAAGAAATGCAGATAGAAGAAGAAGTAAATAAAAAACAATTAATTGAAGAAACATCAGGAAGTGTTCAAGAAAATAAGAAGATTCAGAATGTTTATAATGATAGTAATATAAATACTTATTTGTTTCAGGTTACACGGGACAAGGATAAACTATTTTGGGCATTTTACATTATGTTACATGGTGAAGATGCATACAAGTATCTGAAAACAAAATTCGTTGTCGAAAAAGAAATAAAAATTGGTGCAGTTGAAAAAATGCGCAAATTGCCAAATGTGTTTAAACAACACAAGTTGAATAAAGTTCGAATTGAAAATGAACTATCTGGAGATGTTCCGCTTACATTGGAAGGGTTTTATGGACTTTGTATTATTTATAACATTTCTGCAATATTTATGAAGAAGAATTGTTATTGCGAGCTTTACGGAATAGGAGATACATTGGCGACGCATGTTGTTGAGGAAGTGGATGGTGGATTGGGTATTCATGTATTTAAAACCAAAGAGGCATCATTGGAATATGCGAAACAAGTTCGCGAATCAAAATGGAAAATGGAAACTGTTTTAACGCCGATTAAATCCATTTCATCCTATACGCATGCAGAATTGCTTGCAATTTATAATAAAGTTACGTCCATGAATAAAGAGACAACCGGTTTTACGGAATCATTTAAAGAGAAAAAAACAAAACAATTTTTATATGATGGTATATGCGAATTCTTGAATTAATTTAATTTCATTTTTTTCGGCCATATTTGCAGTATTGACGCTGTGAAAATCCACGAGGTCTTTTGCAATTGATACTTTTTTTATATTTCAATGACCATCTTTTTCTCGATTTTTTATTTTTATTTTTTCTTCTTTGGAATCGTTTTGTAGTTTGGTTCCCTCCATTTTGCACGTGTTGCATTATTCGACATTGAGCATTTAACGTTCGGTGCGCCGTCTTGTTTTTTCTGCCTCCCGTTTTCATGTTAAGAGCATACTGCATTTTGAACAATTGTTCAACCTTTTCTCCCAAATTCCCCTTTTCTTCCTCAATGCGTTGGAAGTGCGAGCTGGTTTCTGGGAATGCGGCCACAATCTCGCGAATTACAAACGGAGACGGGTTTTTTAATTCGGAGACGGTTCGCACGTCAATCGGATTACCCTGCAGTTTTAAACTGAACAGCGACAATGGAAACTGCATGCCTGCGAAGGAGGTTATTTTGTTATTGGACAGGTCCAATGAAACCAACCCAGCGGGGAACACAATGCCGTCCAGTGACGTGATTTGATTCTGTTGTAGTTGTATATCAGTCAATTTATGTGGAAATGCAACGCCGTCCAGTGACGTAATTTGATTCATCGGAACTTGCAGTACACTTAAATTACGCGGAAAGTTAATATCTTTTAATGAAGTAATTTGATTATGACTCAATGGTAAATATGTCGTGGTCTCTGGAAAGTTTACTCCTACCAATGATTTAATTCCCATATCGCCCAAATGTGTAAAGTTCTGCGTAGGATTGTTACGAAAAAATTCATCAAGGTATGTTTGTAGTTTTTCAGGCGTGTCATACTTAGGGCGTGACATGGTGTAAATGCGATTTATATAATTTTTGATGATGATTATGATTATATATTATTATATTCATAAAAAAATTATTCATATATTAAAAAAAATATCCATATTTAAAAATAACATTTTATAATAATTAAATTATTATAAAATTGAACAATATAGAATTATCTAAATAAAGTATATAATAGTGGACAATGTCTTCAGGCAAGCGACGACATGAAGAAATAGAAAAAGGTAAAATAATAGCGGTGAAAGATAAAGAAAAAAAAAGCGAAGAAAAACAAAAATTCGATACAATTGTGAAAACATATTTAGATGAAATTACAAAAACAGCAACAACAAGTGAATCGTCATCCTTACGACCAGATCCAGAATTGGAGGTGCGTTTTGGCACCATGAGACAGTCGACTCCCTTGACGAAGGACAATGTTACCAATGTTATTAAAAAGCTAAAATCACTCCAGTTTCAGCAATCCGGCGAAGAATACAGTTTAAGAATCTTTCTAAATGACTCCGACGTTCGTGTTCAACTTGATGGATTCTCAAATATACAGAATTTCTGTATTGATAATTCAATCACAGACAAGAATGCCTCCATGGTAATAAAACGAAACATGGAACACAAGGTGATTCGCGAAGATGGGTCTGAATTTACTTCGGATGTTCGTCCAGTTGACAATACCGATTTTGATTTTAGGGTCTCGCTTCAAACTGAACGCGAAATTGGAAAAGACGAGCGCGAACAAATTGTTGCAAACTGGAAAACTACAGGTAAAAACTTTCGATACATTCGAAGAACCGCATTTACACATCCAGATTATCCGGTTCGAATTGATATTAGTGTTGTAAAGGATACATTTACACCGTCGAAAAAATCATATGGCAACTTTAAATCGGCGAATGTAATGCGAGGCGAAGACAAATATGAAGTGGAGATTGAGATGGTGAATTCCGAAGTATTGAATTTGAAATCACAATCATCACAATCGCCATCGCTATTGGAATCATTACTAAAAGGTCTGAGAGAATGCATCAAAACCATTTTATCAGGAATTCAATCAAGCAATTTTCCGATTTCGAATGATGAAATGCGACAAGTGCAAGATGAATACTCGAAACTGATTTACGGTGGAGATGTTCGACCTCCTTCTCGAATCGCATTCATTGGTCCGTCATCTGTGACGCTTCAAATTAAAAATATTGCGCCAATAGGGGCATATAAGATGCCGAGCATTCGTAAAAATTATTCCGTGACAGACAAGGCCGATGGGTTGCGAAAATTGTTGTTTATTTCAACTGGTGGTAAAATGTATTTGATTGATCCGCTTTTAAATGTGCAATTTACTGGATTGGTTGTTGACATCAAGGCGTTCCACAACACGCTTTTAGACGGAGAGCACGTTTTGCACGATAAAAATGGCGAGTTCATTAACTTGTATTTGGCATTTGATATTTACTTTCTGAAAGGTGAGAGCGTGCGCGAACGGAGTTTTTATACGACGAATAAAGAGCACATGGACAAATCGCGTCACTCTGAAATGTTGAAATATATTGCAAATATGGATGCAAAACCGGTGTTAAAAAATGCAAAGGGGTCGCTAATAGTTCAACCCAAGCGGTTTTATTTTGACGATGAAGAGGGAATTGCCGGGATAGGTTCTATTTTTGAAACAAAAAGCGGAGAAGAAAATGCATCAGAAAGAATATTTGCTTTATGCAAGCAGTGCTTGGAAAGTGAATACAAGTATGTAACTGACGGTTTGATTTTTACACCGTGTAACACGGGAGTGGGCGGTACTACACCAGGTCAAGTTGGCCCACTTGATCGGAAATTCACATGGACACTTTCGTTTAAATGGAAGCCGCCTCAATATAATACCGTCGACTTTCTTGTAAACACGGTAAAAGATGACAAAACCAATCGAGATAAAGTGATTGAAAAAATTGATGGTGGATCCATAAGCGGAATTAACATGTTATCGAATCGACAAGTTGAATCGTATAAAGAACTGGTATTAAAAGTTGGGTTTGATCCGTCAAATCGGTCAAATAAAATTATTCCGAACGCGTGCGCCATGATATATGAAGGTAGCATTGACAAGATCGCAGGCGGTTCAGGTGACTATAAACCAATTCAGTTTCTTCCTTCCAGTCCATATGATGCTAATGCTGGACTTTGTTTGATGAAACTGAATTCGGATGGCGACATGGTTACAGAAGAAGGTGCGGAAGTGTTTGAAGATTTGACAATTGTAGAATTCAAGTATGACAAACCAGAGAAACGTTGGATTCCGTTGCGCATTCGATATGATAAGACGGCAGACTTGCGTAAAAATGGTAAAAATTTTGGAAATGATTACAAGACGGCCGACAGTGTTTGGTATTCAATTCATTATCCTGTTACGGAAGAGATTATTACAGGGATGGATAGAAATATAAATTACGATGAAATGAACATGGGGGGTGATGTAGAAACTGGATCGATTTCCGAAGTGTATTATAAATCGAGTAGTAGTAGCAACACAGAAAGATTGACAGAAGGACTACGTGATTTTCATAACAAGTTTGTGAAAGCGGCGCTCATATACGAAATGAGCAAAGCGGGAGACACGCTAATTGATTTTGCGGTTGGAAAGGCGGGCGATTTGCATAAATGGAAAGAATCAGGACTATCATTCGTCTACGGAATTGATATTTCGAGAGATAATATTGAAAATCCAGCAAACGGAGCATGTATGCGGTATGTGAATTTCGCGAGAGAAAATGCTAAAAAAATGGATGCCATGTTTGTGGTTGGAAATACAAGCAGGAATGTAAAAGATGGTTCGGCTTTTTCGGGTTCTAGTCAACTTACGCGCGAAATATCAAATTCTGTTTTTGGAAAAGGCAGTGTGGATGCATTGAAGAAATTGGGACTAAACGGTGTAGTTGCAAATTATGGAAGGGGGGAATCGGGTTTTGACATTTCGTCAATACAATTTGCAGTGCATTACATGTTTCAAAACGAAGACACACTTAACGGCTTTTTGAGAAATGTGTGCGAGTGCACAAAGGTTGGTGGCGTTTTCATTGGAACCACGTTTAATGGAAAAAAAGTATTTGATTTACTGAAACGAAATGGGATAAAAAAAAATGAAAGTTTTATATTGTTCAAGGGTGGAAAACCGGAAGCATCAAAAAAAATAATTGAAATTGTAAAAAAATATGAAGATGACCTGCGATTTCCTCCGGATGAATTCAGTCTTGGATATGAAATCCAGGTTTGGCAGGAATCGATTGGTAACTATATTTCGGAATATTTGGTAAATTTCGAGTATCTTGACGGCATGATGTCAAAATACGGATTTGAGCCGCATCATTTGGATAAGGGTGACATATTTAGAAAGAGTCGTGCATCTTTTGAAGAGCTGTTTAGAATGATGCGCGAATATCATTCGTCAAATCCACTGTATTCAAAAGCGCTTGGAATGTCGAACGAAGAAAAGACGCTATCCTTTTTGAATGACTATTTCATCTATAAAAAAGTGAGAGATGTGGACTGTGCAAACTTGAGACATACAGTGGTTGTACCGAAAACGGAAAAACAGAAAACGTTTGCCATTCACGACAAACAGGGACTTAATCACACTCGTCTTGTGGATATTTTGACGGATCATAAATGGAAACAGGTAGACATTAAAACGCCAAATGTCGATTTTGCATGGGTAGGTGCAACAGTTGGTGGTGATTTTCTTCGTTATGAAGACAGTATTTATGAAATAAAAACTACGCTGAAGAATTTATTGAAAGGAAATGGTGTCAAAGGGTTTAGCACATCTGATCCAGATTATCCGTATACAAAAAATGTCATTACAGACAAGGCGCAGCTGTATATTGAGATGAGTAAAAAATGTCCTGAAATTTGCAAAAAGTATATGGCAGAATCGTGGATGTTAAGTGATGAGAAACGTGTAGCAGAATACAGCGAAGCGGATGATGGCGTGCTCATTATTAAACCGCTCGGTGTTGGTGCAGGTGGAGGCGAAGGAATCGTATATGTCACAAATAAAGAAGAATTAACCGAGTTTACAAATGCTGTTAAGCGGCGAAGGCAATCTAAAGAAAAAGGATCAAAAGATTATTTGGTTTCAAAATATATTCGGAATCCGATGTTGATTGAGGGTAAAAAGTTTCATTTGCGCATGTACTTTATGGTTTGTATGAGAGCAAATCATAAAACGGACTGGTTTTTGTTTGATGAGGGTAAAATTATAACTGCGGAACTGCCGTATAAGGACGCAGATTACATGAATAAAAAAATCCATGATACACATTTCAAGTCCACCAAAAAAAATCGACTGTTTCCAGATTCGAGAGAATTGGGAATAAGCGATAAGGAAGCTAAAAGCATCATGCAACAAATGCGTGAAGTGTTGCGGTGTGCGTATGATGTTTATAAACCACATATTGCAAGCACGCGTGAGTCAAAGTATGGATTTGAGGTGTTTGGATGTGATTTCATGGTTACGAGCGATATGGGTGTGAAACTTTTGGAAATTAATGCGCGACATGATTACGGTGTGAATGATATTAAAAAAGAAGCGCCTGAAATATATGAGCGTTTTTGCAGTGACTTTTGGGAATGGATATATAAACATGCGATTGAACCGGTATTCAGCATTGATTTTGAAAAAGAGGAAAAGTATGAATCAGAACATGATCGGGTTGTGTCGATCATTGAAATGGGGTTTCCGTTTGTTTCACGATTTTGGACAAAGGATGATGCGCATGCGGCATTTCAGCTAATTAAAAATAAGGTGGCTGATGTTTCAATTGCGACGCTGAAAAAGGAAAACTATATACAAAATACACCGTATGATATCTTGACTGGTAAAAAGGAAACAGAGGAAGTAAATAAATTTATACGAGTATTCATTGGTGCAAATGACAATTTGAAACTGAATTTGACAAAAGATGGCGATAAAGATGTCAGTTATCTCATGTTACAATTTGATAAAAGCAAGGGTGAATTTGTTTCAATTAAATCGCCAGATGAGATTCTGTTAGATAAAGATTATTTGCTTGTGGACTATTTCACAGAACCTTCAAAAATCATGGTACGAATGGCGAAAGGTGAACCTTCACTTGATGAACATTTTACAAAGGGAACACTGGTGGAAAAGGCAGTTCGCGGGTTACGACGCAAGTCGCTGGAAGTCACGGATGAAAATTTACATAAAATGATTACAAATCAGGAAACGGATGGTGGTAATAATATGAAATTCTCGTCGATTGACGGAAAGGAGAAGCGGGTATATTTAGCAAGTGCGGAAAACACGTTTGTCTACATTATTATCTGGAAACTGTTGTTTCCTCAAATTGAAGATTATTCAAGTTTAAAGATTTTAGATGGAGCAGGAGGTTATGGTAGTCGTTTAATGGCGGCGATTATATTGAATGCAACCTATGTTGGTGTTGAGCCGAATCCGCTATCCACGCCCGGTTTTCAGAAAATGATTGAAACGTTTGGTTCACCAGAAAAACAGAAAATGTTGGAAGATGGACTTCCGAATGCCGTTGGAGTTGACAAATTACCGCCAGGATGGGCCGATGTTGTTATGTTTAGCCCTCCGATGTGGGGGAAAGAAGTATACAATGATGAAACGGTGGAGAAACAGTCCACCAATATGTTCAACAATGAAAAAATGTGGTTACATGAATTCTTGTATGCATCGATTGAAGTGTTGTGGAGCCGACTTCGTGTTGGCGGATACATTGTGTTTCAAAGTGTTCGTTATGACTATATTGGCGAATATATGACAAGTCAACACATGAACAAAAAAAATGATGGTATTTTTAAAGGAATTATATCACGTGTAACGACTTCTGGACGATACAAGCCCAACTGGGTTTGGCAAAAGATAGATCCTCAAAAACAATTAATTTCAGAATCAGAGTTAAAACAAGAAGAAGAAGAGAAAAAAAATGAAGAAACGGGACAAAGTGAAGAAAAAGAAGAAGAAAAATCCACTTCCAACCCTTCTAAAAAAAAAGTTATATTTGTAAAAAGAAAAACATTAAAAAAACAAGCATCTCCAAATGCATAACATAGAAAATAAATACAATTTAATTTAAAAAGATATAGACATTATATTTAATTAAATATAGTTTAAAAATTAAATATAGTTTAAAAATTAAATATAGTTTAAAAATTATGAGTATTTTTTTATTACCAACAATTATAGATAATATAGAAGAGAATGGTCACAATATTTGTTTTAAAATGTCAGAGAATATTCCAGACGTAATTGTTTCACATTCATTATATGAAATGTTATGTAAAACAAAGCTTAAAATAGAAAAAAATGATTTCACATGGGATGTATACAAGAAATTAACAAATCCATTTGAGTTTATTCACACTATTATTCCGGGTTATAAAATGCAAGTAAGTCAACTAACACCATTATCAAGGTCATTTTATAAAATGATTGAGATTTCTACAATATTCAATTTATGTAATAAAAAAAATGAAAAAATTAACCACGAATTGCTTTATGACTATATTCATAACTTATCATGCAGTTGTGTAAATGAAGTTGAGTGGTATTTTAATGAAAGTAACTACAATGATGTTGTTGTAAATGTTAAACAAAACGAGGCGGATAAGGAGAATGACGTCAATACTTTTAATGGTTTTATAAATAAAAATACCAATGAAAATAAAAAAAAGATAAACTGCAAAAAATATTTTGAAGGTCATCATAATGTTTTCAGTTCAGATGATGAATCTTTAATGTCAAATACAACAAATACAAACTCAATTGTAAAATCTGACGATCAATTTGAAAATAAATTTAAATCTTTTCACTTGGCGGAAGGACCGGGTGGGTTTATAGAAGCCATTGTGCATATTAGAAATAATAAAAATGATGAATACTATGGAATGACGTTAATAAATAATGATGCTAAATGTCCTGGTTGGAAAAATAGTAAGATATTCTTAGAAAATAATCCGAATGTAGTCATAGAAAAGGGTGTCGATAATACAGGAAACTTATTATCCTATGAAAATTTTATTCATTGTTATAAAAAATATGAACACAGTATGACGCTTGTTACAGGAGATGGTGGCATTGATTTCTCTGAAGATTTTAATAATCAGGAATATAGCGCAACAAAATTAATTATTGTTCAAGTATTATATGCATTAGCAATACAGTCGAATAATGGAAACTTTGTATTGAAAGTATTTGATACTTTTTCAAATGCCATGATTGATATTTTATATTTACTTTCTTCATTATACAAAAATGTTTACATTATGAAACCACAAACGAGTAGAAATGCAAATTCTGAAAAATATATTATTTGTAAAGGTTATAATTTAAATGAAAATAAAAAGAGAATTGAATGTATAATACAGAACATGTCTAATCATTTTCCTTGTTTAAATTCAAAATTGTACATTGAAACTATTTTTAATTTTAAATATAGTAGAATGTTTATTTCCAAAATAGAAGAAGTGAATATTATTATAGGAAAAAGACAACTCGAGAACATCGTTAGTACGCTTAGTTTAATGACCAATAAAAAATTTGATAAAATTGATTATTACAAAAAGAAACATATACAAAAGTGTATAACATGGTGCGAAAATTTTAATATAAGGTTTAATAAGAATTTAAAAAGTATAAATATTTTTTTGTCATCTTGTCATTTGCCTAAATAAAGTACGCAATACTAATAAGATAATATTTTTTTTTTAGAATGTCTACGTTTGTTGTGTATATTTTTTTTTAAAGATTTATTTTTGACATTTTTCTTTTTTCTTATTTTTTTATTTTTTTTATTATGTTTTTGAGTTCCTCCAATTTTTCTTTCACGAATGATACTTAAAATTTCATTTTTTTCTTCATTTGTAAGATGTAATTCAGGTAAAATAATATCGTCTATATTATCAATAAATTCATATTCGCTTACATCTATAGTATCCAATGCTATTTTGATTTTTAAATGATTAACTAAGGAAGTTGTTTTTTTTTCAATTTTTCTTGCACTTTGTTTTTTTACATCTTGTAACGTATACCAACATTCAAATTTTCTTTTATTAAAATTGGGTGCAATTTCAGTAAACCCTTCTTCAGAAAATGTTTCATCAGAGTAAAATCTTCCTCCTCCTAAAAATATTATTTCCTGTTCTTTACGTCGTTCAGAACCAATTTCTTTACCAACTAATGCATTCACGTTTATACAAGGAACATTTACTAAATGTATTTTAAATAAACAACATTGTTCTCCTGAAAATTTACTTGCTTCACTCTCACTCAAAGAAGATGAATATGTATTTGAGGTGTGTAATGTTTCATTTCTTTGTTGTCCTCTATATACTGTTAATGTGACAGGTCGTTGTTTTCTACATAATTCCACTATATCTTCTTCATTACAGTCATGATGAATTACATATTTTTTCAAGATTTCAATGTCATGTTTTGTTACTTCAATATCCATTTATTTATAATTGTATAAAAATTTTGTATATTTTTATAATAATTAATTAATATAAAAATAAATTAATTTATTTTTATAGATTTAATATATTATTTTCACTTTTGTTATTGTTAATTAAAGATAACTTAAAAATATATTATGAATATAATTAGCATGCAAACTACAATTCAAATTTTATATAAAACAATAACTGGAAATAAAAAAAAAGAGCGATTTGAAACGATTCTTGAGCCATTACAAGCATTGATTCAAATCGCCCTTTTATCATATTATCCTATTGGTTCAAAATTAACAATAAAAAATAATATTTTATACATTCAGTGTCCATGTTACAGTCAGTCCTTATCACGATGGTATAATAATGATACACAAGAAGATTTATTTTATTTATTTAATATATTTTACAGATTTAAAAAATTTTATACAGATGTAAAAGTTGAACATAACAAATTGTTTGACCTACTTATTTCTCTTGCTAAAAATGGAATTAATAATTTAATCCGAACATATAATCAAACCGATAAAACACACGTTTTACATACACTTCAAATGTATAAAAATATGTTAGATGGTACAACTCATAGTCAACATGGTATCAACGTGGGTATTAGTATTTTGGATACCGCCCAAGTAACCACAAATGTGCGTTTGGATAAAGATCATGATCATGATAAAATTAAAAAAAATAAAATAAATAGAATTGAAAACAATAGTGTAGATATGGAAAATGAAAAACATATAACAACTGCACAACCATCAGAAATTGATATGGACGCAATATTTATTAAAATTTCTGATCTGTATACAAACGAAGTATTTCATATTATTTACAATACGCTTATTGAAATGGAACGTGATAATACAAATTATATAGATTATGCAAATGGATTAAATATAATGCTGCATCCAATTAATGTTCGAATCAAAAAATGGATTGATGAAAATATTGTATTTTAATTATGGTTTATTACAAATCTATAATGTGTATACCTTAATAAATTTGGAAGATAAGGTAAACCATGTTGATATTTATAAATATATTATAATATAATATTTAAAAATATTTAAAAAAAAATAAAAAAAAACGTTTTCTATTTTTTTTATTTTATTTATTTATTTACAACAACAACAACATACTATACCAACAAACCATGTTTACTCAATTCCATTCTCAAGTCGCTGCTGCAAGCGATGCCATGCTACTTTTGCTTCTTGGTCAAGTTTGACTCTTCTGTATTCTTCATACTGCTCCGGCGAGTCGTAAAAGTAGAGCTTTGGTTCAAACGTCGCTGTGTTCATTACCTTCCATAAGAAACTCTCGCCAAATGAACCAACCATCCACGGATACTTGACTCCCGTGATTGCATTCACAATGGGTGTATTGAACACATTGGAAGAGTATGGGCCACGAAATTTCTTTTTCTCATGAGATCCTTGGCTCTGATTGTCTCCAGTATTCACATTCTTGCTCTTCTTGCTGTACATTTTTGTTTGACGACGAGTATTTGATGGATTCACTGCATATGTATAGATTACAATAAAAAAATTCAATTTATGTTTTTATTCTTTCTTTGTGTAAAAATAGAAAAAATAAAAAAATAATTTAAGTTTCAGAATATTGATGCGAACGATTTCCAAAGGCATGAATGAATCATCAACCAACCATCGTATTTTTATTTTTTATTTCTTATTTTTTTTTAGAATTAAAATCATTGAATGACTCAAAAAGCGACTTGAAAATGGAAATACATTCTGTGACAGCTTTGGAGACACATTCTTGTACTTTTGACAATTCCGTTTCTTCTTTGAATGCAAGAAGAATGAAACTGTCAAGAGCATGCGGATGCGGTTTTTTAAATCCACAAAATGATGCAATGCCATCCGTCTTGTCATAATAATTTGAAAATAGCAAGTATTCAATTGCTTTTCCAAGCGTATAGTCTTCTCCTATCAAATGGATACAAAATGCATTCTTCATGGTCGTTAATTCGTTTGCTGGTTCAATGATGGAACCATTATTACCACTGGTGCCATGTTCCATATCGGCCATTAGTTTCTCACATTTCTTAATCATAATATCACACGATTTGGTAATAAGTTGAACATTACTATAAACACCAACCGTTTCAATAACAAAATCAAAACTATCCTTCACGAATATGCGTTGCGCTTCAAGTAGTTCCCAATTCTTCTTTGCAGAAGCCAGATGTTCAGCGACGCTGGTTCCAGCTGCTGCTTCCGATTCAAACCCCTCGCGCAGCCCTTTTTCTTTGGACTTCCATTGTTTTTCAATCTCTTTTTCGTCAGGCGTACAGCTGTAAGAACACGTATGCGCCACATTGTACATGCCGTCAAATTTGGCATTTGAAATTTCAATCATGCAAGTAAATGCAAGCGCTTCGCCGCATGGAACATTTGAGGACAGCCTGGGTAGCAACCTTGCAAACTCAATGTATTCGCCAGAAATGGAGTCGGGAGGAAATATCTTTCGAACCGTTGATTCTGGCAAATATTCATAAACGACATCATCATCATCATGAGAACCACCCGATTTTTCAAGATTTTTTGCACGTTTCACTTTGAAATCTTCAGTAGTAACATATCGTATGGTATCGGATTCATTCTTCACATCGACTTCCACCACATAATTTTTATAATCATTTTGAAATCCATCAATTGTATGAACGTGATGAATTGGTATACAGCCCAGTCGCTGCTTTAAAAGTTCATTATGAAAACGCGTCGTGTTTACAGTAAAATTTGCCCTGTTTTCAGCATGTGGAAAGGTTTTGAACGCATATGTGTTGATATCAGATAGCACGATTCTTCGAATTGCGTTTGCAAATGAAACATTGCAGTTTTCCAATGTAAATGTGAGTTGTTCCTCTTTGTTATTATTGTATGTAGAGACAATTGGCGTCCGAGTCATCTTTCTTAAAGCTATGTCCGTTGGTTGCTTTTATATTGTAAATGTTATTAAATCAATTTTTAATTTAATATTATTTGATAATTTATTTGTTAATAAATTAATTATATTAATGTAAATATCATAAAAATTATGTATAAAAAATAACTTAAATGATTAAATTAATTATGGATAAAGTTAAATTATGAGCAGTATTATTTATTATAGTAATTTTTGTGAAAAATCAAAACGATTGTTACAAGTGCTTGCAAAAAGTGCGTGTAGTAAAGACATACATTTTTTATGCATTGATAAACGAGAAAAGTCACAAGATGGTGTCACACATTTAATTTTGGAAAATGGAGACAAAATTCTGCTTCCTCCACAAGTAAATCGAGTTCCTGCATTGCTTTTATTAAATCGTGGAAATCAAATTTTGTATGGGGATCAAATTTTACAGCATTTAACACCAGTTGAAAATGAAATGAAACAAGTTGCAACAAACAATAATGGCGAACCGGAACCATTTTCATTAACCAGCGATTTTATGGGACATGGTGTAGCATCAGACACGTACAGTTTTTGGGATCAAACAAGTGACGAATTACTTGCAAAAGGCAATGGTGGAATGCGCCAACTGTACAATTATTCAACAATCGATTATTCAAATACAGGAAGAATAGAAACACCGCCGGATAACTATGTTCCAGACAAAGTTGGTCAAGTATCGTTGGAGCAACTTCAGAAAAATAGGAAAATGTAACTTTTTATATAATGAATTATAATTAAAAAAAAAATTGAATTATATGAATTATATAAAAAATATATAAATGCATTCATATATATTAAATATTATTAAATATATTGATCAGCAGACCAACCAGAGTAAATGAGTGAAAGCGATGTTGAAGTTGAATTCAAAAGCGATGATGATAGTGTAAACGAGTCTATTGAATCTGGTTCAAATCCTGGTTCTAATGATGAGTCTAAAAATGAAAGCGTTTATTTTAGCGATGACGATGAAGATGACGACGACGAAGACGAAAACGAAAAACAAGAAATGGAATTAACAGAGTCGAAGGAATCAGGAAGTGGCGACGATAACGACGATAACGATGATGATGATGATGATGGTGATGATGATGACATTCTTCAAAAATTTGATAATGAAACAAAAAAAAAATATATCGCAGTTCATCATCCTGAATGTTTATCATTTAACCATGAAGAAACGGAAACGCTGTCTCGCGTTGTTCGAGATGAAAATGGTAAAATTGTAGATCCGTATCACAAAACACTGCCCATTTTAACAAAATATGAAAAAACGCGAATATTGGGCATAAGAACAAAACAACTCAACGAGGGTGCAAAACCGTATATTGATGTAAACCCTACACTTATTGACGGATACATTATTGCTCAGCTGGAATTGGAACACAAACGCTTGCCTTTTATTATTCGAAGACCAATACCAAACGGCGGATCAGAGTTGTGGAAACTACAAGATCTTGAAATTATTTGTTGAATGATAATGTGTGGAAATCGGTTAATATTTTTTAAATAATATACTATTAAAGTTTAATAAAAATACTTTGCATTCATTTTTTTTATTTATATTTTATATTTTTTATATTTTTTTATATAATATAATAATAAAATAAAGATTTTATCGTATATTTATTTTTTATATTTTTCATTAAGTAAAATGATTCACGCTTTTTGGAGTTTACAACGATTTGTTCTAAAATTTCCATTGCATAAAAATGCAGACCAATATAAAATTATAAAATCGATTCAACAATTAGAAAAAAATAATGAATATATCAAATATGAAGATAAAATTGGTGGAATTGGAACAAATAAAACCCTTTCATTTATCATAAAAAATAATACACTTATTGTGAGTTGGAGTCATCTTTATTATGACATGTATAGTATTAAATTCGTATTATCTAAAATAGATGACATTTATCAAGATAAATTAAAAACATTTACATTTAAATATTATAAACACAGCTTATACCAATTTGTAAAGGACGATATTCAAATTTTTAAAAATATAAAACACATGTGTAAGGATGCGTTTCATGTTCACCATTGCAATAAAAAAAAATATATAAATATTCCGAAAAATAAATTACAAACACCATTATCCAGTTCAGAAATTTTTAAGAATATATTAGATAAATTAAATATTGATGAATTCAATATCACAGTAAATTTACGAAAATTATATCCAGAATATAATGAACAATTAGGAATGTTATCTTGTTTACCAGCAGTTTTAAAAAAAAATGATAACTTACAAAACTTTTTAAAAAAACTGTCACGAAAACCACTTGAAGAAAATCTTTTAAATAAATACCAAGTAACATCATGTATTACTTCTTTGCTTAATATGAAAGTGCCATCATTTATTGATGAAACAAAAGTTGTGAAAGATATATGTGATATCAAATATTATAAAGAAACCATTATTATATTACCAGAAAACACAAATGAAAAATATATTCGAGCTGTGTATTTACATTAAATATTTTAATAATAAATATTTATATTAACAATTCTTCAACTTTAACATTTCCATCTCTTTCCACATTCAAGACATGTCACAAATGTTGTCATTGGTTCATCTGCCGAGCGCGTTTGAAGTTGTGTGTATGTACACTTGTTCGACTTGCATGCGCGACATGTGAATAAATCTGTTGACGCTTCGATTTTAAGCTCATACTTGTTCTTGTCGCGAACTTTTTTATCTTCAATGATTTTTGCCCAAATTGCTGGATTCATATCTTGGTGTGTCATAAATGCAAGTTCATGCGGTTTTATTTTTTTTGTTGTGATCATATTCATAACTTCTGGAATACCAAGATTAATAAAAATGGATTTTAACCAGTCAACATACAGCTGAACAAAATAACAATTGTCCCATTTTTTCACAATATTCATTTCATCCGCTTTTTTTAACGTTCGATTGTAAATGCCTTTTTCCAAATTCAATCCAATCTTTCCATTATCGTCATTCTTTATTTTTTCTGAAAGTTTTTTGCGAATGTTCTGGCGAAATGAGTCTGCGTCTTGAATAATCATCAACTGTCTTACGTTTTTATTCTATATTATTTTATTACATATATCTTTTAAAATCAATTTTTATGAATATTTGCTATTTTTCATAAAAATAAAATAAAATAAAAATAATAAATTTATTTATTTTGTTTTGTTCCACCATAGTAGGAATAACCGTGCCCTTCATCTATCATTTGTTTGTTTATAGTTTTATTAAAGTCATAGTTCGTTTCTCCACTTGCATCCACATCATCATCATCTTTAAATATTGAAACTAATAACCTTCCATATTTATCAAACTCATGACAATACACCCTGAAATATTCTTTATTACCAATTAATTCTACCAGTCTATTTTTTGCACAAGTTGCATTTTTTTTTATTTCATCTCTATTTTGCGTCGACAATGATGGTTTCATTTCTGGACTATCATAACCAAACATTCTTGCTTTAAAATGATATATTAAATCATAGTAAGAAATAATAATATTAAATGTGTCTCCATCATAAAAGTCAACCGCTTTAGCAAAGGTTACAAACCCATTTAAAGAAAAAATAGGCGTGTTCGTTTTATCAGCCATTTTTAATTTTTCAAGATTATAATTCACATCTTTCGATTTTGATAACATTGGTATTTACTGTTTATTTATTATTCTATTTAACCTCTTGAAATATCACCCCTTTTATAAATAAATGTATGTATCTCTTTATATACATTTATTTATTTAAAAAATATTTTAATACCAACTTCATATCATTTTAATTATTTTTACACAGCAGCATTAAGAGTCAGTTATATCACTTTTTTCAGATTCTGAATCGGAATACTCATACTCTTCTGACGTCAATTCTGACGAATTATCTGAACCGCCGACATCATCGTCCGCATCATCATCTGTGGTCGTGGTTTCATATATTTCATTGCACTCATTATCTTCACTTTCACTATTTTCATCAGCGTCTTCACTTCCATTCTCACTGTCATTATCGCCGCCATCTTCCAATGCATCTTCAATAATAAATCCATCCTTTAAATATCCGTCCTTTGTTTTCATACTCGCAGGAATACTATCCAACTCATCTTCTTCTTCGTCATCATCATCCTCATTATCAGCAAGTGTTTCAAAACCGCCAAATAAATGTTCATACACTTTATTCCATTTTTGAATGGTGAGATCAATGATTTTCATATTTGAATCCCTCGCCAATAATGCACAATTTCCAAAAATTATTTCATTGTCTATAGGTGGAGGAAATTCATATTTGTTTTCTTGATTTGCTTGACCATCAACTCGCGCCCATAACTCCACCGAAATTATGGATTCGCTTTTTTTTGAATATGTCCATACTGCAATTTTATTGAATCCATCCGCTTTTTTAAAAAAACATTTTTTATATAAATTGTCTGTGTCTTCATAATTATAATCTTGAACTTTCAAGTCACCATTTTTTTCTACAACTACGATGGATGGCATTTATTTAATTAATTTAATTTTTAGTTTTTTCTTTATAGGTTATTTCTATATGTATGATACTTATTGGGTTTAAATCATTTACTTATAATATTTTATTTACTTTTTTATTTAAATTATAAATAAATAAAAATAAGTATGTACGTTTTTATCATATTAAACTTATATTTTTATATTTTATTATAGGATTAACATCCATATTTCATTTAATTTAAATATAAAAAAAATAATTTAGAAAAAATATTAAACATTTTATGTGGTACTGGATTATTAAAGTTTCTATCTTATCTCTTATATTTATTTTTCTTCTTCATTATCTTTATTCTTTTTTTGTGTCAACACTCACTGTTCCAAAAGTAAAAGATTTAGTAACTCTTCCACAAGAAAAATACAACGAAATGTTTCATTTGTTGCAAGAGCAACAACAGAGACAATCATTTCAACGCGCTAATCAAAATGATGGTAATGTCAATCAAGTTGCAAGTGCAAATGCAAACATTCAATCCATGAAGGAAGATCTTATTCATTTTCTTAAAGACCTTGGTTCTGATGCTAATTCTAAATTAAAACCAACATCATTCAATAACTTGAATGCATTTGATTCATACGATTCAAACGATTCAAACATATCATCATTCTCCTTTTCTAAATAATCCAATATACTAATATTTTTCATTACTATTTACAAATATAATATAAAAAGAGAAATACATATAACAGTAGATTCAATAACACGCTGTTTGATCGAATGAACTCAGACACAACAAACATTCATGATAAAAATAATAGTAGGCATATTAAGTTGTTACAACAATTTCCAAAAATAAAATTTTCTTATGAGTTAAAATCGTATAAGAAAGTTTCCACTTCTAATCACAATTTAAACAACAGTAACGATATGAATAATATATATTTAATAATACCAAAGGGAAAAAAATATTTTGTATGGTTTAAAAACGAAGAGTGTTTATTTTTAGAGCTTGACAATGACAAACAAATTGTAAATATCCTCTCTAAAAAACCGTCACGCATCTTTCCAAATGACACGATTTTGTATGGAACACAGTTTTACTATCGTTTACCTATGAATACAAACACGATACCATCTCAGCCTGTAGTAAATATTCATTATTATTTTACAATTGAAAATATTCATTACTATAATGGAATCAACCTCGATGCAACCCAAACCGTTTTTGAAAAATATAAAACACTTCATCTCGCATTTACTACAGTTATTCTGGAAAAAACGTTTCAAATTGATATTGGACTACCGCATATCAACACATCTCTTGAACGCATTTCAGCTATAAAACCATTTTATCAGGTTTATTGCATTCAAATGAAAAAAGCGAATGATACAAAAAATCAATATGAAAATATACGTCCTGAAGAATTATCAAATATGCATATGCAACAAACGCAACAAACACAAACGCAACAACAACTTAGAATGCCAACTGTAGCCGTTTCAAATTCAAATGCACCTATAAAATATGTGGAAACATCAAATGTCAACAAAAAATATAAAGTATTTATGGTTTCCGCAGATATTCAAAATGACATTTATCATCTTGTAGACCCGGATGATTGTTTGTCTAATAATTCTCTTATTGCATCCATTCCTGATTATAAAACCAGCGTTATGATGAATTCATTATTCAGAAATATTAAAGAGAATAATTCATTGGATGCTTTAGAAGAAAGTGACGATGAAGATGAGTTTGAAAATACAAACATTGATAAATTTGTAGATTTGACTAAAAAGATAAAAATGAAATGCATTTTCAATTATAAATTTAAAAAATGGACACCAATCGAATGTGTAAAATAATTTTTTTATTATATTTATTTAAAAATATTAACAAATATTTTTAATTATATAAAAATATTATTAAAAATGTTTTTAATAATATATATATAATATAGGAAATTAAAAATACATTTAAGAACATGGCATTCAAGTTACAATATCATTTCAACGGTCCACCCGATAATCATGTATTAATAAAGCAGCGAGGTAATAATTCAACACTTACCGGAGTTAATCCGATGCCCCAGCAATTTTATCCATCTTCAAATGATAGTGTATTTGCAATGGGTCGCAATACTTTTGTACGAACCAAAGGCGAACCAAACGGAATCAATAACACGGACAATAAAATTGCTGGAACGGTTCGCGCCAGCATTGGCTCAACATTTAACCAAATACCACCTCATAAACGCACTGGACTTGTTGGTAAACCGATTTCGTTTCCACAAGACAGTTCACAAAGAATTGAGCGTCTTAAAAATAATGCCATCGGTGGAGGCAGTATGAAGGTGGGATTGCCAATAACTGCACCATTGTCATTTAAGAGCAATGACACTACAAGTCGAAATGATGCGCTGAGGCGGTGTCGCGCCGGAGGGTGTATTGCACCAAAAAAAAAAGGTGCGAATAACGCATTTAAATCGGGAGGTGGCTCTATTTATACAAGCGTCGGAAATCGACAAATATACGCTCCTTGAAGAATATTTAGAATATTTTTTATTGAATATATAAAAATAAAATGACTATAAGCATTTTATAATAATTTTTATATTATAAATATATAATATATAATAATATAATGGCAACTACATTAAGACGATCGAGAAGTAAATATGGAAGAACACGGCGCCAGCGACGTAAACAAAAACGCATTCGTGGTGGTGGAATATTCGATGACTTCGATGACTTGGTAACAAATATTACAAATAAGTTTAAACGCGCAACACCCCAACAAAAATGCGATAAAGCAAGACAAGAAGCCGATGAAGTTTGCAGCTCGATATCACAAGAACAACAACCAGAACAACAACAATCAGACTTGTTAACACCCTCATCTTCAGAATCAATGTCAGAAAGCCCTCTTACACAAAGTGGAGATTCTTCTCTGATAACAGGCGCCTCTGAGCCGTCAATGTCAGAAAGCCCTCTTACACAAAGTGGAGATTCTTCTCTGATAAGAGGCGCCTCTGATCCGTCAATGTTGGGCACTTCTGATTCTTCTCTGATAACAGGCGCCTCTGAGCCGTCAATGTCAGAAAGCCCTCTTACACAAAGTGGAGATTCTTCTCTGATAAGAGGCGCCTCTGATCCGTCAATGTTGGGCACTTCTGATTCTTCTCTGATAACAGGCACTCCTGAGGCTGTAATGCAAAGTCCAGAGTCTACTGAAATAGTTACACAAAAATCATTAGAACCCCAAAAAAGCCCAGAATATAAACCACAGTCTGTCGAGTTCGGAGGTGCAAAAAAAAGCAAACGAAGAAATAAAAAACAAAGTCGTCGTAAAAAACATAAATCAAAAAAGCATAAAAAATAAGGATTTTTAATGTGTTTTTATTTTTAAAAATTTCATATTTATGAATTTATCTCTCTTCTCTCTAATTTCATTTATGTAAACTCATAAAATAAATTTATCGTACATTAAACAACATATTAAAATCTTTATTCAAGTTTACATAAATGAAATTAGAGAGAAGAGAGATAAATTCATAAATATGAAATTTTTAAAAATAAAATAAAATAAAAAATATATATATATTATATTCTATTTTGTGATGAATGAACAAAACAAGTAAAGTAAAAATAATTGGTGGATACAGAACAAAGGGTTCAAAGGATAAACAAAAACGATGCACTCGAGGACTTCGTCGATCAAAATATACTGGACAATGTGAACCGTCGCAGTACAGTATAAAAAATGATGGACCAGATAATACGCTTTTTTCTAATGATCTTATGAATGAACTATCAAAAAATAAAGAAATAAAACAAGTAATGTCAAATAAAGGGGTTGCATTTCAAACTTTTTCTCAATTCACAAGCTCAAAAATGTTCCAAAGCCATAATACCGTTATAAAAAAAAATAAACTCATTGAGGAAATAGGTTCATCATGTGGCGATGTTGTTTCTTCAGATTACATTGAAGAGTCATTACAAAACATGTTGTTCAGTGACCCAGATCCGTATATGGATATACTATTTATAAAAAATAATAAACAAAAAATAATAGGATTTTTAATTGCCGAACTTGGAGCGTGTAAAATGCGGTCGCAAACATACGCAATTAATTTAGTATGTTCTGAAAGCGGTATTGGAAAACTTCTGGTTGGTGCGTGTTTATATTGCATTAAATTTAATGAAAATGTTGCAACAAAAGCGTGCGTTTTAGAACTTGCTCACGCTTATCGAAATACTCCTGCATTTTTCGTGTATACAAGAATGGGTTTTAATGTTGATAATTCACTGATTGGTAGTAACTGTTTTCATGATGCGATACAACTACCTATGTCTGTAAAATTGACCGACAAATATACGAAACCATATTTCGTGAGTGCAATGGTTGGCACAAATTTTAAACAAATCGACGTGCACGATGCCACCGGAATATACGAACTTGGACTTCCTTTAAACGAATCGGAAGATAAAGGTAAAAGCGAAGACATTCAAGATAAAATGGTGCTTATTGCCAATATTATACGTAAAATGAAAGTGTATAGCGAAAATGAACGTTACAGAAATCTAAGTATTTCTTTATTTCATTCTGATGAATGGAACTATATAAAAAAAATGAACATTATTAAAGGTGACGATATTCCTATAACTTCACAATCAAGGTTCCGTATGTATTTACATGTTCACAATGAAATAAAAACCAAATTCATAAAAGAAGTAGAGAGAGAATTTAAAGAGGCAAAAGAAGAATATAAAAATAGTAAAATACGCGTAAAAATTGAAAAGAATTAATGATATTGTAATCAAAATTATTTTTTTTTACATTTAAACATTTTATAAATTAGGAATATGTCATAAAAACTACAAAATAGAAGCATTCTCATCAATATTGATAATAATGTATAATGATTATGAGATATAATATTTTTATAATGTGGTAACACATAATTTGGAAAATAATAAATCCAAGTCCAAAACCATACTGGACATCTAATAAACCAAATACAAAACATTCTATATATTTTCAATAACTTTGGATGATTTTTCCAATAATAGTTCATGAGTGAAATACTCTCCATTATCATCATGTTACTCAATTGTAAAGGACATATATTCATAAATAGTAAAAATGTTCCAAATGTTAAAAAATGATGTATTATCAAATCCATTCTAAATAATACACTTATACTTAACATATAATATACATCCCATCCTAAATAAAATAACATGAATACACAATTTAGATAATAGGATGTGAATAAATCATTACTTATAGGATCAAACAATGAATAGTTATACCAACCATATAATGATAATCCAAGCATTATAGATATCATATTACATCTATATTTTGTATGTTGAATTTGAATATCCATATAAAATTATAAAACAATAATATATATATATATATATTTATTTATTTTTATATTTTTTATTAAGGGACTTTGGTCTAGTGGTATGATGCTTGCTTTGGGTGCAAGAGATCGGGAGTTCGATTCTCCCAAGTCCCCTATTTTATACGTATTATTTTAAAACGCAATGAATAAATGTAATAGTGAATAGTGAAACGATATAAAAATACAGTCATTTAATAAATAATCGCGCATTATATTCAATTATGTCTTGTGAAAGTTCATCCATTTATTCTAAAAGTATAAAACCCACAAAAACAAGAAGTGCTTCCATTCCGATTGAAAATTTCCCGCTTGAAAAAAAACAACTATCATATAATAAGATCGTACATCCGTATTGGCGTGTACATAATTCACAAGGTTTCAGTTCATCAAAATGGGAAGATGCAGATACAGACGCCGGTAAGTATTATTACATTCATATCAACTCATATGACGCATCACCACGTATAAAAAATATAATTGACAAAGTAAGCCCGCTTCTTATTAATCCATCTATATTTGAATCAGGTTCATATTACACATACATGATTGCATCGCCGTGTAACTCATCTCATCAAATACAATTATTAAAGCCAAAACCACAACTTTATGTAACAAAAACGATGAACATGTTTGAATTTGGAACAAAACATCATCAAATCATGTATCGATTAGCAAAACTGAAGAACGAAGAACATGAAATGAACAAAAATGCAAATCAAAAATATATTATATACGCTGCAGGAGAAATCATGTGTGAAAATGAGAACACCCTCATTTTTAATTTCATATCTGGCACATATAAGATGAAAAGAATATCGAGCAGACGCATAAAATATGAAGAAGCGTATATTATGCACATGATGAAATCCATTGCTCCCAGCTATACGAATATCATTTTTCAAAAAGAAGTATTATTAACTGAAAATACAGTTCCTTTGACGAAAGAATATTTATCTATATTACGACGACACAATATTCCGGTATTTTTGCATAATACACGAGAACAGTGCAATAAAATGAAATACGCAATAATTCAACATTGTAATAATAGTAATAACAAAAATAATAACAATATAACAAATGATGAATTGCAAGAAATTTATACCCAAACAGTTGCAAGATAAATTAATTTTTATAAAAATATAAATATATATTATTAGTAATAGTAACAATAATATATAAAAAATAGTCTCAAGTATGTCAATCGTAATTACACTTTTACAACGAGATGCAGTATTGCGCTCGATTGGTGCAACAAATTCAAAACTTTATGAAGTTTTATCTGACTACATGTGTAGCGAGGGGTACGTTAAATCCCGGATTGAAAAACTGGACATTGTCTATAAACTGGAAGTCATTGAAAGTTATATTTTAGAGATACCGGATACCGCACATGAACGACCCAGTATACATAAGGCGCTTGTAGGCATTCACGAAATGTGCGTGAAGCTGCATAATGAATTGGATGACATGCTGAAAAAAATTAAGGCACACACACAAAAATATTTTTATTATGTGCGAAGTTTTGATGTTTCCGCAGATTTAGTAAATATTGAAACTCATGTTTATAATTTAGACCATCGATTTAAAATGTTTTTAGGACTCATGAATACGGCGATTGCAACAACGTTGTAATTTATTTATTTAATTTTATTATTATTATATATTATATATTATAATATTATTTATAATTCATTTTTAATATTTTAAAAAAATCAAAATGAATACACAACCAATAGAGAGTGTATTAAATACTCACCGACAGTATGATAGTGGGTTTTTAGAAAAAAAACCTATAATTAATACAAAAATATCACCGTATGCAAGTCAACAAATGCGTGCAACTGATCCGTTTCGTGCAAAATATTTAAGCAAACACATGATCTTAAACTTGGTGGGCGAAGTACAAAAAAAATAAACAAAAAGAAAAATAAATATATGAAGAATTCATTAAGACGTAGACGTAATAGACACAGTAAAAAAAATAGAAAATAAATGAAACGTAAATAATTTAACTATAATAAGAAATAATCATATAAATATAAAAATATACATTTATATATTTATTTAATTGTTTATAATCATGAATACAAACGCAAATGGGACAACAGTGAATTCAATTGTAAATGATGAAAATTTAGAAGCAGAATGTATTTCTACATTAAATAAGTTATTTGAACAATATCCAAATTCAAATATGAAACAAAAGATACATCATTACATTCAAAAATTATTACCAGGTATTTGTGAAAATGCTTTTCAGCAACAGAGAGAGAGAGAAGAGAGAAAAAATACACTTGAGGAAAAATCAGACGAGTTTATTGAAGAATTCTTGGCAAAAACACATTTTTTTTACCATTCGCCAACCGATTTATTTTTCACATATTCGGATGAAAAAATGTATGAAGTCGTAAAAGAAGACAATATACAGCATTTGATTCTCACAACAATAACATCAAAATTTCCGGAACTAATGCCTTGGAAATATAAAATTAAAATCCAACTTATGAAACGAATTAAGGAAAACAATGTACTAAAATCCATTCCAGAATCTGAAACCATTCAAGACATTATACAACTTTTAGTACCATCGCTATTTTCAACAAAGGATTATGCAAAATATTTTTTGACTGTAATTGGCGACGTTTTGCATAAGAAAAAACCATATTACTATTTCATTCATTCTAAAACGTTGATGCCGCTTTTAAAAGAATTAAGTCAGGAATGTTATAAATTTTTCGGAGTCAATTTATTACACCACTTTAAATTTAAATATTATGAACATTCGAGTGAAGATTGTCGTTTAATTCAAATGCGCGAAATTTCTCCATGTTCATCACTAAACAATTTTATTGATATGAATCGAATGATAAATTTATTTTGTGTGGCTTCACATTATTCTACGCGTTATGTTTGTGGAGATTCATATTTAGAAAATTACTGTAATAACTATTCTGTAATTCATCATGCTTTATATTTAAAAAAAAATAAAAGTAGCGAAATATTACAGCGGTTTATAAATACAACTACAAAAGAGTGTATTGGATGTCACATTTCATGGAAAAATATGTTATACCTATGGAAAGTGTTTATTGAAGATGAGGGTATCCCGAACATTTTTTTTAATCATTCTCTTAAACAACTATTATTAACACAGTCTCATGAACTTGGAATTGAAATCGTTTCAGATTCTGAATCTGTTTTAAGTTTGAATTGTATAAATGTTGAAAATGATAATTTTATTATAAAAAACAGAACAAGTAAACACATTCCGTTTGTATGCCATTTCATTTCATATTGGGAAAATAATATTATTTGTTATTACGATTCTCAGTGTAATGAAAATGACGAAGAAGAAGAGTATGAACTTGAAATTGACGAGTTACTTATGTTGTTCAATAAATCAATAAAAAAATCGGCAACCACATTATTGCACAATAATATATCTGATAAAATGCTATTAGGTCTTGTGCGTCATTTTTATCCGGACATAATTATTGAAGATGATAAATATTTGATTCAAGTTGGAATTAAACCGGAAATTTGGAATAAACAGAAAGAGATTGAAGAATTTAACGAATATTATAAAATGGTAAAGAATACACAAATTGCACAGCCAATTACAAGTGCGTCCATAAACAGCCATTCATTGTATTCAATGTATCAATGTTATTGCAAATACGCATTTGATAAAGGATACAATGTTGTTAGCAAACGATGGTTTGAAAAATATTTTATTTCCAAGTATGACATTTTTTTAATTGATAATACGATTATTTCATCGAAATGGTTTCAACTTTAAAGGGAATAAATAATATTTTAGAATTAAAATAAAATTATTTTCCATCCGTTTTATAAACTGGCATGTTCGATTTGGCATCATCGGACGCTTGTTGTTTGGCATTTTGACTTGCTAAAAACTGAGCTGCCGATTGGCGTGCCTGTTTGGGTGTTTGTATACATGGTACTGACAACATGTAGTTATAACTTATGGATGTAATTAAAATACCGGTTAACAAATACCAAATAAAGTAAGAAACGATGTTTTTAAGTCGAATGAAATTTTTAAGTTGAGTAAATTGTGGTGGTGGTTGAATTCCGGGTTTTACTTGTGGAAATGCATTGAAAAAATTTACATCAACGCTCTTGTTCCAGAATTGTTCTACATTTTCATCGTTAATTGTGTTGATAATTGTGGAAGGATCGTTGGTGACATTTTGAATCACTTTGAATGCATCCTTGCTGGGCGGCTTTCCGACGTTAAGTAGTTGGTCTGTGAATAATGAAGCCACGCCAGCTACACTGGCAACTGCATAACCAATCGTATTTGAAAATGCAGACAGCCAACCAGGAAACACATTTAACAGCAAATTAAGAATTCCAAAAATAAAAAGCCACGGAATAAATGTTGCTAGAGCTGCAGTTCCCACATTGGACGGACTGTTGCACATTTGTTTTGCTAAAGATATATTTAAAGCAAACTGACTTGCAAGAACCAGAATAAAATAAATAATGAATAAGACTGATTCTCTTTCTGGCATCAAATATTTAAAAATAAAATAAATCAGCGTAATTCCCGTGAAAACATAGATTGATGCTACGGGATCGATTCCGCCACTGCTATTTGTGGTTGTTTTTGTAAGTGCGGGCGGCGGCGGCGTAGCTACAGTCTGTTGAGGCGAAGACATTTTTTATAATAGTAAAAAATGATTTAATATCTCTTTTATAAATGTATAATTTAAATATTTATTATATAATACATACATTTATAAAAAATTATATTTTTTATCTATTTTTTTGATTTGATTTTTCTGTTATTTATTTTTTATTTAAAAATAAATTAAAAGAGTTAAAAATAGTATTCTATAAAATATAGTTTCCATCTACATTGAGTAAAATGAATTTTGGAATGAATTTTTTTAGAACGGGTCCTTCTTTTGAAAGACCAACTCTCATTGAACCCGGTGTAAAATCATTTTTTAACGGCGTTTTAAAAGGGTGCAATCAAATTCGGAGTGATCATTACAACACATTATTTAATATATCCATGTTTTTTTTATTTGCATTCCTCCTTTGTTCGATCCTTTATTTTAAATACAAGGGTAAATTAACTCCTGAAGAAAAAGAGCAAAAAAGACAACAAGAAAAACAATACATTTTAACAAGGTTAAATAATGTTTCTGCAGTAATCAATATGGATCGACAAAAATTTGGAAATATAACAAATGCCAACTTAATCACCGACTTGCCGGGATGGTGATGGTAATGGATAGTAATAAATAATTAATTAATAATTAATAAGTAATTAATAAATAATAAGTTAAATAATAATTAAATAATAAATATTAATTAAATAATAAATAACAATTATATAATACGCGCCATTATTATGCTAATATTATTATTATTTACTCCAATTATATTTTTTGAATATTTACACCAATATATATTTAGTGTTAAATATGATATTAATTATGATCCATTTACGATAAAAGACATTTTACAGGAAAAATTATCTGAACCCATTTTTGATATGAGTATTCTAAACACTATTACGGTACCAACAATAGTTACATCCATTGTTTGTGTTTATTATATTGATTTATTTTATGTATTTTTATTTGCACGTGTCATTCGAATCATATGTATTTTTTTATTAAAATTACCAAATCCATGTAAAAATGCACACTTAGAAAGAGAAAGATGTCATGATTTAATTGTGTCTGGTCATACAATATCATACATCATCGTATTAATAGGACTGAATCGAGTGAATGTATTTTATACAATTATTGGTGGATTTATATTGAGTCATTACTTTTGGTATATTATAAAAAAAAAACATCATTATTCGTTAGATGTTTTTTTGGGTATTTATGTCACACTAAGTGGTTACGTTATTTTAACTTATTTTAAATTGATATAATGATAAAAAATAAATAAATAATATACCTTAAAGTAATTTATTACATTCTACAACCTTCACCTATAAAGACCATATTTTTTTTTTTATATTTCTTCAAATAATTCATTTAAAAACTGTTCAAATTCTTCTTCATTCCCTTCTACCATTCCTTTATTTATTCATACTAAATATTTATAAATATATAAATATATAATAATAATATTATATATATATTTATACTACTATGTTATATTATTTTAAATTTATTGGTCTCGGAATATTAAAAAGAATTATTAATGTAACAAAACGAACCGGTCTTATTCATGATTCAAATTTTCACATCTATCATATAAACGAATCTATTTCAGTTTCAAGTATTCCAACCAAGGAGAATTATAGCGCAGTTTCAGGATTTGATGCAGTTATTGGTTTTATTGAAGCGAATGAATATGGAAATTGGGAAATAGAATGGATCAATAACACGGTCATTAAGTATTATGGAATACCGGTTCCTGATTATATGCCCCCATCAAGAAAAAACTATGAAACATTATTTCATACTATAGATAAAATTCATAACGACATTCCTAATGCGCGCATTCTAATACATTGTTATGCTGGAAAAGGGCGAAGCAACTGTGGAGCGGCTGCATATTTAATGTATAAGCATGGAATGGATTCTAACGATGCAATTGCACTTGTGGAAAAGAAAAATCCTCGAAGTCATATGAATCGATGGCAAAAAGATTCTTTGAAATATTTAGAGGAATATATACCAAGAGTATAAAATAAACAAGAGTATAAATAAATTAAATTTTTTATATTTATTTATATAATTATCATATATCATATTAGATAACATGAGCCAAACTGAAGAAGAATCTCAATCTCAACCAAATAATGAAGAAAAAATGACCATGTTTTTTAAATTAAGGCAAGACTATTTCGAAGAGAGAAAAAAAATAATTAGCCAGCTCTATAAAAAAACAAAATTCATAGAGATGACAAACGATAAAAAACGAACCGAACTAAAAAAAAAACTCATGGAATCTGAAATTGTAAAAAATATTATGGAAAAAATGCAACGACTGAAAAGAACGCGCGGATTTAAACTTGGAAACAAACACAATCTTCAAGATTTAATTGAAACTCAATTTAAAAGGGTAGAAACAATGAAGGAAGAAATTATAAATTTAAAACTGGATTTATTATTCAACTATAAAACAGAAGACGAAACACTTGCCGAAATCACTGGGAAAATCCCCGAATTCAATAAACAGCTTGAAATATATAAAAAATATTTGTCCGATTATGAAGCGGTTGTCGGTGATAAACAAATGCATGTTCGTTATATACGCACAAGAGATGAAATTCAATCGGTTCTATCCAATATCGAAAAACAGCAGGAACTAGTTTTAAAAACACACGATCCTTTGAAACAGGTTGAAATCATTCGCAATATGTTGGAAACGTATACATCATCACTGCAGTTCGATCCCGACTATCAAGAAGCAACTGCGACGGTAGTAAATGTGGGTGAAGAATTGGAATCGGAATCGGAACCTGTATCAAGAAAACGCGAAACGGAAACTACCAAGCTCATGAAATTGAAGTACGCGAATTGTTCCATGTATAAATCGCATCCTGACGATGATGAAATTTATTTGATTCAAAGTCCATACACTCTCTCTGAATTAGAAATTACAAAAAAATAAAATATTATAATAAACTAAATAATATTTAGGAATATTTACACCCTTTTATTATGTATCCGTCAAGAGGAAGAGGAAACTCGGTAGCAGCCAGAGGAAACTCGGTAGCAGCCAGAGGAAACTCGGTAGCAGCCAGAGGAAACTCGGTAGCAGCCAGAGGAAACTCGGTAGCAGCCAGAGGCGTGTTCACAGTAACCAGAGGTAGAAGACTAAATGCATTTGGCCAATCAGTAACTGAAAGAGAGCTTCAAGAACAAGAAGATGCCAGAATAGCAGCAGAAGAACGTGATTCCAGAATAATGGCACGAATGGCAAGCGGAAAAGAATTTGTTCCAGAGGCGGTTCGGTTGGAAGATGCAGCAGCGTTGAAACAGGAACATGAAAGGCAGAGAGATTTGTATATAATGGAAGAAAAGGGAAAGGCCGATTCCATTGAACGTGAAGGTCGTCTTCGTTTTGAAAAAGAAGCTTCAGATAATTCATTTAAAGATTATAGAATGCCTGATTATAATATCACTTATGATATGACTGATTATTCTACTTTTCCAGATTATATAAATGCACAAGATTATGAAAATGCTGAAAAGGAAAAAGCCGATTCCCTTGAACGTGAAGCTCGTCGTCGTTATAAAGAAGAAGAAGCATTAGAAAATTCATTGGAAAATTATGATATGACTGACTATGATGGTGGAAAAAGAAAAAAAAAGAAATATACACAAAGACGACAAAAAAAACAACGTCGTCGTCATCGCCATCGTCGTTCAACAAAAAAATACCATAGAAAATAATAACAAATAAACATAATTATTTAATAATAATAAATAATATCGAAATAATTATTAAATAATTAAATTAATACTTAGTATTATTTAAGGGTGGGTACAAATCATGTCAAATATAATAACACCAAAAATAAATAATCCGCAAAATTTTAAAAGTTCGAATACTTTAGTTACGACAAGAAAACCGCATTATGCAACAAAGATAGACACGGCATTCAATATTGTCCCGGGAATGCATCGCCCGAATGCAAATAATATGCCCAGTAATTTGCAGCAGGATGATTTTATTGGACCCGATTTTAAAGCGCGCCCGCTAAAACATTGGCGAAGACAACTGGTACCGACAAAACCGTCTGACGACAACTCCACACAAAAACGAATGTCGCGGGTATACTTTATGGAAACTCCTGGTTCCACCATTTACAAAACAAGCGACGACTCATGTAACTGCCTCGTAAATAATGCTGTAGCAAACATTGAATCTATTATTCCGGAAGTTCCTGGAGCGATTGTTATTACTCAAATTGTTTATGACGGAGTTAGTACCGTTCCAGAAATTACAAATATTAATCCCAATACTCCTATTCAAATCAGCGTCGAAATAGAAGAAACAATTTATGATGGACACAACTCTTTTGAAATTGCAGAAGCGTTTAAAGAAGAAAATTTCAGTGATGGAATAAAGCTACAAAATTACGGACAAATAGATGTTCCTCCTTTTTATTTGAGTGCGCCTATTATCCAAGAATTTTTTAATGAGTCTGACGGAGGAAATGTAATTATTTCGACGATTGAATACAATGACACGAATCATATTCCCCCCGTTCCAATTATTGTAAGTGTTGACCCAATAACGCCCTATAATGAAACTCCAAATCCTGATCCAGAACCAACTACGATTGATACAAATTATCACATTTACACCGGCGTATTTGATACCGCATGTATTGCGTGCAATCCAGAAAATAATGTCATTAAATCAGGAATAGTATGCAATCCAGAAAATAATGTCATTAAATCAGGAATAGTCACACAAAGTCAATCGTATTACACCTCCAGAACTCAATACCTGGAATCCAGGTGCCGAACCTATGTGCAACGCGAATCAATCACTAAACTCCCTGATGGCGTCTACTATCCCAGTCCAACAAAAAATATTCCGTTTATCTTCTTGTATCCAAATGATGACCCTCGAGGCCCGCAAGCATACGAACCCAAAAACTGCGCAAATCCTAAAATATACAACAATAATGCACTCAATACTCCGCCGAATAATTATTGCAGCACCATTTATAAACCAAACAATCCACAATTTGCGCGCCAAGGTGCAGTATCCGGAAGCACGCGTCTTCAAAAGCTGAAATCCGACACCATTACGAGTAACGGGTTTTCATATTATTCAGCATACGGTGCAACCATGGCAAATGCCGGAAACTTCCAAGGAACCAGTGAATCCAATAACTATTTCGTAAAAAATAAAAACTTTCCACTAACCGGTTATATTGCACTCGACAAATATCGACAAAATAAATTATCAGGATGTTGTATTGAAGAAAGTATACCACTTTCTGCAGTTGTCATTCAAAGTATTTTTAACGGCGTGCCTGATGCGCCCATCATTTATGAAATCGTGTATGAAAATGAATCCACTGTTCCTGAAATTATTGGAATGATAATATTTTAACTAAGATCTTGGAATTTTAACACCCAAAACGCTCTGAATTTTATTCACATGAGTTGCATTATATACACATGAGCCACGCTCGATTTCATTTATAATTGATACATCCATGTTACATTTTTGTGCCAGCTCTTTCTGTGTCATTTTTTTTTCAGAACGCGCGCTCATAATTGCTTGTGACGTATTTTTCGATACGTATTTTGTTTTTTTGACGTCATCGTCGCTGGCTGCTTTATAAACACCGACGTTTGATAGCGATGATGAAGATGTGGGCTTTCCAGTATCCTTTCCAGTATTTGATTTCTTGTTGAATACAACGGGTGTCCAATCTTGATGGCTCATATTTTTCTACTTGTGTTCGCGTTCAATGTTATATAAATAAAATGCAATTAGAAAAATATTCAATTTTTATTTATAATAATAATAATAAATTAATAATAATAAATTATTATTATTATTATTATTATTATTGTAATTATATATTATATTATGATTCATAAACAGCGTCAACTAATCCATATTTAATGCACTTATCTTGAGTAAGCCAAATGTCATGTTTTAATAATTCTGTCAATTCTTTATTTCGTATTTTTGTATATTTTCCATACAATCGTTTAATTTGGCTCATCAATTCATTTAAATGTTTATATTCGTCATCAATTTCGCTCATTTTCCCCCACATGCTACTGTTTAATTGATGAATAAGCATGTATGCATTCTCACAAATAAACCGCTTCTCGCACACTACGCTAATTATTGTTCCTGCTGAAGCGGCACAACCCTCAATGATTGAATAAACAGGAACACGCAAATTCTTTATCGTATCTACTGTAGAATACGCATCATAAAGCGAACCGCCCAATGAATTAATGTGAAGGTAAACAGGGATATTTTTAATATTTAAATCAAAGCATGTTGTGTGAACAAATCTTGCAGCTTCTCGTAATAGGACATTTAATTTAAATATAGATTCACGAGAAACTTCGCTATAAAAGTATACGTGATTATTTTCTCTAACAATCTTTGATTCATCGTCATTATCACTGTCACTTTTATCGCCGTCGTCACCATTCTGCTTCGCAATGGATTTTTTATTTTTTACAAGCATTGGATTTCTCATATTTGTGTACATTCGTGTATATATAAATATATACAAACCTTTATATACATTTGGTTCGTCATATAATTTTTATTTATCATGTTTATTTATCCCCAGATTTGTTCCTCCTTTTCAAGCGTGGCGCCATGCAACATACTAAACGATTTATTTTCACTTGAAAAGAAACTGGGGGTCAAAATACTCCAATCCAGATCGCTTTTTAACAGTGTCAACTTTGTATAAATGTATCCAATAAGCGCACTACACCAAAACCTCGACGTTTTTTGCGGTTTAAAATCTTTTTGAACATATGCCTCAATCCAGTCTATAACTACTGTATCATAGGGCTTATCATATACGACCTGATGAATTTCGCGCAGTGTTTCAATGTTAAATATTTTATGATACTGTTCTTCCGATTCGCATTTCAGTCGTCGCAAGTATATTTTTCCCTCATACGTTTGCAAAAAATTCTGCAATTCGATGAACTGAACGCCAAATTTCTTAATACCATCTTCTTGATCCGGAGTGTTTGATATTCCCGATGTCCACACATATGTACCTTTTAACTGAGGATTCGTCATCTCTGGGTTAACGACAACCATTCCCACGTGAGAAAAATCGCTTTGAGTCATGAATTTTATAAACCAACTAAAAAGACCCCAATTATCGTGTTGCAAATCATCACACACAAGCAAATCTCCCGTCTTTAGTTTTAATTTTTCAATGTCTACTGTTTTTTTTATTTCTTCCATCTGCTAAATTTTGATATATAGATATATATTTTAATTGTTTAAATATTTTATTTAAACAATTAAAATATACCATATACCCATAAAAGATATAATCGATCTTGTGTTTAGCTAAAAATAAAATCTATATAAAAATGAATTAAATGCTCAGGTACACGTCTCTCGGAAACATCGAGACAACATATTTTACAAACGAGTATGCAGCCACAAACAACCAAACCATAAAGAACGGATAAGCTACGATAAAAACAAATATGGCGATGGAACGCGTGGTAAATTGGCGATAATAGATGACGCCAACCACAACCCACACAATTCCGCATATCCAATAAAAGTTTCGAAACAAGTAGAACCACCACGAAAATGATTGAATTTGTTTTTCCATGTAAAATATTTTTCGACTGCTGACGGTCGCACTGCGTTCGTTTTCCTGCAGCTCATCTTCAATGCGATTCTGTGTAGATGTCAGCATGTTTTTATAGTTTGTTGAATTGTATAATTCATTGTTTTGTGATTGTATTTTCATGATTCCTAAATTAATTTCATTCATAATCATTTTATGTTCATCCTTTAATTTCTGGATTTCTTGATCTGCATTATTTCCGTAACGATTTCTCAAAAATTCTCTATATTTTTGCGGACCATCTCTATTCAAAAAATAATCGTGTTCAGCTTGTGTTAGCTTTTCAGGTGCGATTCGAACATTTCGTTCTGCGTCTAAATACCGTTGTCTCAATTCGCTCCGCTGTTTTGCAATTAAACAGTTGTGGTCGCACGAATTATTAACGTTTGCAACCATTTCATTTATGGTTTGAATGCTTTGAAGTAATGCGGCATTATCTGTCATACTAATTCAAATGTATCGTAAATTTTATGAATTTGTTTTATAAAAATAATATAGTTGTTATATTTTATTTATATTTTATTATAAATAAAATCAAAAAAAACAAAATGTTATATTTAAATTTTTTATGTTTAAATTCTTATATTAGATTTTCCCATAATTATCTTCGATTGTAAACGGATTTGCACCTTGTCCTTGAATATCCGAGAAATATTTTCGAGGCATTTTCGAAAGCATGAAACTTTCAGATACCTTTGATTGCACTGAAGGCGTCAAGGCGGCATCCGATCCAGTTGTTGCTGTTGATGCGGCGGAAATTGATGATGAAGAAGCAGATGGATCAGGAGTGCCGCTATCTCCTCCTTCTGCTCCTCCAGTTAGATCGGACATGAAGGTTGATGACGACGATTTGATTGATTCTTCAAGGGATGCTGCCGAGGATGAAACGGACTTGTACATGGAATCCAGCTTTGATGATATACTATCATCATCATTGTTTGTAGCACATGTTCGATCTTTTGACGCCTGTTTTTTATGTTTGGGTTGTTTTGCAATGGTAGACGCCATTTTTTCAGAATCAAAACCCCAATCGTATTCATCAAAATTTATATTGCTTCTCTGATACACATCATATATCAATGAACTGATGTATAGTCCTCCGCCAAGAATAATAATAATCACCAGAACAATGACCATTTCCTGCGGAAGCCAGCCCAAGTTCATAAGTACGATAAAAAAAATAACCACAAAACAAAGGAAAACAATGTATTTCATAATTTTAACGCGAGCCTCGTATTTCTTTTTATAGTACACGTTGATATCAACCATTCTTTGCGTGTTTTCAAAGTCTTGGTTTAATGCCGCAATTGCAGACTTTCGGGCATTCAAGTCGTTTTCTTTCAGCGTAACAATGGTATGTTTGTCTTGCACGTTGGCATTCATGGCATCATTTACTTTCATATTGTTTTGAGCGTGTAGTAACAGTGTATTGAATAATTGAGATCGAATGTTTGTGAGTTGCGTAATGTCGTTCATAAGAACCTTTTGCTGCGCAATATTGTCTGGAGTTGGATTTGAAGCGAGTAGAATATTTAAATCGTCATATTTTTTACTCTCTACATCTTGCAAGTTGGAAATTTTTTTAATAATTTGTTCAGTCGCATCAGTGTTACCCTGTTGTTCAGATGGTTGCGGCGACTGTTTCGTATCGCTTTCGATAACTTGTGTCGGGACGGTTGGTGCATTCACTGATGCAGCAGTTTGTCTCGGTGAATTTGGTACAACAGAAGACATTTATTTATATAATCTATTAGGTTAAACTACTTATGTTGTATATAAAATTATTCTATAATATATATATTTTTATTATTTTTTATATTTTTAACATTTTACATTTTATATAAAATCTCTAAAGCTAAAGCACAAACAATGGATTGACGCTTTCAAATGGTAATTGTGGGCGACTAATGTTATAACGAACCAAAATGTATTGAACAATAAAATAAATAAACAGTAGAACTGCAATAATACCAAACATTAGCCCCGACCCACCCGATCCCGACTCAGTGGATGAATCGGAAGATTCAGAAGGCGTATAAAAAAAGTTGCTAAACATGATGACAAAAAGAACAATTGCGATAATAAGAAAAAGTGTGTAAAATGTATAGTTTGATTCAAATTGTATGCGCGTATCTTTTTCTTGTGCGCCAAGTGACGATGTTCCCAAAAATGTTTCCTTTGTTGCCGTTGTTGTTGCCGTAATCGTTGCACCATTCGCATGTGCATGTTGTTGTTTCTGTTTGTCTTTTAAAGTAATTATATCTTTATTTTTATTCGCATTTGTTTTTACAGCGTCTGTTAATGAAATGTCCAGATTCTGTGACTGAGACACAAGTTTTGACATTTTTGCTTCTACCGAGCGCAACTGTTGTTCAATGTCTTTTCGTTCTTCTGCAGTCGTAGCTTGTTGTGAGGAAAGCGCTTTTATTAATGCTGCCCCTGCATTCATCATGTCGTCGCGCGTAGACTTTAATGTAGTTTGCACCGTTGGACTAAAAACTGCAGCCGCTTTGGCTTTATTTGCATCTTGCATATTCGTGTACGTATTTACAATCCACACTGGAACGCTATTCATTCTCGCAAACGGGCGAATATTTTGACTTGGAATGTTACTTGGAACACCTGGATCCTGTGTCGTTACGAGCACAAAATTATTTGCATTTTTACTCCAATAATTTAAATCAATGCCGTTTCCCTGACAGTACTCATTTGCGAGCGTAATTCGCTGATTGATTTCATCGGGTGACATGGGTGTAATGCACGCATTTATCCAATCATTCATTGCACCTTCATCGTAATTGTCCGCGCCAAATCCGGCTTGGCAAACCGGTTGCCCGTTCAGCATGTATGCGTTGCAGCATTTTTGTCCAAGCGGTGCAACACAACTGCCGCTGTCATTTGGATTTGCACTCCACCCTGGAACTGTTACACCAGCTTGAACACACGGCAATAAATTTGCAGTTGGAGATGTAGAATTGGGAAGCGCGGTTTGAATTTCGCCGTTTGAATTAGAAACACCCATTGCGCTGCAATCGGTTCCTCCTAAAGTTGCATCACAGTTGAAGCAACTGTTAATTGGAGTTAGCGTTTTAACTTGAACTACGAAAAAATTGTTCCCTTTTAAAATTTCTTTATGATATTCTGCGATGGCACTTGAATATGCATTCATTTTTGAATCAAATGCGTCATTTAATTTCTGAATATTTGCGATTCCCGTTTTAGACACGGATTCTGGTGCCGATGCGGTAGATGAAGATGCGGTTACTGGCGCCGGTAATCCGCTACTTGTGGTGCTATCAAATGGTTCAACCATTTTTTTAAAGTATTGGAGTGGATTCAATTTATTGAATACAGATGCAGATTCAGATTTTTTCGACTCTGATCCATTTTTTTGCGCTAAATATACATTTGATGCATGTTGCACATTTATTTTATCAGTTATCTTTTCTTCTTCTTTTAAGAATTCGCGTCCTTGACGTAAACTATACATGAATTGAGTTTATTTATTTACTATATTATTATATTATAAACTTTTTTAATATACATAATATATTTTTTCTCATTTTGTATTATTTATAAATCTATCTATAAAACATTCTAAAATTGACTCTGAATACGGGGTTTATATAACAAATAAAGTATTAGTCCGGCCCCGACAACATACATCATGGCACCAAATACGGTTGTTCGATACAGCTCATTGTAATCTTCCAATGAAACTACGGATGCTGATTTCGTTTGGTCAAGTGCAGTCCCTTCTTCAATTATCTGTAAATACGCTTTTTGAATTGGAGTAATATCCGTATTGATCGTTGATATTTTTTTCGAATTTGAAGCAATTTGTGATCTGACCTTTTCTAAAAGTTGATTTGCAGTGTACCTATATTTTAAAAGCGCAGCATCATTCGGGTCTTTTGAAGAAGAATTCGTTTTGGGAATAGGAATAGGAGGAGGGATACTAAGAGAATCGGTTGGAGGCGGAGAAGACGGTAGCGAAAGCGTTGCATTTGTATGAAAATTCACATAATTGTCTTTAAAATTGACCAGCAAGTCATCAAATGTATGATTCATTTGTCGAATATCATTCTGAAAATTCTCATTCATTTATGTTATAACTGATTTTTTGTTATTTCTTTTTCTTAAATAAAATATATAAATTATATTATTTATATACTAATGATATTTTTATAAATAAATAAATAATTTATATTTAATTATGTTATATTTTTATTATTTCTATGCCACAGTTCCTTTTACATTTCCATTTTGAATACTCGGTTGCTGTTGTGCGCCACCTCCAAACATTGACGACATACCCGGAATCTTTTCAAACAGTTTTCCCATTGAACTTGACTCAAATTTGTCTAAAAAGGACTGCGCCGTTTTCAAAAGCGGTTCCATACTCTTCATATTTTCCATAAGTTTTTGTTGCTGCTCCATGAGTACATTGGTTTGAGATGTTAGTCCGTTGACGCCATCTTTACCAACCAAATTTTCTAAATTATCATATGCCTTTTCCAATGTCTTGGCATAATCGACGCGGTTATTTACAGGAAGGTCGTCATCATCATCCAAACTCGCCGGACTGAGCTCCGTCATGGGTTCTTTTGTTGTTGCTGTTGTTGCTGCATTATTCTGACCATTTGGTTTTTGAACCACAGGTCCCGTAGATGATGCAGAAGCAGCCACCTTTTTTGATGCTTTGGTTGATGCGCCACCGGCACCTGCTACTGCCGCTCCTACTGGCTTTGTTGTTGTTGTTGCCGGAACTGGTTTTTTCGAATCTGCTGCCGTAGTTGCGTCTGCACCACCAACGGTAGCCGCATCTGTTTCTGCGCCCTTGGTTGCCGTATCCGCATCGAAACCCTCCTTATTAATAATAAAGTTTCTCGACAAAACAGTAATAAAATTTGTCAGCAAAAGAGTTGAAAGTAAAACAATCGTCATATTTTTACTAAAGTATGTTGATATGAATCCGACAGACAAAAATATTAATAGCGCGTAACTGTCCCTCAAAATAATGTATCCAAAAAAGTTCATAATTGCTAAAAAGGCAACAATGTATAGAACATTTTTATCGTTCAACATTGTCTCAACAACCTTTGGAAGCTTCATGTGAATATTTACCATTTTTCAAATATAATTTGTTAATTATAATTTATTATAATATAATATTATTTTATACAAATAAAAACAATAAAAACAAAATATTATTTTAATAGCTAAAAAATATTTTATGAATATCGTATAAATATAAATCACGAATGAAACTATACAATTAATAAGATAATTATACTACATGACGAATAATCGAATGGAATCAAAATATGATTTAGGATTTTGCGTATTTTTTAATGCCTATATTCATGGAAAAGACGAAGATAGTTCTCCGAATATTGAATCACATTATCTCGTTTTGCATACCATAAACATAAACACATTTTATGATTCAATAGAGTTTACGAATTGTATGAACATGATCAACATGTGGCGACATCACTACTGTCGATATTTTCAACAGAAGAAACGTTCAATAAAACATCCTGTAATTCGAAACTATAAATCTGCAGTTTCAAAAAAAAACTATATTTCATTGGAAGTTATTGAACATATTGAATTAGAGGGCGGCGAACACGTGGCAATTTATAAAACATTCTGGTTGCGAATTCTTCAACGCAAATGGAAAAAATACTATCATACTAAAATGGAAACAGTGCGCAAATTATTGAAACCGTATGGACTTTTATTGAGAGAAATTGGAAAAACGCATCGTAAAGTATTACAAAATCATTAATTTTTTAAGATTTTTAATTTCCTTTACTATCGCCATTTTATCTTTTTTTATAGTCATTTTATTTCTTGAAATCAATTCTTCTGCATCTAAATCGTCATTTTTATTTTGTTCTTCTAAAATATCGTCCAAATGTTTTAAAATTTCTTCTAAAGCTCGAATTTGAAGCTTGATATTTTCTTTATACTCATAATAATATGCATCGTACTTTTTTACAATTTCATTCATATGGGGATTGGATCCGTGTGTTTTTACATATTTTTTTAATGCTAACCGTTTTTCAAACATCTTTTTTCTATTTTCTCCTATTTTTTGTTGAATATCATTCATTTGTTTATCTCTCTTGTATACATACTCTCCTGTAGATTCATTCGGTTCTGCTTTTATCAAAGTGTCATTCATTCTGCTTTTATATACTTTTAAATATTTAAATTTGTTACACTATACTTATTATACAATAGAATAATTATTTAATAAATTTAAAAAATATTGTATAATTAATATACAATACTTTAAGGAATGTCAAAAAAAATACCTGCCGCTGCACATTTTTCCGACCTCTTACTTACCGAAGACGATAGCCGCTATGTTATGTTTCCACTAAAAGACAATGACATTTGGAAAATGTATAAAAAACAAGTGGATTGTTTTTGGAGAGCGGAAGAAATTGATTTTTCGAAAGACAGTGTTCATTGGCAAACCTTGGAAGCTGATGAAAAATATTTTATAAGTATGATTCTTGCATTTTTTGCCGCAAGTGACGGCATTGTTCTTGAAAATCTGGCGGTCCGTTTTATGTCCGACGTTCAACTCGCCGAAGCCCGCGCATTCTACGGATTTCAAATCGCCATGGAAAATATACACTCAGAATGTTACAGCTTGCTGATTGACACATATGTTAAAGACGAAGAAGAGCGCATTCGTCTTTTTAATGCCATCCATCATTTTCCATGCATTAAAAAAAAAGGCGATTGGGCGAAAAAATGGATTCACGATAAGCGCAGCTCGTTTCAAACCCGCTTGATTGCATTCGCGTGCGTCGAAGGCATCTTCTTTTCGGGCGCATTTTGTTCTATTTTCTGGATGAAAAAACGCGGCCTAATGCCCGGCCTCACATTTAGCAACGAGCTTATTTCGCGTGACGAGGCGCTTCACACCGAATTTGCTGTGCTTTTATATAATAAAATGGCAAAACCGGCGCAAAAAGCGCGAGTGCAGGAAATTGTGAAAGAGGCAGTTGATATTGAAACCGAATTCATTTGCGAGGCGCTACCGTGCCGCTTGATTGGCATGAATTCCAAACTCATGACACAATATATTGAATTCGTCGCTGACCGACTGCTATTACAGTTGGGATGTGAAAAACTCTATCATTCTTCTAACCCGTTTGATTTTATGGAGCTGATAAGCATCGAAGGCAAAACCAATTTCTTTGAAAAGCGGGTAAGCGAATACGCACTTGCAGAAAAGACCAAAACGGAAGAAATTTTCGACTTTAATGATGATGCATTTTAAAATAAAATTTTGGTATATTTTCGAATTCTTGTTTGTTTTAGATGTTTTTTAGTTCATAAATTTACAAGTAAACTCATAAAAAAACATAAATTTACAAAAATTATATAAATTTTAATATTTATATAATATAATAATTTTATACATATAAAAATGTCTCAAAATGATGAAGCAAGAATTGATAAGTATATTGAAGATAATTATTTTAATCCTAAAGAGACGGTATCATTATTATGTTCGGGTCCTGCAGAGTGTACATTTTTAGATGTATTTACAAGTTCAAACCCCGGATTACCTTTTCTAACGGAAGAAGACCTTCGTGCATTATCTCATGAAAACTATGTAACCAATGGTGGTAACTTACAAAAAACATTAGAATTTATTAAAATGACATTAAAAAAATACTATAATTTTGTTTTTGATATTTGGATATGTTTTAGGTTTACAATTATTGAGAGAATTCCTGATGGAATAACGGATCCGGAAATTATTCAAAAAACAATAACGGATTATTTACCCGGACAATTGATAACTTTATTATATTACTTATTTGATTCTATTTTTTTTTATAATACAATAACACTAACCTTTCCGGATCATACTAAAAGAGGCATGATTAAAACAAATGTAGTAGATGTTGTTTTATTATATTCAAGGTTATATATTTTTTTACAGCAACCAGACCCATCTTTATCATTTTTTACATTTAATAAACAAAATCTATCGTTGGTATTTTTATCAAATGTTATGGTTTACAAATGTTTTGATTCTTTACATAAAATTTCTTCTATACTTATTGAAAATTATATTGCGTGTTTACAACGAGTTTTCAATCAATGCATTTCTATATTTGGAGACACTCCTACAGATGAAAATAAACAAAAAATCGATTTTGCGTTAGGACATTTGGCAATTTATTTTTTAAGTTTACCGAATCTTTCACTCATATTAAGCAATAGTGAAGTTCAGCCCATTTTTATTTCTCATCAAATAGAAGCTGAATTTGAAAAAAAAGAAATACTTTTTCTTAGAGGGTCTGGTGGAAAAATAGAAAAATTATTCACAATTGAAGCAGTTGAAAAGTTAAAAAGATCAGGACAAGATGTCTCAAAATTCGATGTAAGGCGCAATCTTGATTTTAACCCAATGCCTGAAATCACATTACAACATGCGATCCAGTTTATCTCAGCAGTTAGAATAAAAATAAATGAAAAACAACGGTCTACTATAACCGAGACTTTTATGAATCCCATAATCGAAGAATTAAAACAAAAATATTTTAGGTTTAAAGATAGAGGGTATGATTATTTTAGTTTTATATACAACTTAAGTGCGCTACTTGAAGATTTTATTTTAAAAAATTCTACATCAAAAGAAAATCGGCTTATACTTCGAAGCAATTTCTCTCAATGTTGTATTCAAATTCCTGAATTTATAATCAATACCATGGAAGAAGATAGACGCATGAAGATACTAGAAGAAAGAAAACAATTACAACTACAAAAAGAAGCGCAGCAAATGAAAGAAGAACAACAACGAAATGCAGAAAGAATGAAACGATTTGATAAAATGAAATTTAGAAAAGAACAGCAACAAGAAAGAGAAGAAGAAAGAAGAAACGCTCAACTACAAGCTGCTGCTGCTTCTCCTCCTGCAGTTGCTGCTGTCTCTCTTCCAAAAGAGTTGACAGAAAAAGAAAAAGAACATTTAAGAATGCAAAGAAATACTACGTTCAAGAGATACGTACAGTCAATTTTTCCCGAATTTTCAACTGCAATTCAATCTGGACAATATGAAGAAGCTGCAAGTATGATAAATAAAATGTTGACACCAAAACTTCATGAAAATGTTCCATGGACAGCAGAGAATATGAAAAAATTTCCAGCTACAGTAAAAAAAGTATATGATGAATTATTATTAGCTTCAGCTCCTCTTGTTGCTCCTGGTGATTCAGCTGTTGCTCTTGACGATTCAGCTGTTGCTCTTGACGATTCAGCTGTTGCTCTTGACGATTCAGCTGTTGCTCTTGACGATTCAGCTGTTGCTCCTGGTGATTCAGCTGTTGCTCTTGACGATTCAGCTGTTGCTCCTGGTGATTCAGCTGTTGCTCTTGGTTCATCTGTTGCTACTCCTCTATCAAAAAAAGACAAAAAAAAATTAAAAGAGTTTGAAGAAAAAAGATTAGATGAATTAAAAAAAGAAGAAAAACGTTTATTATTTCAAAAACAACAACAAGAGAAAGCAGATGCAAAAGCTCAAAGAATGAGTGAAAGAAAAGAAGGTGCTATTTCTAAAATAGCCAGTGTTGTTCAAATGGCCGCTCTTCAAAGAGCTCAACGAAAAGCTGCTGCTTTTAATGAATTTGAAAAAAATATTGGTTTGTTATGCGGAGGAAACGGTATTACATATTTTGAAACGATGTTTCATTGTTCTTTACCACAATTTTTTAGAATTATAACGGTTGTTCGCGAACTACCGGATCAAGAAATAATAAAAATCATGTCATCATTAGTTCCTGCTCCCGATTCTGCTTCTGCCCGTACCGGTCCTCTAACAAGTTATATGGACTTAGAAAATAGCGGACGAAATTGTAGGGCATTATTTGCATTGGCGCTTTTAAACGGAATTCGTAGAATTGAACATGTTCGATTTTCATTTGTTGGAAGAACATTTCTTCAACTAATCACATGTCATTCCATGTTACCGGTTGAAGCGTGTAAAACATTACACATTCCAAAAAATACTTCAGATATTGACGTATACGTCATTTTTAATCCTGACAAAGACCCTATAACGTTGCGACCATTATTTCTCCACATCTTTAATTTATTTTGGAAGATTCCCCCAGGAAATATTCATATTCATTATTCGCGAGATAATGCTTCATGGAGACAATTTGAAGAATCTGGTAATGGACATTTATACGAATCAGTAACAAGAGGAACCCCTGATGTCATGAAAATAAGTTTTAATCATCAAGGAAGGGTTTTTGAAGTTTCCGACATTGGATTTAAAACTGTACAACAATTCGCCGGTGTTTTTCGATTATCTCTTCCTCCACCTTCTCGTGATAAACGCTTTGAAACATTAACAGTAAACGAGTTGAAACTATTAGAATTAAAATACACATTGGATCAAGAAATTTTTTCTTTTAACCCTCAATATAATCCATGCGTTGTTCAATTGGACTTACAATTTCCATCTGCATTAAGCGGCTTCGATGAATCTATTGATAATGTTTTTAAAATACTCAACTCATTCTTGAATAACCAGTTAAATCTTGATGGCAGTAACCCAGATGCTCCAATTGATTTTTATTTTATTCATGTATCCAACTTATTAAAATTTATAGTTAGAATCATCCAATATAAAGGTATATCTGGAGGGGGGGTAAATATACAAAATTTACACGCTAACGTTAATAGTGGAGTGAGATCTCTGCGTGTTTTACAGTTTGAAATGTTTATTGCGGACGCCGCAATAGATTTGATAAATTTATTTTTTAAAGCTGATGGAAGCATAAACGATGATATTTTTAGAATGGTGGATGAATATAGAACAACATCAGAATTAAAAGAAAGCGGGGCAGCAGTAAGAGTTGAAAAATTTTCTGCATTTCATACACATATTTTGAATACATTAAGAAGATATGGGTTTTTTTCTGGATATCTTGACTATCGATTGAGTAATGGTGTCAATCTTTACGGAGGCCTAAAACAAAAACAACAGCAAAAACAACAACGACATAAATACACTAAAAAAAATAGAAGGAATAAAAATAAAAAATATTCTAAAAAACTTGATAAAATAAAAAAAATAAAAATAAGACAAAATGGTAAAAAGTCATTAAAATATCATAAACAAAATAATTATAAAGTTACAAAAAAATATTAACCCTAATATGACAAAACTATTTATTCTATACAATTTCAATATTTGATAGAATAAATATATGTTTTAAAAAAATCCTCTTCTTGCATCTCTTCTAACAAGTCGCTGCTGTTGCTGTTGCTGTTGCTGTTGCTGCTGCTGTTGCTGTTGCTGTTGCTGTTGCTGTTGCTGTTGCTGTTGCTGTTGCTGTTGCTGTTGCTGTTGCTGTTGCTGTTGTCGTCGATGTTGTTGCTGTCGTCGCTGTTGTTCTGCAAGCAGTTGTTGCTGATGCTGTCGTCGCTGTTGTTCTGCAAGCAGTTGTTGCTGATGCATGGCTCTTTGCTGTTCTTCTTGTGCCGCTGATGTAACACCTCTCGATTTAAACTTTATTTTTTTTTCTTGATGAATATTTTGTTCTTCATATGTTGTTGAAGCGTGATGATATGCGCAATCAAAATGTGAAACATGAATAAATCGAAAGTCGAGTGCATTCACATTTGATTTTTCTTCTTGGTTACATTTTATATTTTGTAATGTATGTAATCCATCATTTGTAGTTTTATAAAATACCATTTCAGCTTCTGATCTCGAAATTGTCCTCATGATTCCTTCCACCATTTGTAAAATGTTCGGATGTTGCAAAGGAAAAAAATTGCGCCGGTCTATTTTCAGACCACACTGTAATACTCGATACTGCATATAATTGTCTTCTCCACCCCATGCCCAAAAATTCGGAAATCCGTTTGTTTTTTCAAAATCTCCACCCTTGATCGAAAATATACCGCCCAACGCGAACTTCACTCCGTAAAAATGCTTCACGACGCCAGCCCGCGTTTCGTATTGTACTATACCCTTATCACATGGAACCGTGTCCACATCATTAAACACAAACGTCATGTTTTGATACTCATTCGGATACTTTTCCTTCACCGTTAAAAATCCAATATTTTTCATACCTCCACGGTTAAACGGTCGGCTATCTTTTTGATGAACAATGTAAATTTCATAAGTTGATGGATCGTAATCCGACATCACGTGTTTCATATACACTGAAAAAAATTTCAAATGATGCTCACGATCTCGATAAGGAACAATAAATACGATTTTCGGAGGATCAATTTTTTTTATATGGATCGTTTCTTCTATTTGTATGCCTACACCTACATCTGCTTCTTCGTGTATAGCATAATTTTTTGAATCTTCTTCATTCATTCTTGTGTTTGTGTTTATAGTTGTTATATAAGTTATCTATTTCTAATATTTAAATTATAATATTTAAACTATTTTTATATTTTACAGTGCAAATATATATTTTTATTACATTTTTTTCACTTTATTGTCAACAACAGCATACTTATCTAAAATCACTTTCGGAATCAAATTGTCTGTATATTGTTCCAGCTTTTTGAAACATTTATTAATTGTGACTTCACTAATTTCCGTTACCCGATTCACATCCCGTTTACAAATATTCAAGTTGCATATTTGTGATACAAAGTATATAATCCCCGCAGCAATCGAATGTGGCGTGTTTTCCGGTATCAAATTCTGTTTTTCAATCCGCGTCGCCACAAACTGACACACCTTTGTTAATTCGCCATTCATGTTTAGTCGGCTGCAATACCGCTCAATAAATGCCTCCGGTCTCGTTTTGCTAAAATTTGTTTTGTCAGAGTTTTCAAATTCATGCTCCAGTTCATTGATAATTGTAATCGCATTTTTACAACCCTTGGTCGCACTCGTGTTATCCAAATTAAAAATCGTAGCAATTTCTTTAATTGTTCTTGGACAACCGTGCTTTCGACATGCAATATATGTGGACGCCAAAATGATTCCATCCCGATTTAATCCGCGATATGTCTTAAACTCGGAAATTTTCTTATGGTAACGCAGTGCCTCGTCCACAATAATTTTCGGTAGTCCGCCGTTATGTGCAATAATGGTTATACACTGAAACTCGTCATACTGCGCCTTTTCACGATACGGCATCGACTGCCATTCTGTATACCTTCGAAATTTGCGCATCTCATAACTCGTCGCCCCATCACACATTACCTTGCATCCGTAAGATGACTCTACGAGCAATGGATTCACTGGCATACCACAACGCGTCGGGTCACTCGACTGGTTGTCATCTGCACCATAATAACGCCATTCTGCACCTTGGTCAAGCACATCTCTATATACAATGCCGCATTTTTGATTCGTACATGTCAAAAATCCATCATCCGTAAAAGAAACCGCCGACAAACAGTTATCGCATATTTCTCTCTGTCCGCTGCTTCTGTATACACATTCTAAACTATTTTTTTTCTTATTTTTATCACTATCACTGCAATCATTATTGAAACTACTTTCGATTTGATCCCACATTTTCCGTTTGCTCACTTTATTTTGTCTATTTTTTTTCGTCGTCTTGTGTTCATTCGAATTCAAACATAATGTTTTTATTGTCCCAATTCCTCCTCCTCCTTGTGACATATTGAATGTTTATGGATTAGGTTTGTGAATATCGCGATACTATTATATTTTTAAACATTTATTTAATTCAATTTTTTAATATATTAATAATAATAAAAATAATATATTAATAATAATAAATATATTTTTTATTTAGTTATAAGAAAAACAAAAATATTTACACTTGCATTTTGTAATCGGCAATACGCTTATTTTAATCAATTTTACCGACGCATCCAGCATTTGCACTGCACTATCCTCTTCTATTCCATCCAATGTTAAAACCAAAATACTTTTGACAACAAAATATAAAAATTGTAGAATACATTCTGATGAAAGCGACACCTTGAAATTCTGATTCGCCGTATATTCATTGAACAAGTTAATAATTTGGTGAATAAATGTCATAAAATGCACAGCATCGTTCATATCTATTTTCCCATCTTCCATAATGCTTGTAAATGCAGTCGTAAATATGCCGTTCATTTCATTCACACAAGTGGTAATCGATATAATCGATTCTATATTCTCAATATCGCTCGCTGTGAAATCCGCCTTAATTGTTTCATACACTTTGAAAATCTCCGCATAAATCACATTTGGCTGATTTAAAATCGGCTCCAACTTCACTCGCAACTGTTTTATTGAGAGAATCAAATTAATGATAATGTTTTTTAAAAACTCGAATATCAGTTTCTCTTTTTCTGAATACGATTCCATCGCATTTTTCACATCGACGTCGATTTTTTCTTGTTGCATCGATGGTTGTTGTAAGTGCTGCTGCAACGGTTGCTGTTGAATTCGCATCCCGTTTCGCTGCTGTAATTGTTGTAACTGCTGTAGCTGTTGTAAATTTTGCATTTATATTATACTATACTTTTATTTTTATATACTATTTTATTTTTATTTATACTATTTTTAAGTAAATGATATTTTAAATTTAATTACTTCATTTCAGTTCTCAATTTTAGAATTAACCCATTTTATAAGATCAGTGTTGTTAATAATTCCATTCTTTCTGTCTATCTCCCTGTTGTTATAATTATCAACCAATATCATAGTTGGAATACTATCCACATAATATTTTTGTACTTGATCACGATTCGAAATTAAACCTATATCTATTTCTTCAAATTCTATTATTTTTTTATAATTTTCTTTTAAATTATCAAAAACAGGTTTAATCATTCTACATGCACCACACCACTCTCCTATAAATAACATTAATCGATATTTATATGTATTTGTATTTATTGTTTTTATCATAGTAGTAGTATCATTATTTCCTTTATTATTTTTACGCATTTCGCTACTTCTTGTTTTTACATCATTTTTTACTGATTTTACTGATTTTATTACAATATTTTCAATCGGCTTGTCCGACACGCCGGTTTTCACCTGGGCAATTGCATCAACTACATTTCTTGAATCTTGATCTTTCACTTCACCAAAGATAGTGTGCTTATTATTTAACCAGGAAGTTTCCGCAACAGTAATAAAAAATTGTGAGCCATTTGTATTGGGACCGGAATTTGCCATCGCAAGAAGGTAAGGTTTATCAAACACTACGTCTGGATGGAATTCGTCATCGAAATTGTAACCAGGTCCACCAGTTCCATTTCCAAGTGGATCTCCACCTTGAATCATAAAGCCTGAAATTACACGATGAAAAATAGTTCCGTCATAAAATTGTCTTGATGCTAAATCAATAAAGTTGTTAACAGTCCTCGGTGCATAGTTAGGAAATAGTTCAATTTCGATATCACCCATATTTGTTTTTAATGTAATTGTAGTTATTAATGTTTCTATAACCGATGTTTCTATAACCGTACCAGCGCCAAAAGCACGACCTCTTTCACGAATGTAAAATGTTAACCCTGTTTCCATCGCTACATACTTATCCAAAGTAACAGTGACTTCAACATTATCGCCCGGCATTACCATTTCAACGCCATATGGTAACAAAATTTCGCCTGAAAAATCTGCAGTACGAAAATAGAATTGTGGTTTGTATCCATTAAAAAAAGGACTGTGACGACCGCCCTCCTCTTTCGTTAACATCTTAATTTCGGCTTTGAATTTATTATACGGTTTGATTGAACCCGGTCTACAAATAACCATTCCTCTTTCAATGTCTTCCTCTTCTATACCTTTAAGAAGTAAACCAACATTATCTCCTGCTCTTCCTTCATCGACAAGCTTTCTAAACAACTCAATTCCAGTTACAACTGATGTTTTTGTATCTCTAATTCCAACAATTTCTACTTCTTCTCCTTGTCTAATTACACCTCTTTCAATGCGCCCAGTTATAACCGTTCCACGAGCCGCAATAAAAATAACGTCTTCTACAGGCATCAAAAATTTATCACTTCTATCACCATCGTTATTCATGTTACTAACGACACTTACACCGAACTCTCCATCTCCAATCTCTCTACCTATTCTATTTACAGTTTTCATTCTACTGCTCCTATTTTTAAGAGGATGTGTAACCATTTTTTTTGCTTTTATTTTATTTTATTTTATATTAATGTAAGAATAAAATAAAATATTAAAAAATAATGATTGCATCGTTCATGGTAATCTTATTACCCTTTCATTTCAATCCCCTCTAAAACTCGCTTTTCCGCTTCTTCTCTCGACAAAATATTATTAAAACAAATCTTATTCAATTCCGAAGGTGATAACTGGAACTCTGCCGGTTTGAATCGCCCCAGTTCTTCTTTTGAATGCACGCGCTCTTCATTCACACCCCCATCATAAAACAGGTCCATCAACTGATAAATCATGACTGCATCACATTTCGTAAAATGAATAAATTCGTCCATCCGCCCAGGCCGCTTAAATGTGGGATCAATTTTCGACGTGTCGTTTGCCGTGCAAATAATAAATCGCCCCTTTGCCTCGATAATACCATCCATGATACTCAAAATTTGCCCCTTCGTCAAATCGTTCATCATCGACTTGTTTGCGCAACCACTTATCGCCGCAGCTGTCGATGCAAAATTCGACCCAAATCGATTTTCAGTTGATCCATTACTTCCATTTCCACCAGATCCCTCTTTTACAATGACAATGCTTGAATTCGTCGATTCTTTTGCTGTTGCCTGTCTCATTTTCTCCTTTTGCTCCCTGTCATCCAACGTTTCAAAAAACTTGTCAATTTCATCAATCATAAAAATCCGCTTGTTTGAAGGAATGTATTTCCCATTAATATGCGTACCGTTAAAAATATTTTCAAGTTCGCATACATCTTTAATACCATTCAAATCAACATCCACAATGTGTCGATTCGTATACGTGGCAATCCCCTTGACTGTCGACGTTTTGCCGCACCCCGGAGGCCCTTCAAAAACTAACGTTAGCTGATATGGTATACCACGGTCATTATACCACTTCTCATTATGAATAAAAAAATCAATCCGTTTAATAAGCGTATCCCTCTGTGTAAAAAAACAATTTCGAATTAAATGTTTATTCGTTACAAGCGGATACTCGTCGCATTTTATTCCTCGATCATATTTTGGCCGTTCTGAATCATCGTCATAGTATTTTCCACTTCCACATGTCTTACTACTATTATATTTAAAAATATACTTTTGCTTCGACAACTGTTCGTTAATTGAATTTTCAAATTTTTCTTCACACATTTTTACAAAAGAGTGTATGTACGAAATATCATGTTCATATGTTTTAATATAAAAACTAACATTTAAAAAATCTAAAAAGTCTGTTTTTTTCTCCTTGTTTGCGATATTTTTATCGCTCGATAACTCGATGTAAATATCTGGATATAGCTCAAACGAAACCATTTCATCTGCCGGAATAAATGTTTTCACTACAGTATTTGTTTCCACGTCTGTAACTTCACAATACTTTATATTGTATGTATTTTCAACTTTATACACATGTTTTTGCATGTAATCCAGGACGTGTATCATTGGTGGTGGATAATCCACATACATGGTAACAGTTCGAAAACCACTACTATACATGAAACCTGTATACATGATGGATTTTTTTTTGAATTTATTTGTTAGATACGACCAATTTTTCTTGATTGACTGATTTTTTATGATTTCGAGTTTTTTATATACGCTCTTGAAATTCGTAAGAATTGCTCCCTGGTAAAGCGTAAATATAAAAAATCCAAATAGAATTGCATCCGCCCATAAAATTCCAGTTTTTATTTGTTGTATCATAAATAACTCGGTTACCGCCGTGCGTATATCAAACGACATTTTTTATAATTTATTTTTTCTTAATCTATCTATCTAATTATTCAACTATAGTACAAAATAATACTTTATAAATATATGTTATAACCTTTAATACATTTATGAAATTGAATATTTGCTATGTAATGTTTTTTAATTTTCAAAAATATTACCGATGTTTATGTTTATTTCTAAATCCTAAATAAAATAATATAAATGTAAATATAGGAAGAAAAACACTTACATAAAATGACAACACAACATACTGTAATAACCAATCTTGACAAGATTCGAAACAATCCAAATGTTGAATTTATTACATACATACCTTACGCATATACACTAACCATTTTTGCGATTATGTTCAAACCATCGTGGATTATAATTTCAATACTTGTTGCATATGTTTATGCAAACACATTTTTAATATTGAAGAATGGTAAATGCAAAAATCTAAAAGATAAGTTTGTAATCATGGTTATCTCGTTGTTTTACACTATTTCATGTATTTTTTTTTATTATGGAATACGTTATATTTATTGGAAGAAAAGCGAACTTATCTGGGTGTTATTTTTTACACCTCTTTTATATTTTGCATATATTAAACTTATATTTTATATTTTTGGGTGCAATCCATTTTCAAATTATCATTATGGGATTGAATTATTATTACACCTTATACAGTAATAAACTTTATGTTTCTTAAAAATATTCCATGACCGCATTGTCATATATTGTCGCCTGAAATGCATCCTTGTATCCTTCTACATACACCGTGTCCCCATTATAAATATTGTCACATCCGTATTCGCCTGTGCAACTCTTTTTTTTAAATGATATAGGCAGCTTTACCGAGTTGTTCTTGTCGCTCATGGTGTAAAATTGCCACTTGTCTCGATTTCTTTGAAGCGGTCGACCCATCAGCGGCAGTATCGTTTCTTTCCCGTTAATCCGTGTCAATAGTCCCACCTGTCGATAATTCGTATTGATGGGCGGACCTTGAGTTCGAATGTTGATCGGCATTGTTACGACGGGGGGCGTTAGACCAATCCCGCCAAAATAACTGTCGTTTCTTAACGGGGGTGCATACGGGTCTTCAAGAACATCACTATTCACTCTTGATGATACCATGAATAGCGGTGGTGATGGTGATGGTCCTAATGTTGTTGTTGTTGTTGTTGTTGTTCCGGTCCCCATTTTCAAATAATTCGAATATACAAAATAAATTCCAATCGCGCTTAATAGAATGATGAAAACGATAGTAGTGTTTCGTACACAAAACATATTCGGTAAACATTTAAATGATGATAATGACGCCTTTGATTTCATTTCTTTTTTGATTTAAATGCATATATTTTATATATATTTTATTTTATAATATTCTTAAAATATATTTAAAAATATAAATCTGTTTGTATTTATTAGTAAAATATTTACAAATAACCATGTATTCAAATCGTCGTGAAAAAGAACATACACTTTATGAAAATTATAATCAAGATTCCAAATGTTGTCACTGTGACACTGGATGTTGTGACGGCATAAAAATGTTATTTAGTAAAATAAGGTCGTTTGGTTTTAAAAAGACGAAACCAAAAAATAAAAATCTAAATTCCAAGTTACTTTTAGGAGATGATTACTGACCAAATAAAATATGTTTAAAATAATTTATATTTAAATATAAATATATATAAGTAATTACTACTATCTAAAAACCAATTTGCATAAATGAACATGGACGTACAAAATAAACATATGAAATATCGTTGTTATTTTTTATTTGCATCATGTATTTTATCTCTACATACTTGGTATATTTATCCATCTTTTGATATGAATCATGTTAAAAATTACTTAAAAATAGATGATAATAGTTATTTCAAATTGTATCATAAAAATTGTTTTTTAGGATTATATTTTCTATGGGACATGTTTCATATGACACTGTCAAAAAATAGAAAAGTATTATTCAGAAAAGATTTAATGATACATCATGTCGTGGCTTTTTACCTTTTGTTTAACTACATTAATATTGTTCCTATGGAATGGAGTAAATTCACAATTACGGAGTGTATTTCATTAATGAATTACATTTGGAGAGATAATAAAAAATTATTGAAAATATATAGAACATTTTGTATTTTGTTTGTTAGAATGCCATTATCATTTTTTATTTTTTTCAGTTTTTATAAAAATAATATCGATTTTGCATATTTTAAATCATTATTTTTTATGATTATTTATGATGCATATATTATATGGAAATTATATTTTGAAGTAAAACGAATAAAATAAATTATAACTTTATATTTAATTATTTTATATTATTAATAATATATATATATACTCAATTCTTAAACTAATGTCGACTACGAGAAAAAAATATTACAGTAGTAAACATAAAACACAAAGAAAATCAAGGGCAGGAAGGATGGGAGCAACCATGGAACAAGTAAAACAAAATCGAATTCGCAATAAAATGGTTCGTAATATACGAATGGGTCGAATATATCGAGGTGGCGGCAGTGGCACTAGTGGCGGAGGATTTATTTCACAATTTATTGGAAAACCATGGAACACGGATACTATAGGTAGAAACTATTTTGCTCTCAGCTCTAAAGGAGTCGGAACTGGAGTAGTTCCAAAATTTGATGGCGGACAACCCCTTGGCAATGCCCGGTTTCCAACGCAACTCGGTCCTCAACTTGCTAAACTCGGACAAATTGGTGGAAGAAGCAGAAAAAATAGGAAACATAATAGAGAAATTACAGGTGGAGGAGTAATAAGTGACTTGGGAAATATGGTAGACAATGCAAAATATTCATGGAATAATCTTACCGCCAAATTGGGAGGCACAAATCGCCCCCTAAATCCGAATCCTTATGTTCAACCTATTTCAAATAAGACGTTATAATCAAATCAATTTTTTGTTTTTATTTAATTTAGCATTTAGCAATAAATTAAAATATTTTTATAATTTATAATTTATACTATTTATATTCATTTTACAAAATGAACTTGTGCACTCCCGCAACGATATATCTTGTTTTATCTGCAATCGGAATCATCATGATTGCATTTCAAAATTATGGCATGTCTCCTAACATGTACTGTGTCGGAAACGTTCGCTGTCCTGTTCAAAATAATGTTCCCATCTTTATTATGAAAATACTATATGTTGCATTCTGGACATTTGTTTTAAACTCATTATGCAACTATGGATACAACCAACTTGCATGGTTTCTTCTCCTTCTCCCGTTTATTTTATTTTTCGTTTTTGTCTTCATGGTCGGTTCCATTTTAAATAAACGAACTACTACCGTTCCTACAACCGCTTCATCGCCATTTTATCAACAACAAGCGGATGCGCAAGCGTCACAAATGTCACAACAAATGCATATGATGCGACGACGGGACAGTAACCAGGACGATGTTGCACCACCCGGTTCTGAACAAACACACTGGTTTTCACCGAGTCCACAATTTGCAGGAAGTCAATACAATCCAGATGGAAGTGGAGGACAATACTCGTCTTATGCTGACTATAATCACTCACTCGACCAAAGAACAAAACAAGAGTACAAAGAAAGCCATGAAGGAGGTGGAAAAGTTGTACACTATAAGTAATCAAATTTCTCAATTTTCATATGATTGATAAACAATACAATATTTATCATTTATTAATCTGGATTCGTTTTTACTTTACTTTCCATCTCTTCATTACCAGAGAAATTTGGATAATTGGTTAGATTTAAAAAAAGTAGAAAAAGTATTAAGGGAAGATTCACTTGATAGTATTGAAACGAATATTATAAATACAAAAAATTTTAGTATAAATTTTGTAAAATTTGTATATATGGAAAAATTTTTTAATTAAATTAACAATATCTTATATAAAAAATAGAAATTATAAATATATTTAATTATTATGGAAACAAATTAAATATATTTCATTCTCATAATATAAATTATTTTATAAAATATTTCATGTCTGAATCTGAATCTCCGCCTAAAAAAAAA